CTGGTCCCCGAGCCAGTAACACCATGGCTTTTAACTTGAGTATGAGAACTGAGGTACCCCAATGCAACCAATGAACAGCAACACAACCCTAGAGACCAATCAACACTTTGCGTTGATTTCAGTCGTGCCGCTCGGTGACTCCCCGAAAGTACTTCCTATCGACCAACAAAAAGCACGCTGGCAGGCTGTTGAGCAGACAGCCAACTACATCCGTGATGAGTTGTACAATGATACGTCGTTACGCGCTATTACACACGTTGAGCGCCAAGTAAAACCCAAACAGTACGGTATTCAGTTGACGCTGAATGGCGCAGAACGTAAGCTACGACCGATAATTGAAGCGGCCGAGAAACGTGCGCGCAGGACAGGCATTAGTATTGCCTCAAACCTACTGGAAACTTGATGACTAGATACACAGAAATAATTAACGGATTGGGTGCGTATATCCGCGTAGCCAAGAGAAAATTAACTGAACTTGTACAACGCGATGACTTTGAGTCATTAGAGGTTAAGCAGGGTCACGTCGCACTGACGTTTAAAGACCAACAAGCGTACGTATGCCCTTATGGCAGCGTTAATTGGGTCGACAAAAAGCAAGGGGAACTATGAGCGTCCAGAAAGCACACGAGCTTAAACAACTCCAAAGCAGAAAGTACAAGCTTGAGGCTGATGCAAAGGCAGCGACTGAGGCTGTGCGTGAGGCGCAGCAAAAGCAGTCCCTCGTGCAGAAGCAACTCAAGAGCGTAAACGACCAAATCGCAGAAATGAGTAAGAAAAAGTCTGAGATTATCGTAACTGAACACGCCATGCTGCGGTTTTTAGAACGTGCTCAAGGTGTTGACCTTGAACAACTTCAAGAACTCATTCTAAACGAGGAAACACGGGCACTGGTTGAAACCTTGGGCAATGGTAAGTACCCGATAGGTAACGGGGTCAAAGCCATTGTGAAAGATAGAAAGGTTGTCTCTGTTGCTTAACAGACACAAAAAAGCCAGCGTCATGCTGGCTTTTGTTTAAGGGGGCTTTTCTAGTCCAGTGAACTCGCGATACCAACAAGTATTTCGCCGAGGATCTGGAAGCAGGCACACACGAAGCGCCACACGTACACTATCGGTGAAACAAGCGCCACGAGACACGCCTCAATCATCGTACTGTGGTCTTTTCCCTCAGTCCATGCGTAGACCCCGAAGGATGTCGCCCACAAGCCTAGAAGAATGTACTGGGCGATGACAGGCATTAGCTTTCGCCCTGCTCGGCTGTTGCTGGCATTACCTCTACGGCACCGTCAACCAGTTCAGAGCTGTCGGCCTGCTTGTCAGCATGAAAATCTTCCCACTGACGAACAAGACCACGCATTTGATCCCAGTGCATCGCAAAGAGCTTTTTACGCGTAGAGAGTGTGGCTGTCGGTAAGTGAAGCGGTTTGCCTTCAAGGTTCGTCATCTGTGCATGACCCAGAGGCTCTACTTCGAAGTGCCCTTTAAGGCTTAAAGAATCTGCCGAGATCAGAACAACAAGGGCTTGCTGACCTAATGGGATCTTAGGGTCATACTGATTAAACCACGCAGCAAGCATGATGTTTTCCATCATCTTCATAGTACGGCTAAAGCAGATAGTGTCTTCAAGCTTCACCAAGGTGATTTTACGCGTGCCCGCAGGGTACTTACCGTCGGCAAACGCTACGATTTCTAACTCTTTTTTCTTGGTTGTGCGTGTTACAACCGCGATCATTTCAACTTTATTTTTATGACTCATTTTGTCTCACTTTATCTCAGTCTCAAATAGCTGTTAGCCACTACGCACCATTGGCTTAACGGCGTCTCAGGCTTACGGGCGTTATTGTGCCTCATTGTACAATGCTTGTCATGTGTGAACAGCGAATACTTTGAAAGATAAATAACGTTGTACAATAAAAAACAGTTGCGCCGCAGGGGTTTTCGCGCTAAAGTTGGCTTATAAATTAAGGCCAGAATACAGGCCACGCCGCATTGGACAGTGCAGGCGCAACGATACACCGATAACTAAGGTTTAAGAATGACTGATGATTTAATCTTAGCTGAGCCACAAGATCAAACCACCGATATACATGGTTATGTTGAAGGCACCGCTGATGATCGAGTAAAAACCGAAGACGGTCGCGTATACCAACACCGCGACTATCAAGATAAAGCCGAAATCAATGTGGTGGATGCCATTATTGGGGGCTTTCGACGTACCTTACTTATCTCACCGACGGGCACAGGTAAAAACCACATGACTGCCCTCATATTGTCTAATAAAAGACTACGTGAGTACTTAGGCGTACCAGAGGGCGAAAACATGCGTGTGATGTACTTTGCACATAAGCATAACTTGCTAACTCAGGGTGCAGTCGAGATCGGGTGTCTTGATGGCGTTGAATTAATTACTCAGTCTATCTTCTCAGAAATCCCGCCAGAGGTTCTAGAACAAGGCTGGCACTTCTCTGTGCATGATGAGGCACACCACGAACCGATGATGAGCTTCCAAAAGAAGCTTGAATTTATCACCGATAGACCGATGCTTGGCTTAACAGCAACCCCATCACGTGGCGATAAATTTAGCTTGAAGTTCGATAAGGTGATCACAGCGATTACCCGCGAAGAAGCCGTAAGACGTGGCTTTATAGCACCTGCGACGGTTCACTCGGTTGTTGATATGGGCATGCTCAATAAAACGACACTTGTTGAGGATCTTGTTAGCGAATATGGACACTTGATGAGCGGTACTATCGTTTACATGAAAACCAAAGAGCAGGTTTACGAAGTGAACAAAATGCTACAGCTAAAAGGTTATAACTCTGTTGCCCTCGTTGACTGCCCGAAAGAGTACGTTGATGACGTAAGCGCCCAATTTAAACAGGGTGAGCTTGATTTTATAGTCAATTGCCAAATGCTTGATGAGGGTGCCGATATTAAGGGCGTTCGCGGTGTCATGATCGCACGTGGTGTCGGCGTTGAAGGCTTACTGAACCAGATCATCGGCCGTAGCGCGCGTATAGACATCATGGATTGTAATATTTGGCAATTCGTCGACCCGCTTAAAGATAACCTCGATGCGTGCTCAGTTGTTGGTAAAGATGTCGATCACTACCTGTACTACATCCGTGCGGGCAAGTGGCAAGTCGACAAAATGTCGAGTGCAAAATCAATGAATAGCGAGGTGGCCTAGCATGACAATACCAGTTCACAGCCTAGAACAATTCACAGCCTTTGATGGTTGGTTAGCCGCGATAAAGCCTGCCCTTGGTTTTCAGCTCTCACAAAGCGCGAATAAGCTTAGCGCACCTGCGGAGGACTCAAGTTCTTGGCAGTGGCACTCTGTGCATGCGTCAGAGGCACGTCGAATTAAACAGGCGTACGATTCACCTGACCTTACAGACCCGATCCGTTGTAGTTACATGACATTTACGACACCTGTAAAAGACACGAGGCAAGGCCGTCTTGGTACGCAATTTATTGACCAAGAAATGGTCATTGACGTTGAACCATGCCGTACGTTCCATGACCCCGTGCAAAAGCTGCACGTGTTGTGGGTCGGTGACCAGACGATAATGATGGAAAAGCTACAAAACGGTGAAGTCGAGACTGCCCTAGGCATTGAAAACTGCTATGACGAACGGGAAGAACAAATCTACTTTGATGGGCGCTCCCTTTACCGATTACCTTGGCCACGTGACGCCGCATTAAATACAGACACTCTACTGGGTGCGAATGCACGTCCTGTGAATGAAGAGGGAACAGTTTGGAGCTTAAAGGTTGCCGCCGTGCCCATGACAGCAGCAGCTGACTGGGTTGGCCTTGTGCCTAAGCATAATTGCACGGTGTTTATCTACGTACCAAAGTCAAACCCTAGCCTGTGGTGGCACACGCCCGCTATCTCTGCGATGAGCCTAGATAACACACTTGAGCTGACAACTGGCCGAGACGGTATAGACAAAATTGATAAAGAGCTGACACTGACGCTTAATTTTGCATTGGATGCCGCACGGATTGTTGGTCGGTGGTGTGGTGCAGGTGCCGTAGATGCACTAGAACTACCTAAGATTATGCTGGCACTACAGACGGTAAACCTGAGCAACTTGCACCCAGCTGAGCGCGACTTAACGCCTATTTCAATGACATTTTCTTGTGCCCTTGCGTGGCTGATGGGGCGCTCTAAAGTCTGTGAGACAACAATGCAATGCTTGGACTTTAGAACCTTGTATACAGACCTGTTTATGCGCCGATCATGCGTAAGCGTAAACCGTGTACAAGTGCGTAAGAAGAATACGCAGAATGAAGAAATACCACTACTGAGCGTTAAGAGCGCGCGTGACTCAGCATTAAAGCATATTAGCCGTCGAGAGACAGGCCGAAATCAACGTAGAAGTGCCTACAATGAGAAGCGCAAGAAGCAACAGGAAGCCGCTGAAAAAGCGCATAAAGAGCGCCTAGAAGCACAATCAAGCAGCCGTCGTAAGCGACGCGGTCGACGTAACACGGTTAACCGTAGTTATGAGGGGGCAGCATAATGGTTATGGCAAGGCTTCATGTAATTTGTGGTAACTGTGGGGCACCCGCCTCTGATATGTCCCACCACGTGGACGAAGAACTAAACGATATAGACGGCGAATTACTACCCGCTGTCGTAATACGCTGTAATAACTGTGGCACACTGCACACACTTGAAGACACGGTGGCAGTCGATGAAGGACGTATGCCGACGTCATGGCTACCAAGCGGGAAGGATAAATAAACAATGGCTACTTTTGATTGGAAAATGATTAGAAAGGGTACCGCCCGCGTTGAGCGCTGTGTTGTAGGTTACCATGGCTTTAATGAGCTTGTACAAGCGATGCTTATAGTTGAGGATGACGACGGCCAGACCTACAGTCATTTAATGCCGTCGGCGCACTCGCTAAGTAAGGCTTTATCACTGCAAAGTGAAACGCGTGTAAGTGACCGCGTTAACGGGGGTGATTTCTTTATAGCAAACGGCCAGATCGTAGACTTTCGCGGTGTTACGAAAAAGAAGCAGTTTGTGCACACCGACGAGGCGATAACAACCATGCTTGAAGAGGTTGGCGTACGCTTTTCAGGCGAAAACCTGAATATGGTTACACAGTGGGGGCGAAAATCGCTACAACCCGATGAGTTCCCGCTGCTTAAAGCAGTAACCAAGAAAACAGGGATCCGCGAGCACCTACTTGATGCCAATGTGAGCTTTAGCTCATTCAGAGACGCAACAGACTTACACCTGCCAGCACTTGGCGAAGACGGTGAGTTTATGACGGTAGTGGGTCAAGTGTGGTCACCGTTCAAAGCGCATGTCGAGTTCACGATAGGACTTGTTCGTAAGGCTTCAAAAAGCGGTATGATCGGAACGACAGAGGGCTTAGTACAGCGCTTTCAAATTGTGAATGAATGGGAACATCACCTCGACATTGCGAGTCAGCGCTTCCGTGATGATGTGCACAAGCACTTACAAAAACGCTTTGCCATCATGCAAGACACACGTGCCTCAGTTGAACTAGTGAACCGTGCACATGACCATATTGTAAAGCGCACAAAGTCAATGAGCCTTCGTGACCCAGCATACCAACGCGCAAAAGAACTAATGGCCGCATTAGACTGTAAGTTCCACTTGGGAGCCTACTATATGCCACATGTGTTCCAAGAGGCTCGCATGAAGGGGGCACTACAAAGCCACTTGACGCTTTTTGACCTTTGGGGCTGCGTGCTGGAAACCGACGCACATTTACCATCAGTTAAAGGCGCGAGCACAAACACCTTGCAAGTATTTGCAAACGAATTAGTGATGACCGCACAAAAGCTACACGGCGTCGACCGTATTATCGGGCACGAGCCAGAAACGGCTTTTGATAGTCTAGATGACGCATTTTTTGGACGATTGGTAAGCTAACGGCTTACCAACTAAGGACGACTGAATGAGAATGACAAAACTAAGAGGCATGGGCGCAAGCAAACTGTCTCAGCGAATTTATGAGGCCATTGACGACAATCAGCAAGGCCGAAACAAAGAACGTGTCGACGACCAAGTCAGGCCAAAGCGTGGGTCACCCTATGCACGGGATGAGTACTACACTTTTGCCCGCGTAGCCGACCAAAACAAAGTTGAGCGCAGCTTCTTGATGGACGAAGACGGCGACCTATGGGAACTCCCTGAGTTCATCAAAAACCGTGATGATGCCGAACAGTTCTTGAACATTTGTGCTTACTGTGCCGATGTGTCAGAGGAAGAAGGTAAGGCTCTTCACAAGAAAGAGCTGGCCAATTTCTTAGGGGTGGCCACAATAGATTACGTAGACCATGTTACAGGGAGGGGCTAATGTCGAAGTACTTCTGCTTAAACTGTTATCAAGGCAATTTGTCACGTGATTTTTGTACGGGGTGCCAAACGAATCACAGTACCTTTGCTCACTCTCACAAACTCCGTGTGCCGAAGGTCAAGAACAAGGCTAAATTCCGAAAGTTCATCGTAGATGTGCAGATTTTCTTAAACGTGGTACCTGATGAGCTGAGACCAAAAGCACAAGAGTTATTGCGACATGTGAAGCTTTTTAACACTACGATTAATGGTTACAGTTGGACAAATATTAAGGAATAGACGTGACATTACATGAAGCATTAGAGAAAGGCTTGATCCCTTTTTCTGTGATCGAAACCGCGACAAAGTACTGTGAAAAACACGGCGTTGACCACATAGCGATAAGCACCCTATTCGACGCTATCGACAAGGCCGAAGATGCAGGCACCCTGTCAGAGTATGGATTGGGCGACGAGTTACAGTCTGTCACAATGATGCGTCAGCTTGAGCATGTGGGCAATATCGTTGAGCCAGAAGTACTTGAATTAAAAAGCCTCATGAATGCGGGCTGGCAGGTCGACGTTGATGTTTTTAAGCCGTCGGGTAAGTTCGCGTATAGCGGTCTAGTCTCGCTTGGCCAAGTCATGCCGTTTGACGACTTGCTACCTGTTATCATTGAGCGCCAAACCTTTATGACAGAACTCGACCCGAACTACTACAGTATCGCTGTCAATGACACGCGTGTTAACCATGAGGATCATAACTACCGATACTGTGCTAAGCGACTGTTTGTCGCCAAAGAAAAACAGGATTAACGATAAGGCTTTCCAAGTGAAAGCCTTTTTTGTGCCTAGTGCGAATGGTGCATACTGTATCAGGCTTCGATGAAGCCCTTTAGGTCAAGGTGTTTGAGGTTGGCACGTATTAGGTTACGGATCTGCTCATCGCTCAGAAACGCGCAGGCAAGGAACGGACGTAAATGGTCTTTCACAAAGGTCTTACTTTCACGAAGCATTATGAATTTTGCGTAGTGTTTGGCCTGTTTTAGCGCTTGACCGTGCATTGAGCGCTTATGCGTAGGAACACGGGTAAGCTCTTCGGTAACGCCCTTTTTAATACGCTTTAGGTTCTCCCAGTCGAACAGCTCAAGCAACTCAAGTGCCGTCGCGGGCGCGAACTCTGTTAGCGTGTCAGCCAGTATCGTAGGGCTTGCGTTAACATGAGGTACGACAAAGTATAAGTCCATCGCATTACGATTACGCAGTAATCCCATCAACTCTTCTCGCGCCATGTCATAGCAATGGTCATACACGTTATAGACGGCAATATGTGCCAACAGCATAGTAACGGCCAGCATAAAGCCCTCGGCGGGGTCACGGTGTCCTGACTCTTTTAAAAGGTGGGTTGCTGTATTCCCCATGGTCACGCAATATGACCAGAGCTTAGCCCCACTTAATGGAAAGTTACGCGACGAACCGCGTAGCCTGTTCTTTGCAATGATGAGGGGTATGACAACCTTGCAGCCCTCAATACCCAAAAAGCCTATGGCTTCTCTGCCCTGCACCTTACGTTGAGGCATGTCACGTCCAATGGACTTACAGAACTCAGCCGTATTAACGAGTTTTGCCAATTGTTCGGGAAGTTTGGGGATGACAGCAATCGCGTTCCAGATCCGATTAAAGGTCACGCTGGGTGAATAAAGCGTACGCAGTACGTGCGTAATATCGTCAGCATCACGACCACGTAGGCTCAACCCTGTTCTAGCAAGCTTATCGGTATCAGAGAGTGTTTCTCTTAGGGTCTTAGCGAGTCGACCGTTTAAGAGCTTCTTAGCACGCTCTTGTAAGTCTTTTTGTTCTTCGAGTTTCGCAAGGCGACGCTTTTGCCCTTCGATCTCGACGTCGAGTAGTTCACGGTTGGTATTATTCTCATTGCGGATGCGGCGCTCAACCTCATATTCAGCTGCGCTCAAATGAGAAAGGAAGGAGTCATTAATGGGGTTCACGATACTTTGACTGACGAGCCAACGGTTAAAGCGCTGGTCGACGAGGTCGGTTACACTTTGGAATCGTGTAAGCTCAGCGTCTGTAAAGCTCAGGCCGTTGAGTAAGTTTACATGTGTTGCCATCAAATCCCCTTCCAGTTTTTTCATATAGCTTAGTTTATCTTTTCAGTTTCCAACAGGACGCGGTCATCGGTATGACGAAGGTCTTGCAGTTTTGCATAAAACTCATCGTGAAGACTCGACATCGTTTTTAGGCGCTCTTCTTGGGCTTTTAAGATGTCGTAAGCGCCCCAGCTGTGAACGCGAATGCCGAACAACTCTGAGTACTTATCGTACATAGTACCGAAGAGCATTTGCGCACGGTCAGTGTTCACAATCTCGACACTCAAACTGATACGCTTGCCGACGGGCATCATATCATCAAGTGTGCGGGCTGACTCACTATTTGGGTCAATACAGTCAGATTTAGGGTTAAGTGCACGAAATATGCTCGCGTAGAGCGTATTTTGCTCAGGCACAACAAGGGCTTTGGGTTCTTCGACAATGTCCTCAGCAGCCATTGCCGCACGAATGCGGTCAATGGCCTCAGCAGAGTACTTGTCGGTATCAATGACAAGAAAGCTCATAGTTACACCGAAAATGGATATGAAATTGAGTCGTGAGACTTGTAGTCAATCAACTTAAAGTCATCAGTAGTAACCCACGTTTGAACGTCTTCAAGTGTTTTGATTTCTGGGTTGATCCAGATTTTAGGATTCGCCATTGGCTCACGCGTAAGCTGCACGTCACGCATTAGCTCAACTTGGTCATCGTACAGGTGCGCATTCGTAATATGGTGACGAGCACGGCCAGCTTTGTGACCCGTGATTTGAGCCATTAAGCGAAGCAGTACTTGCACCTGTGTCATATTGGCACCTGCAAGTCCTAATGCTACATCGCAGCTGCGCTGGTAGCTTTCAAGGTGTAGGGTACCGTCTAGGAGTGCAAAGTTATGGGTGTGCATACATGGACGTAAGCAGCCTTTTTTGAAATCATCAGGCTTCCAAAACGTGATGACCTCACCACGGTCGTCTTTACCCGACTTCAAGTTATCGTACGTCTTTTGGATAAGGTCTAAGCCACCAAAGTCACGTGCAACCGCGCCGTAGATTTTACCGAGGTCGTCTTCGCCTTTACGGTTCGGGTTGGCTAGCCATGCTTTGTTTTCATTGGCATTAGCGTCCCACGACTTAGTACCTAGCTCACGGAAAGTCGCCGCTGACGTTGCCCCACGTAAGTACGCTAATAATTCAGCAATACCTAGCTTAAAAGGCGCTTTACGCGTCGTTACCATTTCGTGCTCATCAGTTGAACAATCGTACACGAATGTCTCACCAATGACGGTTAGGCACGCATTGCCCGTGCGCTCAATATGTTGCCATACACCTTCCGTTAAAATACGGTGGTTCAGCTTCTCAAACTGTGTCATATCTCAAGTCTCAATTAATTATTAATAAAAGGCGCAAACCTATAAGAGCGCGCCCTGTGTGTATTGCTGACCAATTGCCATGGCTTCCATTCTTGATGCAACAACGGGTAAACCGTTGTATGTCATTGCAAGCGGGTCGAATAGATGAAGTTCACCCATCAGATCAACCCAGTTTTCAACGGCATCCTCAAATGAAGAACCAAGCTGATTACCCAGCAGGTCAGGCATGATGTTGCCTGTCTCTGTAGCGAGTACCGTCCAAAGTTCATACATGTCCTTTCCCTCATGAAGGAAAGTTGTAGTTTCTTCGGTGGCAACAAAGCTATTCGATGGCCATTTTGAAGTCATGTAGTGTCTCCCTAGTATCATGCGGCAGATAGTGTAAGTTTCTTAGTACAAGCCTGCCGCCGTGGATGTTACGTTGAAATCCCCTCTGTTGCAATAGAAGAGGTTTACTTTTAAGAGGTTACCGTCATACGGTGCGAATATCATTGTACAACATTTTGGTGACACACCATTGCACTATCATCAATTATCGTTCATAGTACGACTTTCAAAGAATGAGACTTGTACAACGATGAGCACAGATGACTCGGTCTCTTTAATAGAACAGTTGGAAGCTCTACGTGATAAGAACACCGTATACGAAGCACCAGTTAAGAGTATATTAAAGCGACTTGAAGGCGCACTACAGCGCGGAAAAATTACCCTCAAGGGATTCTCGGATGACGGGGAGCCACAATATGCTGACCCTTCAACTGCTTCCCACCGTGACCAGCTCCGATTCGGCCTCATGGTTGAGAACGAAATTAAAAGTGGTCGTGTCATTGCACTGAACAATCATCAAGGCCGTGGCCAAGGTGAATCAAAGGGGCAACGCCTAGCACGTCTTGAAGACGAACTTGCCGTGATGACCATTGTACTTCCCATAAAAATTGGCGCTGAAAAGCTTGAAGGGATCATAACAGCCTACATTGATGACCTGATCGTCAACAACCCAGAACTCTCCGAAAGCCAAGTTATTGCAAAGACCCTTAAATACCTACGCGCTACGATGTTTGGTCGCTACGATAACCGTGAAGCTCGCGAAATAGTTGAAGTCACCGCAGGTGCAAACCTTAACAGCTGCCTAGTCACAGCATGGTGACCTGATGAAGTTTAATGAAGCCCTTGTAACCCAAGAAGACGTTAGCGAACAGCGCACTAAACTGGACGAAAGCTTTGAGAAAAAGCTCGAAGAGCTAAGACTCGTCTATGAGGCACGTAAGGTAAGCCTCGAAGAGAAGTTTTTAAAAGCGACCAATAAAATTGAGGCCGACCGTCAAGCACTGAGCCTAAACGACCCCAGAATACAACTTGGTAGTCAAGCTGTGCAGGTCGTGGGCAATACAGAACTTGCAGGCCGTGATTTCGAACATTGCTGCCAACAAGCTGCCATTAATCTAGCACGCACACATGGCCAGTCACTCGGCCACTACAGCTACTGCACCGTGACACGGGGTGTGACCCATGGACTCTACCAAGTGATACCACTTGGGGGCAAAGCCGAAGCGAATGACATCCCACTGTTCCGTATTGAGGGCACGCCCGAAGTCGTGCACAAGATACGAACAGGCTCTCAAATGCCCGCTAATGTTGTAGAAGCCGCAGCCTACTTTGTCTACCACTTGCCTACCCTATTTCGTATGGGTTGGAACTGGGAGAAAGCCGTTTCAAAAGCAACTGACCTCTTTGCGGGCGACCCTAAGATAGCTGAAATGCTAACAAACTAATTCTGTTTACCACCACCAAATCGTTGTATAATTGTGCAGTGAGTGAGCAATTGAGATATGTGACTTTAAGTTTTTATTGGAGCATGTTTATGTCACTTACTGCCCTTACAGCCATTGGTGGCTGGGTTGCCACGTACTTCCAAGGCCGCCAGAAAATCACACAAAAGAAAGTCGAAGGTAAAATCGAACGTATTCAACGATGGGAAGACCGTATGGCCGAAGGGTCTATGTCATCTTGGAAAGACGAGTACTGGACGATAATCTTATCCATCCCTATGATCCTATGCTTCTTCCCCAGCATGGTTGTACATATTAAGGCGGGCTTTGCTGCCCTAGCGAGTATGCCCGACTGGTACCAGAACATGCTCATGCTGTCGATTGGCGCAAGTTTTGGTTACCGAGGCTTTGAGAAGTTCACAATGCACCGTCGAAGTAATCGACCTGTTGTCATTGAAAAACAAGATGATGCCCCCGAAAGTAAAAAAGATGACAAATAATCATTGTACAACGATTATTTGTTGACAAGCTTATTTACTTAGGCATAATGGGAAAACCGCTGCATTGCAGTGGTTTTTTGTTTGAGACCTGAGAGATTGAGAAGTGAGTACAATGGAAGCCTATTTAGTCGGCGGTGCTGTCCGTGACAAATTACTGGGATTACCTGTCTCTGATAGAGATTGGGTTGTCGTCGGTGCTACACCAGAGCAAATGCTTGAACATGGCTTTAAGCAAGTCGGCAAAGATTTCCCTGTCTTTCTTCATCCCGAAAATGGCGAAGAGTTTGCCCTCGCGCGTACTGAATACAAGGTGGCCGCAGGCCATAAGGGCTTTAAAGTCGACTTCTCCCCTGATGTAGGTTTAGAGTCAGACTTATGTAGACGTGACCTAACCATCAACGCGATGGCTTACGATGCAGTCAACGATGAAGTTATTGACCCGCTAGATGCTATGCGCGACATCAGAGATAAGGTGCTTCGTCACACATCTTCGGCATACTTTGACGATCCTCTACGGGTATTACGCACGGCACGCTTTGCAGCACGCTTTGCACACCTAGGCTTTACCGTTGCTGACGAGACAATGAACGTCATGACGCTTATGGCCGAGAACGGTGACCTCGAACATTTAACACCAGAACGCGTATGGAAAGAGACACAGAAAGCCCTTGCGACAGAGACGCCAACGGTCTACTTTGAAGTCTTACGCCAGTGCGGAGCCTTAGCTATCGTACTGCCTGAGATTGATGCACTCTTTGGTATGCCACAGCGTGCAGACTTTCACCCTGAGATTGACTCGGGCATACACACACTTTTGGTACTTGAAAGATGCTGTGAATTAACGTCAGACCCTGTCGTACGCTTTGCAGCACTTTGCCATGACCTAGGTAAGGCCAGAACACGCCCTTACCTCTATGAGTTACCTGAGCACTTACAGGAGCTTGCTCAGCGCTTGAGAGTCCCGACGGTTTATACAAACCCGATGCAGGGACATACAAAGCATGAGCCACGTGGTGCCTATATCATTAAAGATATGGCAGCACGACTACGTATACCGAATGAATACCGTGACCTTGCGATGATGACAGCTAAGCATCACACGCAAATTCACACTTGCAGCGCGATGAATGACAAAGCGCTATTGAAACTATTGGAAGAAACCAAGGCGCTAGCGAAACCAAAGCGCTTCAAACAAATGTTACTAGTCTGTGAGGCCGACGCACAGGGTCGCCCGACCTTTGAGCGCGTGTACTACTATCAGGCTGACATAATGGCGGCGGTGCATGAGGCAGCCACTTACACAGTGATTGATGACGTAGGTTCTCTCGGTCTTAAAGGGATCGAAGTTGGCCTAGAAATCAAGAAACGACGTCGAGTGGCTATCAAAAGGGCACAAAAGAACTGGCGTTGCGCACTACTAAAAACAACGCTTTTAGACCAAAACTTTACCCGATAAATAGGAGTCCGTAATGGGTGGTAAGGCATTATTAGAAACAAAGACACGTCGCTATCTTGCAGCTGAGTTTGTGGCATTAGCAGCTGACGTTAAGAGCAAATTAGCACAGGTGCTTCCTGATTGCCGTATCGAGGTCGTACCATACTACCGTAACAAGGAAAGCTTTGGCGACTTAGACTTGCTTGTAGAAGATAACAACGCCCTAGAGCGCGTATTAAATAACCTTGACCAGTTAGGTGTCACCGAGTTAGTTCGCCCTAAGTCAAAGTCTGAGAACTTCAACCCAGAGACACAGACGTGGTCACTAGGTGGTTTCGGTGAACTTCAAGTTGACTTGATCTTCATGCCGTCTGAGCACTTTGATTCAGCACTGAGCTACTACAGCTATAACGACCTTGGTAACTTCGTTGGTCGTACTGCGGATAGCATGGGCTTTGCTTATGGCCATAAAGGCTTAACGTATACCTTGATGGATCCTGATAACAGTGCCGTGCGTATCGAAAAGATGGTTGTCAGCTCAGACACAAAGGCAGTGCTAGAGTTTTTGGGCTTTGACTACGAGCGCTTTGCAAAAGGCTTCGACACGCTTGAAGAAGTTATCGACTATGCGATGTCTACACCGTATTTACAGCCTAACTTCTTTAACACAGAGAATCGTAACCATCGTGCACGGTCTCGCGATAACAAGCGTGATAGTTACAAGCAGATGTGGAAGACATTGGTAGAGAAAGGCGTCCAAGTTGATGTCGATTCACTTCCGACACCACAAGAACAGTTAACACGTGCTTTTAAGGTGTTCCCTGAGTTTGGCGAGCGCTATAAGCGCCTACTGGCAGATCATGCCGCTATGCGGGAAGTACGTGATGCCGAACGTAAGCGCGTTAAAGCTCGCTACAGTGCTGAGAAGGTAAGGGAGTGGACTGGCACAGCAGGCAAAAGCCTTGGCGTGTTTATGGGTTATATGCGCGAAGTCGCACAAAGCACCGTAGGTATGCCAGTGAGCGAATATGTCGCGTCGTTGTCTGACGACCAAGTAAAAGAATGGGTACTAACATGTCATCAGAACTGGCAGAGCTAGCGCCACTGCCCCTTTTAGCCAAGGGGCAAAACTTTCAATGTGTCGGCGGTTGCGGTAAAACGCAGCCCGTCGGTACTGACGAAGGTTGGGAGACGTCCTGTTGCGGCAGCGACGTTATGATTTGGGACGAAAGTCTAGATGGAGATAATCATGAAAATTAATAGCGCTGAGCGCATAGAAGAAATAATCCTTGAGAAACTATGTTTCGGGGACAAGAAAGAAAACCTCGATGAGCGGAGTGCCCGCTATCTTGATGCGTTCCCTACGGCTTACACAATGGAAACCTTTTCATCACTGAATGAAAACCAACTAATGTTGCTCTTTGTTATACTGCAAAAAGATAGCGAAAACAGCGACCATCTTTCGTTTTCTATGGGCTGGTCACGCCGCGCAACCATTAATACAGCGAATGCACTGGTACGCAAAGGGCTTTGTTACTGGGACTTGCCAACGTCATCAAATGCAGACGGTGGGAACGACCTAACGATAGCGCGTGACAAGCTTGCAAATCCTGAGATACTAAAACTAAGGTAATGAATAAAACCACACGCGTTAACGTACTCACAGAGCAGTGTGACATACCTGTTCACCGCCCCAGTAAATGGGGCAATCCCTTTCGAATAAAGAATGGCCTGACGCGACAGCAGGTACTAAAACTCTATCGCGACCACATACTCAGCCAACCACACCTAGTAAAGCAGCTGCATCGCCTGCAAGGTAAACGACTAGGCTGCTTTTGTAAGAAGCATCAGGCTTGTCATGTTGACGTCTTGATCGAGCTTATCGAACTAATTGTCGAACGCGGACGAAAGCTAAAGCGAGGTGGATTGTTTAGCCGAGAGTCGTAGCCGTTGCCTTGAGTAAGTTACGGTAGTTAACCGTTGGCCACGTGAGTACCAGTTCACGAACACGCTGATTTTTCTCTAAGTAGATAGTTGAGCTAAGTAGCTCATCGAGCACACCTAGTGGTAGCGCGAGTGTCATAACTTCGTTAGACAACACATTTGCGCGCAACACCAGCATAACGCTACTACGCGTTATTTCGCCAATTGTAAGGTGCAGGTTATCCCATCGCTTGCCCGTGGTTGATACGTGGGCACACTTCAATAGGGTTTCGCGAATATCATCGGGTTTTAATGGCACAGCTTCCGTATAGCGCTTATTTAACAACAGGTCTTTAAGTTCTTCACCACTAAATACAATAGTGGCACTCATTGGCGGCCTGCGTGAATCGCCAGCTTCATCAGGCGCATGCCCAGCTTTGTAATCAGCTGTGATCATGAATCTGCAATCATCTTTAAGTGAAACCATGCCACTTAGCTGTATACGCTCAGGTGTGTCACGGTAGTAGGTGTCATGTATGACAGCGTACATATTTGCCCCTAAAATTCTCAAAATCTCAGAACCGCAGTATAGTACAAAACATTGTACAAGGCACTAAAATGTATTGTACAATGCTGAGTGCGCACCATTGCGCGTTTGAGACTGTGAGATAGTGAGATAGAGACGATGAGTTTACGCCACCTAGCGACTGCCCTATTTGCAACGGCATCAATTAGCCTAGCCCCTGCGGCGCACGCAAAAACCTACGAGCAATCGGTTGGTGTGATTGAGCTAGTTTCCGTTTACGACGGGGACACCATCAAACTAAATATCAAGGGCTGGCCAGCTATTATCGGTCATGAAATTAATATCCGTGTTAACGGTGTTGATACCCCTGAGATCCGTGGCTACGAGTGTGCGAGAGAAGATACGCTAGGCGATGAAGCTAAAGCGTTTACTCAGCAGTTCGTACAGCGTGGCCAGATCACCCTTCACAACCTTCAACGCGATAAGTATTTCCGTATTTTAGCGGACGTAAAAGTCGATGGTGTGCTGCTATCAAATGCGTTAATTGACGCAGGGTTAGCCTATGAGTACTACGGCGGAAAGAAAAAGTCGTGGTGTAGCGGCGAGATTTAGGAGCGTATTGATGACCACCGAAACTGAAATGACAGTAGCTGATGCTCAATCGAAAATGTATTCAGAGTTTGATGCTGATTTAAAAACGACCTGTCCTTGTTGTTACACAACGAAGCGCGCCTATAAGCGTGCACTGAACCCGTCGATGATCCAAGCTTTACGCTTGTTACACGAGTATACGAGTGGGTCAGTTCACACAGCATTTCATCTTGAAAATGTGCTCAAGCTAGCCGACTGTAATTCGGCGATCCGTGGCGATGCAACCAAGTTGCGTTTTTGGGGTTTGATCAAGCGCTCAGATAAGGGCATTGGCCATTACCAGCTAACGGAGCGTGCCATTCACTTTTTGGCAGGTGAGCTAGAAGTGCCTACGCACATAGTCATGTACGAGAATGATGTGCTATCAGAGAGTGATAGCAAGCTTGTGTGGAACGGTGAGTCAGGGCTGGCCATAAACGAACATCCAGAAAACCTAGGGCTATTCAGTGGGCTGAAAGCTGCGGTTAAAAATGTATTTAATAAAATCCAATGAGTGAAGAGTAATGTTTACCGACAATTCAAATTTAAGAAAGCGTGCTTTAAAAGACTGGAAAGATTCACGTAAGCTACTGCGCGTGTATCTAGACAATAACATTAGCCTTACGGGCTACATCAATGAGTTTGATGACCAATCACTAATGTTAGACTTACATGGCCAGAATAACGCGTGTACACTAATCGACCGCAATAAGATCCTAAGTATTTGCAGTGAAGCATACCTAGGTAAAACAAATGACACAGTCAGGTAACATTACCTCAGAGCTGTGGTCACCCTCGAAGGACGAACTAGACTGGCAGGCCAACCATGGTCTGCTTAATGTCGTCGGCGACACTTACTACTTCAAGTGCATCCGAAGTGGCGGGTGTTGTCGATCAAACTTATGCCCAGTGGGCGAGTTAAATGATGAGGGCACCCAGTGCCGTCATTTAGCTGAACATACAAAAATCCAGAGTGGTCACCAACTTTATAGCTGTGAGATCGCCCACCAAGAGGCCACAAAGGCTGCCTGTCAAATTAGCAAAGGGTGCTGCATGCCGTGGTCACGTGAGCGCAATGCAATCCTTGATGCCAATAAAACTGACCCGTCTAACTTAATAGCTATCTTGGCATTGGAATAGTATGTTACACTTTCAATGTTATATGCCGACTGTTTCTGAGTCGGCATACTTTTCTTACGAATTTGAGTCTGTGTGAAATTGCGAAAAACAAAGGGAATCAGTCTTTGTTAACGAGTGCGCAGGCTGTCGCCATACGACTTACTAACTGACTGAGACAGTGCGTTACTGCGTGATGTGAATGCGAGAAGTTCACATATAACGGAGGTCACATGGCTCAACATCCTTCAAACGTCGGACTGTCCAACGCAGCCAATCTCTTTAATGAGGTTAAACGTCTTGAATACACAAATGGAATGTTACGGGATGAGGCGAGTTATGCGAAAGAAGCACTAAAGGCCGCATTGGATAAGCTGGGTTTCGACTGGTCACCCGCTAGTCGCGATTATTCAATCATGCAACGCGTATTAGAAGCCGCTAGTTTGCCCGAGGTAGAAGCCTCGCTACAGCGGAGTGAAGAGTTACGCACCCGTGCTAATCACACGATCCTACAGTTACGACAAGCCGTCACCTTGCTTGTACGTGACCGAGACAGTTTACTGTTAGAGTTTATTAAACGCTTTGAAGACAAGGCGTATCGTTGTGAGTACATGGGGGACTTTGCGGTCATCGTCGAATCTGAGGTCGGCAACTTTTGCTGGTTCATTGATGACGAGAGTACAGCTCTTTTCGAGAGCTTGCCTCTGCGAGATACACCTAGCACCGTGCTTTCAGAGCACGAACGGTCAGCTTTAATAAACTTACTGTGCTAGGCGATTAATCGTATCTTTAGACTGTCTAGGCAGCCCTAACCATTGTATACTCAATGGTGCGGGCTGCCTCTTTTTTATTGGCAGCGCCCTTAATTGAGACAATGAAAAAGTGAGATAATAATGACAGCATCAATATTCCCTGAGAATAAAGTGATCGTACCGTTTAGTGTACCAGCTATTACATCAGTAATTGATAAAACCTACCCACCAGAAGAACACCTAAATGAAGTACTAAGCTTGATTTCAGGTCTAACTAACCGTGATGTAACAGGACGCGCACATGACTTGATCATGGGCGATAAAGAGCTGCTAATGTTAGCCGATGCAGCTAGCGACGATGTTAAGGCGCAGTTGGCAACAGTGTCAGCTTGGAAAGATGCTAAGCATGTAACCGACGTGACATTTAATTTGGAAGTGTACGAAGGTCTAGCGTAATAGCAAGTGATTAAGTTATAATCATTGTACAACCAATTTAACGAGGATTGCGCGATGAATCAACCAGCGATGACACGTATTGCAACAGTACTAGCTGACTTAGACAAAGTAATTGATGATAAGGTACTAGCTAGTCGTCAACGTAAAACCGCCACTAAGCCAGATGTCGAGCCATGTGGCGACGTGTGTGTTTGCAACAATACATGTGGTTGTGCTGATGACGATTAATCGCATATCACGCATTAAGGCCGCAGTGACAAGCTTACTGTTTGGCCTAATAGGTACCTTCGTTAGCTTCATGCCTGTGAGTGTTGCCACGGCAACGCCACTGGCAGCAACCTTAGCGTTAACTGCTAAGAAAGGCACCCCTAAGCGTCCTTCAATGCCTGTGATACTTCGCAGGCGTAGTGCATCGGGTCGTGTGTCTGTGGTACAGCCTTTAACATCGTTGAGCCACAGCTAAGCTTTGTACAACGTTATAATTCGTTGTAGAATTAAACTTTAGACGATCCCGAGAAGTCCCACCTTCTCAAACGAGACATGAGAATGCCCACGGCAGGTTCTATAGGCCAGTCGTGTGAAAGGCTATGAGACAGCGAATAACCTAACTTAATCCTAGGAGTTATTAGCATGGCATTTTCCATGACCCCAATTTTCGCGGAAACTTTCGTAAACGCAACAACATCGTCAGTCAACGCTCACGGTATGCACACCCTTACGTTTACGCTAGAGAATGCAACGACAACAGGCGACTTCCTTTTACAAGCTGTCCGCAAGTACGCGGCCACCGAAGGCTTGAAGCTTAAAGAAGACCTTCACAACTCGTATTTAAGCGTGTACCTAGTACCTGCATTAGAGGTGGGCGTAGGTGCCCTCGATAAAACGACAGCAACCAATAGCGACAACGCAGTCTATCGCCGCGTACCACTTACTGACTTAATCCAATCACAAGACGGCAGTGCCTTGTATAACTCGTTCAGTGTAGCGGGCTTACCAGCAGGCTATCAATACAAGGCCGCTTTTGAGCTAGTGCTTAACAAGGTAGCTCAACCTGATTGGTTAGCTACCTCAAACACGATCACGTTAGAAGGTACAACAGAAGCACCACCAACAGTGACACTAAAGATGGAAGAAGTTGGCAGCTCGATGAAAGTTACTATCGACACTGCGGACACCAGCTCAACGAGTGCTTTTGTCTTAGAAGTTGTGGATGCAACGAAGGTAGCAATGCCTGAGTACACGTACGATGAATCCGTTATTATCACATCAAACTTTACCTTTGACGCAGAGAATAAGCCTGTTTTCACGTTCTCTCCGACGACAGAAGGCATGCGTAAGTATGTGAACTACGATATTCGCATCCGTGCACGTAAGGTAGAAGCTGGTAAGCCTGACGCAGCAAGTGACTTCGTAGTGGCAACCGCTCAACCGTTCATGCTTCCATGGTTGGCAGACTTCGTAAACCAAACGGTTATTCAAGGCCGACAGGTTGAAGATACGCTTGTAAGCGACATCGCCCAAAACTTGCTGGACGACGCAGATGTTCGTGAAGAGCTTCGTAAAGCGCTTAACTCAGGCTCGTTCTCATCAGTAGCCACACTGATGTACGACATGACCCGTGATGTCGCCGTTGAAGAGTTCCAGACAATGGCGATTAAGTTCTCGCAAGTACGTGAGCAGCTTCGTCGTATCGCGTTGTATAACGAGATCGATAGTACCTACGGTGAGCTACTGGACTTAACTGACGCAGAGCTGAAAGAAGCTTTCACGTTTGTAACTAAACAAGGCTACCGCGAAGACGTTCCGACTAGCTACTACTCGTGGTTAGACAAAGCGTTCCACCTTGGCGCGGTCGTTGAAGGTAGTGAAATCGCGGATGACAAGTTCTACGTAACTGTGCGTGGTTCTGTGTACCGTGACCGTGCGGAAATCGTATTCTCGTAATCGCACGCTCATTCTGCTAAGTGGCTGGGTAATAGTGCTCAGCCCTTTTTGATAAGGACAGGATAATGATTTTTGACTTAAATGCGTTCTTAAACGCATCTAACCCTGTTGCCACCGTGGCTGACCCACAGCCTCAGCACGATGGTCTAATGCGCCATGGTGTTACGCTGATCGGCTTTGAAGGCCAGCAAGCCCTGCGAGAAGTCCTAAAAGACCAAGCCCTACTACCTGAAACATACTTGGCAATCTATGTAGCGCCAAAAGATGAGCTGGATGCAGCGGGCACCTCGTTTGATGAAACCTATGCTAAGACACTTCAACCGTACAAGTTTGCGGGTAATGTGCTCGTACATAAGGCCACGTTTGACGAAGGAGACAAGTACAACTACAAAACGTTGTACGTAGATGGTCTTCTATCAGGTAAGGACTATTACTACGGTGTAAAACTGTTTGTAGATGGTATCGAGCAACTTGGTTTCACTGAGGGTGCGTTCACGACAGGCGGTTCAGCTGTGCCAGCCCCCGACCTAGCAAACATGACAATCGTTGAGCCGACAGACCATTACATGCTCAAGTACAATATCCTTACGCATGATATGGCGGGTGTCTCAGATAAGCTAGTGCCACGCTTTGAGGTGGTGAATAAGCTTCTTACACAGGCGTCAGCTCGTGAGGTTATTGTTGACCGCGATGTGTACGACCCTACGACACCGAGCTACTTTGAAGTAGCCGACGTTGCAGGCGGTATTTTTGACCGTTATGTTTACTATGACATTCAAGTACGCTACCTGTATAAAACAGGTGATGGCAACCCCGTAGGTGTTTCAGCACCAACCAAGCTTGCGACAGGCGTTCAAATCCCGTGGTTACACAACTTCGTTGATCAGGTGATCCTGAAAGGCGGCGGTATTGACCAGCAAATCTTAGAAGATGCCGCAGCCAAAGTTGCTCAACTAACACCTGCGGAGCGCGAAGAGATCCTAGAGCAAATGTCTGATGGCGACATTCAAGACATCGGTACGGTTTACTCCAACCTGTTAAAGCAGGCAGCTCTTGATAATGTCAAAAGCCTAGAGTCCGAGTGTGATGCACTACGTCTCAAACTGCGCACGGCACTCTATGAAGCAGCCGCTTTACAGGAGCGCGGTAAAGGTCTGTATATCACGATTGATCTAACGACGGATGACCAAAAGCGCGTGTATTACATGGTGACGTCACCATCAAATATTCGAGGCTATAACGTACCATCCTTCATTAAGTTCGCGGAGGGTGTCTTCTACGTATCGGATGACTTAGACGATAATGGCGTGAGTACGGGCAAGACACGCTTAACGTATGTAGGTCATGCAGCGTTCGAAAGATTCTTTGTCGATTTCAACCAACGCTCAGCGTAAGCAATTTATTTATAAGAAAAAGCCGAGATAACACTCGGCTTTTTTATTGATAGAAGCTAACTGAGGCTATACGAGAGCGCCCCCTGTTTAGGCACCTTCCCCTTATAACTCCCCTTACTGGCAGAGTCTAACAACCTCACCCATGGCGCGATCTCGTCGGAGTATTCACCCAGTACGACAGCCGCCAGCTTCGCACGGTCTATGAGCTGTTGCTGTTGCAAGAAGTTATGCCAGTCACGCTTTAAGATACGCGTTACAAGGCTGGCCATGTAGATTAGCTTAACATAGTCAGGCGCGAGCGCGAGTCGGTCAACTTCTTCTTTCCACAGGTCTTTCGCGGGTCGAAATGACTTTTCTTCAACGACAGCAGGTTTCACGTACTCAAGGTCTTTTATTAGCGTACTGAGTTCGCGTTCCTCAAGGGTCTCTCGCCAGTTTCCATCACACTTAGGTAGCTGCATCAAGAGACCAACAGCATAAGCCTGTGTAGTGGCTCCCAGTGGTTCACGTAGGTCACTGAGAAGTCGCAGGCGCTCAATCGTCGCCGTATCACCTAGCTTTTCGGCGCTCAGCGTAACACTCGCAACGAGTGTCGGGTCTGCGGCAAGCTCGTCGCCGAGTAACTTGGCCATTTCGTGGTATACGGTGGTTTCCCCACTAGACATAGTTAAATTCCCCTCAATATGTTGTACAATGAATTTTTCAGTAACGATTGAGACATTGTACAATGAACAACGCCGTAAGTCGTGCATTGCACGCGCTGGACGGCTCCCTGTTTTCTATCAGAGAGTCAGCCTTGAATGAACTGGACAGTAGCCGTAATAAGGCCATTGCTGAGACCATCCTAAAGCAGCTAAGAACCCTTGATAAGTGGGCGCTCGGAAGCTGGGCAGCTCGTGACTTTATCGCGATTGATAGCGGTATTCAGTTCCGCGTACGTGGTACTAAGGTCAAGGTGGGTGGTATGGTTCAAATCACACTAAATGGACGCGACCTATATGACATCAAGCTGCTTACAATCCGTGGGGTTAACGTTAAAACAAAAGCCGAAGTAAATGACATCTTTGTGGATTCATTAGTCGACGCGCTAGACAGTGTAATAGGGTAAGCTTTATGACGATAAACGTACCAAGTGCACCAAAGGCTGAGCGGGTAGGTGACGTCATCTTCTGCGACAAGCTGCCTTACCCTACAGACTACGTAAAGCAAGGGCTAAGCTGTATTGTCTTCGTCCCTAATGACGACACTTATATCGAAGTTGCCCGTCATGCCATACTCATGATGATTAATCACGGTAGGTTACGTGATAGTATGGTGAAATTAAGGCGGCCTGCCGATGGTGAAGAGTACGACTTCAACGCTATGGTACAAGGCGTTTTAGAAGGCGTAGCAAAGGCCGAAGCAGATAACACGCCTAAGATCATCACTGAGATTTAGAGTCTAAAGGGTTGCGTTGCAGCCCTTTTTGCAATATAGTGCCTGCAATCCTAATGGGATTTAATTACAATAATTGAGACTGATAAATTTAAGAGAGCATTATGGCACTTTCTTCCGCACAGGTAGCTGTTGTACAGCGTGCAATGGCAAGTAAACCTATCGGCCGCTTTGTGAAAAAAGCACCGATGAACAAGATCATCCCAACAAGTCAACCACAACAACCCGTTGTCACAAATGCGCAGTTAGTTACGGCGATGCACCTAAGTAAGGTTCACGACGTCTTAAACAGCGAAATTGAATCATGGCACATGGGCATGTCACATCTATTAATGACTGGGCAGGCATCCGATGATCAAGCTAAGCATTTACATCACCTAGCGCGTGCGAGTGCTTTCTTTGACCAGTTTTGCGTTGGTATCAGTGTCAACACTAAAGACCAGCGCGTGTACCTAGCATTTCAGCGCCTTAATCACGCGGGTGAAGCGATGTTGCCCGATGAAGACATCGTGACGGGTGCACTGGATGACCTATCGCAGAGCACAAGTCGTTTTTCATTCTATGCGTACATCAGGCATGCCGACGGCTTGCGTTCATGGATTGATTTCAGTGGAACAGACCCAGTACCTTACGACGAACGTATTGACGCAGAGTACTGCCACGCAGCACTAGATGGCATTGACGGTGGCTTTGTTGTAGCGTTTAAGTACTACTCTATGTTTGTCGCGACAGCCGAAAATGACACTGAACTTTCAAAGGGCGTAGGTGTTATCTCAGATGGCGAGTACAAGACAAAGTACCACTTATCAGAGCCTTTCCAAGATGTGGCACCGACCGAGCTAAGCCAACGCGTGGGTGAATACCGCCGTTCAATGCAAGCCGCCAAAAATGCACGCCAAATGTCAGGGTTAACCCGAAAGAAGCGTACGCCAGCACAACGCGCAAATAAAAAAGCAGCTAGTAAAGCCCGTAAGAGGAAGTAAGCATGGCAGGTAAAAAGCCTACGCTTAGTTCACTCAAGGCGTTTTTAAAGAATAACCAAGCATTGGCCGACGAGCTGGCCTATGCACTTCCTCGTGCCTATTCAGTACCAGCGCTTTACCTTTTCTGTGACGGCGGCGTGGTTTATAGCCGCTGTAAAGCAACAAAGAAAACACAGTCTGAGGGTAAAGGTGGTTGGGGTGTCGCCTTATTGCTTATTGAAGAGGGAGAGCCACCGATGCTGACCTATATGTCAGGAGGGCACCCTTTAACAACCAATAACAAGATGGAGCTACAAGCGGTTATTTCATCACTACTTGAAATTAACGACATCGAGGATATACGTACTAACCAGACACGTGCACATATAATCTCTGATTCACAGTATGTAGTTAAAGGCGCTACGGAGTGGATGGCAGGCTGGAAAGCGCGAAACTTTGAAGACGTTAAGAATGTACCGTACTGGCAACAATTCTTGATGGCATCAAAGGGCTTGCGCCCTACGTGGCATCACTGTCGAGGTCACCGTAATAAGAACGACTTCCCTGCACGTAGCTGGGATCGCTTCACGGCCATTGGTAATGATATTGCTGATAAGCTTGCGACACTAGGCCGCCTACAGTTAGAAACGGTTGATGATGGCGCGTAACGAATAAAGGTTTGCGTATGAGTACCTAGCTATCGCCTAGGTACTTCTTAGTCAGGCTCAGCTATCACGCAATAACCAAGCTTCTGCATCTTTCTCATCAGAAAAGCATCTAACGTCGTACGTAGCATGTTTGGCGAATACGGCTGTTAGTCGCTCCACTAGCAACTCGCGTCCATCAGACCCATTTGGGATCATAATAGCCGTGCTGACTGGTGCAAAGCCCATCTTGACCTCACGTGCGATATGTTCTCCAAACATTTCATAAAAGTCGTCTGTAGCTGTTGAGCAGTCGCCAATAAAGCTAATAAGCTCTACGCGGTGCGGGTTTAAAAATTGTATATTCGACGCCTGTGTCGCAATAGAACTCGCACAAAATTCAGCGTCAAATGGCGAGTGACAGTCAATCCTTACAAGGTGTTCGTACACACTATCAGTCCTAAATGTAGAAGGTAGGCGCTCCGTTGATCTGTTTGGTTTAGTAGAGTTGCCTAAAAGCCACGCTTTCGCGTCGTCAGCATTTTCGAAGAACTCAACCATAAACTTATTAGCGGTGTAAATGAACCGATAATTTTTGATACCCTCGTCGCGCCCTACGACGTTTGGATCAATGGCAAAGGCAACCTTTTCAGCAGAGAAACCCATAGACTGCATGCGATGCAGCTGACAGCTTAACGCTTCATAGTAGGCATTTGTGCCTTCACAATTTTCTAGTATCTCGACAAGCACTCGCCGTTCAGGATTAAGGAACAGCGGGCTACGCGTAAGGTTCTGTCGCAATGACTCAACGGAACTGACGTCAAAGCGGCCACGAGCCGTGACAAGTACTAGGTTTTTGTTATTGGGGTCAGCTTTAAAGTGCGTATCACCAACAGCAGGTAGGGTTCTTCTCTCATTATTCATAGGCTACTCCACTACACGCTATAAGAGAGTTTACGCGATATGAAATAAGTAAGATCACTTTAGTCTAAGTAAATAATCTTATCAAGAAAAATGACGAACAAAAGTCTTATAAACCCCTGTGCTACAGTAGTATACAATGAATAAGTAATCAGTTTAAAATAATATTTGCAGGTTATTATGCAGTTTAATTGCGGTTTTATGAAGATGCCCAACGAATGAGCATCCTAATACTTTTAAATGGTACTTTTGACTTACATCAAAAGCGCTATTTAGAGGGGTAGTACTTTAAGCGTACTTTATGTGCTCAATATCAATCGTTTTATACAACTTGGCTGTCTCATCGTTAATGAGCGGACTATCACCAAGTTCTGCTAGACCACAAGAAACCCAATCAAACGCCTCTCTAATGACGATGCTGTGTAACCACTGTACGCGCTCTTCAACGCTACCAGCTTCAAAAGGTAAATCCGCGACGATTAGCTTTGATTGTTGAATGTCAGCTAAGCTCAGGCGTACTAGATTCTCGATACGACCCAAGCAGGTAGCAGTAGGCGCACTCTTCGGTTTGTCAAAGCGACGTAACAGTGAGCGCTCGTCGTCTTCACCACAGAGGTCATGTAATGTTCTAGGGTCTGACCCTGTAGGTACCTTGATTTCAAAGATCAGGCTTTTAAGCAACGTCTCCAAATGTAAGATGTGGTGTTTTTTAGCGGGAGCTGACCCAGCCTTATTAATAAGTTCAATGCGCGGATTGTAGGCTACATTAACGAGCACATTAAAGTGCTTCAAAGTAAGCAGCTTGCACTGGTCAATGTAGTCATATAACGCTGAAACATCGTCATCATCAAGTTCTGTCGTACCCACAATATCGGCTAGTGTGTACATGGCCATGCACATCGGTGTGCGGTCGGTGATAAAACCACCCTCGTGTTTACTCCATTCCTCATCAAGGCGTTTTAGTAAGTGGAACTGAGCTTTAAGGCGCGTTTTAAAGTCTTTATCGTACGAGGCCGTCGAGTCAAAGCCAATTTCAGCCATAATGGATGAGACTGACGATACGACAAAAGGTAATCCAGTCAGATTACTGTAGTGCTCGGCCAACGTTGACTTACCTGTGCGCTGAGCGCCTGATAGTCCAATTCGTACATGCTTGGTTAGACCAGTCAATAACGTGTCTGTCATCTTCTCGGCCATACCACCTGCAATATGGTTCATAGGGTTCTTCCCTCGTTATTCAATTTTTCATAAGTATCAGTTAATGAGTCCGTTGGACTCGGCTGCATAATAGCACCTTCCAATGGTGCGTCGCTAGCTAAATTAATTAGATTGTTTTGCTGAAAAGTAATAGTGATTATGGCTATAATATCCTTGTACAATGATTATCGAATAATCACATTTAATTGAGACAGAGATACGGAGCCAGTATGCGCACACCAGACCACGTCGGTACCTTGTTTGAGGGACTGACTAAGCAATTAGGCGGGGGTTTTATCCAAGCGCCACTGCTAGACATGACTTTCCATAAAGACCCATCGCTTATGCGTACGATTGGCACACATGCCTACTATCAGGGTAACGTCCTGCGTGTTATGGCTATCGCACAGCTAATGACAACCGCCGCTGCTTATGTACTAAGACGCCGAGACTACCCTGTTGATGCAGCAAACCAAGATGGCTTCATTGCACTACACCGCGCTTTGTCACAGGCGCAAGACAAGCTTTCAACATCACTAAGCATGTCGGGTATTAGCTTACTCGACCTTAAAGAAGACGAAACGCTACACCCAAGCAGTGTAGCAGCTGCGAGCCTACACAGTGCTTTCCAACAATCAGTAAAAGGTCGTAGCTACCTGAATAAACTTCTAGATTTACTGACGCTATGGGCAGCCAGTGTGCAGTCTGCCATAGACGATGCTTTGACGAGTGATGTAGATAAGGCGTTACGTCTCTACTTTGATGAGGTTGTGACGGCCACCTCTGTTCTGCGTGCTCTAACTAAGAGTGTCCCCGAAGTAGTCGTAGCAAAGCCAACCATTGACAACACAATCGAAGTAACACAGACGCCTATAGATACCACAGAGGGTACCGTGGCCGAATCGTTAGAAGCTACAGACCTATCTGCGAATGTAACGTTTGAAGAACCCGTCGCACTTGGCGGCGTATTGCATCCAAATATAAGCGGTGAGTCAATCACCATCCCAGAGGCTTCAAGCCTCGACTTCGAAATGAGTTTTAGTGCAGCCTATAGCGCGAAAGAATCTAACCTTGAAAAACCAGCGAGCCAAGACCTCACGCTAAAATTTGAGTCAAGTAAGGAAGGCTCGGTCTTAGATTCGCTTATGAACTGGGCAACCCTAATTAAAGACCAAGATGGTGTAAGTATAGCTGACCTAATTAAGGTGACCGAGTCTGCGAACGGGGCTATTGGTATGGACACACCACAGGGTGATGTTGATGCTGCCGTAAATTGGTTGCTTACTAATGAAAGTGGAATGATCTGGGGAAGCGCACTGCTAACCTACTTTGGTCTATTGGATTACGCATCCGACCAGCTTATTAACAGTGACGACCACAACTTCAAAGAGAACGTAAGCTCTAAGCTGCTACGCGGACTTGCGGGTAAGATGGCAAAGGCATCACGCGACATTGAAGGTATTTTACTTAGCTCCACAAAAGACCCTTTAGGTGATATGGGACTTTGGGATGCTCCACCAGCAGGTGTCGTGTCACGCTCAGTGCCATCTAAAACAAGAGACATTCTGGCGGATATTGATTTTGACGATGCGTTAGACAACCTAATGGCAGCGCTAGCGAAAGAAGGTGGTAAAGGCTTTATAGATTGTTTCAGCAAAGTTGTACTAGCGCTGGCTAACGCTGTCGATGACATTAAGGCGCGTAAGCTTCTAGCAGCGCTTGAAGAGCCTCAACGAGACCAGATGCAAGAACTGTTAATGAATCTAAGTTTAGCGTTAGGGCGAGCGCTGGATGACCTTGCAGTGCAGTTCCGTTCGGCACGCCTGTATGACAAGGGCTTAGCCAAAAACTAAGCCGTTGCTAGATTTTGTACAACACTATCACGCCGCAAAAAAGTGTTGTACAATGGTGCGTACTACCCGCTGTGGGTAGTACAATTTTAATTGAGACGAGATGAGAAAGTATGTACCTAATTAACAATACAAATGCACAGGTAACAATCCCTGTAAAAAGCCAAAATCGCACAATTACTTTAGCGAAGGGTGAAACCTCAGAAGAGATCAGCGACAAGCTACATAATGAGCTTGTACCATTCATCCGCGCATTTGGGCTATCAACCAAAGGCTTTGTGGCTCAGCATGGTTCAGTTGTACGTAAGCACAGCGAAAACACTGTTGTTTCAGACCCTAAAGCAAACTCGGGTGCAGCTAAGGCAAAAGCACGCGAAGAGAAAGCAAACGCTGACGCAGCTGCAAAAGCTCAAGCCGTGAAAGACGCAGCAGCTAAAAATAAAGCAGTGCAAGACGCAGCCGCAGCTAAGAAGGCGGAAGCTGCCACGGTAGCGGAAGACGCTCCAAAGGAAGCTGCTAAGAGTGCACCTGCGAAGGCCGCACCTGCGAAAAGCGCACCAGCTAAGAAGACTGCGACTAAACCTGAGACTGAGACTAAAGCAACTTCAACACCGAAGTCTCAAACAGGTAACAAACGCCGCCGTTCTACGCTAGGTCGTAAAACAAGCAGCAAGTAACCCCTAAAGAGCTTCGGGTAAATATGTTGATAAGGGGCGCTAGAGCGTCCCTTTTCGTACGGAGCCTAACAGATGACATTAGACGAATTAATCGACTACGTAATGACCGAAAGCGGTGAGTTCATAGTCGGTGAACTAGAAACCACGCAGATCAATCGACACCGTTTCCATTTGATTGTAAAGCGTGCTCTTGCTATTTACAGCAAATACCGACCGCTAACTGACCGACAGACGTTAGCTGTAGACGCTTCAATTGACCTGACAGATATTAGTGGTGGTTCAACACCAGCTTGGATTTCCCGAGTAATCCCTGTCAGCGATTCAAGTAGTAACGGTGGCTCAGGCCAAGGCGCAGCCGCGTTTATCTATGGTAATGCAGGTGGTCTTTCTGACCCATACTATGCGACTGGTCGACCGCGTCAGATCCCATGGGAGTACAACAAACCAACGCTATCAGTGGCGGGTTCAAGCGGTATGTATGACATCACCATGCACAGACACCATACGCTTGAAGATGTAGAGAAAGACGCGAGCAATCTTGTGACCTCAGCAGAGATCCCAAGTATCGACTACTCGGACGACATCTTCTTCGACATCCTTGTCGGATTTTTCCTAATGTCTCTTGGCCGATCACGCCGAGCATTCACACTAAACGACCTGCCCGTCACCATGGACGCAAGTGATTTAGTTAGTGAAGGGGAAACGAAAGTTAACGAAGCCAAAGAACGTTTGACCGAGCAATCAAGCTGGTACCTAGCGCTTGGCGAGTAATGTTTACTGTGAGGGTTACGTGCCCTCACTTTTTATTTATAAACGAGACTGAGATAGACATGACGACACTTGTTCAATTAGTTCGCGGCACAGAGGCCGTAAGAGACCGTGCTGAGGCAGCTAACGGCTACGTTAATATAGAGAACTCGCGCTATGCTGCGGGTACCAAGACGCTCATGGTCAGCGCCACGATTGATAGTGAGTCTAAGGCTAATGCGCGCTACAGTGCTGTGGTAGTCTTCCAAGGCATCGAATCATCCGACAAGAAGCAGGGGCGGTACACACTCCCCTTTAACGTAGGTGGCCGAACCGTATACGTAGAAAAGCCGAAAGCATCAGGCCATGACGTTCGTGTACGGTGTGGATGCACTGACTACACGCATACATGGGCGTGGTTCAATAATAAGAGCGATGCTTTATTTGGCAAGAAGTTCCCGCCTTACGAACGCAAGACAAAAGACATGCCCGAGCGTAACAAAGCGCATCAGGCAGGTATGTGCAAACACCTTATCGCCCTAACAGAAAGATTACGGGACTCAGGTGTAGTCCGCCGCTAACGAATCCCCCTACAGCATAGCTTGTTTCGTACAGGCTATGCTGGTACCATGCTCGGCGAACATTGTACAACAAGATAACCGAGACCCGTTATGAGCAACCCTAACCGTTGCGAAACCTGTGATCACAAGCAGATGCACGCTGGCCAAGAAGAAGGCCACTGCTACATGTTTCGCTATGAGCCTGTCAGTGTCTGTATGCAGCACACTGCCCGTAAGAACCAAGACCGTGAACTTATCCAGAACATTAGAGTTCTCACTGAGGGCTAATGGCGCTTTTCACTAAGACTCCCCCTACACGAAAGATAAAGACTACTCGTTTGATAATAGCAGGCTCACGTCATCTAACGATGCGGGACTACCCGCTGCTTGAACGCGCAGTCGCTAAGGCTGTTACCAAGTTCGGCTGGGACATCACGGAGGTCGTAAACGGAACGGCTTTAGGGGGCGATGCACTCGGTGTTAAATATGCCAAAGCACACGGCATCCATGTGGAAGACTTTGAGCCTGACTGGGGTGACTCAGAAGACCCGAACTTAGAAGCGGGCTTCTTACGAAACGAAGACATGGCTTGCTATGCGGCGCAGTCACGAGGTGGCTTAATCGCCCTTTGGGACGGACACTCCGCTGGAACGCGGGACATGATTGCACGTGCCAAGCACCACAACTTAGAAGTATACGTCGCCTATACGGGTGGTCGTATAGCTGCACGCTAAAAAATAGGTAGAACTATGAGACAAACCGACGTCGTTGTTATGAAAGGGAGCGACTTAAAACGCTACATAGAGCGCGACTTTAACAAAGCGCTGGAAAGCAAAGACCTTGATGCGATGAATGACGCCTGTATACGAATGGCCAAGGTGAATGACGGTGACTCGTATCGCCTGTGGAACAAAATGCAGCGCTTTAAGCGACAAAACAAACAAGACCCCCAACGTTAAATTAGGTGCCAATTAGCCTCACTTTCGGGTAGTATGAAACTCTTGTACAATGGTTTATAATTGTAGCATTGATACTGAGTTGAGACCGCCTGACTGGGAGGCAATTAAATGGCATTAACATTTGCAGCTGACTCTACGCTTGCGCGCTATGTAAAAAGCATGGCCACACGCGCAACGAATGGACGAAGCACGCTAACACCCGCCGAACAATCACTGTTATTCATGAGTGCACTTGCGGCTGCGAGTAACATTGGTCATGAAGCTCTACGTTTGACGACTATCAAGTGGGTTAACTCACGTGCAGCCAGAATAGACTTTGAATCCCCGCTCAGTCTTGAGCAGGAGTAGGCACCAATGGCAGGTTACTCGTTCCACCGTAGCGGTTTTAAAAGCCACGTTACAATGATGAAAGAACTAGTCATCGACATGGTCGAGGCTGGCTCATTTACGTCGGTAACTATTCAACAAGGCGAGAACGACTTCCTACTACATCCGAAGCTGCTCGAAGATGACATCCCCTTCTCTTGTCTGCTCGAAGTGTTGCCCGAGGGTAACGCAATGCTGGCAGGTAAGCAGTACTCGTACCGTATCATGTTTAAGGTTGAATGGGATCAGGCGCGCGTCTATGTCGCACCTGACTTACAGCTACCTGATACGGGGTTCTTAACAGAAGTGCTTGGGGAATACGAACAGCTGCTCGGCTGGGATCATGTTGGTGTTATTGGCAGTGACATTGGTAATGTGGGTATTCCATTTATTGACCGAACGTACCTAAGCAAAGCAGCGCCTGCTTATCCGATGGGCTACGTATTAACGCTTACCGACAGAGGCTTTGTGTTCTTTACGTATGAAGAGACGTTCGATGATGCCAGCGTGTGGCATGATGGTTCATGGTTTAGCTGGCTGTGCGTACAGCGCCCAGTTGACCCCGAATCAGGTGAGCCACTAGTTAGCGAAATGTCACCTGTCTTTGCAGCCTATGAGATAAAAAATGGTTTTGGCCATAAGCGCAATAAGTTTGTTGTTCGTGAATCTGACGTGGTGGTGCCGACTAAGTCACAACCCGCGTGGCAGTTTAAGCGCATGGAAAATGCCATCATGCCGCACTGGGATGCAGAGGTGAATTACTACACCGAAGAAAACACGGCCAAGGTCTTTTTCCCGCACAACCTCAACACTCGGCGATACCGTTACAGGCATGTAATGGACTTAGTCGCATTCAGTGAAGCCCGTCTGTTTGGCAGCATGCAAAACATAGAATTTTCTAAGGTGTTTCGTGAGCAGATAGCCCGTAAGTACAAATCGGTTATCAACCATGCACAAGAAACATCAGGGACGATCATGTTTATCATGATCAACGGTTCAGAGATACGCGAACACGTTCGTAGTGTACAAGACGAATCAAGTAACTGGCTAACGGCAATGATGTCGTAGCCTTAAACAACAACTAAAGTGAGACTGTGATAATGACACGAGCAAATACAATCCTAGAACGTTATGAAGCCCTTGTAGGTGGTGGTTCATCAAGTATTGGTGGCGGTTCATCGAATATTGGCGAAGAACTCGAAAACCTAACACTGACCGACGCAGGCACAGAGACCGTATCGCGTGTTCAGGGCTTTCTAACTGATACTATCAAAGGCTTTAACGCGATGATGAAGTGGGACTGGCCAACACTGACACCGTCACTACGTCAATTAAACAGTGACGACCTTGAGTGGGAAGTGACAGTAAATAGCGAGTCTAACGGTGACGAGTTCGTAGGTGAGTTTGTAACGTGGGCAGAAGAAACGTTGATCCCAGCTGTTGACGCTGAGTTCGAAAGCGATGCTTTTAGCGTTACCGCCGAGCTTGAGCGCAAGTCATTCCCACAAGAAGACGGTGAAGGCGACATCGACTTCGCGACGGCTACAGTACAACTTAGCGGGCTTAAAGACGCAGGTTTCACAACCGTGAAGCAGACTGAGTCGCTAGGTAAGAAAGCAAGTGGCACTGATGGCCTAGAAAGTGAATCAGTTGGTATGGTCAGTGATGGCATGGAAACAGTCTCAAGTACCTTTTCGTTAGACGACACGAGTAACCTAGATATGAACGCAATCGGTAACGGTTTCACAGGCGTGTAAGGCAGAGCATGTTTAGCTTTTTCCGACATGGCCTTGTCGACTTGAGGGAAGTTTTTGAAGCTCTCAAAGAGAAGGCCAACTACCATTTTGAGATCATAGAGAAGCAAGACGGTCGTGTCTTGCTTATGAAGCCTCGAATCGCCTTGGACGTAAACTCGTACGACCAAGAGTGGGTAGTTCGCTTCGAGCTATCGAGTGACGAACAGCGCTTACGCTTGAACATTGCGACGCCAATGCAGGTAGAAAGCACGACGGGTGACTTATACGCACGGGTTGTCGGAAGTCTAAATACCTCAGACACGCCGAATGAGTTGGGGTACTGGTTCCGTCGAGACCGACTCGGTACCCACGGCAAGTATAACCGCCCCTTCTCTCTTCTATTCACGGCTGACAGCCATGGGTTTGCTATCGCGATATGGGAGCATGCCGTGGTGGATAGCCCCGAACGTCAGCTGAGTTGGCTTTGCGTACAAAAACCTGTCGATTGGGAAACAGGTATTGTTATCCCAACGGTACACAACCCTGTACTGGCATTGAGTGGTACGTTTAACCGTTTTACAGCTGACATAAAGCAATTGCTGGTTCGGGAGAGTGATATACCCGTCCCTGCCCCAGCCACTACCGCAATTGATTACGTCTACAACCGAAACAGTGTCATGCACACTGTTAAGTTGAAGGAGATTGCGGAGAACCGTGATTACATAATCCAGTTTCCGAACAATTTCTCTACGGAGCGCTTTAGCTACGAGGGTGTATTCGACATTATTGGCTTTGCTAATACTGACCTCGTATCGGCTAACGCCAATTTGAACATGGAAGTTTTCAACTCCCAGCGCATCTACCACAGTATGGTTAGTACTGAGGCAGACAACGCGGGGATCAGTGTGATGTTTCGCACAGCATAACGGCATCAATGGTTGTACAATGAAACTGTAATACTCTGCACATTCATTGTACAATGGTGCTAGACCGCGCTCGTCGCGGACATGTAACTGGGCTTTTAATCGCAGCAATGGCTGCCGATGTGACGGAGTTAACAACTTATGGCATTTGAAATGAGAGCGGATTTCCAACCGTACAGCATTGAACGTGGTGGTTTCACTACGCTTAAAGCGCTGGTTACGTCGGTTGTCCGTGATTTAACAGATTATTATGAGCACCCTGATGACCCTACGGCATCAGAGAATGCTTTCAAACTTTTATACCCATCGGACAACCCTGATCTGAGCGACCCATTGTCGTTTGATTCATCGGTGTTCGTTATCGAAGCTACTGGCTTCGTAGACCACCTAGCAGGTGCAGACCCTGAGCGCGCGACTCACGGTGTATCAGTCGTACCGCAACCATGGATCATTCGCTTTGATTCAGGTGTAGGTAAGCAATGTCACCCGAGTCATAATAACCGTCGTGAAGACCGTAATGATAAGGCACCAGAGATTGGTAACCTTCACATTAACGTATCGACGCCGTTACAGTTATTTAAACCTGCACAAGGTGACTGGCAGCTCTATGACTACACGCCACCGAACAAAGGCGGCAAGAATGACGACCCTGTTGTTGAAGGTACACTGGGTTTCTTAGGTCGACGTATTCCCGTTATCGACAAGCAAGTTTCGTGGTGTGACCCTAACGACCAGCTACGTCTAGAAATTGAAGACAAAGGCTTTTTCTGCCGTCGTCCACTATATGATGCAAAGCGTGAGTTCGAAGACAAGTTCCCTGATACAGCACAGGTTGCCGTTGCGGGTACGCCTAACATTCCAATGTCTTACGCATTAACTGTATCAGACCACGGTATTATGTTAGCTATCTGGGAAGAAGCAACCGACCAGTACGACCATACAGGTTGTCGTCACAGCTGGTTCGCAGCACAACGTCTAGTCGACAAAGACTCAGGTGCACCACTAATCAACCAAGCAGAGAGCCACGCGCCGCTTGTTTGTATGTACGGCATTCAAAACCAAACACTGAATGAGACACGCTACTTCGTAGTGCGTGAATCAGACGTGCATCGTCCAAGTGAAGACTTAGACGCGACAATCAACACGCGAGATAGTGTTGCCCTAATCAACCCGCTTGAACAGATCAGCGTGACGGAGAACTACGAGTACGTTGTAACTATCCCGTCTGGTTTGAACACGCAACGTTACATGTACTTAGAGGAAATGGATTTGATGGGCTACTGCTCAGCAGACATCATTTCACAAGACGGCATCGCCGAGCTATCTATGTACGAAGACGGTACGAAGAAGCGCTACAAAGGCTTACGTGCAACGGGTGAGTACAATACGGGCTTACGCATCTTAATGCGCTGGTATAACAACGCGATTATGACGCAAGACAACATTGGCGTGTCGGGCATCATTCCTGCGGGCGGAAATTAAGAAGGGGCTGACTAATGGCACTAAACATCAACGGTGACGTTTACACGTCAACCCTAGCAGCACCACTAACAAGTGGTGATACGCAATTTGTAACGACTGTGACGCGTGACGGTTTTACCGACGTACGTGAAATGGTCTCGGATTGGCTGCAACTCATGATTGCGAATGGCTTTACGTTAATCACACGTACGCCAATCACATTCGATCCAGCTAATCCACAAAACATCGAAGCCGTGCTTGAAACGACTGATGCAGTTAACATGCTTCACGATGAAGAACCTTGGCGTATTCGTGTGACGGCCGATAGCCAGTACACCTGTCAGATCCAAGTGGCAACCCCACTTCAATTAGGTGATGACTATGATGAGGCTATCCCTAACCTTCGCGGCTATGTGTGTGGCCACGTAGGTGAATCACCGCATACAGTACCACACAACTACCGCGATGTGGTTGTGATGGGCGCGTCATCAGCAGTGAACTCAATCAAGAACGACCCGATCCCTGCGCATGGCTTCAATATCCAAACGTTGAACTTCATCGACGTGCGTGAGTTCAACGGAATGCTACGAGCTTACCCAATGAGCTTCCGTTTATCAGTATCAAACCGTGGCTTTGTGTTCGCTTATTGGATTGAGTCTGACGACCAATCAGCGGGTGACTCACCTACGCAATCTTGGGTTTGTGTGCAGCGTCCTGTTGACCAAAAGACAGGTAACGCCCTACAAGACCCTGATCCACTAGGCAGTCGTAACCCTGTGTTCTGTATGTACGGTATCTACAACAAACACATCTATGATACGTATGGCTTTACTGACGACCGCACGACGTACACCTACGATATGAATGGCCAAGTGCCAATCGGTATGGCAACACCTGTGTCGTTACGTCCGCTATCGGGTATCGTACAGAAATTTACTGTGCGCGAAAAAGACGTACTTAAACCAACTTACCCAGAAGATGCCACTCGTAATACGCGTGACTCGAATGCGTGGTTAAACGAAGTGCAACAGCAGACGCGTGTTGAGTTCCGAGCTAGCTCAGAGACCACCAACCAAGGTAGCTTTATTTTGGCGGGTGCAAAGTACGTTATCTTGTACCCTAACCGCTTAAACACTAAGCGCTTCCGCTATCAGCATGACCTTGACATGATCGCGTATACAAGTAGTGACGTTATCGCGCCACAGCTTACTATTCGTGTAAATGTTTACAACGAAGGTGCGAAAGATGCCGACGGTAAGGTACTTGAGAACCAAGCGCGCTATCGTAAGTACACAGCGTTAACACCGAATAACTCGTACAACACGAATATGACGGTTCTAATGCTGACTGAGATCGACGCTGACGCACCGCCTCAAAACTAAAGAACGTTTTAAGGTATTAATTGACGAAGTGGCCTAGTGTGCAGTTTTTCCCTAGGTTGCTTCTTGTAAGTTTTTTATAGTCTCCGTTGTACAACGCCTGCACATCCGTTGTACAATCATAACTACACCTGAGATTGCAGTATCGCCGTATCAATGGTGCTGAGACTAAAGTAACGAGGAAATGAGCAATGGCAGCATTTGAGCCGTATTCCGTCACACGTGGCGGTTTTGCGACGCCAAGAGAGCTATTCACGTCTGTTGTAAAAGACCTGACAGAGTTCTACGATGGCGCAGATAACAACGCATTTGAGATCACTTATCCTACCGATATTAGTGACTTAGACTTTACAAATCCAAACAGCCCTGCGAATGACGTGATCATTATTCAGGCTACACCGCATATCGACGCTTGTGTGGATGGTGTTGAAGCGAAGCAACCTTGGGTTATCCGCTTTGATACACAACATAGCATTGGCCATGGTATGGGTCACATTAACGTAACCACACCACTGCAAATTGACTGGGGCAAGAAAAAAGCACCAGCAATTCCGTATATTCCACCGAACACAGAATATCTTGCTGACCAAGTCTCAACGATGGGCACGCTAGGTTTTGTCGGTCTACGTATGACTGATGAAGCCTATAAAGAAAATGGCTTTATTAACCGTGCGGTTTATCATACGCGTGTTACTCAAGTTCAATCAACTGACCCATACGGTAATCTTAAATGGTACTTAAAGCCGTTATCAGGTGGTGGCCTACCACAAGAAGTATGGGGCAGCCGTCGTATCGAACCTGTCGCGGGTCTTGATACATCGGGTCGCGTGACGTACGAGCTTGACATCGAATGGTTCGAAATGACGAACGCATCGGAAGTTGACTTAAATGCGACTTTCCCTGAATCAGGTCGTTACTCACAACGTACGCCACCTTCTGACGCGGATTATGGCCACCTCTTAAAGAAACCTGTATACGAGCCAAGAAAGTGTACGCTTTACTTTAAAGAGTACGGTAGCCAGACCCTAGCAGACCTAGATGGTCAGCGCTACATTACTTATAAAGTAGTGGGCGACCTACCACCGTCAATCGACGCCGATGCTATAGTAGGTACTGAACGTGACGAAAACGGTCTAGCACAGCAGGTGGCCTTCACTGTGAAGGGTAGCTACTCAGAGCTAAAAGGTTGGCGCATTGATGTTAAGAATGCGGGCACAGCCTTTAGCTTCGATTGGCGCGTTAAATTCGCTAACGACTCTGCGCGTGATGCTGTATGGACGCTAACAGAGCACGCCATCACGGATCTAACGACGATTGATGATACAGCTAACATCGGTGTTGAAGTTTATGACAACAGCCGTTATGAGTTGATCCCTATGGCGCAAAACTCATTTGATACCGATGGTGAAGCACGTGATCCACGGGAAGGCGCGCTAAACGTTCCGATGTCTTACGCATTAACTGTGTCTGACCACGGTATTGTTCTAGCAGTATGGGATCAGGCTGTTGACCAATACGAAACGAATGAAGGTCACCGCTTTAGCTGGCTGAATATCCAACGTCTAGTTGATAAGGACACAGGTGCACCACTCGTTGACCAGAATAAGTCATTCTGCCCACTTTTCTGTATGTATGGTGTTTATCACGAGAAATTCCAGAAGTCGATGTACTTCGTGGTACGTGAATCGGACATCCACCGTCCAAGTGAAGAGCTGAACGCAGGTGAAGACGCGCCAGATTCAAATGCGGTGCTGAATACGTTTGAGCAAGTTGCTGTATCAGAAGATTACGAGTACGTAATCACGGTACCGTCAGGCTTAACAACGCAGCGCTACCTGTACCTAGAAGAAGCCGACTTAATTGGCTACACCTCAGCGGACGTTATCAGTAATGGTGCACTTTCTGAGTTTGCTATGTACGACGAAGGCGTGTGTTCAGTGACAGGCCATGCCGACCAAGCTTCGTGTGAAGCAAACGGCGGTGAGTGGGAAAGCACGACGCGTCTTTATAAAGGTCTACCTTCGACGGGTAAGTACAACACAGGCATGCGTATGCTAATGCGTTGGTACGGTGGTCGTCTAGGTACCATTAAAGATAACCAAATTTAAGTTGAGGTGAGACAATGTCAATTTCTGTAGACAGTACAGTAAAATACGGCTACAGCGACCTACGCGTGATGTTATTCGACATCGCGCGCTGGTTGGAAACTGTGGGCTGGGAAATTAAACATGAGTTCCCGAACTCGCTTGAGAAGTTCACTGATAACAGTGATTACTCTTTCCTAGCCATGCCGCTTGGTGATAGCACAAATCTATTTGAAGATGAGCCGATTGCACTCAAGATGAGCAGCAATAATCAGTTCCAGTCTGGTCATGCTGATTCAAGCTTTAACTACCAAACTATTTCGACACAGGTAACGACCTTACTACAGTGCGATTTAGGTAACGGTGGTGTAATTCAGGATGCACGTGGTATTCCATCGGGTAACCTAGGCCATGCCGACGAGTACTCATATATTGATACCGTTGAAACTAAGCGTTCTGAAAACGGCCAAGGTGCGTTTTTCGATACGTCAGTGGTTAAAGGCCGCCTTCGTGCACACCCTGTTTCATGGCGTGGCTCGGTGACAGACTACGGTATCTTCTTATGTATGTGGTTAGAAGGTGACGAGCAGCGTGATCCACCGACACAAAGCTGGTTCGTTATTCAGCGCCCTGTTGACCAGTCATCAGGTGAGCCTCTTCGCGATGCTGACCCTGTTGGTAGTCGTAACCCGATCTTTGCGTTGTATGGTATCTCTAACGAGGCTAACCAGCGTACGCCTGCCCACCAGCAATTCTTCGAAGAGTATGCTGAGCAGCATAATGTGCCTATTAGTGGCGCAACTAAGAACGGTGCGATCTGTGTTAAGCGCTTTGTTGTACGCGAGAAGGATGTAAATGCACCTTCACGTCAAGCTGACGCATGGCGTAATAGCCGCGACTCGAACGCCGTGGTTAACTTACGTCAACAACAAGCACGTATCGAAATGCGTGACATCGGTGTTGCAAGTGTGGAAAAAGCGGGTTCTCGTTACGCCATCTTATTCCCATCACGCTTGAACACGGCACGTTTCCGCTTCAAATCAGAAATGGATATGGTTGCGTTCACCTCAGCAGACGTGATCAGCTCAGGCTTACCAGTTAACGTACACGTGTATGGTGAGACTGACCCAGATTCTGGCGAGAAGCTGTACCGTCGTTATGTGGCCATCCAACCGACAGGTCCATACAACACGCAGTTGATTATGCTTCATCTTGTTGACGCTGGTATTCCAGAGTCAGAAGTTAAAAAGAAGAAGTAGACGCAGCTCGTTAAAAAGCCCGCCCCGCGCGGGCTTTTTTGTGCAGCATTACCTGCCCATCGTCTAGCCTGCCCCACGCTACCTGCGAAGCCCTCAGACCTTCAAATCATTGTACAATACTGGCTACAACTGGCGATGCACTGTACAATAGTGAATATATGTGAGACAAGATTTGAGCTGACAGCCTGCAAGCTAACTAAGCAGGTTCTATTGAGACGGTGACGAGTTTGAGTGTAAGAGAAAGCATTGACGCGCTTCAATTAAGAGCGTTTGTAGACGATTTAGACCGTAAGTGGTCATGGTGGTCTAATAAAAAAGACCAGCTTGTTGCGCCTGTTATACCCGATAACAGAGGACTCGTGTATCTGCATAACCATGCTGAGAACTACGTGGTTGCCGTAACACCGCTTGGCCATGACATTGTTTATGTGGTCGAGGTCGACGCCCCTAAGCGTGCCATAAGCGGTACAATTGAAGGCAAAGAGGTTGTCTTAGTCCTGACCGACCGAGGAACCATTGAGGTCTTCTCTCCAACCCTTGAGCATCAACAAACGATCACCCTCTCCGACCCTGCAACCGATGTCGTGTGGGCAGAAGACCTGTTGTGGGTGGTAGGAAATACTCGCAATCATATTGATGTATTCTATGTACAGCAAGATCCTGATGGCTGCCTTGTCTTTGCGCCATTTCGTTACGTAGAGGGTGTTGCCGATATAAACCACGTAATGTGGCTTGGTTATTCTCGTAGCATTGTTGCGGTATCAACGACGGCTGTTTACTTTATTTCATTTGACGAGTTTACCGTTGAAGAGGTGCCCCTTCCTTTCGAGGTGGGTCATGCTTACGCTCACAATTCTTTAGTTGTTTTCTCGGCACGGGTTACGGGTGAAGTTTACTGCTTAGACCTTGCCAGCTCGCTACTTGTTGATTTATACAGCGTAGAATCAGAGACCCTAAACGAAGACCCAATCGTCGTGCAGCGCAAAGGTTACTACAGCACATGGCATGGTAATTATGTCGTGACGATGGTCGCCATCAGCGAGCCTGATGGTGCAGAGGTCTCAACGGTCATCCAGTCTATTGAGAAGACTAACGGTGCAGTTAATAGTGAGCAACCAGAGACCGTTATATTATTTGAAGAAAAGGCGGATTATTTTAATCTACCGAGTGTTAGTGATTGCCTTGTGGGCGAGCACTACGAGAGCCAATCTTTTTCACTAGGGCATGACGGTGACCCATTATTGGTTGTTAGTGACGGCAGCACATTGGTTGTTACCGATAGCGAAGGTACGGAGTCAAGCACGCAGGTTGCATGGGTAACTGATGAAGAATTGCGACTTGAGCGTCAGTACAACGTGATGGATGGCCTTCATTTCAGGAGCCGAGTCGAAGTCTACGAGCCTGTTGATGAAGTAGCGTTACATGATGACATTCACGGTGAAATGAAAGGCACAGACTTCCAGTATGATAGCGATGGCCAAAAGCGCCTATTTCTATCAGACCCTGTGGAAGCGAGTGGCTTCTGGGTGGGTAGCTTTGAATCTGATGTCATTAAGGTAGAGTCTCTTCGTGTTATTCAGAGCGTTGAACCGTCGTTGTATTCAGTCATACCGACGGGCACCTCGGTACTTACGGAGTTCCGCCTACAGTATCGTGACCAATCGTCTTTAACAACTAAGTACACCGAATACTCTAACGAGCCACAGCAGTTACCAGCAGATGGAACACTTACGGGTTATCAAATACGATGCTACCTGTCGACGTCTGATTTGAACAAGACGCCTGAGATCCCAAGCTTCGCTGTTGACCAAGTTCGCCACGTCAGGCTAACGACTGGTTTTTGGGACAACTACAAGGCTAAGCCTCAACGTGTGGGTATCTCCGCCCCGTCTACGCGTGCGAGTACGAACACAAATGCAATGGTTGGCCTTTACCAGACATCCCATGAAACAAATGATAACTCAGCACGTGTAATGCAAAGTAGTTCAGCACACCATGCGAACAAACATAACTACGCCTTGGGTAGTACCGTAACAGTGCGCACGATGGATGCGTCCTACAAGCTATTAAGGTCGAACGTTGACTTGTCCGTGGGTAACTTTAAGTTTGAGATCCAGCAGACAAGCATTCGGAACTGGGCAAACACGGCTCACGCCTACCTAGCGCGTCAATTTACTTCACGTTCGGGTTACAGCACAAAAACAGGTATACATGGTACGCAAGCAGCAACGGCTGATCCGTTCATGCGCATGATGATGCTCTACAGTCGCTCGGCTCAGCGCCAGTTACTTAACTCTGAGGGAATGCAACGAGGCACCAGCTTTTCACAAGATATTGACTACAGTCGCGCACTGTCTAACGGTGAAACCAATCGAACAATTGCATCACGTACTTATCATAACGTGATGACGTATTCGGATGTTCAGTACTTTATTGGACTGAATACGCTGGCGGGTAGACTTGCCTACAAGACATGGACTTTTACGTTTGTATCGAGGTCTATCCACGAGGGTGCTAATGCGTCATACGGCGCGGCCTACCCGTCACGAAAGAGCATGACTCAAGCAGCTTTATTCACAGGCGATAAGCGTGCAATCTCTATTGCTGACGAAGATATGAGGGGTATTCGCTATCAGGTACCCTTTCAAGCCTTTGATGGCCTTTTTGTGGCTGGCCAATACCAGCGAAAAGAGGTATTAGGTTACGACCAGCAGTACTACACGCATGCTCGCCGTCATATCGCGATGGGGTATGACACAGTGCTTGCATCACTCCACCGTAGTTCAGACTTTCAAGGTGATACAAAGGGCACCTCGTCAGCCTCTTCGCATGGGGAAACCGTGCTAGAGGCTCTACGCTCGGCATTCACTAAGACGAACAGACTGGGACTTTCACAAGTTATTAAATCATGGCGTGTTAAAGCACCGCTAGCTGGTTTTGATAGTACGTATGCCACACGTAGTGTCTGGTCTGGGAAAGATAAAATAGACCGCTGGTTAGCTTCGTACGTAGAAAGCAACCGCGCATTTGCCTCGACAAAGCTGACCATGGCAGAGCTAAGCCACCTAACCTCAAAGGTAGGCGCGCCGATGAGTGCCCTACAAGTGACGGCTAACCGCATGAGAGACGCTAAGCACGTTAACATGACGGTGACAGGTCGTGGCATGCAATACGCGGAGCCTATGCTGGCGTACCCTGTGCAGCTCTATACTTTCACGGCACCCGACGCACTTGGCTATGCGCCAACAAGTGCCTTGTCGCTTCATGCGTCAAACCACTTGGTTCAGCTCTTCAAGGTAAGTGCTACTAAATCGCATATAGCCGACACACTACGCTATATAGTGACGAATCAAAACGCATTACAAGAGCTAAAGTATGCTATACGTTATGCGCTTGACCGCATCATGATGGAAGCCCCGCTATCCTTCAATTTCAACTTAGTAGGCAGCACAACAGCGTCGATGGCCGATGCGATACTGGCTAACAGAGGGTTTCCGACCTCTGCGGCGGCCGACCCTATGAATGGCCGTAATGCACCACGAACATCAGCACCGACTGATCCGCTAGTGCCTAAGCCTGTGGGCACCTCAAATGATGTGGTGGGGATTAATACCCGTCTGGATAATGGCGGCAATATGCCAGCTGCACAAAAGCTGGTCTTTTCTCAAGCAAAAGGAACAAGTGACGTAGCTGAGCTTTTTTACGAAGTACTGAGCAATTGGTCAATTGACTCGGGGGTCGATAAAGTACGCTTCACACGGGCATTGTTGTCGTCTGATAGTGCCGAGGACGTGAGCTACTTAATGTCACGCTTGAGCACCGCTGGGACAGACATAATCAATCTCGTTAGAGACGATCAGGATGTCCCTGCGGCGGAACTAGTCAAGTTTTTAACGGCAGCGTACCTTACAAGCAGTCTACCTGAAACGGTAAGCTATGATGCACGCGAGAGTAACGCATTCTCAAGCACAATTGAGCTGTTATACAATGCGTTAGCTCGGTCGTCAGTCGCTGACGACGATGTCACCTTTACACTGAACAGTCAAAGCGGTTTTATCTCGACAGTCGCCCTGCGACTTTTCCGTGATGCAGCCTACAAGTGGCAGCGCGCAGCGTTTGATGTGGGCACGGGCAATCGTGTAGCACAAGCACAGGTTGTACCCTTTGAAATGCAATCAGGATCGGCGTGGAATTATAGCGATGGGTTAAAAATACCCAGCCGTGTACACCGCTCAACCTTAGCGCAAGCAAAAGGGCTAGGTTACGTTAACCACACGATTAAGAAGTTCGCCACAACGATAGACCTAAATAAGATGGGCTATCTGTTCTCAAGTGAAGCACGCCTGATCCCATTCGGGAAGCACAAAGCGTCAACCAAAGAGAATACGCTGCAACTGCATAAAGTCAGTGGTATGAGCACAAGGACTGACCGCTTAACGTTCACTGTTGAAAAGAGCCGTAGTGGCTTTATGGACGCAGTACCTTTTGCTATGGGTGAAACGAAGGTGTCACTTAATGTGGTTCCTCTGCGCCTTACCGAAGCCCGTAGTGAGGCTGAGAGCGTTCTAGAATACTACATGGCGCAGACTTCCATTAACCGCTTTAGCACGGTACCACTGCGCGTGCAGGGCTTCCTAGGCACGAGTAAGTCGTCAACGCTTGTGGCGCGTGGCGCTAAGACAGGTGCTGAACTTGTTAAGGGTCAGGCGTTCACGCTACAGCCATTCACCCGCGTAGAGAACAAGGTAGACCTGCGTATCATAGAGGTCGAGAACTATTCACTAACAGCAAGTAACTTTGATGTTCAAAGAGCTGGCGTGCCGATGTTCCCACAACCTGTGGGTATGGACGTGATTTCGGGGTCAACGTACTACCAAGACCTTGTGAAACTGATACGCTCGCAAGCAATTTCGCCAAAGAACACACAGACACTAGACACTGCCCTGCACGCATCCACAACTTTAATGGACAGTGCCCAACTAGCCATAGACTCAGGGATTACGCGTGTATTGAATGGTGTTGATTTTGAGACTAAATCAAATACCTCAACACAGATAAATGCGGTGCTGATTGGCCGCGATGCTGTTAGCAATATTGAGGCTGAGGCAGTCGCCTACAATACGAATGACTGGCTTAAAGCTGTAAAGTCTAATCTAGTCGATTGGGCGTTTAGCCAACTGAAAGCCATACCAAAAGGTGTCTTCACTAAGGTCGACAAGAATAGCCGCGTGCTCTCTGACTTAGTTAACTTCAAGCTAGATAAAGTCGGTATTACGATTGATGAGCTAATTAAGCTGGTTACGGCCGATTCAATATCAGCACACCGCGAAGAGCTGCCATTTACGAAAGCATCATGGACTAATGTGCAAGTTGGTACACAGCTGGTTACGTCTAAACTTAGTAGCACACAGCAGGACATCTATCACCGTCAAGGTCATGACCTTAACCGTAAACACGTTAAGGCGGTCACACTAACGTCAGAGCCATCGGTGCGCTATTGGGTAGACCGTATTGAAACTTCGGCCGTTCAGCGTACGTCGCGCCTAAGTAGCGATGCCTCAGTCGTGGCAGGCACTGACTATGCGTCAAATTTAGTCGAGACAACTGTCGAGTACCAGACGCTACGACAAGCGATTGAGCACGGCGTCGCGTCTACCGTCGTAATGTCACAAGACACGACGGCCGATGGCTTGTTGTACACACGCGTTGCAGGTGGCCAGACGCATTATGAGGATGGTTTGCCGTTAAGCACAGTCAAAACAACTGAGCTACAGGGCAGTGCAAAACTAACGCGTGGTGGTCACATTCGTACAGAGCTAAACAATGTGTCGCTGGCGAGCCTAACGAGCTATGCAGCACACTTAGGCGAGCGCTTGCTGCTTGTTCGCGACCGTCAGCTCACGAAAGAAATTGGCGTTAACTACCAAAACCAAGATGCTCTTACTATACTTGAACAGGCTGTATTACTAAATAGACTTGCACAACGTGCGCTGCAAAATAAGGTGACGCTGAGTAAAGAGTCTTCAATGGAGATAGCAGGACTTCAAACAACTCACATGAGGCTGATGGACAACTTTGTAGAGCAGTTACCAGAAGTGGCTAACTTTAATATTGCAGGTAGTCAAATCAAGGCGATGAATGATGTGCTAATGCAATCGGAAACCTCATACAATGCCATCATGAACGACGTTGCTATGCTTGTGATGGAACCGCACAGCCTTGCAATGAAGCATGTCGAGTCGGTTGTTATGCGCTGGGCTAAGTATTTAGCTGATGTTACGGGCACTAAGCTGCAAATCAACACGATGGAGACTGCCGTCGAATTGATTAAGATCACGATGGACAACGTGCCAAAAATTGACACGACAAGTGAAGTGTTTGGAACGACGATACGCTTAGCCGACGCACACTCAAAAGTAATGCAGCCCCTGATCAACTTGCACGAAACGATGGCCGTGAAGGAAGGCTATGCCGAGAATCCTGTCCTGACTGATGTAGCACTTGAAGTACTGCGTGGGTTTAATCCAAAGTTTGCAGCGGTTGACCTTGCAAAAGCAACGGACTTCCACTTAGCGATGGCAGGTGCTCAGATGGAGAAAGCAACGACGGAGCATTACAAGCACATGAAGATCCCGAGTGTGACTGATGCACTTGGGCGACACATGCGCGTTAAGACCGTGAAGGGTTATAAGCCACGTGACGGTAAATTCATGAGCACGACATACATGTCGAAGTTCCAGCCGTTTGCACTGACGATGACTAAGAGTGATTTCCATGTATCGGGGTCACTACAGCTCATCAATGGCCGAAAGGCACTGACGCGCTATGTAACTCAGCGAATAGAGCTGACCCCGTGGTCGCAAGCAGACTCTATGCGTCTGAAAAGTATTGAAATGAAAGTTGCTAAGGCGAGTCTTAACCTACAAGAAGTTAAGTTCGATTCACTGACGGGCTTTAGAAGTACGCTGTCTCAAAAGGCTGAGTACTGGTTCCCTAAATTCCGCCATACGTTCCCTTATGGGCTGCCGAACTGGTTGCAAGACTACGGTCATATCTCGCAGAGCTTAGGGCGCAGTCATATACAGTCGCCGTACCGTGCAAGTACAGACCAGATAATGGGAACCCAAGAGCTTGAGCTTATCAAGAAGAAAACGGACTCATTGAGTTTGTCACAAGATATTCTGACTAAGCAGGTTAATCCGACCACCAGCACAGCTGTGCGTATGACGGGTGAGCAATGGGTCAAACCTCAGCAGCATGCGGCACCAATGATGCAGGGCGCACGCTACCATCAAGTTATGATGCCGACAGCGCCATCAATCAGCATTGTAGGTAGTGCGTGGGTTAAGATGCTCGACCAAATAAAAGGCGTGGGTTCATCCGTACTGTACAAACAAAGTGCGATGGGTCAACGTATACCTGTTACGGTTGAGACTGACCGCTGGGTCATCCCTACCCGAACATTTGTGGAGAACTACCGTTTACCAAAATGGACACAGCGCTACGACCAACATACGTTAAGTCGTATTATCCACTCGGTGCAGCTTGAGGTCTCAGCTGTCGACGTGAACCGTCGGTATGACCAAGATGTACGGACGCGTCCAGACGTGAAAATTACCGATGTAATACGCTTGCGTAATGCACAAGCGCATGACTACGTGAATAAAGATTTTATCCGCATAGAGTCAGAGTATGTTAATGCTGATGTGACCTACACGAAGTGGTCACCGTTCGACGTATTCTCTAACGCGATCCATTTTGAACAGCTGGACAACTACAGCGAAGTATTTAGTGGTACGGGCTACCACCAGCTAAGTGAAAGCCGTTACGCAACACACACTAAGTTCTATCAAACACTGACGTCAGAAATGGCGACAAAGACGGACATTAAAAAGCGCTTTACACCGCATGTACGTCCAACGTCAACGGCCTATAGCTTATCACTCCCAGTGGGTGTGCCACTGGGTCATGCAGCCAACAAGGCGTATGTACCAATACGCGATATAGTGTCGACCGACTTTTGGATAGCGATGCGACGTGATGGCCGTGGCTACAGTCTGTTGAACGACCGACCAATCGGGTTGCGGGACAAGGTATCATCGTCGGATATACGCATTACAGATATGAAGCGTATTAATCCACAGAATGTGTCGAGTATCGCGAAGAAGATTGAGATTGTGCTACGCAAGACGATCACAAAGCTGGCTGATAGTCTTGATTTTGAGAGACTTGCTGCGCCGAGCGAAAGTCAGCTATACCAGAAGTGGGTCGCAAACTTGACCGAAGTGGCTATCGACCACTGGGACTTCAAACAACAAAAGGTCGCCTTGTCTGAGAAAGAGCACGACGAGGTCGTTAAGGTCATGCGCGAGAACTGGTTTGGTAATCAGTGGTATGCACAAAAGCCTGAGAGTATGACGGAGTTCTACCATGCTATGCGTCAAGCGCTGGCAGAGACAACAGACTCATACCAGAGCTACAAGCAATCACTGGAAAGCGACAGCGCTATTTACAACAAGCTAGTACAGTCTGACTTGGTTGCGCCTGAAATCTACAATGCACTACTGCAAGCTGGGTTAAGCGTTACACAAGCTGATATGTTCTTTGCACAAGCAAAAGAGGTGTCAAAGGCACACTACATGCGCCTGAAACAGTATCAGCTAGGGCAAGGCGAGCTATTCGCCGATGTAGCACAAGCAGGGCTAGGCGACACGGAGAGCTACAATAAGTTCGATCAGTCTAACCTAGGTGACACTGCGTTGTACGACGAGTATGACCAAGAGTCTGTGAGTGCAAAACGCTTAGACCGTCTGTACGAGCAGTACGAGCAAGGTCTTGCTTCGCTCTACAGTTCATTGAAGGCAATGGGCTTGAGTGACGCGCGTATTGATGAAGCGTACGCACAGGCAACAGGTGCCGAAGCAGGTGGCGTGCTGCACTCTAAGTACGCGAGTTACCAAGATATGGTGAATGCCGTTGGCCAAGCTTACGAGCAGTACCTGCTCAGTGACCCTGTTGCGAACATGCACTACCGTATGATGAAGCCGATGGACACGGCTGACTACGCGAAGCTAGTCGGTAATATTCTTCCAACGTTCGATATTATTGACCGCTATAAGCAAGCGGCCGTGGCTAAGTCTGATGACCTGTTTGTAGAGTATGCTGTTGATATGGCCACTGTGCTTGATAGCATCGACTACTCACTTATGAAGCCATTGCCGTTCCATGACAGGGTTGATGTTAACTTGCCTATTAAGTTCCGAAGTGAGGACTTCCGACGCTATAAGGCAGGTATCGTTCAGATTGACCTGATGCAGTGGTTACGTGACTTGCGTACTAAGTACCGTGAAGAGTTGATCGAGAAAGTGCAAAACGGAACAGCACGAGGAACTTACTCACCACGTGCAGCTATGATCGAGGCAATACGAAACGGTGTGGTTGAGCCTATCCTGTACAGAGACCCTGATGACGGTAGCTGGCTATATCGCCGTTATACGCTGGGAGATACCGAATACGGGTACGTTATATGGGGTAACCTAGCCTAATTCTATGGAAAGTAATGTAGCCTTATTGTAATTATGGAAAGTATGGAATATAATAAAGTTATTGATGTAGCTTTAGAGTATTCCTATGACCACGTTAAGAGTCGTTACGTTAGAAGATTTAGAAAAGATAGAAGCTGGACTAGCTAAGTTTTACGAAACAGGTAAGAAAGGCTTCGCATTCCAAAAGTTTGTTAGCTACGTTACAGAAGTATGGCCAGATGCCGACGATGCTACGACATTCAAAGAACTATGCTTAATGGAAAGTGACGTACGTCCCGACGTATATCTCACAGACCTATGCCGTCAGTACCTACGCTACGACGAGGCGGTCTACCAGTTCCTACATTCACTAACGAGTAGCTTTGTTCAGCACTATGTGCGTAAAAACTTTTTGGGCATGTCATACGACAAAAAGCGTCCTTTAAATCACGAAGAAGCTCACAAGTACATTATGGGAGCCGAAGCTGAAACAGATGCCGAAGAATTAGCGTTAGAGTCAATTTTTGTGGGCTACACGCAACTAGGCACTGCCCTACGGGATAGCTTTGTTGAGAATGCTGACTTTCAAGACTGGACATTCAACGACTTTCAAGCAGCAAGTGAGCAGCCTATTGAAGTCACGGCAGACCATTTCGACGAGCTGCACGCAATCCTTACTAAGTACGTCGATCCCGAAAACAAAGACGGCTTCCGTCAAAAATTTATACTCGCCGTTATTAAAGAATGGTCAGGCGCTGAGTACGTAGAGAGCGACTTTCGTGACACAGGTTACGACAAATCGACTTACGCCAAGCGTACAGGTGAGCCGCTAAAAGACAACATAACGACGTACCTTGAGTTCTTCGAATCTAACACAGGCTTAGACGTTCCAACCTTTGAATCAGGCAGCGGTATGCGTACTGAAACGCGCGAAGAGTTCGTAGCGGGAGTCTTCGGCGACGCCACGCAACGCGTCATGGAAACCTACGTAAAAGATAACCATTTAATAACGCCAGAAGGCTGTGACGAAGAGTGCCCCATCCAAGCAATGGGCATGGAAGAATACGACCGTAAAACACACACTGACCTTGCCGATAGTGCCGACCTCGTTAATTGTGAGTTCAACTGTTATGGCTACGGCCAGATGGCCTATGCGGCCTGTGAGGGTGACGGTAACGAAGGCTACTTTGATACTTGGACACTAGACGACTTTAAAAAGGCAGCAGTAGTATGACACAAGAAGCTTACCTACATTGGATTACCGATATGCCGTTGCATAAATCGGTTGAGATCACAGAAGACGCTGGCGAACTGTTGGCCGTGTTCAGCGATGAGGTATCACGTACGATTGATAGGTTCCCAGTTTTATTCAATGGAGAAGGTGAAATCGTTCAAGAGGCGGTGATGTACTTCTTCGACCGTAAGCTGCGTAAGAACCTAAAGAGTTTATCTAGTACAGCTACAGCTTTACTCTTCTACTGCCGATTCTTAGAGATTAACAACTTTGATTGGTTTACGTTTGGTACGACGCCGTCTACGCGCCCTACTTACGTTTTCAGAGATACGCTGCAAGCTGCCGTTGATGGCGGTACGTTAGCTGCGTCTACAGCTAAAAGCTACATGAATGTTGTCGTGAGTTTTTACAAATGGGCGCTGTATGAGGGCGTATTCGAATATGACCAACGCCGCGCCCCATTCCGCTGTGAATCACTCACCCACAACCTTAAAAGCGATACGATGGCCACTAAGAAAATTGTGGTTGATAGTACTGACCTACGTATTGTCGGTGGTAAGAAACAAGGGGGTCGTGTGCTACGTCCTTTAACCTTGTCAGACCTACGCTTATTGGGGGATTACCTAGTACGTGCAAACGAAGAAACTCAATTGATGGTTCAGCTGTCGTTGTTTACAGGCATGCGTATTACCGAAGTTGCTACGTACACAGAGAAATTAGTCGACGCTAAGCTATCAGGTGGTAACGAAGTCTGGATTGGTTTAAGTACAGGTGGTAACGAAACTAAGGGCAACAAAGACCGCCCAATCGAAATGCCTGACTGGTTAAACAACAAACTTTTAGATTACCGCTCATCAGAGAAACACAAGAAGCGCCGTGCGCTATTTGAAGCAAGCGACGCGTTTGACGGCGGTAACATACCATTATTCATTACTCAGAAAGGTCTAGGCTTCGGTCAGTCAGCTGCGTACAAAGGCTTTCGTCGCGTGGTTGACCTGATACGCGCCGAAACCTCAAACCCATTCGAGTATTCATTCCACGATTTACGCTCGACGTATGCAACACACCGCCTATCTGAGCTATTGGAAACAATGAACAGTGGCAGTGCGCTTAGTGTTCTACAGCGCTGGATGGGTCACGAGGACGTTAAAACCTTAATGGACTACCTAGACTTCGTAAATGGTAACGACGCAGCACGATACATCGCTGAGGCTCGTGACCGTGAACTTGAAATAGCTTTACTAGGGGAAGGTCATGCGAAGAATTAGTCGATCACGTGCATCAAGTTTAAAAGCCCCGAGTAAGCCTACAGCGCTGGCTTTACCAATGCACGCACAATCGCGTAAGGTAACGCTTCCAAGCGGGGAAAATTACGAAGTGGCTGTATCACATCTTTACCATCTAAATTGCGACGTGCATGCTGAGCTTGTGCCAGCACGCCAGCACATCGTTAACGCATTATGGGAATGGGTTACGACAGCGACAAATAGCGCAAGCACTATTAAGTCAACGTATAAGCGCTGGTGCAAACTCACAGCCCTAAGTGACGAATTAGAAGTAAGCCTAGATTCACCAGAAGGTGGTAACGCGGTCATTGAGTACTGGACTCAAAAAGTACGTGACCCTCGGGTACGCTACAAGCAATCAACCGCATGGGGGGACTGGTCAGCTTACAAGAAGCTACTGGTGGTCGCGGGTATTGACCCTAAGCCGATCATAGGAGCCACGCCGCCTTTTGTTAAACGTGGTGGTCGTGAGGTACGCCGCGCTTACTCTCAGACCGAGCAACGCTGCCTAAAGAAAGCGGTTTGTGACTTGCACGACCAGCTGTCTAAGCAATTGAAAGCCAACCCTAACGGTAGCACGTTTAGTTTGAGGGCTAATGACCGCAATTTTTCTTATAACGTACCAGAGGCTAAAGGGACAGCTTGGTGGCTATTAAGTACCCTAGGCATGTTCCGCTTATCGCTATACACAGGTCTAAATACGGCTGTATTGCAGAGCCTAACAATTGACTGTATCACGCGCAAAAAATCTAAGTCGAGCACAGTCTATGAGATCAATGCGCATAAAGCACGTGCGAACCATGATGTTTCGCGCTTAATGTCTACACCTCGTGAGATAGCACTGGTAGAGCTACTGTTAGAGAATACAAAGCATAATCCCGCAGCTGATGGGAAGTTATTTAGTTTCTTACAAGTCAACGGCAAGATTGTTCAGCCTGTGATGAACTTCATCACCGCTGTGTCTGATATGTTATTCAGACATTTTAAGGTACAGGCTGACGATGGTTCCAAGCTAATGCTTAGTGCCGAGCGCTTCCGTAAAAACCGTTTCCAAACAGCTACCAGAGCAGCAGGTATCGTAGCCGCTGCAAAAGACGCTGGGCACTCAACAGGCGTCGCAGTTGAGCACTACCTCGGCAGTGGTAACGAAGCGGAGAACTACGAGCAGTCACACGCAGCCATCACAGTATTAAGTAAACTCGGTAAGGGTTTGACGGTCGACGAGGCCAAGCAAGAACTTGCTGACGAGCTTGGTATTGAGCTACTACCGCTGGATGCCATAAACCAGAAGTACAAAAAGAATGAGGCTGTACCATCGGGCGGTCGTTGTTCTAACCCGTATGAGGGTGCAAACCCAACTAAATCACAACGCAAACATGCGCCTATCCTTGAGAAGCTTGGTCTAGCCAGTGCTGAGGAAATGCCGTGTACGATGTTTGATAGCTGCCTAACGTGCAGCAACTATGCGCTAGTTGACACTATCGACGATGCCTACCAATTGTTGTCTTACAAAGAAGTCGTTCTTGCGTCTTCAAGTAAGTACAAGGATGCCGACCACTTCGAGAAATCAAAGGGTAAGTTGTTGGCAAGAATTGAGAGCCTGCTTGCTTTGTTCGTTAAAGATAACGTAAAAGCCGCAGAATCTAAGCTGTTCAGCGAAGGAATCCACAAATTTTGGCGTTCCTACGCGAAATCTACACTAAGTTTGGAGGTATAGGATGGGTGCAGCCACACAGCTTCACGTCACAGATGACGCAAATGTAGTCTTTGAGGGCAAGGTTGATTTTATCAACCTTGGTGAGCTAAAAAGCCCACTGAGTGACGACAAGCAAAAGAGCATCACCGTAGCCGCTTTCCCCAATGGCGAAGTAGTTACGTTTGCAGATGATATATGGGACTTGAATCAGCAGAAATCGCTGAAAAATGGAAATAAGCTGATCTTTCGCTTTGAGAAGATTAAGAACCCAGCACTTAGAGCCGAAGTTAAGTCAATCATCTACACGTTTCTTCGAGCACCAGCGGGATCGACGCGCCTGCTTAAAGCGGGTTCTATCTCAGGGCTGCTTTCTAACGCTAAAAGCATGGCATCCTTCTTAGACAAGGAACAGCACTCGTCGTTTGCAGCCCTTTGCAATACGCAGGTGTTTGATAACCTAGCAGTACACTTGGCCAGTAAGAACTTATCAGCCCAATCAATAAGTGGCTATAACGCACTGTTATCGCACCTAGAGAACCTAGAGAGCTTATTACCGTTTCGCGTTCCAACACTAGGTGTAAACCCGTTGAGCGCCAAGGCAATTGGCGCAGACGATAAGCAGCTAATTAGGCAGTACCCTGCCTTGCCTACGAACGTTTACGCAAGTCTTTTGAATCACTTAGACGATTCAATCGAACGCTACTGGGCAGAAGCCTCAGTGCTAGCACGTGTTCAAGCGGAACTGTACCAGAATTATGATGCGGGCGTAACTGCTTGTATTGAAAAAGGGGTCGAGGTTAAGGCGCGTGCAATTAACAGTCGTACACCCCGTGAATCACGCGCTATCATTGAGGACGGTCTAAAAGGCACAAAGCTTTACGAAGAGCTAAAAGCTATTGCAGCACCGATAAATGCACCTAATGCGTTATTCCGTGCTTACACAGTACTTTACAACAGAGCGCAAGTAACTTGTTTTGTGGCCTGTGTGGCGTATACGGGTATGCGCAGTAGTGACGCCTATGAGATTAAACCAGACAGCTACTACATCGCAAATTACAACAACACAAACGTCCCTTTGATTAAGTCGGTAACACATAAGATGTCTAACTCACATCAGGGTACGCCTGATGTTTGGGTGACAGCGCCTATCACTAAAAAGGCCATAGAAACTGCGGCTATCTTAGCAAAGCCCATTCAAGGCCGTTGCCAAAAATTCATTGATGAAGGTCACCCTAAAGCTGCGGAGATTGAAACGCTACGCGACCATTTATGGGTAGCGAATCAACGGGCAGGTGTGCCGCCTACAGAGTTGCCTGCGCACAATAGCCAGTATACACAAGCAGTGAGCGACGCGTGCGGCTACCGCGTTACAGCTGATGACGTAGAAGAGTACAAGCGTTTGAATCCAACTTTGGCATCAGACCCAATTCTCGTTGGTAGTGTATGGCAATTATCGCTACATCAACTGCGCCGTAGCTTAGCTGTATTTGCAGTTCGCCATGACTTAGCGTCGGTGTCTGCCATAAAGCAACAGTTCAAACATCTTTGTGCAGACATGTCGCGTCACTATGCAAACCACGCAGCCTTCGCGGGTTTCTTTGACGCGAATAAGGATAGTAAGTCGCAGTTAGAGCTTATTAGTCAAATCCTAGATGAACGCTTGAACATGCAGGCTAAAATTGCAGACAACTTGTATAATACAGACAAGCCCTTGTACGGCAAAAAAGGCGAGTCCATCGTAGCTTCACGTGATAAAATGCCCAAAATGTACCAGTCAGTGGAAGGTCTGAAAAAGCTTATCAAGAAAGGCGAGATAAGCATTCATGCGGCAGGTGCAGGCTACTGCTCAAGCGGCTACAAGTGCAACATGGACAATGAGAGCAACCCTGCTCTTTGTATGGATTGCGACAGCCAGATTTATACTGACGAAAGCTTCGAACTGTTACTAGACCTTCATAAAGAGCTATGTGACGACCAAAAGAATGCCGAAGACTTTGCAGGCGGTAACTTGATCATGTACTCAGGCACGATGCAGATCAAAATGATTGAACACATGCTACAGAAAGCCAACGTAGCTTTTGAACCTTTCACGAACTAATTAGGTGGTAAAGATGAGTGAATCTACTGAAAGAGAACTATTTGACGCGATTACGCGCATACAGAGCGGTACGCCTATTCGCGTGGAAGCTAAACGGAAGCTATCGGCTAAGGCAGTGGAAGAGGAAGCAGGCGTTGGCCTAAGTACAGCTTACCACTACCCTAGCGTCATTCAGCGTATAAAAGACTTGAAGAACGCTGCGAAACAAAAAGCAGGGCAAGCCACACCTACCCAAAAGGAGAAGTATCGTAGTAATATTAAGGAACAGGAAGGCGCTAAGGAACGCTACCGCGAAGAGCGCGACGAGTACAAAGCCGAACTGGATAAGTCAGTGACACGCGAGGCTAACCTAGTCTATCAGCTATGGGTAAGCCGCCGTCAGGTGTCAGACCTAGAGTCACAGATGAGACATGCTAATGTAGTAGCCTTGAGGTAGAGAGTATGAGTAAGGGCATTTACGACGTGACAGACAGTCTAACAGGTATCAGCTTGGAGGTAGATAGTCATTCACACATAAAAGGCGTAGAGCCAAAGGAAGCCAATGGTGTGACCCCATCGAGAGCCGATTTGATTGTACAACGAGCCGTTAAGTTAGCTCAGCCCAAAAAGCAATAGTAAACGAGCCAGTCACAACGACTGGCTTTTTTATGGAAAATCCTGACGAAAACCACACATTTCTATGGAAACCTATGGAAAACGCCTAAAACGCCCGATAAAGCCCATTACAATAGGGTTTCCATATTTATTCCCATAGAAAACTGTCAACACTGATGGGGCGCGCTCTAGTCATTGTACAACGATTAGTGTTGCCTAGCTGGTTTATCCCAACTAAACTGGCGGGCAACACTAACGGTGATAATGACGAGACCCTAAAGGAAACAACAAATGCCCTATCTTCACAAAAACGAAGAAATAATGACGGTGGACGAAGCTATCGCGATGTTGCAGGAAATAAGCGCTGAGGGGAAAGGTGATTATCACCTGACTATGAATCACGGCAACTACGGTTTTTGCCTGAAAGACGATGTCCCACTGGTCGACGATGAAGATAAAACTGCCGACGTTGCTTTTGTGCCTTAACATCATTGTACAACGATGCTATTCTTTAGGCTGTTAACTAATCGAACTATTGAGGAAAACGTCATGTCACGCGCAGCTGGCCTATTAAACGAAGCAAAAATCACAGTACAAACAAACATTGGCAAGGATGAGCTAAAAGACATCCAACGCAAACACTTTAAGCATTACCGTGAGGTGTCGAACCTAATGCGTGATGTAAAAGCTGAGCTTGACCGTGTAGGTAATCACCTAAACAACCAGCAAGAACTGACGAAAGATGAGGTTGAGCGCCTAGAGAAGCATCACGCTTATCTTAAAGCCTTTGTAGACCGCTCAGAAGAGCCGCTAGAAGCTTTTGTCGACATGGTCGACGACTTGGGCAACCTTATTTAGGCTTGTGCCCTATCCTGCCAAAGGCGTCCATGTGACGCCTTTTTGCTACCCGAATACTTCTAGTGATATAATCCAATCGTTGAGACTTGAGCCGCGATACGTTAACACGAATCTAAGAGGCTTTATTATGTTAGAGACTGCAATTGCCCAAGGGCTGTTTAAAATCTGTCTGGCACTCGTTGGCATTGGCTTTGGCCGACTGGCACTGTTTTGGATGGACAACCTGATTGAGAAGCGAGAAACCACTTTTTCAAACTGGATTAAACAGGCGGGTGACAATGCAAAGGCTATTTATTATGCTGGTCGTTTTTTGGCAATTTCTGTCATTATCGGTTGCGCACTCGGCTAGCATTATCCCAAGCACTTACGACAAAGAGTTTAAAGAGTACGCCCTGCTACTGCCGTTCGGCACGGACTGGCGCTACTTGAAAGCTCAGGCATGGCAAGAGTCAAGATTTGACCCGTTTGCAGTGTCTCCCGTAGGTGCACGAGGTGTTATGCAGTTCATGCCTGCAACAGCGAAGGATATGCAAAGCAAGTACGACCATCTTGATGACTTCTGGTTACCAGCCGTGTCGATTAACGCGGGAGCGCTTTATATGCGCCAGCTTAACAACTACTGGTTGTCGGAAAGGCCACAAGAAGACCGCTACAAGCTTGCACTCGCGAGCTATAATGCAGGCGCAGGCAATATCACTAAAGCACAGAAAAAGTGTGGTATGGCCGTCTTATACGACGAGATCATAAAGTGTTTACCTGATGTAACAGGCCGTCATAGCAAAGAGACGATTGATTACGTAGAGAAGATAACTGTGCGTTGGTACAACGCACTGCTTTTCGAGTAGCACTCTAAACTGGACTCAACAAAAAAGGCGTCATACGACGCCTTTTCTTTAGCTGCGTTGGTCTTACGACTCAAGCGCGTCATGTGCTTTTAGTACATGGAAGATTTCAGCGCGGATGCGTTGCAAGTCACGAATAACGTTACGGTCACTAACACCGTCAGGGCTGCATGTCACAACAAACGACGCATAGTGCTGAACGTCGCTCACGCCATCAATTTTAAGCAACTCATCGGCAACATCATCACCGTTAGGAATATCCATGAAACTCTTAGACGGTGTCTCGATAGCCACCTCACGGATAGCAAAGTCGCGGTCTGACAGTGCTTCGTCCACGGTAAGACCTTCCTCAAACTTGAACAGCTGAGACGAATGGTCACGGTAAACGATTTCATAGTCTGCACCGTTACGGCCACCAACCATAGAAACAAGCTTAATTGGAGAGTTGTCAGCATTTGGAGCTTTGCGGTGGTAATCCCACTCACCCGCTTTAACGAGAATAACCTCGTCGCCGTTTTTGTTCGTGATTGTTTCAATTTTCTTAGGGGCTTTCATGCCTTCGTACTTTGCTAGTACGGCGCTTGCGCGAGAAGGGGTCGTCATTAGTTTTCCTCAAAAGTGTCTCAATTAATCGAAAATCATTGTACAACAGTTATCGCAGTAATGAAATACGCGCTAAAAGGCTATCCGCTAACTTCTTAATTAAAGAAGCTACTGGATAAGCTTTTAGCTTATGCTTTCCGTTACGCTTGTACGAGCCTTTCCCTTTCTTCGCTTTTACAACTTGAGTACGGAAAACCTTACTGGTTACAAGGGCTGCCAAGGCGCAGTCATTAATAGTCCCACGGCCAGCATCGACCGACATTTTCTTACTTTTCGACATGTGTATTACTCCAATTTTTCGTTACATAATGCACCATTATACTCCATTGGTCGTTGCTGTCACAGGTGCATCGTTGTACAATGAGTTTAGCCGACGGGCTGGGACTCCTACCGTCATAAACTTAAACAATTGGGACTGAGATATGACCACAAGAATCGCACAGGTTCTAGCTGTCACCGAACAGTTAGAAGCTCATGATTTCTGCGAATCAGCAGAACTAAATGAACGCCGTTTTGACCTTCTAAAGCAAAGCTCAAAGCTTATTATCAAAGACGTAGAATTGACTGAGATTGATGACATCAGCGTCGGTCAAACTATCTACACAAAAGACGGTAAGCATCGTATTCACGCGTACATGGGTTCAATCGAAATCATGGACATCGAACACGGTATGAAAGCAGGTAAAACCTGTAAGAAAATCTCACTATCAGCGGTTCCTCGCAGCTATGAGCCTACATCAGAATACCTTCACAAGCTGGCGACAAGTGGTGAATACCGTTCATTAGAAGACTTCGTAAACCACATTGAAACAAGCAGCGTCGAGACCGAGAGCGGCCGCGTTGATATTCATGTCTACGAGCAGAAGTCTAAAGAAGTCTTTAACCCATTTAACGCAGCAAAACTAAAGCGTCTTGTTAAGCTTCCTAAGCGTTGGAATGCAGATGCAATGATGAAGGCTATTGCTAACGGCCAGTTCTCTGTTCTAAAGCAAGATTACTACATGGGCTACGACGAGCCGACGAACGATCCGAACAAGACGGACATGCGCCTTGACCCGATGGAAGAAATCAAAGGGTTTGCAGAGAAGCGCCTGAAAGTCGACTACACCAAAGAGCTTGATGATGGCCGTGTTGTGATCAACTACGGCGCGCACTCAAACGATTCACGTAGCATGGTGTTTAACATGGCTGGTGGCCGTTAATCCATTTTTTCAAAATTATAAGAGGGGCTAACCCTCTTTTCCATTTTAAGGGTATTGCAATGACACGTATTAATAATGCTTTAGAAGCACTAGACACAGTAATGACAGACGATTTCTGCGAATCAGCAGAGCTTTACGAGCGTCGATTCAATCTACTGAAAGAGAACCTACCGCACAGCATGAAGTTCGAAAACTGGACTAAGCCAACGGATTTCATCAACCAAACATCGGGCTATGACTACTTCACAAAAGACGAGAAGTTCAGCATTAAAATTTACCGTGGTTCAGGTATGCAGATCAGCATCACTGAAATTAAAAACGCAATGCGCGTAGGCAAGACGTGCAAGACCGTGACGCTTGACTCATGGCAAGGTGGTGCAGCAGCTATCCATAATTTCTTGGTGGCCATCGAAGAAGAGCATGGCACCATTGAGAAGTTCATGGACGCAACAACAGAGCGTGCTGACGTTGACCAAGTAACTATTACAGTAGTTGAAGACAAGGCGAAAAGTACATTTAGCCCATTTGCAGCTGCTAAGTTAAAGCGCCTTACAAAGCTTCCTAATAAGTGGACGTTAGACGCGTTAGCTAAGGTCATCGCTAATGGCCAGTTCTCGGTTCTAAAGCAGAACTTCTACATGGGCTACGACGAGCCGACAGACCGTGAAGACCTTCGAAATGCGCGTCTTAGCCCGCTAGGCGAGCTTAAAGACATCGTGAATAAAGATGTTGAAGTTAGCCGCTATCACGAAGAAATCGAAGACTCGCATGAAGTTCGTGTACGTTACCGTGCACACTCAAACGACTCACGCACGTGTATCGTTAACCTACAAAATTAAGACCAAGTAACCGTATAGGGCTGCAAATAAGGCAGCCCTAATCTTTCCTTTTGAGCGTGAGAATACAATGACCGTAATTGCTACCCTACTAGAGAGCACAGAAGACTTCATCACGGGCTTGGACTTTGATGAAAGCGCAGAGCTTAACGAACGTCGCCTCGCTTTAATGAAGAGCAAAACAAACATCCACATTGAAGACTTCAAGCGTGTTGAAGACCTACTTAAATTCAAAAATTACAACTTTAATGTCTACAGTGCTGATGGTAAGTACATGGTGAAGTGGGATCCATGGGGTCTCGCAATCACAGACATTACAGATGCAATGCAGGCAGGTAAATCGGTTAAGTACGTTGAGCTTGACCAAAACGGCTACGAGAGCCTTGACTCTATTATCATCTATTTGGGTCGTATGGCCGAGGAACATGGAACTATTGAAGCGTTCATGAACTCGCTTACGGATGACGCGCGTATTGACGATTTTGACCTTGCTGTACGCATCCAAAAAGGTAAGAACATCTTCAACCCTGTCACTGCTTCAAAGCTAAAGCGCGTGGCGCGGCTCCCTAACCGTTGGAGCGTCGATATACTTGCTCGCGTGATTGCAAACGGCCAATTTAAGTCACTGGCGACAGGCAATCAAAAGCGCGTTACCGACTTCTTAGCAGAGGTACAGGGTCTTGTGCAAGGTGATGGCTCTATCATCATGGCAGACAACAAAGACACCACACGCGCGATGGTTGAGTACTATAACCAGCACAATAGACGCCGTATCTGTGAAGTAAACCTAGGGCTAGGTTAGGGGTAGTCATGACAGCATTTAATGAATTACACGAATGCCACGCGCGCTATGAAGCCATGGCACACAGAAGCCTAGATGAGCGCTTCGACCTACTAAAACAGCCAACGGCACTACGTTTCGAGAAATTCGAGACCTTAACTGACCTTATGGCACTTAAAGACTACGACGACGGTGTCGACATCTACTCCGAAGATGGTAATTACCGCGTAAACTGGCATTCAGAATCACTCTATGTGACAGAGCTGTACGATGACCCTGACGCTGATAAGAGGCTACGGGACATCTTAGTGGAGTATGAGGGTGACGACATGGCAGCGGCTATCGCTGACCTCGATGCAGAATTTGGAACACTCGATGACTTTATTGAACGCGTGAAAGACGAGAACTTTGATGACTTTGAAATCAGAGTCTACGAGGTCGAGGCATCAAAAACGTTCAGCCCTATGGCCATGGCCAATCTACCACGATTAACAAAGATCCCGACTACTTGGAGCCATCGAGACGTCATGCGCATACTTGCCAATGGCCAGTTCAGCTACTTTGCAAATCTCAGAAAGGATCGTATCTCCGATGTGTTAAGTGAGTTAGAGAGCCTGTTTGAAAAAGGCCGTTTTATCGACCGCATGAAGTTTGAGGCGTCTAGCCGCACAGCGGGATTATTACGCTACACCACACGCCGCCTGCAAGTAGACCTCGGCCTAAGATAACAGAAGGAACAAATCAATGAGTGCATTTAAGAGACTTCATGAATGTCAGGGTAATTATGACGCGTTAACAGAAGCACGTCGCGACCCGATGAAGAGCACAACAATTCTAATCAAGCCCTATACTAAGCTTAGCGAAGTGGCTGAGCTTAAAAATGGTGAGCGAACCGCGACGGAAGATGTTTACACGGCCGACGGTAAATTCCTACTTGAGTGGGATTTTATGTACGATGAGGTCACGATTACAGCGCTTGATGGCGCTATGGAAAAAGGGAAAAAACTAGACCGTGTCACACTTGAAAACGTCAACGGTCGTAATGAAGAAGCGGTCTTTGATTACCTCAAAGAAAACGATAGCAAATACCCAAGTATTGAAGCCTTTATGAAGGCCATGACTAGAGAGGGGAACGGTGTTGAAACAGTGGGCGAAGTCGACATTGTGGTTCGTACGGTACGTGCCGCCAATGTATTTAGCCCGCATGTAGCGGCGGAACTACCACGGCTTCGTAAATTGCCGTCAGTGAACGATATGTCGGTAAAAGAATTGCGTAACATTTTGGTGAATGGCCAGTATAGTCATTTGTCAGCGAAGGATAACCGTGCACGTATTACAGATGTGTTGAACGAGGTAGCCCACCTCTTGGGCGGTAACCCTACGATCATAAGCTATGACCGACGCAGCGCAACCGAAGCCACGATAGTTTACGGTATCAGTACGGGCGACCACCGTACGTGCGAAGTAAATCTAGCGCTTGGTTAATCCATTAAAAAGCCCGCGTAATGCGGGCTTTTTGCTACTGACTGAATAGCAAAGTATTCAGCTCGAAGAAGTAGCGTTCCTCACCTACAAGACTCGTGTCACACTCATCCTCGGCGATAAACTCGAACGATTCGACCTCATTAGGCTTAAATAAACCTTTCATGGCCTTTTCGCGCAGCTTCATTACAGCATCGAACTCAGCGTTGAGTTCATTAAGTAACGACCCTTTATAAGGCAGGCTGCCAATGATATATGCTTTTTCGGCCTTACCCATGATGTGCCAGTCGAAGCCCACGGGAGAGAACGGCAGGTCATTAACCGTAAAGCTTCCATTGTCCAAGAGGTATCGTGTCTTAACATACACGTTCTTGATAGGCTTATCGTCTTCTAATCCTAGCTCAGGTCGCGTCGTAAATACGTTGCCTAAGTCATCCACCCAAATTACCGTGCGGTTGCCATGAAACTTATGGAGGGCAGACTCGTGCTCACGCACAATAGAAGCCTTTCTCATAGATATGGGGTACTCGTAAGACTTACCTATACCAATACATGACATCATCTTTTGGTTAACGACGTTATCACTGCCCTCAAGGTACACGTACTTTACGAGGTGCCAATCACCATCGTAGGCACCACCGTGTGTCTTAATGAAGTTACCAGCAACCACCTTGGCTTCATTACTGCTAAACAAGCCGACCAACGAGGCACGGCTAATAATCTTATCTGCACGTGATGCAGCATTATCATCGGTTGTTTCTATCTCAGCACTCATACGAGTTCACCTGTCTCAATTAATCACCAATGAAGTCTAACGCCATCAAGGTTCGATGACAATACAGCCAATACTTTGTACAATACTATCTAATTGAGACTTGCTGGCCTGACGCTGGCCAAACAGGACAGATACGAGGTGATGTTGTGAGCACCACAGCGCTACAAGACGAATGGCTTTCCGTGAAGATTGGCTATGAAACCTATGCGATTAATGCCAGCTATATTCGTGAATTGATTCGACGACAAGCAGTGCAAGCCGACAACTTAACGTCGGACGGAACCGAAGGCTTAACGCTTCACAGGGGTCAGGCACTTTGCGTTGTAAACGGTGTACTTAGGCTTGGGCTAGACTACCCGAAAGACCTTGCGACAACACAGGGCTACTTTATTGTGTTTGACTTGGCCGACCAATCCTACGCGCTTGCTGTAACTGAATTTATTGATGTTTTACATCTTGACCGCACAATGATTGAGCCTTACGAATGGTCAAAGAACCCTGCCGTGAGTGGTGTCGTACGACATCAGGAACATGGCCTAATGATAGTGCTCGACCCCGTAAAGCTATTAGATGAGTGAGACTAAATAATGCTAACAATGTTTGCACCTGTAGAGCCAAACAGACGCCCTGCTTACGTACGCATATTTGACCCGTACGAAACAGCCATTAGAAAAGACCAAGAAGTGTGGTTCTCATTCTTAGACCACACACAAGACAGTCGTTTCAGTGCAGGTGGTCTTTGGTTGCACAGGCAGATCGACTATTGGACGTATGACTATCAGCGTACTTACTACGACATGCACTTCATTGACCAAAAGGAACTTGAGAAAGACTTTTCAGAAAAGTTCCGTTGTACATTTGAGGTGACGCGCCTACCTGAGTTCGGCACACTGCGGGTTGTTGAGTTTATGCCCATGTACGACAAGCTGGTGTACATACCTGCTATTGGTTATGAAGGTCAAGACTCGTTTACTGTTAGACCTGTAGTGCCCCGCCGAGGCTTCACGGGTCACCCCTTCACTTTCAAGATATTTGTGGGTAACGAAAATACGTAACTGTGAGACTGAGGCTGAGACCTATAAACCAAACTTTGGAGATTATTCCTTATGTTGTACAACGCTATTGAAGGCGCTGTTGCAGGTTGGAGCCGTAATAGCCTACCTGTACTCATTAAGCTATTTGGTGTCCCAGTCACAGTGATACGTCAGGTGGCCATCGAAGACACCGACGATGATAGTACCGTAGTCGAACCTGCGCCAGTCCCAGAACCAACCCCTGAGCCTGTAGTAGAGCCTGAACCAGTAGAAGAAGAGGAAGAATACGTACCACCTGCACCGACGGCACCAGCGGGCTTTATGGGTGGCCTCTACGGGGGTGCTATCTCGTTGAGTAACCCACAACCTGAGCCAGAACCTGAGCCAGAACCTGAGCCAGAGCCTGAGCCAGTCCAAGAGGTCACTGTCCAAGAAGCCGTCGAAGAAGTTTATGGCTCAATGGCGGGCGATATTACGATACAGGACGAAAATCCTAAGTACCGTGAGGAAACCTTCGAAACGGTGATCATTCCACCACGTCGAGATTGGGTCACGGCGGGTACACGAAACATCGGTGGTTTTGAGGCCGTAGAAGTGTTTGCCAATAATGACCTGCTACCAGATGACAAGATCACATTTAAGCGCTCAGACGGTGCCCTGTTCCATTACCGTGTTCTACATGAGAAGACACTGGGCATTACAGAAGAGCTGTTAACTAAAACGTACTTAACGCCGATTGAAGGAGAAGACAGTCATGGCCGCCGATAAGATAGACGTTTACTCAACGCCCTCTATGGTTGTTTGGCAACTGCTACAAGAATTGGGTCAGCACTTACCTAATGCAACGGCTTTATTCCAGCCGAACCTGAGCTACCGTGACGGGCTTGAGGCGCTGCGTGCACAGAATGATAAAAAGCAGGTTTTCGATACAACAGCCCTGCCCTTACTTCTTTTCAACCGCAGTACACTGCGAAGTAATGAGGTCTTTGGTAAGCGATCACGTCAAAAAATCATCCATCCTAAAGATGATAGCGGCACGGATCACACTCAGCTAAAGGTACTCATGGGTGAGTTTGATTTCCGCTTCTTGTACGTGACAACACAGATGGAAGAGCTAGAACGGTTTGAAATGCTCTATTCAACCAGTTCGGCCGTGAAGAACGAGAAACGCTTCAAACTGCACATACCTGCACTCGACGATTACCTTGAGTACAAGGTTGAGTGGGAGTCGCTAGAGGACTTTCAGCTTTCTATTGACGAGGGCTACTACAAGACAATCGGTGCCCAAGCCAAAGTCAGGGGTGCCTTTATCGTTTCAACGGGTGAAAGTCTTGCTCGCATAAAAAACATCTTCACGGGTGGTGCTGTGCAAATTCACATAAAAGAGCCTGCCTAACACTGGATTAGGTGACCCCGACTACATTCATTGTACAAGGGTCACCTTGTTTATTTTCAATTAGTTTAAAATACGAGCTAGCAACACGCTTAAAATTTGTTGTACAATTGTTTGGAACTGGTAGCACATCTTTGTACTATTAGTTTACTGGTTGCACCCTCTGCAATCAGCCGAGACCTGAGCTATGTGAGTTGAGTAAGCAGCTATCACGCTGCGTCGTCGCGTCCAAGGCGACTTATTTTACTTTATATTTGGAGCATAGCATTATGGCTAAAAAATCAGCTACACCTCAGTTGGTGACGCTAGCGTCCACCCTTGATCACCCAGTAACTATTTCGTACGACGGCGAAGCTTTAATGCTTGCACCTCGCGGTAAGGTTAAAAACATTGAGCCTTCAAAGCTTGGTGCCCTTCCTAAAGGCGTTCGCGCGAAATAAATATCGTTGTACAACGATTTTACTTATCTGACTTAATCAAAGTGGAGACTAACTGATGTCATCAGCACAAGTTATCTTGAAAGAAGTGAATCTTTCACAGCGCGTGGGCGGTAGTGAAGGTATTTACGCATGCGTATTAATCCCTCGTGCAGAGCGCGGTTCAGTGGAAGCGCAGCTTAACACCAACGAGAACATGTTCTTATCTCGTTACACAATCGACAACAAAATCAAAATTGGTTTTGATAACGCATACTTCTCAGCGCTTACGTACCTTGGCGGTGCCGATAAGCTATGGGTTAAGCGTGTCCTAGCAGACGACGCAAAGTTCGCCGCAGCAGCTATCGGTCAGCTTGGTAAAGAAGCAGCAACAGCTGCGATTGCCGACGGTTTCGATGACCTAGCGTCAGTTGAAGCAGACGACGATGAAGCGTTCATCGTTACAGCCGTAGACCAAGGTGATTGGGCTAATCGCGTGAACATCCAAGTTCATAACTATCGTCAAGTTGAAGCTGTGAGCTTTAACGAAGTCGACGACGGCAGTGGCGTAATGATCCCAGATGGCAGCCTAAGTGCGACTCAAGAGTTCAGCACAGGCAGTGTCGTACGTTTCAGTGTGATCAAAGAAGATGGCACCATTGGCGCACTACCTACGGGTATTAAAGCCGATACAGCCTATTGGGTTACTCGTGACGTCGACGGCAAGCTGTGGCTATCTGAGTCGGAAGACAAAATGAAAGACGGTGAGTTCTTGGCGCTGACTGACCAAGGCGACGGCAAGATCATGATGGGTCTATACCGTCAGGTTGCGAAGACGCCGAACACGTTTGAAGTTCAAGTGTACTTGGACAACGAGCGCGACCCTCGCGAGACTTTCACGTGTTCATTAGATGAAGGTGCTGTTGACGGCTTCAACCGTAACATCTTTATCGAGAACCAGCTTGAACAATCGGAATACATTCGTGCGTTCGTTAACCCGTTCTATTCGGGTGCGCCAGCCGACGTATTCGAAGGCCAGTTCCTAGCAGGCGGTGACTTAGGTGGTGCCGTAATGGCAGGCCACATGCAAGCTGCACTGAAAGAGCTGGAAAACGAAGACAGCTTCCCGATCACAATCCTGATGGATGGCGGCTACACGCTACCGTCGTACCAGAAAGCGCTTTTAGCGTTAGCTGAGAAACGTAAGGACTGTTTTGCGATGCTATCGACGCCTTACAGCGCCGAGTCTTCAAGCTCGTACCTTAACGAGATCAAGGACTACCGCAACCTTGTTCTTAACGCGAACAGCTCGTACGGCGCTATCTATAGCCCTCACTGTAAGATCTACGACAAGTTCAACAATCGTAGTGTGTTTGTCTCACCAGAAGCGTACGCCGCTTTAGCACTGAGCAAGACTGCGATGAACTCAGAAGTATGGTACCCAGCCGCTGGTCTAAACCGTGGTGTTATCAAGGTACTTGATGCACGTCGTCGCTTCGATAAGGGTGAAATGGACTTACTGTACGATGCGGGTATCAACCCTATTCGTTTCGCGGCTGGTAAGGGTGTTCTTATCTGGGGTCAGAAGACTCTTGCATCGGTGCCAAGCGCGTTAGACCGCATCAACGTTCGTATGATGTTGATCACTATCGAGCCTGCAATCCGTGATGCCCTAGAAGGCTTCCTATTCGACTTGAACGACGAGTCAACGCGTTCTATCGCGTCAATGATGGTTACGTCGTACATGAACAACATCAAGGCGCGCCGTGGTGTTTCTGACTTTAAGGTTGTTTGTGACGAGACGAACAACTCTGCGACAGACATCGACGCAGGTCGTATGAACTTGTGGTTATTCGTTAAGCCGACGCGTTCGGTTGAGTACATCCCGTTCACGACAGCGATCTTGCCGACGGGTCTTGATTTCGGCCTAGCTGAACAACTACTGGGTGGCGCGTAAGCGCTCCCCTTTAAGTAGTTCTCGTACTTAATTTTTGATAGGAGAATCCTGAAATGGCAGGTCTAAATATTGAAGACATCCGTAAGTTAGATGACTTTGCAGTCTTGTACAAGTGGGACGTACAGTTCGCTGCGCCGTCGGGTGTAGAGTTCCCGTCGTCAGAAGACATCAACGTACGCTGTTTGTCGAGTGCACTACCAACGTCGGCAGTACAAAGTATCGACATTCAAATTCGTGGTCACCACATCAAGCAAGCTGGTATCAGTGACGACGAGCACACAATCACACTAACCATGGCCGAAACGGTTGATAACGTAGTTCACACTATGTTGCACAACTGGCGTGAAGCTATCTGGGAGTCAGGTGTAGGTCGTCAGGTTAAACGTTCGGAGTACCAAACGGACTTCTTACTACAGCGCCTTAACCAACAAGACGAAGTAATCTGGCACTACAAGGTTATCGGTGCGTACCTAGAGGGTATCGACTGGGGTGGTGAACTTGGCGGTGACACGTCAGACATCATGCGCCCAGTAATGACGCTTAGTTACGACTACTTCACCATGGGTGCAGGCGCAGGCGGTTAATCCCGTCTGAGCAATCAAATCTACAGGGGAGTGCCGAGAGGTACGCCCCTTTTTGGGTAGTAGAGTTTAACTTTTAATGGGCATGTTTCATGGCACAGCTAACAGATGTACTAACCATCGAGCAAATGCGTAGCGTCGATTTCGCGCAAGACCATTTGTGGGACGCGCGCCTAATGGACAGCAATAAGAACCCGATTGGCCAGTTTACGAACTGGTTCCCCGCAACGTCAGTAGTGGAGAACTTAGCAACCATCAACAACCACGAGTTTGAAGGCTTTTTGTCATCATACTCAGTGCCGTTGAATAGCAGCGAGTTCACAATTGATTTATCGTTTTACGACGACATTGAGCATTCTATTACGTACTGGCTAACAGACTGGATTAACAACGGCATACTGAATGGCGGCCGTTGCATATCGACAGCACAATCAGCACGACGACTTTTGCAAATACGTAAGTTCAATGCACAGCACGAGCTACTGTCCGATACAATTTATTGGGTTATACCAGAGGGGAATCTGGACTTTGAGGGGCACAGCGAGGCAGGTAGCCACGAATACAGCATGTCATTCAAAGTACTTGGGATTCAATTCAGTAAAGGCCATTAAGAGTTAACGAAAAATCGTTGTACAATTAAATGAGATTAAGATTTACGCTGACGGGCACTTAATTGTACAATTTATGTAATAGAGACTGTCGGCCATTCGGGCTGGCACCAGTGAGTTGCTTTGGAGATTATTGAAATGGCACAACAACGTTTTACAGTGAATACTAAGCACGGTAGCTTCGGTACAGACGCAGAAAATTCAAACTTTGTACTACTTTACCGTAACCGCATCCCTTCTGCGAAAGTACAGCCTGCATGGGTTCGTTCTAAAACCTCAGCAGAGCAGCAAGAAAAGCGAATGAAGAGCCTAGGCTTCCAAACATTAGGTATCTTCGAAACAACTGAGCACGTTTTAAAAACAATCCCTCGTAAGCGCGAAGAGGCTGTAAAGCCTGTTGATGCTATTGATGGTGATGAGTAATCCAAAGCTATAACTAACTGAGAGTGAGTCCTATGTCTATTGACAACACTTCGACGCACGATACTGCGTCAACGGAAAACAAAAACTTACCTTCGACGTCTGTTAAGTTAACGACGCTACCGTCGATGGGTAAGGCGTACCCTGATGGCGTTGAAATCCATTACAAGCCATACACATTCGGTGAAGTGAAAAGTTTTTCACAGTCGCAAGGCAAGATGACGATGGCTAAGCGCATCGACCAGATCCTTAGCGGTGTGGAAATCACGGGCATGTCAAAAGAGGATCTTACCTTCTTTGACTTTGTGTATATCTCACTACTACGCCGCCTAACGACTATGAACGCGATTGAGTTCACGCTGTCAGTAGGTTGCCCTAACTGTGGCGCGCCAGTTAAGCACCAATTCAGTTGGGAAGGCTTGGTCTTCGATGATATGCCAGCTCCGAAGCTTCCTGTTGTTGTGGATATTTGTGGTCATCAAGACGTGAAATTTATGCCTCTGACAGTTGGTCAGTACAAGGAGCTTGCACGCTTAGGTATCGCAGAAGATGAAGTCGCTATTGCAGCAATGACATCGTCTCTTGATTTTAAAGCAGCACGTGAATTGTTCTACGACGCACTTGGTGATGATGCTGCCCTACTGGGTGAAATCGACAAATTATTATTCCACGACTTGAAGCCTGCCAAGGCGACTTGTAAGGCGTGTGAGACACAATTTTTAGCTGCGCTGGATGACGAGGCCAGCCTTATTACACCCTTTCGCAAATCTGAGTCAGCTACTGGAAGTCGAGTTCGGTTTGGCGATTAAGGGAGTCATGTCGCCAGCCGAGTTAGCTGGCTTTGATTACGGTACAGCTATTCTCTTGCAGCAACGCTTGGCGAAATATTTAGATTCGGGTCAATAACGGCTCGGATCTATTTTTCTTTAAAACGAGGAATAGACTATGCCACTTGGCTTTACTAAAACAGCTGACCGCTTATCTGACTACGGTAAGGTCAGAGACCACCTAGAGCCGTCATCAACTCTTCCAAGTTCAGACACGCTGGCGTCTACCCTAGAAGCTCAGCTGGCTGCTTTGGCTCAACCTACAGCGGCTACCAATAATACGACTAATATGGCAAGTGATAGCATTGCAGATGACTTAGCCGAGTTAGTTGCACAGTTGCGCGCAATGTCGTTTGCACGTAACGATGTTGGTGACGTTGCTGATAATGCTTTTAATCAAACACCTGCTCTTACTAAGCTAGCCGATGGCCTCTCACTAACAAAAGAGGAAATGGCTGATAGCGCTAATGCCTTAAATACACTAGCTGGCCAGCTGTCCGACATACAGGCAGCTAAACCGATCACGGTTGGTGACTTAACTGACGGTTATCTTCAAGCTATTGAAAATGCCACCAGCACAAAGCAACAAGCAGTCCTGTTAAAGCAACTTGCATCACTGGGTGACCATACGGCCGCCGATGCTGATGATATGGCGGTTATTCGTAAGCTCGCCGAGCAAGAAGCCCGTATCAATGTTCACCAGACAAAACAGCTAGGTAACATCGTAGAGCTTTTACGCAGTTCAGCCTCAGAGAATGGTACGCTAAGCCGAGGTGTTCACGAGGTTCTATCAGTCAATCAAGACCAGCTAACACATAACCGTTTAGTACACGATGAGCAGAACAAGCAGCGTGACTTTGATCTGCGTGAGGCTGAAAAAGAAAAGTCAAAAGAAGACCGCGAAAAGAAAGCTAAGGAAAACGAAGAGAAGAAGGCAAATTCTAAACAAAAACGGAACTCTAAGGGGCAGTTCGGTAAAGACGACCCAGAAAAAGGTGGTACAAGCTTCCTAACTAAGATCATGACAGGCGACATTGCTGGTCTTCGTGAAGAAGCGCTAGGTGCTGTCCTAGGTACCGTCGGATTTGAAGGTGCTGCCGCAGAGGTCTCAAGTTTTATAGAAGAGCGCGGTGAGCGCCGTGCAGAAAAGCAGGAAGAAGCCGCACGGCTAGGCACGTCGAATAAGGCGTCGTCTAAAGATGGCAAGGGGGATCAGCGCCCTGATGCCGACTTCGAGGATGAGCCTAACGAAAAAGAAAAGGGGATGCTTCGCGATTTTGGTTCACGCGCATTTTCTCATATCCGCAGTGAGGTGGTTTCTGCCGCACTAGGGTCAATTGGCTTTGAAGGTGCAGCCGAAGAGGTCGACAAGTACCTTGAAGATAAAAAGCAGCGCCATGCTGAGCAGAAAGAAGAGAAACAGGAAGTACTGGCCTTACCTGCTCCAAAGCGCGCACCATTAAAAGACCGACTTCTAGGCGCTTTCAAGCAAAACAGCGCTGATGTCGAGACCGAAGTCCCACGATTGCCAAGTGCAGGAAGTAAGGTAACTTCCACAGCGCATATTGATGGCTTGAATGCAGGGCAATCGAAAACAACAGAATTAGACTTGTTTGCGCCGAAAGACCGTACGCAAGAAAAGACGCTAGACGCTCTAGAGACCATAGCAGTCAATTCTGCAAAGTCGGCACAGGATGCTGCAAACGCTGCGAAAAGCGTAACGAACAACAGCAACGTAACGAATATCACGAACACTGATAACCGTCGTTCGGTGTCGGGTTCTAAAAGTATTGCTAACTACAACAATACAGGAAGTACTCTGGCGCTGCCTGATCAGCCACGTACGTCTCGTAGAAATACTTCGCCCGTACTAGCATTACCTGCCCCCGCAGAAACGCGTAGAACGAGCATCGGTAGTCAGCGTAAGGTAAAAGGTCAGCTAAGCTCAACGACGGCATCAATTGCAGTCGGTAAGACAGACCGTAAAAACGACTTGATGGCACACCCTACGCCACAGCAAAGTAAGAAACAGCAGCGCCAAGCAAAGCGTGATGGAAACTCAGCCGTCTCAAAGAAAGCTGAAACGCTATCACCTATGATGCAGGTGGCTACAAACCCTTTAGCTGGTAAAGATGGCGAGGCGCTAGTTGGCTCAACCTTGAAGCTCAACAAAGAGGAAATGGATGTCATCGATCAGGAAATGATTCTGATCAAAGATATGCGTAAGACTTTGAAGCGTGTAGAGGGCGCACTCCCCGATGAAAGCCTTCTTGGAGGCTTGCTCGGTGGCGGCGGTGGTATCGGTGACCTACTTGGTGCGGGTGACCTGTTTGATGACTTCCTAGGTGGTCGAAAGAACAGACGACGTGACCGTGTAGGCAATCAAGACATAGAAAGCGGTCGCCGTGGACGCCGTGGAGGTACACGTGGGGGTCGCGTACGCAGTGCCCTTGGTAATATGGCTTCGACAGCGAAGGCTGCGATTAGTGGTGCAGCTACAGGCATGGTTAACCTAGCGACAGGCGGTGAAGGCGGTGGTCTGCTTGACATGGCGGGTGACTTCCTTGACTTTGGTGGGTCAGATAGAGACCGTAGCCGAGGGTCTGGCCGACGTAAAGGTGGCCTAGGATCTCGAATAGGCGGTGCTGTTAGCGGTGCCTTTTCGAAAGGGAAAGGTTTCCTAGGTAATATCGCGTCTAAAGGCGCTGGGTTACTGGGAGGTGCTGGCGGCGTAGGCGGTGCCCTTTCGAAAGGTAAAGGCTTCCTAGGTAATATTGCGTCTAAAGGCGCTGGGCTACTGGGAGGTGCTGGCGGCTTATTAGGTGGTGTAGGTGGTGGCATTGCTAGTGTCGCAGGTGGCGCGAGTGGTTTACTAAAAGGCGCTGGTAGTCTAGCGAAAGGCGTGCTTGGTAAGGTTCCATTACTAGCCCCACTGATGGCGGCTTACGATGGTTTCAATGGATGGAACAATGCGGGCAGCAACTTCGGATTAGAAGAAGGTCAAGAGGCCACAACAGGTCAGAAAATGTCGTCGGCATTAGGTGGCATCGTATCTGGGCTTTCTTTTGGTTTGTTAGATGAAGGCTCAGTCTCTCGCGGAATACACTCGGCGGGCAGTATGCTTGGTGATGTCGGTAATTCGCTCATGAACCGTATGACCTTTGGTCTATGGGGTGGCGACGACGATGAGGAAGAGGCTAAGAGTGCCGCTGCCAAGATTGCAGGCACTAGCAGTGATGCACTAGCGCCAAATGCTGACGAGTTAGTAGACGATGCCTTGCCAAGCTTAGCAACATCAGGTGCACTGGCGGGTACTGCGGCAATGACAGGTCTTAGTCTTGCGAAAGACGATAGTAAGGAACTTGACCTATTTAAGCCACGAGACCGTGTTAATAAACAAACAGGTTCATCTAGTGCGATTGCGAGCCAAGCTGCGAAAAGCTTGGCGACGAGCGTTGGCAAAAGCTCAAACAATGAGTCTAGTTCATTATTAAGCAAAGCATCGAGTATCGCATCAACCGCAGCGTCGTATACACCCTTGGGGTTAGCCGCATCAGGAGTCTCAAGTCTATTGGGCTTAGGGAGTGCTAGCGATGACGATGAAAAGCCGTCATTACTTAGCAGAATGTCTGACGCAGCAAGTACTGCTATGTCGTATACACCTATTGGTATGGCAGCGACAGGCGCTTCTAGTCTATTCAGTAGCGATGCGTCGGGGTCAGTGCCTTTAAGTGCCAAGGAAGAAAAGACGCCATCAATGTTTGACCGCTTAAAAGATGCGGCAAGCACCGCTGTGTCGTACACACCGATGGGCTTAGCTTACAAAGGCGTTAGTAGCCTTGTAAGCGACGGCAGCACGGGAGCGGCTGCAACACCGTCAGGCAAAGCAAGCGAACCATCATCAATGTTCGACCGCTTAAAAGACGCGGCAAGCACCGCTGTGTCTTACACACCGATGGGCTTAGCTTACAAAGGCGTTAGCAGCCTAGTAAGCGACGGTAATACGGGAGCAGCTGCAACACCGTCAGGCAAAGTCAGCGAGTCACCATCCATGTTTGACCGCTTAAAAGATGCGGCAAGCACAGCGGTGTCTTACACGCCGATGGGCTTAGCTTACAAAGGCGTTAGCAGTCTTGTTAGCGATGGCAACACAGGGTCTATTAACCTACATGGTAAGACAGCTGACTCCCCTTCACTGCTAAGCCGTGTAGGTGGTGCGATTGGTACGGCAGCGTCTTATACGCCAATGGGTCTGGCATATAATGCGTGGTCGAGCATGTTCGGCTCAGAGAGCAAACCAAGCTCATCAAGTATCGCATCAAAAGATGGCACGTTCTTTAACCCATCGTTAGCCGAAGGCGGTAGTGCCGACCAGCTATTTATGGGTGATGGTTACACTGCAAAAGGCGGCTTGTCTTCGGCAGCAACTATCGTTGGGCGAGCGCCTGACTTGTCGAATAGAAGTACAGGTGATAGTCAACTAGATGCACATCTTCAAAACGCACGGAATGTGATAAATAAAACGTTTGGCTTGAGTAATGATGGGTCAAGTGTGTCGAAGGTGTCTAACCTTGCGAGTTATAGCAACCTTACTAACATCGGTGGGTCAACATCGTCCAAGAGCAATGTTTCAAGCCGTGCGTTTAGTACAGGTGCGATAGGCTCACTGCTTAGCCAAGGTAATACCGCAATGGGCGGGACACTTGCAGGAGCAGCCACAGTTGCTACGGCAGGTGGCCAGCTTAATGCCCACGTTGAAATGCCACCAACACTGCGCGATGAGAAATTGATGAATGACACGCTTATGTCGCCAACTGTACAAGCACAGCTATCGGGTGCAGCTACAGGTGGACAAGGTAAGCGACCTGATCGTAATAACCCGAATGTGGTGTCGGCGTCAAGGCCAAAAGCCCAGCGCCGCACAACAGTAAGTTCGCCACGTCCATCTAGTTCGGGGCATGCTGGTTCGTTCAATGTGGACGACACGGGTATTGCAATCATGAACTCAATTCTTTTTGATTAGGAATACCTATGGCTACAGAAAATGCAGTAATGGATATAGAGGCACTAGCGTCAGGTCAGTTTGAACACGCAAAGGTCTCTATCGTAATACCTCAAACAGCCCTGCCCGCTGGTCAAACAGGAACCATCACGGGCTTTACAATAGAGAACTTCTCTATTCAAGGATCAGCCTCTTGGGAAGGTAAGGCAATTGGTGAGAACAGCATGCTTGATGGCGTTGCGAACACACTAGGCATGGCAGGTAACTCAGTGGGTCTTACTAACGTTGGTCAGGTATCAACGACGTCGCGAGCTTCAACGGTGAGGCGCTGGACGTCGAGCGAACCTGCACAGTTCCCTATAAACTTTGTGTTGGTCGCCTATAAAGACGATATTGACGTTCGACGTGATGTTAGTAAGCTGCTACGCTGCGTGTACCCACTAGGGAATGCTGGCGAGGGTTTTGGCGTCGGCGTAGGTATGCGAGCACCGATGGGTTACATTGCGAAGGCGGGTGAAGACGATACAGCTGAGAACACGGCTACTCTCAAAATTGGGCGCTGGTTCCGCGCAGACGGCTTACTTATTGAAGACGTCGTGGCCGAGTTCAGTAAAGAGGTCACACCACAAGGAAACCCTTTATATGCCAACGTAACAGCGACGTTCATCCCATACCGAATGCTATACGCCGATGATGTTACAAACCTTTTCTACGGTGAAGGCTAAAGAATGAAAAAGGGAAGCAGAGCTTCCCTTTTCTTTGTCAGGATGTAAAGTAAGGATTACTCTTGTAAGCTCGTCCACGTGGTACCCAGCCCATGCAGTCGATGCTGTACCACTGGCAACTTCGCTTTGTCCCAAGCAGACCAAATGAGATTTTAGGCGAGAACATCACATGAAAATATAACCGCAGTCGCCAAAAGCGCTTACCCTTAAACTCATCGGCGACGATTGGCTCCGAGGGGTGGAGCGTTTGTGCTTTCGTAATGTGGTAAACATACGTGAATCCAATAGAAAGATGGATGTACAACAACGTCAGGGGGATAAGCAGTACAGCGCCGATTAAAGCATATACGACGACAACCCCCGTCCAGTAATAGAGTGCGTCTAGCATGAAGTTTCTCCAAAGTAACCGAATACAGCTGTGCTCTAGGTATATTCGTGTGCAGGTCTCAGTACCACGGATTATACAGAGTGTAATTACACTGTAAACGATTAAGTCCTGACCAATCACAAGAAACAAGTTGTACAACGATTGAATTATAGTGTTGACCAGTTGTACAACGATACGGTAAACTAAGTCTACTCAATGGTGCTAACCATTGTGCTTATTAGCTGGGGATGTAGTTCAGTTGGTTAGAATACTTGCCTGTCACGCAAGAGGTCGTGGGTTCGAGTCCCATCATCCTCGCCACTATAAGCATAAAAAGATTAAAAGGACTGGCTTAGTCTTTTAGAAGCTAGGCTAGTGAGCTTCTAAAATAACCAAGACTGAGACAAAGATGAGCCGAGCTGGACAATTAATCACACGTCATGACGAATCCCTTGTAGCTTCAAACGAAGCAGCACTTCTTAAAATCGAAGTATCTACCGAAGGTAACCACACCTACTACCAGACATCAGTGCGTCAGACCCAATACACTATTCACCAAAATAAACAGGGTGACTGGGAAGTTTGGTCTAAGCGTAAGAACATGGCTACCATGGGTCAGATCCGATTCTTCGACAGTCTAGAAGACCTCGAAAAAGCAGTTAAGAGCCTACGTGGCATTGAAGCTCAAATCGCAGACCTACAGGATGGCTTAGACGAAGCCGCCGATGAAAAGCAGTCGGGTGATGCTATTGATGTTGTAGAATCTCGTGTTGATGTTGCGGAAGGCGCACTAGACCACGACGCCGACGACAGCTATGAGGCAGCACTGCTTTTACTCCATACAATGGCCAAAGCCAACGGTTACAAAAAGGGTGCGAAAGCGCTAGCCGATACAATGGACATCGGAAAGCATGAACCCGTCGCGATTGACGAACTAGTCGACTACTTCGAAGGCGCGAACGACCACAACGTGGCAGGTGTTGCAACAGCTATTAAGCGTAGACGTCCAGACTGGGTGCTTGTGGCCTTAATGGAACTAGAGAAGATTCAGGCTAACTCTGATGGCGTCACCGAAGCCTTTACGCGCCTTCGTGTTGCTGTAAATGCTACCGATGCAATCACAAAGAAAATGGTTACTGACATTGAGCCTGTCGCACTAGATGCTGACTTAGCGAAGGTCGTTAATGCAATCCCAGCTAAAGACCGCAAGAACCTAGTAGCTAACTGGAAATTTGAATTTTAAGGTGACTCGTATGACACGCGCAGACCAAATCCTTGCACGCTTTGAAGAATACGACACTAGCCAGACTGTAGAGCAGTTAGTTGAGTCAACGCAAGATGTTAACGAGCGCGATGAGCTTACACAACGTCTAGTCGCGGGGCAGCTACCCCGCGAAGCAGAGTTCTGGAACTTGTCAGTAAAAGACCTGACTAAGGTAACAGGACTACGTGCCCCGCGTGGTAATGTCAAAGTTCATGACATCATTATGTGGATCACGCGCTCAGCGAACAAGTGGCGTCAATCAATCTTCTACCAAGATGTGCTTGACCGAAAGAAGAACCAGCGCGATAAAAAGAACGCGTTCGTTTGGGTTACCCCAAAAACATAACTGAACTTTTTGAAAAAGTTTAAATATTTTTAAGGGAAAGGGTTGTACAACGCTTTCCCTTTTCTATATAATCTCCCGTACTGTTTAAGCCAAGCCTCTCAGCTTGGCTTACTTATCTCTAGGTGGCAGTGTAACGTATTGAACCGTACACTTGTCAGACACCAAGGGTTAAGCTTGGGGCTGTAGCTCAGTTGGGAGAGCGCTTGCCTTGCACGCAAGAGGTCGGCGGTTCGAACCCGCCTAGCTCCACCACTACTTTCAAAGTAGTAACGAAAAGAATTTATGCGAGATAGAGCAGTCTGGCAGCTCGTGTGGCTCATAACCACAAGGTCGATGGTTCAAATCCGTCTCTCGCAACCATATTGTATGCCGACTTAGCTCAGCTGGTAGAGCAACTGACTTGTAATCAGTAGGTCATCCGTTCAACTCGGATAGTCGGCACCAGTATTGACGCTCCCTTCATCTAGCGGTCAGGATCCCGCCCTTTCACGGCGGAAACAGGGGTTCGAATCCCCTAGGGAGTACCATACAAAAAAACGGAGAGTCGCTACCGTAAGTGCGAAACTAAAATAACAGCGCTATAGCCTCTGTTGAGTGGGAACACTTTTTACGCTATAGCCTTCTTTTCTATCGAAAACCCCATTATAGCGAGCTGGCCGAGTGGTCGAAGGCGCACCCCTGCTAAGGGTGTAAGGGCGAAAGTCCTTCTTGGGTTCGAATCCCAAGCTCGCTACCACTCCCTTTAGCTGTGCTGATTACTTACACAACTGACACAAGGAGCTACTTTGAAGTACCTGATAGCTGCAATCGCTGCAATAACTATTCTTTTTGCGATGTCATCAATCGTGAACCCCGCCAAGGCCGTAACAACCGAAGCATTAGGGCAAAGACTTTGCCAAGCGGTTGCGAACGACGATAAGAAACGTTTCCGCGCTGCTCTCTTTGAGTCGTCGAATAAGGTTCGCACGTTGTTTAGTGACTTACGTTGCAATGACAAAGATATTCTACGTTTCGCGTATGAACGCGACTCGCACACGGTAGGCTCTTACATTGTTAGTCGCCTGCGTTTATCACAGCTAGAAGGCACAGCAGCTGACCTCGATAAGAACAGCCCTATTGGCCAAGCACTAGCTAAGCGCCTAAGCCGCTAAAAAAGAAAGCCCCGTCAAATGACAGGGCTTTTTGTTAAGTGGGATAGTCTGCTACATTCACAAACCAAAGCTCGCCTTCAACGCCCCAGCTTCTGCGGCTGAGACAACCTTAAAGGTAATCGCATCATAGCCTGCAAAGCCGTTAAGCTCAGGTCGCACGTTGCAGGCATGGTACCCAACAACGTGCGCGGTTGCTGCGATGAGGTCAGACTCACTGGTCTCGTAGGTATCGGGTTTGACGACGTAAAGCCCGTCCTTAAAGTCACATCGCTCGCTAAAGAAGTCGAAACCATTAGCGCTGTGTTGGAAAGCTCGACCATTCATAGGCTCACCGTAAAGCCAACCCTTACTACTCATTGCCACTAACCTCGCAGGCATCATCCTCACGCTTGTATGTGTCAATCAATGCCCCGTCTGACTCGCGGTGCAGTGTGCCCCAAACGGCCTTACGCTGTTTCATTTCCTCAACAAAGCGTGCTTTAAGCTTGCCTACTGAACCACCCGTATAATTTGTCTGGAAGTTGTTACGTCCGTCATGGTAAAGCGCTGTCGCACAGCATGGCGCAGAGACAGTCGCAACAACTTCGTTATTAAGTGATTTTGCAACGAACTCAGCCTCTGCCGATTGATGGAGCGCCCATCGAATTTCAGTTGCGGACTCGATCTCATTCTTAAACTGATCAAAGTTTGAGAACTGGCCAACCTCGTAATCACCCTTAACAAAAGAGGTGAAGGTTGCTTGTCGCATGTTAAGAAGGAAGAGCATCTTGCTCGCAATCTCTTTTGGGACAGGGTTACGGCCTTCCTCATAGTAATACCACGCACGCTTAGACTTAACTTCGTCAATGTACTCAATGGCCTGTGGCACTGATATTTGAAGGTGCATGCGAAGGGCTGCCAGTTCTCGACCTGATAGCTCGGTCGTAGAGTCGACTGTAAGACCTTCTAGCGTACTAATGACAGACTCAAGGTCATGGCCTTTTAGGGCTTTACGCATATCAGCAGCTAGTTGACTGTTTGGGTCGATGATCATGAATTTTTCCTTGTAATAGTAATTAGCGTCAGCTTAGTGCACACCCGTGCACAAGTCAACTAAAAAAAGTGCACATGTGCGAACTCATTAAATTTATTGTACAATCATCGGGCTGCTTAAAGTTTTTTATAAATATTTTCAAAAAGTGCTGTACAACGTAGCCCCGCTAAACTACTATAGGCGTCCTGATTGAGACAAGGCAGAAGACTTACCCAGATACGGTGACGTTAGTAACCTTGTTAGAACTATGATGCAGACGTGGCGGAATTGGTAGACGCGTCGGATTTAGGTTCCGATACCCGTGAGGGTGTGAGAGTTCAAGTCTCTCCGTCTGTACCAACATAGTTTTTAATTGATTTCTATAGACTTTTAGTGAGCTGGCTGAGCTGGTTTAAGGCAACGGTCTTGAAAACCGTCGTACGTTAATAGCGTACCTAGGGTTCGAATCCCTAGCTCACTACCACATAGTTTGTTAGGTGCTCCGCTGATTTGTACCTAGCAAATTTAAAGAACGAACCCGAGTACAGCTTGACCCCTGTCTCGGGTTTCTTTTTTCGAGCACCCCACTCCCTTGTACAATGCTTTAATGTTAGAATACGGCTAATGGCTGCCATTTTGTGGCGGTATGAGCTAAATGAGACTTGAAGTATGTTGAAAGTAGAAGGTCTATTCCAGATCAACTTGACCCTTGATGGGTTGGATGACTTAGAAACGAATGCCCTAAACCTTGTACACCTCGAATTAATTGAGGTGGCTGGCGTAGGCTTGCCTATGGTACAGGGTCACATTATCATCAATGAGCCACACGTACGGGCAAAGTTCCACGAAGGTAATAAGATCACAGTAAGTTACGGTATTGGCAACGATGACCGCGACGACACTATCGACACGCGCTTTATGCTCAGCCGTGTGACTGCGACGCGTACGAACCACCAGTACAATGTGACGTTCACAGGTCTATACGATGCACCAGCTTATCTTGTAACACACAAACAGCGCGCCTTCGCTAACATGTCAGCAGTAGAGGCCATCCTTGGTGCGGCCAAAGACCATTTTGGTTCCGACTACATTGACTCAAATATCTCACGCTCAGAAGACCGCATGACGTGGTTGCAGGCGTCAGTAACTGACAAGAAGTTTATAGCCAATACGTGGATGCACGCAGATCTCCCCGACTCATTTCCAATGATAGCCGTAACGACTGACGGGCGATTCCGTCTGCGTGACCTCAAGACAATGGTGAAAGAAGAAGGCCGCAAGCCGACATGGGAGTTTTACCAGCGTGCCGATGAAACCGATAAAGGTTCGGATAACAAGATCTGGTACCACGGTGATTATGTGATTGATAATAACTCGGGCTTCATGAATCACTGGTTAGGTTATGGTAACGAACTCGACATGCGAGACCAAGACCTCGGTGAGTACGAGGCCGTGTTAGAGCACTCAGAGCCGCAACTCGCCAAGGCCAGCTCGTTCCCAAGGCACTCAGAGGTTCATGGCCGAAAAGGAACACCACGCTACGTTAATGACAACATGTACCCGCGCTATTGGCATGCTTACCAACAGAACACGACTCAATTAGGCTTGTACAGTGCTGTGACGGTTAAGTTCAACTATGACAGTATCTTGCATAAGAATATGCGAGTACTCGACCTTGTGTACTTCGCAGAGGTGGATAGCACCTCTGCGCAATACGATAACCCGTACACAGGCTTGTACATCATTTCAAAGTTAAGCCGCAAATTTAATAAGAACAAGGTTGTTACCACGGTCGAGCTTAGTCGTGAGACCTTAACCGACATCGACGGAGACGTACGCTAATGGGTTTATTAAAACAAGCGGATTGGCTAAGACCACGACATGAGCTTCGCAGACAATATGAAGCCGAGGTCGTTAAGAATGACGACCCGCGTATGATGGGTCGTGTTAAGTGCTCAATTGAGGGTCTGCTAGACATAAAGTTTATCGGCATAGATAATCTACCATGGATCTCGCCTCAGTACCCGACAGAGCACGGCAACCTTCACGACGGTAGTTCGATAGTCGTGCCAGAGGTTGGGTCTACTATTCTTGTAGAGTTCCCAACTGAGGACATCTATCACCCTATCTACCGCTGGCGCGCTGTCAACAGAAAGACCCGCCCCAAGGACTTTAACTCAGAGTACCCTGACCGTTATGGGCGTCAAGACCGTCAAGGAAACAAGCTTGTTATTAATAAGCGCGAGGGGCATTCCAGCAAAGAGGAACGACTGCAAGACGGTAGCTTAAACTACCATAATACAGTGACGGGTACACAGTTAATCACGGATCCCTATGGCACTGTGATCGAAATTGATAGGCCGAACCAGCGCCTTTTTGCAAAGTTTGGTGGACTAGAAATTACAGTAAGCCCAGAAGGTGTAAGCATAAACACACCGTCGCTTACGATTAATGCAGAAGACGCGCTAAGCATGCTTTCTGGGTCTGGTATGGACATGAGTAGCTTGGTTGATGGTCATGGTATCGGCTCTTACATAGAGAGCATTGCCAAGGCCATTGAAGAGAGTACAGGAGGCTAACGCACCAATGGCACATGAGAACCGAAAGCTACACAGACGCGACGTTAGTGCAGGCGTTATAGACAACAACCCGCACCCAGCAGACTTGGCTCCCGAGGACTTAGAGATCTCCAAGTCACTCGATATGATGACAAAGCCAGTGCTTAACGAGCTTGATGGTGGCGAAGTTTACGCCGAAGAGCGTACGCTTAAATTTCCGACGTACTCGATACACGGTAAGAACGGTAACTTTACGGCTGACCGTGATGGTACCTATCGCTTTGTGGGCTGCTCGATCAGTAGTCTTACGATTGAAAGTGTTTGTACTATCATTTTAGTTAATAGTAGTGTGCGTCACATTACTGGCGACGCGCTACAGGATGAATCCGAGAACACCACAGGCCAAGCAAAGATAATTTTAGTAGACTCAACGCTAGAGCGCGTTGAGAACTTCGATAATTTCTACCTAAGCCTACACGGGCGTACCACATGGAACGGCGGGCTGTTTAATTGTAAAGAAGGTAATATACGCCTACTACAGAGCAAGGATTGGGTCGCTGAAAATAACATACGAAACTGCCGAAATCTTAGGTTTAGTATTGCACTTACAAATGGCGCAAAAGTCGTGTGTGTCGGTAACTATTTAGCTCAAAGAAGCGAACGACTTCGCTTCCAGTGGCATCACACAGCACTAGTAATGAACTTACCGTCAGCACTTGTGTTTGATGAGTGCCACGAAGTGCTTACCCAGCACCACAACAGCAACATTACAGCCGCCGTAGCAATAGCCAAGAAGTGTAACCGACTTGCCTTAATATCACACAGTAGCGTGGTGACGTTCCGAGATTGGATGTTTGATACGGTAGAGCGGCCAGTCCTGTCTGCAACGGGTTGTCATATTAAAACGACGACGGGCACAGGAGGCTTGCTTAACGCCCCAACACAGAGTCGCATCTACCTTGGTAATAAGACGACTGTGGAGGCGGGGTACTTAATCATGGATGCTGATAGCCGCCTGTCGATGATCAACGCAAACGTTAAGACATCAGTTTTACTAGGCAACGCGAAGAATGCACGCGTTAACTTAAAGGAGTCCGAGCTGGTTTGTGATGCGGCTGATCCTGCCTTCACGCTGGAAGACTCGCACTTTGAAAGTACAAGTACCGCAATGAAAGGCGAAGGTATTTGCCTTGATGCGGCTGATACAGTCGTTTCATTCGACAAGGGAGCCTGTCAGGGCAATCTGGGCGGGCTTAAACTAACAGACTGTAGTACGACGCTAAAACTACTCGACATCGCCTCAGACGGCGCTGACGTGCTCGCACAGGGTGGTTCCTTGACGGTGGAAGGTGGTTCTCTTGCACAATCATTACAAGGTAATGGCTGTGGTCATGTGAGACTAAGTGACGTATCAGTGGGCGGTGACATTTCATTAGGCAACGTGGCCGCTATGGAAATTTATGGAACCCAGACCAACGGAAAGCTTGATGCAACAGGTGGACACTACCAAAGTGGCGGTAACACGTTTGATGGTACGGGGAATATAGATGTTGGTTTCGGGACGTTAGGCGGTGATACCTTTGGTGGCGTGCTAACAGTTAAAGGGATTGTGCTAGTTGGTAACGTTAACGCTTCCGACGTCAAGAATACAGGCTTTATGCTACTCGAAGGCGGTAGCGGTTCAAGTCACCTAACGAAGACAAATAGAGGCTGGCACGTAACAGAGTCTATGGACTGGGTTATCGACAAGAACTTGTGGATCAATGTTGGTGAGAATACCGACTGGGTCATAGGCAAGAACTTAACGAGTGACGTCGGCATAAATATGTCGTACACGATAGGTCAAAACGCGTCGTATGACGTTGGCCAGAACTTGAGCCAAGAAGCAGGCGCAAATGTAGATACGAAAGCAGGCGCGAACGCAACGGTTGAGGCTGGCGCAAATATGACTACGAAAGCAGGCGCTGTTAATACTGTTGAGGGAGGCTCAATGGTTGTTATCACGGCACCGACAATCGCGGAAAACTAGGGTGGCCTCGCTTGGCCACCCCTTTATTTATGATTGAGACTGAGAGATAAACGACGATGCTACCATCAATACCAAACGGCATGGCGCAAAGCTATGCAACAGCGAAAGCTAAGCTTGATTCAATTAATAACCTATCGGTGTCAACCTGCGGCGTAAGCTTATCAAGCCTTCGCAACATGGTTGCCGCGAGTGAGCAGGCCAACTCACTAAAAATGACTACCTTTGCCGACCAGTTCAGCGATATGAAACTTTACTCAGCTGCTTCGGGTATGGAAGAAGACGCCGAGGCAAAGCGCACTATTGGCGGCGTAGGTCGCCTACTCAAAGACATTACAAGCGGTAAGTTTTCACAGGAGCTGTTAGACAGTATCGACAGTATAGAAGGCGCTGTACGTAATGGTCAGTGTGCCCTACTAAGTGGACTTATCAGTGCAGCACGGTCAGCCTTAGACTTTTTCGATGAGCTTGTAGACGGTACGAGTCGTGTTAATGATGGCCTCTCACAATTAGGTAAGGACATCATGGAAAAGGTCAGCAAAATAATGATGATGATAGGGGGAGCGCTCGAAGGCTTCACACCGTTTTCAGATTGCTTTGAAGTTGCCGCTGTTCACAGCCCGAGTGTCGGTGAGTCGTATAACATCGCTACAGACCTCGCTGCGGATCTAAGGTCTGGTACTGTTCCGAAAGCGCGGCTACCTTTGAAGATCCGTGAGAACACACGTAAGCAGAACTTGTTTAGTGAACGTGTTATCGCAGCCCAAGACCAGATGCCTATAGGGCGCAGTCGTGACACCTTAGAGGACTACATGGCAGCTTACGAAGTACAGCAGAAAGAAGAAGACGACAAGAATGCTGACGGTGGTCTAGGTAACGTGGGAACTGAAACACCTGACCCTATCGTAGACCCAGTGGTAGAGCATGACTATGAGTCTGATAAGTGGACGCCACGCTTAGCCGAGTGGCAATGGAACGATAATAACTCGGTGGCCATAAGCCTTCGCAGTCGCATGCAAAAGGGCATCTTAGAGTACGAAGACCTTAGCCGTACTACATGGCAGGGGCATCTTAATTTCAACATCGCCTCACAAGCCACTCACCGTTATGCTGCGGGTCTTGTGCTGGGTACGCTAGCAAACGGTAACTATGTGGGTATTGTTAAACGTGGTACGACAGGGCTGGCGTTATTTGAGTTTGAGCCTAATACATTGAATACCCCGATCACATACGAGCCAGAGACAGACCATGGTAGTGAACAGGTATTTGAGACGTGGGCTGATACGAAAGCGGTAGCAATGAGGCTCGTGGCAGATGATACGTACTTTACAGTTTATGCTGCCGATATAGACGATACAGCTGACACGAACAAGTTTGATATGCTTCAAGTTCCCCGTGCAACCCTCACAACACAGAACGTAGGCTTTATAGCACTAGGCCAAGGTATTGCGTTCCACATTGTTGAGCGCACGGACAACACTAATTAAAGAGTGCGGCGACTTTGGCCATACGCTTAGTCGCTTGAAGAACTTGTTTGTCGATGTAACGCGCGGCACCTTCGGGTGTCGTGAACCCCTTATCACTGTCAATATTGAAAATCTCATCCGTAAAACGACTATCAACATAAAAGTATTTAGTCCGTGTTTTACATGCGTCGGCATACGCACGGTCAATCACAAAGTAAAACTCACCGACTGAGTAAGAGTGCTGCGCAAAAGCTTGTTCGGCATTTTCGGCCTTACTTACTGGGATAATTTTATCAACGTGTGGCTCTAATTGGCCAACTAACGGCTTATGCTCGGCCATTGGTATTCCTATTTCTTTAGTAGGTGCCTAGTTTCAGGCAAGTATATTGTTTTTAATGAACCAGTCAGGGTCTGCGAGCACTTCATCTAAAAGATCAAAGTCATAGATAAAGAGCTGCCTGACTTCGCTTTGTACGCGGTCTAGCCAACGCTTAGTGCCCCGCTTTTCTTTCTCACGACGGCTAAGCTCATTAGCGATAACTTCATTAAGTCTCAAGGCCAACGCAAAGCACCCTGCCTTGTGTGCAAGTTCTTTATAGGCCAGCGTTGCCTTATTAGCAACAACGAAAGTATCAACGATGTGTACAATACGGTCATTGTCGGTTATTGCGCGTTGAACCCAGTCATCGTCCTCGTAAAGTTCCGTGACGAGCAAGAAGTTAAAATCAGTCCCATCGTAGCTAATTAAGCGTTGTTCATCAGTGACCATTACCTTCACGGGTAACTCAGCCTTTTCAATATCATCCAGTGTCATTAGCTACGCAGTCCTAATTTGGCTATTTTGTACAATTCTGCCCCTTTATACCACAACATCTTGGATTCAGTAAATACTCTGCGGCGCAATGCTTTTAGAAAATCGTAGTACAACGCTCTCTTTTAGTACGTGCTGTGCTGCGGTGAAGTGTTGTACAATTAATCCAATACTAATTGAGACTTTAGGTTAAGCGATGAGCGCAGCACGTATATTCGATGTTTGGGCAGGCGTTTGTTTTGCTCATAAGACGCCTAAGCCCATGGTCGGCGTAATTGTAACAGGCGCAGGAACCGTACAGGGCGAGGCATCAAGCAAAGCACGATTTGGCGATGTCGTCATAGGTGGCTGTGGTCATGCAGGTGTCGTCGTAAGTAGCTCAGACCTGACGATAGCCGAAGGGTCAGGCGCTGCACGCCTTGGTGATGCTGTAGCAGGTGCCATGGTCGGGTCGATTATCAGTTCCGCTGGCACTATCACAACAACCTAATCGAACGAGGAAGGTTTTTATTAATGCCATTGTACAGTGATGTTAATCAAACAAACCCTTTTGCGAAAGAACGCGTAACAGACGAGGATAGTGTACAACAGGCGCTATACAACCTTTTACGTACCCGCAAAGGCGAACGCGTGTACCACCCAGAGTACGGGTTGGATATTGAGTACCTATTATTTGAGCTAGTCACTGACGATGTGGCCTTAGAGCTTGAAGTGCGTATAAAGCAAGCCATTACGAAATGGGAGCCACGCGTCAAGATCTTAAAGATAGTAGTAACACCCGACCCAGACAATTACACATACGAGTTGAGTATGTACTACCGCATCACAGGCTTGGGTGACAGGCAATTCCAATTCAACGATACATTGAGCGCAGGCGCAGGCGTAGGTTAAGAGGTAAAAGACAATGGCAGATATGATTAGCAAGGCTAGCTTTAGTTACGAAGAAATCCTAAAGGAGCTAAAGGCTGTTCTTGAGGAACGTTACTCCGAAACTGATGCGGCGTGGCAAGATTTTTATGCGTTTGGTACAGGCCAAATCATTCTTGAGCTATTAGCAGGTATTGGTTCATTTACAACTTACTCAGCGGTAGCGAACCGCCGAGAAGCCTACCTTACACAGACGGTACTACCAAGCTCAGCTCGTGCGATTGCGGCACCATTGGGCTACTCAGCCTACCGTGGTAATAACACAAGTTTGGATATGTCGATTCATGTTAGCAGCCTAACGAGTATTTCACGCTTAGACAAAATCGGATATTACGAAGATGACTCGGGCGTCTATGACATCCTAGCACTTGATGACTATACACTTGACCCACCGACAAGCGCGAACTCGATGCCGTCGACGGTTAACGCCGTTATCGGTAATCTGGCCTCAACAAGCCAAGTATTCCCGAGCCATAAGCCACAGATCCTGCGCTATACACAAGAACATATTAGCGACCACTTCTACCTTAAACTGAATGGTAAAGTCGTGCCCCACAGCGAGGACGTCATTGACTTGATCAATGGTAAGTACGTATGTCTGACCAACGCGCATGGCTCGCTAGACATCATGGCAATGAACGATTACTTAGACGACGAGCACAAGTATCAAGCTGGCTATGAACTCGAAGTTATTTATGTGCCACTTAAAGAGATAGCAAAACCGCTTTTAGCAAATACGAATCTATCTATTGGGTCACTAGAGAACGTTCAAGTTGGTCTACGCTACCAAGAGCCTGACACGGTCGAAGAGATCCAAGTTAAGGCACCTCTTCGCCACGAAACAGGCCGCGTTATCCGTGGGCGTGATGATTACATGAAGCGCCTAAAACAGGAGCTGCCCAACGCAATTGATGTTAATGCGCGTGACTTAGATTCAGCCAACCTTGCATTAGCCTATATTATCGAAGGCGATAAAGACTTAACCGATGTAGAGCTGGCCACCGTGCGTAACAACATTTCTAATGCGGCTAACCGTCCAATGGGTGTTAGTCCGCCGTCGTTATCGTCAGGTAACCGCAAGCAGGTAAAGCTTGACGTTCAAGTCGTGCTACGTAACTCGCTTATCACAACGGCCTCGGTTGTCGATGATGTGATGATCTCACTGCAACCCTACGAGAAAAAGCTTGGTAAGCGCGTCGACCTCTATGACATTGAAGATGCCATCAGGGACGGTCTTGATTACGCTAAGGCCGTGCGTGTGTCACTAACGGCTGACCCTGACCTCAGTGACGAAGAGCTAGAAGATTGGAACCCCTTGGCCATTAGCTGGGATGATTACTTTGAGTTTCAGCCACGCGTGAAGCTGCTTGATACAGCTAGTGACTTCTATACAGAAACCAGCGCGCCAGTACAGGCCAGTTAATTACTTTGGGACTGAGACATGACAGAACGTTTTATTGATATACCCAACCTCATCCCAGAGCGTCTGCGCGATGAGCCGTTATTGAAGGACTGTATAGAGTCGCTTGAGCACGTGTTCTACGAACGCGACGAAAACGTTGCTCAGCAGCTTGAGGCGATTAAAGACAAGTACACGACGTACCTTGTTTTGGCCAAGACAGATGCTAAAGAGTCTTTTCAAATAAAAAGTGCCCCAGCCATGACTGAGGTCACGCCAACGATATACATGGCTGAACCCCTTATCGTTCGCGAAGTGGCTGAGTTTAGCTTTGCGACGGGCAAGCACCAGTTTTCTTCACCTGTACTTTCACTAGAGAGTATTGAGGAAATCTTTGAGGCTCACAACGTACGTGGCGCTACGATAACGCAGCTGACCCCGTTATTTGGTAACATGAAAGAAGGTTACTTTGAGGAAAACTGTTTCTACGAGATTGAATGCGAGTACCCTATTAACTTTGAGTTTAAAGGGCTACGCCATGGCACTCAGGCACCGATAGATAAGATTATTGAGCCAATGTTTGGCCTGACCTACGATAGCCAGAATCTAAGGGACTCAGACCTTTACGCGATGGAGCCTGATTTCACGTATCACGTGTACGCGACGGCAGATGGCTTCGACTGGGGTATAAATGGTAAGCGCCATGATCCCGTAGAGCTTGACCTAAGTCGTGAGCGCAACTCACAGGTTGTTAGTGAGTTCGGCTATCAGTATCTTATTGATGCACTGGGCATGTCGGCCTTAGATGTGGCACTAATACGCTCGTTTATAACGGTTATCCACCAGCTTAAAGGTTCCCGCAAAGGCGTAGACCTGATGCTCGACTTGTTGAAGTTACGTGACTACGTTCAGTTGATCGAGTGGTGGGAAGATGACCCAACAGGCGAAACCGTGCAAGAAATGACGTACCGCACTGAGGTTGACCTACGCGATAATACGAAGTTTGATGGTAACAGTCTACAGGCGCTGAGACTCTTCTTGCGCCAGTACGTTTACCCGCTTATGACTGACTTTGCGCTGATCATGAATTTCGTCGATGAGCGCCTAAAGACGGGCTATAACGTACTAACGCACCAGACTATCAATGGTAACGTATCGTCACCGCTAGTACTGTCGTCGCTTATTAGACCCTATCAAACAGTCCCCGCTGCAAGTTCATCACCCGTCGTAGCGGGCATAAGCGGTTTGACCGAGCGTGAATACAAAGTCGAAATGAACAGCGTGCAGTCCGACGTTACCTACGAAATGGTTAACGAGACACTGAATACGGGCTTTAACGTGCTTCCTCGTATGGAAGTGACAGGCTCAACGACAACACAGGTTCTTCTAGGCATCGCGGGTGTCAGCATAGCGCGCTATCACGGACACGCAGACAGCCCTATCGTAGTTGAGACCAGCGGTTTAGTCGACCGCGAAGTCTTCATGGAATTTAAGCAGACGGCCACTGAGCAAGCCATCGACTTTTCTCTTCATGTCGCTAACGGTACAAAAGGCTTTGTTAAGCGCTCGATACCAGCACAAGGCCAGTCGCCTATGATGCTAATGCTTCGTGGGATGCTAGACCAAGCGTATGACGGGGCTATCATAGCGGATATAAACGACGCACCTTAGAAATCATTGTACAACGCAAGCAGTCTGCACCATTAAAGCTGGTTTAGCTTTGTACAATGATTTAAACTAATACATTGAGACATTCATAATTTTTTATGACGAGATTTGACGGTGGCACGCCTGCCACCATGTACGCTTTGAGATAGAGGGGTAACTACTATATGGCAATTGTAGGCGTTGTCACTAATAAAGGCTTGACTGAATCGGTTAAAGCATCCAGCAATAAAGGCTGGGCTATACACCCTACTCGATTTGGTGTTTCAGCCGATAGCGGTGAGCTACGACCGACCCGAGAAGACACTAAGTTAATTTGGTATGAAGCACCGATTAGTGATCAAACGGTCGTGTCAGAAAACACAATTCAGTTCGTTTGTACAATACCGCCACAGGTAATTGAGACGGACGAGCGCATCAATGAAATCTACCTATTTGGTGAGAACTCAGAAGACCAGTCTGAATTTCTACTTGCAGTAGGCCAGCCAACCGACACTATCACTTACTTTAAAGACGGTACGATCACGTTGCGTATGCACGTAACACTCGCGAACGTACAGGCTTCACAAGTATTTGAAATTAAGTATGCAGGCCATCGTAGCATTGAAGACCACAACCAAAACAGCGATGCTCACCAAGAGCTATTCGGTGCGTTGTCGGATCAGATCAAGTCACTGGGTGACGCTATTCTTGTGGAAAATCAAGTATCAAGCGGCGGTGCCGTTTATATCGACCGCAAAAGTGGCACAGCACAAGTGGACGACGCTAAGTTCTACCATAAGGGCATCCTTAAACGCGTACCAGCCGCAAGCTTCGCGATTCCGCTAAGTGGCACGGTATCGTTAGGTATCTGGACAGGTGTTGATGAGAAAGGCGAAGAGACGCTGTCATGGGGTACACGCTACTCAGCAGCAGGCGACGCCTATCATGAAGTTCACATTATCCAAGATGGCTTCTTGATGACCCTAACTGATGGGACAATCAAAGAAGAGCCTGTGCATACGAGCGTTGCGCGTTATGACCGCGATGCAAACGGTAGCTACGTCGTACACGGTATGGATGTGCGCATTACAGAGACTGGTGATAGCCACTATGTGGTTCAGATCGGTGAAGGTAAAGCACACATTGATGGTACTGAGATAGACCAGCCACGTATCGTTGAGCGCACTTACAACTTTGACCCTGATACTGAGCGCGTAGTTGCAGAGCTTCACCAGTTCCAACCAGATGAAAAAGGCCAGATGGGTGTTGTCGTTGATAATATGCCAATTGCAACGCACGAACCTGTGAAGGTGACGTATACGAAGCGTTCGACGCTGGGTATAGAGCGTGGCCAAGTGTCAGGCACTAGCGACTTTATCGTTGAAAACTTACTGACGGTACACAGCATTCGCTACGGTACATCATCATTTTTAGAAGGTCGAGACTTCCTAATTAAGGGAAGCCTAATTGATTGGTCACCACTAGGTGCCGAGCCGCCAACGGGGTCACTATTCACAATTGACTGTGAGCACATCGTTGAGCGCACAATCCCAGAAAGTGATGTACTTGAGTCAGGCTTTACCTTTGAGGGTGCCATTGTTGGGTCTAACTTCCACATTGAGTACGAAACACTACTACCGCGTAAAGACCTTATTGTCCTTGAGCGTAATGGTGCGATTAACCGTATTCGTGGTAAAGGCGACACTCGCGCATTATCGGCTCCGAAAGCACCAGCGGGCACACTCGCGATTGCTGAGCTTGGCCATCACTGGACATCGGGCATTAACCCAGCTGTGCAGAACACAGGCGTAGTTGCTATCCGTGCTGATGAGCTGACGGCTATGAAGCAGAACATCACGAACTTATTCGATATGATGGCCGAAGAGCGTATTGCTCGCATGGCAGCAGGCGACGACCCACGTACGAAGCGTGGTATCTTTGTCGATGCGTTTGTCGACGACAGTCAACGTGATGGTGGCGCTATTCAAACAGCGATGGTTAACTCAGCAGCAGGCGAGCTTACGCTTTCTTCTGACGTGCATACGATGGACACGAAAGACATCAGTAAAAACGATGCACCTAACGGTCTAGCAATGCTGCCTTACACGCTACGTACAGTTCTATCGCAGAATCTTTCGTCATCGTCGATGAAAGTGAACCCGTACTCAGCGTTCGACCCAATCCCGCCAGCGATTAAGTTATCGCCTGCGCTGGATAACTGGACGGTATCGCAGAACTTACGTCGTACGATCACACAAACACGTACGCGTACTGAAAGGGTTCGTTCTTCGACGTTTAGCCGTATGTTTAATACAAGTGCGTCGACACTGACGCGTCTTACAGGTTCTAACACTAAACAGAACTTGGTAGAGCGCACAGAAGAGCTTCCACACTTACGTGAGCTACGTGTTAGCTTCGAAATCGCAGGCTTTAAGCCAAACGAAAAGGTTTCAGGCATTAAGTTCGGTTCTACCGATGTGACACCGTCGCTAGACTCATTTGGTTTACCACCACTTGATACAACGCTACTTGCGGGTAGTAATAGTGAACTAGATACGCGTCCTCTTTATGACGGTGCAAGCAAAGCTGTGACTGACTGGCAACGTGGCTCATACAGTTCAAGTGGCGCACGCCCTAATGAGCTAACACCATGGAGCCTTAAAGGTGGCCGTGTTAATTACGGTGCAAACAGCGGCACATACGTCACCTTAACGTCACCAGACACATTTGATAACTACGACGCGACAGTACGCGTACGCGGTACAAATGGCGACGATGACTGGGTAGGTGTTGTTCTAGCGAGCCTTACGGTGAGCGGTAAAACACATACGTTAATGGCACTTCGTGCTACGCGTGAAGGTAAGAGCGCATGGCGTCTAATCATCAACGCGGGTCAGTCGGGTCAGGTTAATCTTTTTGAGAACCAAAACCGACATGAATCAATTGACAAGAAAGGTGTGTGGTCAACATTCCCTGACGGGTCAACTATTCAAATCGAGCGTAAAGGCAATACCTTCAAGGTTTCAGCATCGAAGATGGGCGAGCGTGCTATCGAGCCAGCTAGTACATTCAGCTTTAGCCTAGACGACCACGCAGCGCTAAAGGTATTTAAGAAGCCGTGTTCATGGGGCTTTGCAGCACTAAGCCAGCCATGTTCATTTGAAGTGCTTTCGCACTCAAACAAAGGCAACATTGGTTAAGACTGAGTAGGTAAATTGAGACATGGCAGAATTTATTGCAGATGAAAAAGGAGCCATCCGTGGTTCCTTCAAAATCCCAGCTAATCAAAAGGCTGGTACACACGAAGTACGTGTAGACGGTGATATGGGCACGACTGCCCTAACCTCTTTCACGGGTCAGGGTACCGCTCAGATCTCTGAGGTGCAGAACATCGTGACAAACACGCTGGTAACGTACCAGCGTTACGACCCACTAGCGCAAACGTTCACGTTTGACCGTGATGTGGATCTAGCCGCTGTTGACGTATGGGTTAAGGTGAAAGGCGATACGCCAATGACCCTCGACATCCGTACGTGTGAGAACGGTATACCGACGCAGACGATCCTTAGACGTCAGCGTGTGGAACTTGATGAAGTTACTAACGTTGATAACAACAAGCACACACGTATTGCGTTTGATCCTATCCGCTTACAGCGCGGTGTTGAGTACTGTTTCATCTTGATGGCCGACGACGCACATTGGGAAGTAGAGGTGGCGACACTTGGCGAGTACGACCAACGTAACGACAAGTGGATTAAGGCACAAGCTTTCCAGATTGGGACACTCTTATCATCTTCTAACGCGTCAACATGGACGCCACACCAGAAGACTGATATGCGTTTCACCCTGCACGAAGCTGTTTACAGCACAAATAAGCGTAGTTACTCATTAGGTACCTTCGACTTGTATAACGCTGACCTTATCCACGCGCAGTTCAACGCTGACCGTGTTGATGAAGAGACCGACGCAGCTATCGTACTGATGATGCCTGACGGCCGTACTCAGTACCGCTTGAAAGAGGACTCTATCACATCACTGCCTACTAAGATCACGGGTAAAGCCGAGGCTAAATTAGAGCTGACAGGTACTTCAAGTAAATCACCGACGGTTCTAACGGGCTTAACGCTTGTAAGTGCTGGTGTTGTTGAGACAGGCGACTACGTAACGAAGCACATCCCATTAGGCGATAATGCTGACGTACGCGTTAGCTTTGAGTCTCGTACAGGTATTACCTCAAAGGTCAAAGCATTCTATGCAATCGGCAGCGAGTGGAAAGAGTTGCCACTGGCTGGCAGCGTGTCGCTAGAAGACGGGTTTATCGAACGTACTTATAAGCTTGATGACGTATCGGGTGACACCATCCGCGTTAAGTTGGAGCTTGAAGGCACCGCACGTGATTTACCAAGGGTACGTAAATTAAGAACAGTGGTCATCTAGTTGTACAACGATTAGAACGATACTGTATACTTAATAAAGTATTGAGACATTGATATGCGTTGTACAACTCAAGTGCAACGCTTGAAATAGCAGAGGAATGAGCATGGCCGTAATTGGAGTCATAACAAATGAGGGTCTGAGTAAGACCATCAATGCTGCGAACAAAGAAGGTTGGAACATCTACCCTACTAAGTTTGCGATTTCCACAAACAAAGGTTCGCTATCACCAAGCCGTGACACTGACTCAGTGGGCAACCTATGGTTTGAAGCACCTGTCACGTCACGTCGGGTAATATCAGATAACTCAATTGAGTTTATCTGTAATATTCCGCCGAACGCTACAAATGAAGATAAAGAAATCGGTGAGATTTACCTATTCGGTGAGTCTAGCGAAGAAGTGCCGCAAGAGTTCCTACTTGCGCTAGGTCAGCCGTCACAGGCACTAACGTACTACTTCGATGGCTCGATCTCGCTTCGTCTAATCGTGACGCTAACGAACATTAACATCAGTGACTTGTTTGTATTCCAGTACGAAGACTCAGTCGACATCGACGAGCATAATATGGATGCTGATGCCCACCCTAAGCTGCTTAAAGCAGTTTCTCAATGGGTTAAGGGTCTAGGTAACGCGTTACTACGTAACGGCCAGTTACTATCAGGCGGTTCACTTTACACGTCAACACCTGTCGGTGGTGACATTACTATCCGCGCAGAAGCTGCCGCCATGTATGTAAATGGTGCTGTTATCTACGTGCCTGAGTCACCACAACTAATGGGGTCGGCATCGGGTGTGATCAGCTTCGGTGTATGGGTAGATAACTCAGGTGCAGAGGTTGGTGGTGACCAAGACCTAACATCACCTGACGCAGTCGCTAAGTGGGGCACGTCGTATGACCCTGACGCGAAAGGTACTTTCTATGAGGTGTATAAGATCTCAGAAGGTGCTGTACTTGAAGAAGAAGCACTACTGTCTGACGAAGCCCAAGAGCTTATCGGTACAATCGTTCGCTATGATGTAGACGCACACGGTAACTATGCTGTAAACGGCTTAGATGTACGTCTTGATAACTTCACGTGGGACGATACCAAAGACACGACGACTTACTCGATTTCATCAGGCCGTGCACACGTTGGTGGCCGTGAGATTGACCTACTGCACGACTTACGTCGTGAGTACATGAATGCAGCTACAACATACCAGACAAATGCTGAGCCTGTGGGCTTTGTACCGCGTGCTGACAGCACGATGACGGTGGCACTTGATTTTGGACCTGTTGAGGAAATCATTGAAGTTATTGCACCTGCGAAGGTGACAAATCACCAGCTATCACGTCGTAACGTGGGTGACTTAGGTGACATCAATGAGAACCCTGTAGGTGTTACGTCGGTTCAAGCTATCACGCGTGTTCATAATGGCGCAGGCACTGAATACCAGAAAGGTATTGACTGGGAATACGGTAACGGCGGCACCAATGAGTCTGTTATTTACTGGCTTAGTGAGGGACCTGGCAAGGGTGGTACGTTCTTCGTGGAGTTTATCTACTACACGGACATTACCTCATTTGTGACAGCGACGGGTGACCGTAAAGGTTTCGACATTCCAGCTAACATCGTGCCTGTTGATAGCCCGAATGGCCAACCTGTTGAGCTTGCAGAAGTAGACGAGATTGCAGGTGACCAACTATATATCTCTGTTGACTACCGCTGGCGTATGCCGCGTATTGACCGTCTGTACTTAAACCCAGAAGGTCAGCTTACGCTTGCGCGTGGTATGGCGAGTGCTTTTGCGCCACCTAGAGCGCCAACACTACCAAACAAAGCATTATCACTGGCTGAAATCTATCATACGTGGTGGGAAGACCCAGAGCTTAAACTTGACGGCGTAAAAGTTGTTAAGATGCAAGACCTGAACAAGATGCAGCGCAGTATCTCAGACTTGTATGACTTAGTCGCATTAGAGCGCTTAAAGAGTGACACCTCTCGTAATGCACCAAGTGCTACGCATGGCTTATTCGTAGACCCAATGCTTGACGACGACATGCGTGACTTAGGTATGGAAAACTTAATCATTGGCCAAGATGGTGACATTGATGCTCGTGCAACAATCAACCCTGCCCGTGAAGAGCTTATCTTGCCTATCGACATGAACCCGAACGGCTTGAACCCAACCAAGGAAACAAAACCTTGGACGCTTGAATATGAGCACACGGTACTAATTGATGCTGGTAACCCAGTTGAGCAAACAGAAATGACAGGCTCAATGAAGGTGAACCCTTATGCGGCATTTAAGCCAATCCCAGCTAAAATGACACTGGTGCCAGCGGTTGACGTTTGGACAGAAACTAAGATGAACTTGAAGTCAGGTGGCTCAATCAACTCAACAGTTGTGAACCACGGCGTATACGGCTTTAAATTCCAAGGTAACGTAAGTTCGGCTAAAGTGGGTGAGACAACGCGCGCACTAGAGTTCCTTCGTGCACTGGACATCGAGTTCACAATTGAAGGCTTCCGCCCGACTGAGCAAATCCAAAGCTTAACGTTTGACGAAGTTACAATGCCTGTACTTGAAGTTGATGGTAACCCAGTTGTTGCTGACAACAACGGTGTAATCAAAGGTAAGATTTCAATTGAAGGTAACACGTTCACAGCTGGCCGTAAGCTAGTTGATGTGAAAGGTACGCTTGGCACAGAGGCTCAAGCAAGCTTCACAGGCAAAGGTACGGTTACGACAGAAGAATGGCAAACTAAGTTCTCAGGTGGCTTCCAGCGCTGGGATCCACTAGCACAGACATTCACGCTGAAAGAAGACCACTACATGTCAGGCGTAGACATTAAGATGACGACAATTGGTAGCGACCAAATCGTTGTTCAATTACGTACGACATCAGTAGGTATTCCTGATAAGACGATTGCAGAAGTACGCGTTAACCCGCAAGACCTACTGCTTTATGATACGAATACGCACCACATTCAAGACCCTGTGATTGATGGTAAGCCAGAGTCATACGCAAACCCTGCTAAGCACGGTTGGACGCGTATTACGTTTGACCCAACATTCATTGAAGCAGGTACTGAGTATGCGTTCGTAGTACTTACAGATGACCCAGACCACGAAATGGCCATCGCTGAACTAGGTGGTGTATCAGAAGACGGTCAGGTGATCAGTGCGCAGGCTTACCAAATCGGTGTAATGCTTTCGTCTTCGAATGCGACAACGTGGACACCGCACCAGTCAGCAGACTTAACGTTCCGCTTACTACGTGCTGAGTTCGTGAACACTGAGCGTGAGATCCCGCTAGGCAGCTTCAACGTGAACAAGCTATCAGATGCCATGGTAGTAGGTGGTACGATGCGTCCGTCACAGGACAGCAACATCACAATTACGTTCACCGATGAGGATGGTCGTAACTATGATATGAACGAAAACACCCCACTACGTCTTAACGAAGAGGTGTCAGGTTCTATCGCGGTTAAAGCCAAGCTGACAGGTACGAAGCATCTAACGCCGCTGATGTGGCCAGAGCTTCTAATGATGCTGGGATCGCAAGCAGGGAAAGCCGTGTACTGTACGCGTAGTTTCCGCGCAGGCGACGACCCAAGTACGCTTTCAGTTAAGTTTGAAGCAGAACTGAAAGGCGAAGCAGCCGTCTCGGTTTACTACCAAGACGAGTCAAGCGGTAGTTCTCAATGGGTTGAAATGATTAACCCTGAGAAGTCACAGCTAGACACTGACTTATACGAGTACGAGTACAAAGCGTCAGACTTTAATGACGACAAGACTCGAATCATGCTTGTACTGTCAGGCTCGGCGCTTCACCGTCCAGTCGTAGCTAACCTAAGAGCGATGGCGTACTAATACGCCATCCCACGCTGAACATATATGGGATGGGTGGGCACTGCTTGCCCCTCCCTTTTTCATCTTAGAACTCATTTAAAACAGGTATTGCCCAATGGCGTTATTAAATGACTTTCAAATATCACGAGGCGGTAGCGGCGGCGGTGGCGCAGCGTACCGACGTGAAGACAGGTTCTCTACTGGGATTATCTACCCTAAGCAGTACGAGCGACTAAGCATGTCGATGGGAAGGTCTATCACGTTATTGAAGCTGGCTGTTAGCGAACCGTGTTTGATCAGGGTCTTCGGTACGAGTGATTTCTCAGATGTGAATCCCTTTGAGTTTTTGGCTTACCCCAATTACTTAACGTATGAAGGGGCAGTCTTTGACACGCTAGGGACTGTGTGGGGTAACAACCGCCACCCTACCCTAGCAAATAAAGACCGCTTCCCAAGTGGCAAGCTTTACATTGAAGTGGCCAACCCGTACGACGAGCCGATTGAGGTCAGCGCCGAACTCGTATGGTTAGTATTAGAGGACTAGGCATTTGTTTTACATTGACATAAACAAACAGACCGAAAAGCGCTATGCGCCAGAGAAGTTGATACGCTACAGTGAAAAAGGTGGCGTGTACGACATCTTAGACTCGCACTTTCTTGCAGAGTTGGCACGTATGCCGATGGCAGGTACCTACGTTGTTGTAGAAGACGAAGGTCGCCCTGACGTCATCGCTTATAAGTTATTTGGCTCTACCGAGTACTGGTGGATCTTAATGGCCTATAACAACTTGGTTATTCCTAGCCAACTGGTGGCGGGTGCTACGATTAAGTACCCGAACATACAGCGCTTAGAGACAATGTACGGTAAGTTAGCCGCGCAAGAGCGTCATGTAAACAATAAGCTTGTTGAGGCTAATACGCCTAATCAGCGTGCGCTTATCGGTGACCCTGATAGCCTAGGACGTACGATACCTAGTGGTGACGGGGACACAAATGCAATGCTACTACGTGCTTACGCGTCGTATGCAGCACAGCGCTATAACTTGGATTATGCCGTAATTGATGATTTCCAGACCACAGAAGGCATCAACGTTGAAAAGTCGAAAGGTTTTGAACATGCACCGTTTAGGGTAGACCTCACAGCAGGTACCGCAGAAGCGCCAATCTTACAGACTATCGAGCACAGGTTGCTTGAGCGTACGACGGCAAATTCTGTGCACATTGCGATGCTACCTGATACTAACAATTTAAACATCGAGTATTCACTCGATGGTGGTACACGGTGGGAAAGCTTCACTGGTGGTGTGATCTTTACGAAGGGTAGCGACACAATCACTCTACGCTTTATTTACGCACCTGCTAATGGCGACCCAATGCGTAGAACATTTAATGGTTATGTCATTGTACATAACTAAAGTGCGTTTTTTGCAACTTGCGGCCGATATTCGGTAGCTTAGCTTAACGCAATCGTTGTACAATAGAACGAGTAGAGTTTTTACTAGTTCGGGACTAACCGCTGTTATAGGGCAGTCCAACGCTGTAGACATTGTACAAAAGAACTGAGACATCGAGAGTAATGAGACATGACTGTAAGCAGAAAAACCGTTGTTATACCGTCTAAAACGGGTAGCCGTGACCATCGTCATCCGAACCAACGCGTGCTTGATAGTCTGGACTCCGACGCGAACAATACTTTGCGTTTTAACGGGATCCCAATGGTGGACGAAGCCTTGCTGAAAAAAGCAATGCGCGACCGTGATCTACTATTGGTACCTTATCTGGTGTACAGCTACTCGACCTACGTTTCGCTCGTGTCGGGTTTGCCGTTACTGGAACTCATAAAGTTTGACGAGCTGCAACTGATCGATATGGAAAGCTCAGAGAATTGTACACTCGAACCCTATAATGCAGAGTTTGATACGTCCAACGGGCTAGCAAAGCTAGTCACACGACGCTTAGCAGTATCTAGCCGATACTATAAAGATAGAATGCCTAGACGTTTTTGGGTGTCGACCATCCCTAACTACGAAGACATGGTTATCGAAGTCCGCATTAACGATGAAGATACGTGGTACAGCATTGATGCTGACACAGAAATACGCGCATCCGATGGGTTCTCAAAGATACAGCTTAGACTAACCCTTCCTGTCAATGCAGGTGCAGTGGCAGGCAGCACGAAAAGAAACTTGTATGGGATCTACATCTTGTACAAATAGTGAGATTGAGGGCGATATTGCGCCAAGGTCACGCAAATATGATTGCGCGTAGTAAATGTGAAAGTGAGACGTAATCTTTTATACCGAATTGAATGATAGGAGCCAGTTATGGTGATCAGCACACATCGTCTTGGCCTTGCGGCGTTTATGAAAATGCAAGGTTGTGTACTACAAAAATTTGAAAACCGTCGTTTCTTCTTTGAAACAGACAAAGACTTAACTGAGTGGGAAGTAGCTTACTCAAATTCTTGTTGTTACCGCCACGACCTAGAGCTTTGCGAACTTCGCAAGCTTTACCCAAGCACGCCACGCGGTTAATCCGTGGGACGTGAAGCACGCGTTATGCGAGGGACATTAGAACTGAACTAAACAAGTGCTTTGGTGATGCGGTCGCTTCGGCGGCCGCTTAATATGAGAATGTGAGATTGTGAATGGCAAGTTTAGATTATGGATCAGGAAGTGATGTAGATAGCTTTTCCGATTATGAATGGAGCGGCGAGCACTACTTTACTTTTGATTCTAATGTCATCCTTGAATACAGTGTTGACATTACTGCATCAGAACAAGCCTTGCGCGCGGTTAACGCGGGCACAGTCGTCTCTTATGTAGGTGACTATGTCGCTCAAATCTTCGCACAAGGAAACAATGTAGAGTTCAATAGCACTGTCACCTTTATGAGTGATGTGCGCACGTACTTTGAAAATAACCCCTACCTAGGTGAGTCTCTATCGCTATGGGATATTGACGACCTTGCAACGTGGCCTGACCAAGTTCAACTACGAACCGCCGTATCAATTGGTGACGTTAAAGACTACGTAGACCAAAACCTTTACTTTGCTGTTGATTACGTAACAAACACTACAAAAGAAATCGTAGCCAGCGAAATAAGCATACAGCTTCCCGATGCAATACCTGTCGTACTAAATGACGTGCTTCCTTCTATCTTGGATGATTATTCGCTAAGTACAATCTTCCCAGAAGTAGACCGCCGTATCGCGGCTGCGACAGGGAGTGGCACAGGCGGTGAAGGTGGCTCAGGCTTATCAGAAGAACAGGTCAATAGCCTTATTGACGCACGCTTACCTGTAGCCATCGAAGGCTACATGACGAGCAACGTCTACCCATTTTTTGATGAGCGCACACAAGGCATTGTTACGCCTTTACTAACGACATTGCAGAACGACTTACGCTCAGAGTTTGAGGCACGTATAGCTGAGGCGCTTGCGGCCGACCAGTCGCTAACGCCTGACGAAGTCGTAGCACTTATTGACAGTAGTTTACCGAGCCTTATTGAAACAGCCCTTGAGTCAATTCTGCCAGAGGCGATTAATACGTATGCGACGCCTATTGTTGAATCGAAGATTGCCGAGCAGTTACCTAATGCGATTCAGGAAGGGATCACTAGTAGCAGCGAAACAATTCTTGCGTCTTTAGAAAGCGAGATTGACCAATCCGTCGCTGAAAAGCTAGCGACGGATCTGCCTGTCTTTGTAAGAGACGAGGTGTCGTTGCAAATTCCATCGGCGGTTAAGGCACACCTTGACTTAACGCTCGACGAGGTTGTGAGCGGCTACGTCGACGCGGTCGTACCAAATGCAGTTCAAGCTGAAATGCAGGCTAACCTCACAGCGGAGACGCTTTGGCCACTGTTGCGAGACCCTGCGGGTAATCAAGCAACTAGCATCGTCGAGGGTTATCTCAACGCGGAAACTATCTGGCCAATTATACAGGAAGTGTCAGGGCTACAGTCATCAGAGGTCGTCGCTACTGAACTAGCATCAGTGCTCACTGAGGATAACATTTGGAGACTCGTGTCGGGTCTGAGTGAGACTCAGGCAAACGGCCTTATCTCAGCAGCGCTGGCAGGGCTTGACCTCGAAAGTGGCAGCATGACTGCCGAGGAAATATGGGAACTCATTAACGGTAAGCTTCAAGAGGCCGTTGAGACAACCATCAGCGAAGCCTTTCCAAGCTTAGCGCAAGGCGTACTGTTAGAGAACCTAGCTGAGGCTGTATCAGCCGAGCTACAGCTGCAATTACCAGCACTACTACCGAGTGAGATAGCACAGGTACTTGATGCAGTACTACCCGAGGCCGTACAAGAGCAGGTATTCACGAATTTACAGATAGCCCTTGCAGAGGACGGCTTTATTACTGCGGCTATCGAGACACGGGTTGATGCACGGGCTGATACTCTTATTACTGAGGCGCTAAACGGTACGATCTTGCCTATGATAGGGTCTGAGGTCGAGAGCACAGCTAACGCAATTATACCGCCAATTGTCGAGCAGCAGGTCGCAGACCAGCTAGAAACGGTGCTACCTAGCCTAGTAGAAAATACGGTGCAAGAAGCACTACAGCCAGAACTTGACGCGTTAGTGAATAACACAATACCTAACGTCGTAAATCTGCAAATGACAGCTTCACTACCTGATATGGTAGACCAGCAGCTTACTGAGCGATTTGGCGAAGCGAGACCGTCGGTCTATAGACGCTACTACTTTGAGACACCCCAGCAAGTTTGGGTGGTGGAGCACGAATTTATAGGTGCACCATTTAATGAAAGATTGTACAATAGTTCGGGTAGACCTATGTACGCTTCAATCGAAGTGGTCAATGAGACGAGTTTTGTGGTTACGCTCACCGAGGCAATGACTGGGTGGGTTGACGTTGAGTTTCACATTTAATTTGACACCGCAAGGACCTACTTGATATGACATATCCAATTTATCACGGTATTACGCTGGCAGCGAATGCCGCGTTTGAAAACCTAGTTATCGAAAACCTAAATGCCGACCCAATTGCACCAGATGAAGGCCGCATTTGGTATAACGGTACCGACAAAGTATATCGCATGTCTGTCACAGACAGCGGTGGTGCTCAGCAGACACTGACTTTCCAAACAGGCGAAGAGTTCGCAGCGTTCCTAGTAGAGCTTGCCTCTACAGAAGCCGATGCTTCGGGTGCTAAGAAAGTTGGCTACGACGGTGCCGCAGGCGCTAACGGTTCGTTTACGGTTGCAGCTGGTACGCTTGACGTAGCACTTGATGCACTTGTACAAGCCATTGATGCAGAGAAGAAGGCTACAGCCGACTTAGCTGATACTGCGGCTGGTAAAGGCGCTAACGCAATCGGTTACGAAGGCGCTACAGGTGAGAAAGGTTTCTTCACTTTAGCAGCAGGTACACTAAAATCGTCATTAGACGCGATGGTTGCACAAATCGACGCCAATGCCGAAGCAAGTTCAGTGTCATCACAGAGTATTCAAGACGAACTAGATGCGACGCAGGCCGCAGCAGGTCTTGAAGCCTCAGGTGCCTATGCGCCTAATGAAGCCTCAAACTTCCTTAAAACGGCGGACTTCACAAGCGCAGGTGAAACTGCCAGCTTGAAAGCTGCCGATACGCTGCTAGATGCAGAAGTAAAGAAAGTTGGTGATGCCCTAGCGTCGTACAAGACAGCCAATGACGCAGCCGTAGCTGAGCGCGTGAACAAAGCTGGCGATACGATGACGGGTAACCTGAACATGGGTGATAACGCCGTTAAGTCTTCTTATGCGCCACAGGAAGCTGATGACTTAACTAACAAGGCATACGTTGACTCAGTAGCGACAGGTCTTGACGTTAAGAAGTCGGTACGTGTTGGTGCACTAGACAACATCGACATTGTGACTAGTGGCCTACTTATCGTAGATGACGTTCAGACCGTTGCAGGCGACCGCGTATTGTTAATGGGTCAGACTAACCCAGCTGAAAATGGTATCTACATTGCTGCCGAAGGCGCGTGGGAGCGCTCAGAAGATGCAAACGAAGATGTTGAAGTAACTAGTGGCTTCTTTACGTTTGTTGAAGAAGGTACGGTAACGGAGAACAACGGTTATGTACTGATCACCGATGGCCTTGTAGAGGTCGGCGTGTCAGAACTTAACTTCGAGCAGTTCTCGGGTGCAGGTCAAGTTATCGCAGGCGCTGGTATCTCAAAACAAGGTAACGAACTATTCCTAAACTTCGGTGCAGGTATTGTTGAGACACCAGAAGATGAGATCGGTATTGACTTCGGCGCGGGTCTATTTACTACAGAAGATGGTATGACAGCTTCTACGACGGCTGCTTCTAAGCTTGAAGTGAAGATTGATGGTACAACGCTTGTTAAGACCGCCGACGGTCTACGCGTAGCAGACGAAGTACTGAACGCGTCAAGTAATCTACAGTCTGAGTTAGACCTGACGCAAGCTGGTGTTGGTGTTGATACCGCAGGTAACTACGTTCCAGCGACAGGTGCAAACTACATTGCGGCTGAAACATCTATCCATGGTTCTACCGTGAAGCTAGATGCCGAGCTAAAAGCTGTGGCTGATGGCCTGACTGCCGAAGTAACAGCACGTGGTGATGCTGACACAGCTCTTCAAAATGAGCTTAATACAACTCAGACGGGTGCAGGTCTTGAAGAAGATGGCACGTTTGTAGCTGTACCAGAAGCGAACTACGTTAACACAGCAACGTCATTGAAAGACGCTGATATGATCTTAGATACGCAGCTTAAAGTAGTAGCTGATGGTCTAGCTCAAGAAATCTCAGACCGTGCGTCAGAAGATACGGCTATCCGAGCAGGTGCAGGTCTACTTGTAACAGGCGCTATGCCTGACACAAGTGCAACAACGTACCTACAGGATTCAGCAAGCATCTTTGGTGCTGTGGTTGACTTGGATGCGGCACTAAACGCAGGTCTTGTTAAAGCGGCGACAGACACATCTAACGTTGTGTCACAGCTTAACGCGAACAAGTTCTCGTATGTATCAGCAGGCGAATCGCTTGTGCACAGCATCCAGCACAACCTAGATGCGCCGATTGTGGACATCACAGTTTGGATCCAGCGTGAAGACGGCAAGTTCTACAATGACTTGGCGCTTGTAACGGAAGAGAGCAACAACGAAATCACAGTAACGTTATCAGCTGCGGCAAACGTTAAAGTGTCAGTTGATGCTATCCGTCAGTTTACTGATCCTACGGCGTAAGCCTTGGGTTAGTAGCCTAGCGTAAGCTATCTAGCGAGGGGCAGGTGCGAAGGTGCCCGCCCCTTTCTTTTTATGAGACTACTGAGGCAGTTGTACAATGATTACTTTCGATTTTTACCGTAAGCCAATTACAGGTTTACGAACAAAAGAAGATGTCCTACGCGCATTAGATGAAGCCCTAGAAGAAGTACAAGCGGCCATCATTGCGGGTAACGTATCTTCCTCAGACTTATCTGAGGCTATCACCTTCCTTAAACGCTTCTACGAGCGTCTTGAGCGCCTTATCTTGGGTGAGGGCAAGATTGACTATGCCAAGCTGCTAAAGATGCAGGCCGAAGACCCTGTGCTTAAACAAGCCAAACGTCGCTTTGAGCGTCAGCAAAAACTTTTAAACAAGCAGTAGGTACTAGTCATGCGTATAACAGCAAATGCCAAAGACGTTCAACTATCAGGCTGGGTACGCCAGCTACAAAAACAAATAAAGCAGTTCAATGGCGACCTAAACAAGGATGGCGACGAGCAGCCATCTATGGAAGAACAGATAATCTTCGTACAGCAGCAGTATGAATTACTCAGTCTGTTATACGAAGTATCGCTGGGTTATGACAACCCAGACGTAGTGCAACGGATTATAGGCGTAGACGCAGACCTGATCAGTCGCGAAGCCACTACCAAAGAATAGGTAGTAAAAGATTAATGAGTATGAGCACGAGAACTTAACACTTTAACTTACTTAACATAGGAACAGATGTTATGGCAGCACCGCAAGAATTGCTTGTACGCACGCACCTGCGAATGCACGGCAACGCATCACTAAGTTTCGACGATATGACTGAGTTCCCGCTTACACCGTCTGCGGGACAGTTTGCATTGGTAGATGGTATTTTGTACATCTACGCGTCGCTTGGTGGAGTTGAGACGTGGTTCCCACTAACGAACAGAAAATCATCACATGTCCACTATCAAGCGATTGCGGCACAAGTGTGGAATGTATCGCATAACTACGGTACGACTGACTTAATCTACTTTGTATACGACCAAAACGGTCGCCTAATGCAGGCCAATGCTAACTTTGTAGACGATGACCACTTCGAGCTAACACTCGGTACAGCGATGAAGGGTAAGGTTGTTGTATTTGCTCACTCAGATTTGTGGGTACCACGCCTTGAAACGACGGATGGTTATGCAGAGAAGCTGACGCTTAATCAACACTTAAATGTAGCAAGTGACCACGTGATACTTGACGCATCAGGTGTGACGGTTGGCGGTACGAATCTAAGTACGTGGATCCAAGAGAACAGCGACCGCATCGGTATTCTTGAATACATGCTAGAGAATAACGTTGACCCTGAGATCACAGCGCAACGCCTAGCCGACCTAGAGTCAAAGCTAACGACTGTCCAATGGTCAGACATTGTTGACGCACCAGACATCGAAACATTAGAAGCTCACCCAGCGCAAACCTTTACTGAGGTAGAGGTGGCCAACCTTCGAAGCGGTAAGTCTGCTACGGGTGAAACCATGACACAAACCATCGTGTATGGTGGCGACATCGAGCCTGACGTAGAATCAGCAGGGACGAACGATATTTGGTTCGATACCAGTGGCGACGCTACTATCGTTAAGAAGAAAAACGGTGAAACGGGTGAATTTGACTTCGTTGCACAAATTGCGTCAGAAATGATCATGAAGCACTCAAACGTAAAATACGTGAGTTCAGCTTCTGATACGATGCACACCTTCACCTTCGATGGAGAGGGTGGCCTACCTGAGCCTGTGGTTATTAAACCTAACTTTGTGACTGTGTACCTTAATCGTCAGCTTCTGCGTAAGAACGAGTATAACATCGTCGATGAAACCACGATTGAAGTACTAGTAGACCTTGCTGCAAATGACGAACTAGAAATTGTGACAGCTTAACCGCTGTCACTGTCATACGTTAGGAGGCAGTATGTCTAATACAAACAAACTTAATGACTTATTCGTAATTCGTCGTGGTGGTGGTTCAACAAAGCTTGAGGCAGGTAAACGCTATGCGTTGACTAGTTCAGGAGCGCTTAAAGCTATGCCGCTAGCGGACACCGCCGACTTCGATAGCTATATCGACGACCCGAACGCGCTTGTGATGCTCGGTGACCGTGGTGACCTGCGTCAAATAGAGACCATCACGCGTAACCTATCGGTACTGTTTAACCGTATGGTAGACCAGAGTGAGCTTTACACGATCACACCTGAGTCAATGTCGGCACAGGTTAACAACAACGCGTCTTTTGCTGTGGGTGGTCTTGCCTACTGTCATAAGGTTCGCATTGTGGGTACCAACGGTAAGTCAGTGTCATTCACACTCTATGGAAGTAACGACAATGTCGTGTGGGAGCAAATCGGTGACGCCGTAACGCATACCTTCACAGCCTCGACAGCGCAAGCGGTCGATGTAGATACGACAGCGCCTAAGTACCGTTTCTTTAAGATTGTACAGGGTGATGAAGAGCCGTTAGGTGAGGTAGAGCCACCAGCTGAGGGAGAAGAACCCGTCGAGCCTGATCCATTAAATGCAACACCAATAACAGGTGTCGTGTTTATGCTTCGAGACAAATCAGTGCCACGCTTCTTTGAAAAAGACAAAGCAGGTAACTTAGAAAGCCTTGTGGCCAAAGAGTACGACCTGAGCCTTTTCATTGATGGCACTTTGACGGCCGATCAGTATCTTTATGTATTGGCGGTGCCAAAGCAGCTGCGTATTCGCAGAAACTTTGATGGTTTCTTTTTCACACCCGCGACACTACCTTCGGCCGATACCACCGTGTCAGTTCAGCTGAATGACGTTGAGATAGGGAGTATAACTTTCACAGCAGCAGGTGCTGTGATTTTTAGCGAAATAGAAGAAACGATCCTTGATGCAGGTGACTGGCTTGTCCTAAAAGCTCCATCAGATGTCGACAGCAAGCTAAGTAATATATCAGCAACACTCAGTTTCGACCGTGTTGAGGCTGACAGCTACTAGGAGGACTATATGACAACTAAGTCAGGTAAGCATAGTTTGCGTGACCTATTCCTTATGGGACGGGACGGTAAAAAGAACGTGTTAGATCCGAACAAGCGCTACATCATGTCCCGACAAGGTGACCTGATTGAAGTTAGTGCTTCGGGTGACAATGTGGATGACGATGGCGAATTTAACCAGCAGGTTGATAACATCAACTCACTGGTTGTTTCGGGCGACCGTGGCGACCTTCGTCATTTAGAGACAATCATACGTAACATGTCATCAGTCTACTCGAATGCAGTGCTGAAAGAAGACGTCTTACATACCGACGAGGCGAACCCAACGGCTGAAAAGTACTGGTACCCACACCCCAGAGATTCAGGCAAGAATACTGACAATATAGGAAATGATGATTCTGATTTCGGACAGCCTCGTGTAATAAATTACTTACGTATTGAGTTACCCGACCATTTTGAGTCAGCTTCCGACGAGTATACTTTTACTTTGCGTGCGGGTCACACGGGTTCTTCATTTCCGATTGTCGAATCGCTAACCTACCGCCCTGCCGAGCACGGCGGGCGAGGTGCGAAAGAGTTGGTCATGGTCGTTACGGATCCGACACCGTACCAATATGCGTACTGTAAGATAGATGAGGGAGGTTATCTACCGATAACGAAGGTGGCTGTTTCTCACTCCCCTGTTTTAGTCGACAGATTTCTAGGGGCTGACGAGGGTAACCGAATCAATGAGCTGGTGGGTGAGTCCTATGACTTATCAGTATTCATAGAGGGTGGCATTCCTTCTAGCGAGCGATTACTCCAATTTAGGGTACCACAGCGGCTAACATTGAAAGCTAACTTTGAGGACTGCGTGGGTAAGTGTATGACTAGACCAAAGAGTGCCCTTGGTATTGAGGTCTATAAGGGGTCTATCCAGCTTGGAATCCTTACTATTAACTCAAATGGGGCTGTGACTGCGACATATCCTGAGACTGTGTTTAACGTAGGTGAACGCCTCGTGTTAAAGTCTACAAGCATAGGCGACCCGCAACTTAGCGATGTCGCATTAACGTTTGTCTTTAAACGCGGCTAAACCTGTTTAATCACCTGTAGGGTTCTATCGGGAACCCTACGGATTATACGAGGTATATCCAGTGTTCGAAGAACTGTTAAAAGCCCTATTGGGTTTCATTTTCAAGCCCAATGCAGCAGGTCAGGTCGAGATGCAAATCGACGTGCTGTTGCAGTGCATAACTTTAGTTGCCTTTGCTGCGTTATATCGCTTTAAGCTGGTGCCCTTGTTCAAGTCGCTTGATACGCTAATGCCCGCATGGGAGCAACGTGCTGCGCGCTTAGACGATGCTATCACCACTATTAGCACGATCCATGAGGTTGTCGATAGTATCAAGGCCAAGGCTGAGAAGCTTGATGTTGGCCGCGAGGACAACGAGGAATTGCTTCGTGAGCTGCAAGCCCAACTTAAACTAGCAGAGAAATCTGTCCAGACGATCACAGAGTCACTGCATGCTGCGACTCAGCGCTCTATCTTGGATTGGTTAGAACGGTCTGAAGATCGTATGGCTGACCCACTACGTGAGCTGTCTGTGATCCAATCGGAGATCCGTAACTTGTCCACCTTATTAATGGCCACGTCGGTATCTCGTTACAACAAGCCCCTGAGTTAAGGAGTAGCACGATGGATAAGATCGCGTTTAGCCTAACTACAAGCAAGTGGTTAGAAGCTTTTAAGGCAAATCAGACGTTCGCATTGAACCAAACAATGCGAGCAGACTTTCCTTTCCAAGCGACTAGTCAAGAGATCTTACTAAACCTTTATGAGCATTGGTTCACTTGGCTGCTTACAATTGAGAAGCAGCTAAGTACGAGTGGTACGTTTGACGAAGAGACCCGAACCGCGCTGGTGAAGGCCACCATGGATGTGCAGGCGCAATATCAATCAGCTGTTGCGCAACATAGCCTAATGGATAGTAAGGTTAAATTGCTATGGGCACGCGTCTACAAGCCTGCTCATGATGCTTATGTGGCCTATGTGGCCACGTTGGCATTGGATCAGGATGTAGGCGTTGTATACTCACAGTTGGCTGAGAGGCTATTGTCGTTTATGCAGCATACGTTGTTCGCGCTACATGAGGTGGATGACTTATTGTATAATCCTAAAAAGACATCCTTTATTTCTGTCGATGATTACGTTTGTGACGTGTACAATCAACAGGGTAAAGACCTCTTAGGCGAACGAGTACGTTTGTACAAGAGTACGCAAGGAGCTTCACAAGAGGCTACTTGGAAAGTGAAAAGCTACACTGATTGCCACGTACCCGAAGGCTTGCGCACACAGTTGCGCAGCCATCTACCCGAGGCACATTTGTGATAGCCCGTGGGCGGTCTTTAACGAGGCCGCCAACTTTATAACAACAATCGAGACTGAGATACATGGCCAATAATTTCGTAGTTAGCGTCGCCAAGGCGCTAAAGCTTGACGTAGACCACGTCGAGACTTACTGGAAAAAATCACTCGCTATTGCGGCGAAGAACGGCAAGAACGCCGAGAACTCAAACTTTTATGCCTACGTAACAGGTATATTCAAGCGCTTACTCGCTGACGACGAAGACGCAAAGCTCACCAAAGAAGGCAAACTTGCCCTACCCCGCGCTGAGGCACTACTTGAACGCTACCGCCACCTAGAGAGTTTAAACCTAGATGAAGAAAGCGCTATGCAAAAGAAGCTAAAGGCCAATCAGCAGCGTAAAGAAAAGCAAGCCGCTGATGGCACACTCCCGAAGCCTAAACCGAAAAAAGAAAAACCCAAGCCTGACACAAAGGAAAAGCCTGAGCCTGAGCAAGACGAAAAGCCAAAGGTAACGCCGAGCAAAGCCGCAGTCGGTAAGGCGCTGGGTGACAATAAGGATAAGTTCAATCTTCCACCTGACGCGTCTGACGCGGAGAAGACACTCGCACGTGACCTAGCTGAATTGTACAAAGAAATGTTACTACGCTGGGAAGCATTCAGTGACAGTGCTTCGATTAACCTTGATGGTGAAGAAGACGTCATGGAAATGACATGGCACGAAGACAACCCATACGGTAAGTTACCAGCGGTTGTACGTGAAGTACTTCAAGCAGGTGCTGCTATGCACTATGAGTCACTGCAAGACGTTAGTAACATCGCGCGCCAAGCTATGATGAGTTGGCAAGCCACACACCCGACACTTATTGAAGACATGCAGGCACTAGCGGATTTGCCAACGCTTCACCGCCGTGCACTATTACCCTTAATGCAAGAGCTGGTTCGACAGGGCAATATGCCAGAATCAATTCTTGAATTGGTTAAGAAAAACACGGCATCAGGTACGGCTGACTGGCTGAATGTGTTCCCGACACTTTTGACGAGTAATGCGGAGCAATCACCTAGTTTCGACGAAAGTGTCTGTGTTGCAGTTACTGATACATTAGTCGAATGTCTACTTAGCTAAAACACGCACCATTGAGGGGCATTGTACACCGTATATTTTTACATTTTTTTATTGTACAATGCTTCCAACCAAGGCGAGTTTATGCGATAGTATAAACACTGAATTACCTAGTAATTCTCGGCTTGTACAACGTTTAAGCAGGCCGCGAACGGGAAGCGGAAACACAGATAAACGCGACCCATTTAGTTATAGCTAAACTATTAATTATGTATACATAGAGGATGAGACGATGTCTAAGACAATCATTGGTCAAATGTTAGAGAAGCACGCAATTGAAGAAGGTGTAGTAGCACTTGAAGAAGAGCTAGTGACACTTGAAGCAGAGCACGCTGCTATCGAAGAAGAGCTTGAAAAGGCTGAGTCAGACGAAGCTAAAGCTGAAATCGAAGAGCGTCGCATGTCTTCACAAGAGCGTATCGCTGCTAAAAAGCGTCGTCTACAGTTAAAGCGCGACCCTAGCTACCGTAAGGCTGTTAAGCAAGCGGCGAAGCTAAACAAAGGTCTTGATAAGCCTAAGTACAGCGTACAGCGCGACGACGAGACAGGCAACTGGGTTGCTGCTAAGATTGACCTAGCACTTTCTAAGAAAGCTCGTCAAGCTGCTAAGACTCGTCGTAAGTAATTACACGTCTAAGTGGTAAAGAAAGGCTCGTTAATTCGAGCCTTTTTTGTATGAGAATGAAAGAGGTATAACAACCATGACTACACGAATTGCACAAGTATTAGAAAGCTTAACGCCCGCCGCAGTGACGACCCTAAATGAGGCAGCACTTGCAGGTAAGCGTGAGCGTCGTATGTTCTTCAAAGTAAAGTTTCACACGACTGATGGCGAGCAGAACATTATTGTAGAAGCACCAAGTAAACAGTTGGCAATCACAAATGCTGTATTACTTGCAAAGTACCAGATGCCAACTATTGCACCACTCGTTGCAGCGTCTCAGGGCGACACCGAAGTCGAACTATATAGTGCCTTCACGCCAGCCGATGTACCGTTCATTGATGTGGCCGACGCCTCAGAGCAAGACCCTAAGTACTGGATCTTCAAATCTGCAAAGACTGACCTTGCAAAGCTTGCACGCAAGAACAACCGCATTCCTTATGTCATGCCAAACATCGCCATGACACACCCATTGAAAAACCAATACTCACTTGTACCAGCCTACGACGTTCCTAAGTACGTCAAAGAAGGTCAAGTCGTTATTGGTAAGGACGGCGCACGTCGTCGACAAGGCTTCTCAGACGAGCCTTACGGGAAGTAATCAAGTGATCCGCCCAAGCCCTAGCCGACGTGTTAGGGCTTTTTTTATTTGGAGACCAACTGCCATGACACCAACCCCAATAAATGAGCACCCACTGGCCAATGAAGTACGTGAAAAGTTAACCGACGGTACCGTGACAGTCGGTTGTCCAATAGAGCCGCATGAGTGGACAGCTGATGACCATGAACGGTTAGCGGCAGCCTGTGCTTTTGTCGAGCGCCTTCGACGCGAGGAACCTGACTTTCCTAAACCTGACGCATGAGTTAGAATGCTTCGCAATCGAGACTGATATGAGAATCTGCTATGCAGCGAACAATGCACGTCATGTACAGTGGCCAAACTGAAAGCGTTATACGCCCAGTTGGTGCTGTTGAGAAACAAGATGGCCGATGGGTGCCCGTACCAAAGCTTAAACCAACTGAAATCTATGAGCGCCTAGTGTCTGGCCAAGTCGTCGTTATTGACCGAGGGGACAGTGCATGAAAAAACCGTTAGCGTGTCCTTACTGTTCGACAGTAAGTGAAACCGTACTTGCTGAGCTTGTGACAGGTCGTGAGATCTACCCCAACCGCCCTGACCTACACTTTAGAAACTTTTGGCAATGCGAAAAAGAATGCGGCGCGTATGTTGGCTGCCATTTAGATGACGGGAACGGTATACGACCACTAGGTCGACTGGCTAACGCTCAACTTAGAGCCGCAAAGAGTCGAGCGCATCGTGCGTTTGATCCTCTTTGGAAAGACAAGCTCATGAAGCGTAAACAAGCCTACGCGTGGCTGGCAGGTGAGCTAGGCATTCAAGTTGATGATTGTCACATTGGGATGTTCGATGTCGCGATGTGTGATTTAACTGTTCAGCTGTGTGCACGGTACCGACCAAATAATGAGGTGCCTGCTCATCGTAAACAATCAGGAAGAGTGAGGCGCAAGCGCGCCCCAGCCTAATCCCCTGCACTTTCCTTATCATTTATAAGGCGGTACGCAAGCACATAGCTAACTTCACGCTTAGAGTTATCCTCATGCGTCATAACAACGTTAGCTTGCACTGTACCGTCTAACATAGCACAGCCTATAATTGGGGCTGCGCGGTAAGCATCAGGTTTACGGAATGCACGCCAAGCCATACTAAGGCGCTGCCACAAAGACCACTTCCCTACATAAACGCAAATTGGCTTATCGTAGTCAAAGGCATCACCTGTTTCGCTAGCCTTACGCATCGACGTAAAGCTCACGGTGCGACGCTAGTCGGTCTTCCCATACCTTGGCAGCCACTTCAATTTCATGGTCGATCTTGGCGCGGACGACGTCGAGGTCACGGTGCCATTGCTTGATACACTCTTCTTTATTGTCGAAGACGTGCAGCGGTGTGCCCGTGTAGCCACGAAAGCCCGTGTTATCAAAGATAGGAACTATACGCGACGTAGGTAAGCCCTTTTTACTGAGTGGACGCAGGTGGCAGGTCGAGTAGTATATCTTCTTGTTTTCAGGAAGGTTGCCATTGGACACAACCAGCATTTCAGTCGGCGGTACATTCCGCAAAGGCTTCTTCAAAAGGTCAGGTTGATTGAAGTGGCAGACCCAGACGCGAGTACCATTCAGGTGACCCTCGGTTAATTGTTTAATATCTATGGCGCTCATACGGTACCTTTCTTAGACGTGAGTAATGCGAATAAGTTGAACACCTTCTCTTCAAACTCTTCGAGCGTGCCATTGTTTTCAATGATGATGTCGGCGTGCTCTTTGCCAATGGTGTTGCTTCCCGACTCGACCGAGCCTAGGCGCTCAGTTGCATCAACCCAGATAACAAGATTGCCTAATCCTTTCTCACGTAATACGTTCAGTTCGTCGAGATTACGGATCCCGCAGTAGATGTCGTGCTTCTCAAAAATAAGCTCGCCTAGACGGCCTAGGTCAGGTGAATTGAACGCCACAATTTCGTCAAACCATCGCTGACGATGATTAACACGATCCGCAAAGCACTGCTCTTTTGTCGCGTACCCAAACTCATCTTTAAGCTTATCGAATAAAAACAGGTCGCATGCAAACTCTGACGACGCAGCGAACGTTAAGCCAAAATGCTTCTTTACGATTTCAGCCGCGCTGTCTTTACCATGGCGGGCAAAACCCGTGAAAAAAATTCCCATAAGGGTACCTCTTTAGTCTCAATTAATGTTTTTCTAGTGCTGTCTCTATACAGCCTGTTCAGTATATCAGCGTTTAAGCATGCTTTGTGATAATTTTTAAAATTCGTCGTTGACACCTGCGCCGCAGGAGTTTAGAATCGTTGTACAACGTTAGGGTTGTGATATGAGACTAACGGAAGGAGCACGGTTTTGTTTAAAGAACTGTTCCGCTGGATAAACGGCCGACAAGAGTCAGGCTATCAGCGAATGCTACTTTTTCGTTCGACGCTAATTAAAGCGGACTGCTATCTATTACGCTTTCCTGCGAACAGTGAGATTAAACCTCATGTTGATGCAGTTAAGGCTGGGCGTCACTTTAGAGTAAACATCATTCTAAAGCACGCAGCCAACGGTGGTAACTTCGAGTGTAGCAGCTGTATAATTAATTGGCCGAGACTAAAAGTATTCAGACCTGACCTGTATTCACATAGCGTTACCCGCGTAGAAAAGGGCACGCGCTATGTACTAAGTATAGGCTGGGTGCGCAAAGATTAAGAAGGGGTCGCCTGATGATGCGCAAAGTAGTACCGAGCGCAGATCCGACGAAACCCAGAAAGGTACGACCTAGACGCTATGTGGTACCAAGGTCAGTGTCCCCGACACGGCCTCGAACGGTAACGAAGAGTAAAGCGCCGACACGCAAGAAGCAACGAGTTGACATGGTCGACTATTACTGTGCTGCGCTTATAATGTGCTTTCTAGCAGCACTCTTCGCACCGTACTTATAAAAATTAACTAACCGATAAGGACACTAACTATGTTAGGTCAAACATTTGAAGACAAGAAAGCCCGCGCTATTAAGTTACTAGCAGAGCAAGACCCGATGACACTTGCCCTCGCACTGGTTGAAGCCACCGAATCACTATCGAGCGCGCTAGACAATGGCTGTGGTAACGATGTTGCTGTTGAGTCAATCCTAGGCAACGAGATAAACAAGGCTGCAAAAAGCACCGCCGACGAAAGAAACTACCGAACTTTTGCCCGCGCTCTTGAAGCAGGCCAGCAAGAATCAATCCTAACTGCCATGATGGAACTAGGTTCGATTTGCGTTCATGTTGACCAACTAAAAGAAACGTTTCCTGTTGAGGATGTTTACGATAACTCGGGTGATGCCTCGCGTAATTTCGGCATGCACGGTATCGAGCCTGACACCCGCAAGCTATCTATTATATACTGCGCATCAACAGAAGATTAAGGGTACCTTATGTCTAAACAAAACTTTCATATCTCGGAGATCCCAGAGTTCAGAGAGAACCCAGTGGCCGAGGCTTTCACGACCTACGTACTGGGCACTTACATCGGCTTGAAGCATGCCCAAACATACTTCACGCGCTGTAGTATTCCTTTTGGAGCAGCGGAGGTCACCTACCGTATGTATTTAGAATCTACCGACGGGAGCACCGTTGAGTTCTTCATCATCAAAAAAGGCGATGAGCTAGGTGCAATGGCACTGCGCATCTTTGACGCAGACGATAAGATTTTGGAAGACCACATGAGCTTCACCCACTATCAGCTGACACCTGTAGATATGGAAGGTGTTCTTGAGGTCTTACGTAATATACCGAAGCAGTCCAGAGTTGACTATCACATGTGCGGTTGTGACAACCCTGATCATAAGCACGTACATTAAGGAGCTGTACTATGATGTTTCCGACCGACGACACACGTGATAGCCAGACACCCGAGCAGCTTGCACAGGCGCGGTTTGACCGTGCTTCGAGCATCTACACGACGCTTATGCTAGAGCCTACTGTTGAGAATACGTGGCGCTTTGCTGATGCACTCTCAGAAGACTGGGAAGACCTCGCACAACGTGTGATGGGCTTGCTACGCCAAGACGTCGATGCCTACATCATGGAACAAGAAGGTAACACCGAGTTACTGGAAAAGGTTTGGACACACTTAGAAACCGAAGAGGCTAAGCATGGGCATACGGTTGAACGCGAGGCTCCCGAGCATCTAGAAGGCGCATGTGCTTGCGACTTCGAGTCTAAAGATGAGTGGGACGCAGCTCAGCTCGGTAAACCTGTTCCGAGTGTGGCTAACTTTAAGCTCGTTTGGTTAGCCGTCGCATTTCATGCACAAAAAGACATTAAGCTAAGCAAGGCTACAATTGAATCACTTAAAGACATTGAATTTCAAAAAGCCGCATAACTACTTGCCGTGCAGCTAGTTCGGTGGTACTTTACCGCCAATCGCTGCCCAGCGATTAGCTTAGGAAAAAGAGAGCCAGCGTAATGCTGGCTTTTTCGTGTCTGGGGAAAGGTAAGGACTAAATCTTAGCCCTTACGAGTTGGTTGCGGCCTTTTTCTTTTGCCGCGTAGAGCGCCTTATCTACTTGGGCAAACACGTAGTCAGCCTTCGCGCTGCCCTGTATGAAACCAACGCCTGCCGAAAAGGTCACGACATTATAAGGTGCGTTCTTCTCATGCTCACGGCCAAGGCGCTGAACATCAGCGCGTATTGAATCAATGAAATCAAACAGGTGTTGCTCAGTGCGGCACTTACAGACTAGTAGGAACTCTTCTCCCCCAATACGATAAGCTGTGTCGCCTCTACGACGTAGGCGTCCAAGGAACAAGCGTCCAACCTCTGAAAGTAAGCGGTCGCCTTGCTGGTGGCCATAGCTGTCGTTGTACTGCTTGAAGTTATCAAGGTCTAGTAGCGCTACGCCAATAATATCCTTGTCTGTCATGCCAAGCAGGCGCAAGCCGAACTCTTCATCGAACTTACGGCGGTTAAATACGCCAGTAAGCGAACAGCGCTCAAATGCTTTTAGGCTGGTTATATCGGAGAACACCCAAATGTGGGCGGTCTCACCCTCAGCATTAACGTGGTACGTCCCTCGGCGGAGAAAAACACGGCCATCAGTAAGATGGATCTCATCTTCTGTTTCGCGGCGTGTCTCGTATAAATCCTCTACCTGCTTTCGGAAAGTCTCAAGGTCAGTGACCTGCGCCTCAACATAATCAAGTATCTTGCTGTCGTCATGAGTCCCCATGACGGTGCTTGGGATCCCCCACATAGCGATAAATCGGTCATTCGCATAAACAATTTTTCGGTCAGGAGAAACGACCAGCACGCCATCGGGCAGCGAATCGAGGGTCTTCTTTAACAACCCCAAATTTTCGGGGTTCATTGCGTGTGTCATATCGGTCTACCTTAATTCTTTTTCTTAAATCCATCTAACGGCTAACACGATCTTGAAGTGCTGGTCGCAAAGCTAGTCCCTTTATCTTAGTACATTTTTACGGCAAGTTACTAGTCACGTTTTAGCCTTTTTACGAGTATATAGTGTACACGAAATCGCCTGCACCGCAAGTAGTTTTGTACAACGATTTGAGTATAAATACTCAGCAATCCCGCACTACAACCCCACCAGTAAAGATCTAACAAGTTAGTTGGTCCTCACAAACAAAACTGATAGACTTAAAAAAGTAGCTACAGAGAGCTACTTAATTTGACTAAGAAATGAGACCAAGATATGAACAATTATGTGCACGAGGCGCAGCTGCACGGCTGCCCTAATGGTGAGCAAATGACCCAGTTACCAAAGAACGGGTTAACAGTTGTGGACTTCTACTGCGGTGCAGGTGTGGGGGCAATTGGGACAGAGTACGCAGGCTTTGAAACAATCTTCGCCTTTGATAATAACAAACACGCCGTACGTAACTTTAACAAGAACATTGCCAACGTTGCCGTTGTACTCAATGCAAAGACACTTAACTTTGACGACATCCCTGATGCTGACGTCTACACAGGCGGATTCCCCTGTAAACCATGGTCACGATCAGGAGAGGGTAACGGCGCTGCTTGCGAAAAGAATGGTAACCTTGCTGAACTACTCGTTGATTGCTACCTATACAAGAAGCCTAAAGGGTTCCTAATAGAAAACGTGCGTGGTCTCGTTGACCGCAAGAATATGCCTTTCTTTGAGGAAATGATTGAGCGCCTGTCTACCGAGTTCAAAGTTAAGTGGCAAGTTATTGATTGCTCCGAGTATGGTGTGCCCCAGCGCCGAGAGCGCGTCTTTATCGTTGGGGTACGTAAAGACCTTGAGGGTGAGTTCCAGTTCCCAGAGAAAAGCCCTGTGCAATTCACGCTGGCCGATGCACTAAAAGGTTTACCTGAGACGCCCGACGGTCACAATAACCATGAGTACCACGAGAAATGGACACTGCGTAACGATGAGAAACCGTTTGTACATAAGGTTCCCGAAGGTGGTAACTGGCGTAATCTACCTGAACAAGACCAAAAAGACTTCATGCTTGGAGCCTACTATTCATCGGGTGGCCGCACGACGTTCCTGTCTGTGATCAGCAAAGACCGTCCATCACGCACCATTATGTCGAGTCCGATGGGTAAGAACGCTGCACAGATCATGCGTATGTCTGATGGGTCAAGCCGTCGCTTCACTGTTCGCGAGAGTCTGCGCCTGCAAACGGTACCCGATACATGGGGCTTTGATAATGAGACGCCAATCAAGTCACAATACGAGCGTTGCAGCGGGATTCCGTCGTTAATCAGCTGGAAATTGATGAAGAACCTTGCTATAGTTCTCGCCCCCTAGGACACCGAGAGATACTTAGGGATAAGATGAGACATAGTTCCCAACCAGAACCAAACCATTGTTTGTTCCCTACTGGATAAACAAGGGTGGCGCTCATCTTATTTAAGTGATTGTACAACTGGTTGGTTTAATACCATTTGCCCAAATTGGTTGTACAATCACTCTTTTTACCCGTACTTAGAAAAACCGATAAGACATCGCTATGTTCAAAAGAATAATACTGGCGTATTACAGACGCTTTCCAACACCACAAATGGTCGATGACCTGCAAGTCGACTATATACACCCGCCACATGGCATTGACAGAACAAACCACTTATTACCACACTCACACTTGTGGGACAGACTGGATTGGGAAACCATACCTTTCACCGAGCGCGAATCCGTCATGTACATACGCTTTATGGACGACGACCACCTAGAAAAACTCATTGAACGCGGTAAGTCTATACGATTCCATATCCACGGCGAAGAAGGCGGTGGCATACATCAAGAGCGCTTGTACTTACAATACAACTATCGAAAGGTCATACGACGGATGGCCGATGGCTTCTTTATCATTGGCGGGCTACTCGCAGCCGCAGGCATTGCCCTGATGGTACGTTAACGAATGCTGATTGACCGCAAGCTATACACGCAGCTGGATTCCTTGCTGTGGGATCAGCATGGTCGCTACATTCGGCCAGACCATGCAATACAGATGTATGAAACTCGCTGGCGGTACGTAGACCACCCGAAAATAACCCCCTCTGAGCAAGCACTCATTAACGACCTGACCACCCGCTACTGTGGTGGCGTCTTCATGCCCGCAATTTAACCAAATTGACTGTCCCACAGAACTTTTCGTTGTACAACGCTTGTAACTTAAACAAACGTCTGCTATCTTACCAGCGATACTAAAATTTAATAATAGAGACCGAGACCCAAATAATGAAGAACCGCCTATTAAGCGAGATCTTGCCCAGCTTGGACACCTCAGTACCTGCAAAACATCCTAAGTGCCTCGGCTATACGGATGAATGGACGCGAGAGTTTGACTGCGAATACCAGACATCCTTGGAGTGTACCGATTGTAAGTATGGTGGTCACGGTGGTCGTAAAGACCCAGAAGCAAAGGTAAATCAGCTATGAGTACAACGATATACATTGACCTAGACGGTGGTAACGTATTAGCGAGTGAGGAAGCGCTGAAAGAGAGCTTTGCTGGCACGCGTGCCTTTACGTACAGCACTGTTACAACGGCACCGATAGCAACCGTACACGCAATGTCGTTAAGTGGCCAGCGCCCTAACGACGTGGTGATGAAAGCTGAAAAGATTATCGCGCTACACAACCAGCGCCAACACGAGGACTAACCATGGACGCAACGACCCTACGATTTCGATTTCAGCTGCCAAACGACGTAAATGCAACAGTTATCCAAAACACGCTGGACAGCTCAAGCGTAGTTAACTACGAGCACACTTACCACGTGTTTAACTACAGCAGCCGTGCGATACGCCCCGATATTATCAGCACAGCCGACCAACGTATTCACGTCAACTACGAGCACGGTAAAATGACGGACGAGCTTTCTATCGTGTACACAATCATCAACGCGAGAATGGAAGAAGAACTCGAACTGTTTGGCGGTCAGGTTATAGAAGCCCATTCAAAAGCCTGCTTCGAATTTAAGTACGTTAAAGCGGATGATGGTCAGTCGTATGAGCTTGTGAGCATTCATCGTGGTATTGACGAAGTCTTCACCACACGTGACGGCGGAGAGATACCAAAGGATGTCACACAGTGTGTGTTTGACTTCCGTACGTCGCTGCCAATCGTAATACGCCATTTACATGTGCCAATGGTTTCGAGTAAATTCGGGCAAACGTCTGATATTCAGATCCCCGAAGAGGCGCTTTAGTGGAACCTAATTTCGAAGAGGCCATCGGCATCGGAATAGACAATCACCTCAGTTTGGAGAGGCTAATGAAAATAGATGAGTTCGACAAAGAGGCCGCGCTGCGTACCCTCTTTAATGAGTCGCCTAACGCTACTTGGTCACAGATACTAAGTGGCTACCCCGTTAATAAGACAGTCCTAACAGTTACTTGGGCAGAGCTTGAGTTCTACTATGTTTTGATAAATGACAATCGCTTAAAGGTACGCTGTAAGGGTCATACTGATGACCTACACATTATTGATATGTACGAGTTCGATAGCTACGTCAAACGTCGTAAGTTAAGCGCTGCCATTGACGCGGTGAATAATAACTTATTGTCACTGGGTAAGGCATACGAAGAACTACACGCTATTTGTATGCAAGAAATACAACCGCTGATAGATGCTCATAAATACGATCAGGCTATGGCAACGTTAATGAATCTGCGTGTATCTAAAAGTAAGGTAGGCCAAGACATCTACAAACGCATTGTCGATGAGGCACACCGTAACAACAAACTCGACCAACTCGTCGACGCCAGCGCGGAGCAGTGTATTAATGAGTAACAGCATAGCAGATTCAAACATTTCACATCAGCACGTACCTGACGATGAGTGGGGCTTACTGCCTATCCTTGCCAAGTTTAACGCAGAGGCTGCCCTTCCTGAAATTGTAGAGCGCTTTGATTCTTTTTGTAATGCTTATATGTCGAACCATGACGAGATCAAGCGTTCAGCTAACACGGCCATGGCCTGTTACCTTGGCATGGCTCTTATTGATAGTGAGAACGGCAAATGTGACTTACGTGAACGTATCAGCGAAATTCTAGCTGGCCTAAACGAGAAAGCTGATGGCAACAAAGAATAAGCAAACCCTAAAAGAGTTCGAACGCGATTACTTGCCGACGCCCTGTCATTGTGGCGCGACGATGACCGCAGAAGAAGCATTCTACTACGAGCAGTGCGAAAGCTGCACCGAAGAAAAGTGGCATCGCCTTCGTAGTTGGATGGCTGGTGCCGAAGATAAAGAACTGGACGAGCGCTTTAGCGCGCCGCCAAGCAAAGATAACAAGGTAATGCACTGATGCAAAACGGCCTAGAAAAATTAAGACACCAAGTAAGCGTCGATACGTGGATGGGTATACGCCTAACGGGGGCAGAAGCTCAGGACATACTTGACCACGTAGACATGCTACAAAGCACCGTAGTCGCACTACAGGCTCAAGTAGAGGCCAACGTAAACAACCCTACTGCCGTGAAAGTTGCAGCTGTGCAGGAGTTTACAAGTGGACTTGTGCGCTGCCCAGAACAGCACCTGTCGCTGGCTGACGTACTCCCAGCAATGAAAGAGTACTACCACGGCCTCGCTAAGGGGTTACGTGCACCAGAGGTTTACGCTTTGTACTGTAGTGATGTAGAGTGCCCTATAAGGCTAGCGATTTACTTTGATAAAGACTTAGCCGAGCAAGACCGTATCGCAATGGAGCGCTGGCAAGATCAGATCCCGTTGTCTTTCAAAGAGGATTTTGTGGTGTCTGATGAACTATCGGATTATCTAGATACAGCCCCCGTCGGCCATCATGGTACGAGCTGTATGACGGGAACATTTAGTGTGGTGCCAATCGCTATCAAAACAGGTAAAGAAAATGTCTAAACATGTACACCTAGAACTAAAATGTGATGATGAGACCTTTAGCATTCGAAGCGCTCATGATGGTTTTAGGTTGCGTGTAGACCCAGCTAACCGCCATAACGGTACCCAAAGCTATGATGGCTGGTTCGGCTCAGACGGCCGCAGCTATAAGCGTGTACAAGATGCCAAGAGTGGTCTAACTAAGTTCTTGGGACTTAGTGAAGGCTGGGTGGATAAAACAAAACCTTAGAGCAGCCAATGAGTTTAAAGATTGGAATACCGACCATCAATGCCACCTGTAACGAGTGTGGTGCACAGCGCACGGGTCTAGCAGTTGATGACTTTCGCGAGTCAAACACGATGCCGCCTTCCGTGCACTTCATGTGCCGTTATTGTGATCAAATGGCGACACTCAAAGCGAGTGATATACCAAGCCCACTCTTTGCTAAGCTTGTTAACAAAATTGCACGAGAGCGTGGCATTAATGACAATGCAGCCTTTCTCAACTTAACCCCTTTATAAGGACTATCATGACCGCATACGATGGCAGAAAGCCAACATCAAAGAAAGAACAGATCCAGTGGTTAGTCGACTGGGCAGCAAGAAAGCGCAGTGAGAATGGCAAGGGCTGGGAAGGTCTTGACGCAAATAACCAAGAACTTGCGGAAGAGTTCAGCGAGGATAACGCTATCACCCTGAGCCACAACACGTGGAAGTCTCGCATTAGAGACGCAGCAGAAGAAGCAGGCTTTCGTGGCCGCCGAGTATACATCCCAACAGGTGGCTATGGTTACATCCCGCGTTACTCAATGGTTTATAAATAAGGGGCTATGTATGTCAAAACTTAGAGCACCTAAATTCTATGTCAAGAATAAGGCCAACACCAAGCCCGATCAGGAAGACCGCGTCAGGGCTAGTAAGACCCAATACGTAAAACTGACGCTTAATGAATTTAATGCTGTACGCGAAGAGGTAGCTGCATCCTATGCACAGAGCGGTGCGATGGATGAAGATGCTTTCCTAAGCGCCGAAAGAGCAGCAGAAGCTATCCGTAAAGCCGAAGCCCGTAACAACTTAGCCCCTTTATATGAATAAGGTGACACACATGACGAGTAATACAGCGGAGCAGTGCACAGGGTTTTGTGACAGCACAGGAACACTGATCAAGTTCGGTAACCGTGTGCGTATTCCTACAGACGACGATAGTATTCATGGCAGCTTTGCTATCTACGAGATTACGACGAAAGGCACGTCGACACCGTTTGTGAGCTATCTCTATTCGGAAAAGGGTCAGGTACTGCCCGTCGGTATGACAGGTTGCCCACTAACAGACCTTTACGACGCGAAGCAGCTGGGTAAGCTCGACGATGTGTCAGCGCTTTGTCCTGATGATGAGCTTCTGATCATCGAAGAGGACATGCCTGCCTAAATAAAAAATGAGTGCGGGTCAGACAGCCTGCACCATTGACATTCAGCCCTACTGCGCCCCGCACAGGACAGTCACGAAAACCCCTGCCCCACAGTGGAATTAAACCAAATAAAAACGTTGTACAACGATTATCAAGCTGCTATAGTGGCCTCATTAACCGATATAAATGAGACCGACACTATGTACAAAACAATTACCCACATCAAGGTAACCAGTGACAAAGAAGCCTTAACCCGTGTATGGGATGCTACTTACGCTGAACAGCATGCAGGTAAGACGTACCGTGCCGTTTTAAACGATGGTTGGGCTGAGTGCTCAACAGTTAAGTTCCCAGTGGGTACTTTCGAAGACCTTTCGACAGGTAAGGTGATCATCACTGAAATGCACGACGAAGAAGAGCTTTACGAAGTGTCATTCGAAGGCAGCGCCGACGACTTTGGTTTCAGTGACCAGACTGACGAGCTTGAGGGTGTTGACGCCTTTGAGATTGCTGTTGATGTGGCGGGCGAAACTAACTCAGCAATTGTCTGGGAAAACGCGTACGCCCCTGCTTGGTTTTGTTAATAGCGTCCACTAGAGGAATAACACCACATGTCTACGATAACCGTTATTAAGGTCACTGATGACAGGCGGCTACTCTCTGCACTTTTCGATGAAGAGTTTGCGCGGTGCCACGCGGGTCAGACTTATAGAGCACTTGTGCCTAAAGATGTATCGAGTGATGAATTTGACCGCCCAAGTTTCCCTATAGGTACCTTTACACTGGTTGAAGTCGGGACTGTCACTGTTCGCGAAATGGCGGAGACTGCGGGCAAGTACTACATAGCCTACACAGGCCGCATAGAAAAGGACGGCTTCTTTGGCCATTATGTGGACTTAGATGCTGACCATGCAAAGAATCTTGTGAGTGTCGTTGCAAAACGTACACAGGCCACTCTTGATTTAGGTGATAACGTACAGTGGGTACATGACTTCGAGTGCATCGAGTTTGCCCCTGTAGTCATAGACTTACGTGACCCACTAAGAAACATTGTACAACGAAGTAAAGCGCAACGCGCCGCCCGCACAGGACAGTCGGTCTGACCCGAGGGCAGGCATCTAACTCTAAGTAGATAGGTTAAGGATTATGAAAGTAACAGCACAGGTAATTGAGGAAGCGCTACAAGGGCTTGATGAGAAATGGGTAAGTGACAAAAAGCTGGCAACCTACTTAAAGGCTAGACACCTTCGCGGTGGTAAAATCACCAAGCAAGATAGTAAGGAAGGCGCTGGTGTTGAAGTACATGCCTTTGCCTTCGACGAACTGGGTAATCTAACAGCCCTGTGCAAAGACGGCCATATCAGGCAGTACATCAAGTAAATACTCTGACCCGAGGACAGACGGGTCAAACTCCCTAATCGAAACTAGACTGGTCTGACCCAAGGGCAGACGCCAAGAGATAGCGCCCCGCACAGGACAGTCATAAATAATCTGACCCGAGGTCAGAGAGAAAGGAAGACAATGAGCAACGAAAACAAATATGGCTTTAGCATCCCCTACAATGACAAACCCGATCACGAGCCTGATGACAGCTTCCTAACACACTGGGATATTGAAGAGTACCCACAGTATGTAGCAGAGGCCGCAGCAGAACACTATCACGACAATGACGGCCATGAAGCAAGCTGGCCATGCACAGTTCAAATCTTTGATGCGACAGGTGTGAGCCGAGGTATCTTTACAGTAGAGCGTGAGTACGAGCCAATCTTCTCAGCCACCCCACTTAAATAATCTGACCCGAGGACAGACTCATGTTTAAAGGTAACTTAATTAAAGTCATGACGGTCGCCGTCGAGCGCAAGCCTAAATATGGTCAAGCCTGTAATCACTGCGGGTATTGCTGCTTAACGGAAGTATGCTCAGTCGGTAAGACCGTAACTGGCCAAACAACAGCGCCCTGCTCTTTATTAAAGACTGACGGTGATAACCACTATTGTACGTTAGGCGAATCAGAGGCGATGCGCGAGATAATCGGTATGGGTGAAGGCTGTTGCGCCAAGACTCAACAAGAAGCCATCGACGCGTATATTCAAACGGGTAAGGTAGCGTAACAATGCACGTAAGTAACTACAAAGATAAATGGTTAAGCATCTTCGCCTCGCACAGGATAGATCAGGAGATTGCGGAAGCGGAATGGCAAGAATGGGTAAGCGGCCTAGACGGCGAGTACGATAATGAATACACCCAGAACGAACACGCCGTAATAGTAGCTGCCGAAGAAGCCGTAAACGAACTACTAACACATGGAGACTAACCACACTATGACGACCGATACGATAACAGTGCCTAATCAGGAACTAACAGAAGAGCAACGCGAAGCGCGCTGGAAACTTATGACTGAAATTGCCACGTTACATAACACAGGTAAGAAAGCCGAGTTAATGACGCACATCGGTGACAATCTAGAACTAGTAGATGGGTATGTGCTTTCTATGATTTCAAATACGATTGAGCTAACACGTGAGTTCGTAACCGAGCATCGCGAGTTGTTCACCAAGTTATGCGCGCTAGACTTCAAGATGGACGACATACGCGCTGCGTTCCGCCTATCTTACCTTGAGGCGCTGCTCGAAGAGATAGATAGTAAAGAACAAGAAAATAACTCAGTAGAGACGCGTTAAGCGCCTCTACTTCCGCTTGGCGGCCGCACAGGATAGTCGCCACACCCCCTCAAAAACGTAAAAACGCCCTCAGACGCCCCACAAGCCATCTAAAAAGTAAAACCCACACAAGCACTCATCTTCATACGAGAAAAGCCCGCAGCGCCCCGCACAGGACAGTCAAAATCCATTGTACAACGAAAAGAACACCCACAAGCACCCTGACCCGAGGGCAGGCCAACACAAGAAAGCAGCCACCTTCCACTAAAAAGAAAGAACACTTGCGCGCCCGCACAGGATAGTCGATAACTCATTGCCTCAGTAAGAACATAAATACTATGAACAACACTATGCTCACTATAGACACTATAACTACATCTACTATATTACACATGTACACATACATAATATTAGTATGCACATATACATTACATTCTATAGATACATACAAGCCTATTACTATAAGCTATTCCAGACATTCTACTATTCATTCTATATACGTATACATACACGTTACTATTAATGTACGACCACATATAAAGCTCACTATAAACATTCCACGTCACACTATGAACTAACAAGCGGCATCGCTACTGTTATTAACCTGCCGCCGCCAGTGCGGTTATACCGAGATTCGGCAAGAAACCTATATAGTTAAAGGTTATCTGACCCGAGGGCACAACCCCAAAGCATTGTACAATACACCGCTAAATAGTGACCCATGACCCGAGGTCAGACCGAAATCAGTGTCTAGAATCGCAAAAGTAGACACAAAACACCCCAATATGACCCGAGGTCACACGCACTTTTTCCTATACTGAGGTTCAACTACCCAGTTGCGGAATATCACTGCAACACTAGAAAGTTAGTAAAACCCTGTTTGCATTTCCCCTATACATAACTACATACACTCAAGCAATACAAGCAATGCGATAACCGTGCATCATATTTGCAACCAAAGTAGACACTCAGTAACGCCAAGTAAAACCAGAGAATGCAAACCAGCACCATTAACTGACGCAACTATAAGACCACAACTAGACAGCAAGAGAGCAATACTAGAACCATTAATGTAAATAGATAGGCACAAATAGCTTCTCACTATGAGTAACACTCTACTCACTAATCGACAAGCAGAACCACTAATGAGTAGCAGACTACGCACCAATGCACATCTAATATCAGTAACAGCACAACCCTAACCGCCATCAAAAACGTTACTGAACCGACGGAAACTAGTAATTAAAGCTGCGACTAAGCCGTGATTAAACCGAGCGAAGCGAGGGGTTGTCATTATGGTTCCACTCTATACCCCTGCTACATAAGGTATTAGCTCACTTTGCCTAACACTCTGATTCAACGAAATCCCCTGTGCCGCAGTGTGTAACCCAAAATAAACCGTTCAGCCGACACCATGACGCCTACTTTTGCAGTGTGTCTAGGCGTATACATATAGAGTTTGTATGAAATTAAAGGTTTTTCTGGCGTACGGTCGCCTCAACCCTCACATCGTCGGTACGAAAAATTAGCCCACTGCGGCGCAGGGGTTTAGGCAATGCTTGTACAACGCTGCCAGTTGGGTGAGACTGTTGACCCTCACCTCGACCTTTGAGCCTGACCTTGGGTCACATCCCCATGTATTACAAGCACCCCTTAGTTAACCGCAGTGTCGAGAAGGCGCAGCTAGCCGAGTGCTAGCCTTACGATCCGACAGATAAAACGTTGTACAGTGTTCACTAAGACCTGCTTATACGAGTCCACTACCACAGCTAAGTGACCTCGGGTCACTTACGGAAAGCCAAAGAACCACTATAGTGACCTTTAAACAGGCGTTTATCTAATATCGGTGGGGCAGTAGGAAGTTCGTAAAGGGCACCCGAAAGCTTCTCTATACTCTGACCCGAGGACAGGGCAGGGTATATACCACTATAAAAACGAAAGTGTTGTACAACGAATTGCGGTTCGCTTAGCACTCTGACCCGAGGTCATGCGGGTATAGTTAGCTTTATTGAGGCGAGTGTGATCGGGTTTGCTTTGTAGTGGGCGTGATTACGTGACACACGCGCGAGCACGTCTGTGCTACGCAGGTAAATCTAAGAGGTATCAAGTTTGGTTTAGTAAGTAGGCGTGACGCCTAGCTGGTACCGTCGTCTTTGGTTAAGAGTGTGTTGTTTTGAGGGTCGAACTGGCTAAGTCTTTCAGCTAGGTCTGCGAAGTTGCTATGAACCCACACATGTCCTTGGAGTAGGTAGTAGCCATCCGTGCGGAAGGTCAGCTCATAGACAATCGCTTCTGTGCGCGTTGCCTCACTCTCAAGCATTCGCGTATTCGTGATGCTCGAATGCTCGAAACCTAGTTCGTTACACAGGCCAACGAGGTGCGCATAGTCTTTGACTTCAAATAAGTCGGCGCTGCTTGCGATAGCTCGCCCTGTATTGTTGATGATGACTGCGCCCTGTCGGTTTAGTAGCACCTGCCGCTGCCACTCAGGGCGCTGTATTTCGACAGGCACGACGATGTCACGCTCGGCGAGATTCTTGATAACGTCAGCGACTTGCTGGCCTGTTAATTCCTGCGCAAATGTTTCAATGACCTCTATGACTTTTTCGTCACAGTTGTACTGGTCAGCTAAGCTCTCGATAAACCCTTGAAGCTGCTTTTGAACCACCAGTGTTCCCCTTTAACTCACGTACTGTGAACAAGTGTGACAATTCAGCCCACGTTAATCCACAACCTAATGCCCTGTACTGTAACAGTTTAGGCTAGCGTTGTCATTTACGAAATAGTACAAAAGAGTCGAAAAGGGTTATGGACTTTAGGCTAAGGGTATGCAAGTACGCTAGTACATACTTACGGGACGTGTTTAAGTATTGCGCATACAGTATGGTAGGGGCTTGCAGTGGGTAAGTCGTTGAAGTATCATGAGTGCTCGTTGCTGGCTAGTTTATCGGTCGGCCAGTAACGCGGTTAGTTAATGCCCGCGACCTTTAGGCTCCCAGCCTTGAGTGATTCGCGGGTTTTTTATTTCTGCAAAGGGATTAGTCGCGGTAATCACGCTTAAAGTTAACAGTCAGGAAGTAGACCTTATTCTGTTTAAAGTGCAGCACTGCATTGCCCCCGCCGAACGCGTCATGCTGATAAGCAGCCTGCTTAACACCACCAGCCACATTACCATTGAAGGTCAAGCGCCAGCCGTTCTTTAGGAATACATCGTGAATAGGGTTATGTCTATGGTCAGCATCAAGCTCGAACCACTGACGGCCATGGGTGTCTTCATCACTGATAGTAAGTCCGAGGGCTTTAAGGTCAGCGATAATGCCACCAGCTTTCTCGGTTAGGTGTGGTTTGATATTAGCCAGTAGTTGGCCTGCACGTGTTCTCATAGTAGTTCCTCAAAGTCTCAATTAGCTTGGCCAGTATATAACCAACATGAACTTAACGCTAGTCCTCAAGATACTTGAACAGCCCTAATATCCCGACAAAGAATCCACCCATTATTAGAACGAGTAGGCTCGTCAGCATTAAGAGTACGTTAGTCTTGTGAAGGGCAGGGTTGTCAGCGGCCTGCGGTGTTCCTTCAAAATTAAAGATACCTACGACTGGCCAGTACTTCGGTTTTACACGATAGACATCACCTGTCTTTAGCTGCGTATATTGCTTGTAAGGTACATTCACTGATTGCACACCGATGCCGTTAAAGTCGACGCTCACATGGTAGTGCTTCCCATAGTGAGGCTTATCTGAACGCGCCCACACAGGCTGGGGTTTACTGACTACCGTACCGACATACTCGGTATTCTCCGCATACTGGTAGTTGGTCACATTGTAATAACCAAGAAAAGAAACTGACGCCAGTGCTGCGCCTATGAACAACTTACGCATTTATGCACCTGCTAACCAGATCTGACCGCTTGATAGTTCACGGCGTGCAAGTCCCAGCGCTGATAGTCCTAACGCATGGCGATGAACCCACTGTACACTTGTTCGTAATTGATAGGCTGCATCTTCAATGTTTGCGTACTGACCTGCATCCACCAGCAAAGCAAGTAGGTTCTTTTGGCCATTAGTAAGCTTTGCCCACTTCTCACTGGTAGCGAATGCCTCTGCCTTTTCATTTGCTGAGGCTTCTAGGTCATTCAGTTCTTTTGATAGTTCAGTCATTAGCTGTGGTCTCTATTGTAGTTAAGTTCAAACATCGTCACGTTAGCAAAGGTCTCAACGAGCTGGAAAGAACAACCGCGCTTCTTGAATAACTGACCGTGTGTTTCCACCAGCTCATTCAACTTAGCCAGCGCTGCGTCCATATCTTCACCGTTACGGACATCAACGGTAAGTTGGTGGTCAGCCTCAGAACAGTAAGTGCCCTTTGGTAAGTTAGATTCGATAGCCTCAAACAAAGCTTTTATTGTAGCATCGCGTTGATCAAACGCGTCTAACTGAATATCCGAAGGACGCTCACCTGCTTTGATACGGGCTTGTACGGCTTCACGGCCAAATACTGTTAGTGCTGTAGGAATAAGGTTTATCATTGCTAGTGGTCTCTGTAGTTCAATTCTTAACTTGAGACCACTATACCAGCTTATAAATCATTGTACAACGATTTTATTCGATATAAATAACTGCGGGACAGGGGATTAGGTGAAAATAGGGTGGTTATTCAGTAGTTACCTAGTATAAGCCTAGGTGCTGGTGGCCTAAAACCAAAAAGGCGAGCAACTTGTGCCCGCCTCTCTATGCTATTAGGTGCCTTAACTACTCAGTGAACGGCGCAATGATAGCGTTCGCATCTTTGATAAGTTCTTGGTATGTGTCGAGTAGTTCCTTGTTGCCAGCCGCAGCAGCGTCCATTGATAACTTAGTTAACTTGCTGACAAGTGCGTCACGGCTCTTAGTTGCTTCTTCAAAGGCTCTAACGATGTGCATGGTAGTGTTCCTACGGTAATTATTAGTGATTTAGGGTCACTATAGCTGAAACACAATCATTGTACAACGATTATTTTAAAGAAAAGTGCTGCGCCGTAGTGATTAACGACGCACGCAGTAGAGCAGGCCAGTGCTAAACCTTCGTTTTAAGGTCAAACGCAACCTGTGCTTCGAAACGTCCTGACTTATAGGCCGACCACAGTGTCTTCTTATGGTAGTTACGCAGACCTGCATAGTTAAGAGAACTGAAAAAGACCTGTTGTGTCATGCAACCCTTACCCGCCAGCATTTGCTCAAAGCCCATGTCGAATGCTTTCTTAGTTGCACCCACCAGCAGTGACGATACCGCGATTTTAGTTGCGACTGCATCCGCATTATCATACTTCATGGTTGTTCACCGTTTTAATAGAGGCTATCCACTCAGCAGCAATACCTTGTTGGCGTGCTACTTCATCAGCAATACGTTTAGCGTGCATTGCGTTAAGGGCGCTTTGTTTGGCACGGGCACTGGCAATGGCAGCCCCGTCAGACGTTCCCCATACAAAGCGGGTAGCTAAGCGGCGCTCAGCAAGTTCTTCATTCGGGATTGTGACGACTTCGGTCTCATACTCATAGTTAGGTGTAATAAGTACAAGTTCCTCAAGCGCGGTCGTTGGGTTTATCTTGTAGTACAGTGGCATAAAGGGCTTACCATCAATTACACGGTAAAGCGCTACTTTAGGTGCAGACTGATCAGCTACGGCTATCGCAGCTGGGTCATGGTAGTCTATAGGGTATAGCGACTTGAGTGGTACCGAGTACTGTGTACCGACCGACGCGCTACTATCGCCACGTGGTACATGCGTGCACGTGATGTTGTAGGCAGTTGTGCCGCCTTGCTCTTGGGCACCTGTTATCGTGTACTCTACTTGAGCACGTCCGTGTAACCACGGATAAAGAACACGGGTACCATTTGGTGGCGCTGCCGTTGCTTGGTTGTGGAAATAACTAAACCAGCTATCATTCATGTCTTTTTCAGTCATGGTGATCTATCCCTTGGTTAATAATGAATGTTTGATTCGTTTTGGCACTATAGCGCACTAAAAATCATTGTACAACGATTAAATTTAGACTAAAAGGGCTGCAACACAGGCTTTTACATGAAAAACACCGTCTATACAGCCCTAAAAGGCACTAAAAGGGCTATCTGTGCCGCTGAAAGACCACTACACCGTGTTTTTCGCCTCTCAGTTCCCTATTTATTATCTTTGAAGCCTCTCGCCAGCATCCACCAGCGAAACCAGCCCCAATTTGAGGGTAACCTATGCGTTTACCAGAAAAGTCCTGTTTGATGCGTTTCATGACGTCTCTAAGAGCATCATAGTCAAAACGCTGGCCTTCTCCCTCAAAATGATACTGGGTATACGCATTTACGATAATAAAGTGACCGACATTGGCACTGGTATAGGTTCCAAGCTTGTTACGATCACCCCTGAGTGTTTGCCTATCTGCCCGATGGGCTTTCGGGTACTGGGTCTTTACTGCATAGGCAAACCCAGCGCCCATTTCACAGAAGCAATTACACCCATGGACGACCACATCAAAGTAACCATGCTCAGCAAACTGTAGTAAGTCGCCCTTTAATGGCTTTAACATACGAGCTGGCCTTTAGTCATAGCCGTACATGTCCCGCATTTCTTCTTCAAGCTTAAACTGGGCATCCATTTCGGCACAGTGCTCAGCATAGCGTTCTTCCATCTGCTTAATACACTCAGCCTTTGCACAGGTAGCCGCCGATGTGTTACCAAACCAGTGTGTTGCAGGTTGGCCACAACCCGAATCACAGCTCCCCGTTACCTGAATAGATTCATACTCACGTTTCATCAGTGCTCTCACTCTAGGGTTAGTTACACGTTACGCCTTTAAGCTTGATAGCCGAGCCACTGTCATTCTCTTCAAGAAAAGGATGGTTCCCTTTATCGACCGTCATGTAAGGGGTCAATACATGGGTACCACGAATATACACAATCCCATCAATACAGATACGTTCAAGACCACTGAACTGAGGGGCACCTGACTTATCTATGTATACGACACTACCATCATCACGGGTGATGTAACGGCTTGGGCTTCTCGTGTGGGGAACAGGTGCTTTAGGGTTACTCTTAGCCGTATAGACTGGCGTGAGCTTTTCGACTAGTACGGGTTTCCCAGTACTGACATCAACGTACTTAACCTCAGACTCAATACAGCCTGATAAGAGGGTTGCTGAAAAGAGGGTACCTGCAAAGGCAAGCCATGTAAGTTTTGAAGTACTCATATCTGTGTCTCGTTTAGTTTATTGGTTACGCCACCAGCGCTCGTTACTCAAGCGTTTAAGTGGTGGCTTAGGTTTGGTTAGGCTAGGCGTTGGTGCACGCTTTGTAAGCTTTGCAATGATGGCCTTGGCCTGATCAAGTGATTGCCTTGCATAGAACTCAGGGAACAACGCCTTTACGGTATTCGCTAGGCGGCTTTGATAGTAGGTAACATCCTGCGGACTGATAGGGAATACCAGACGCGCACCGCCTGTGAGGGGTTCACGCTGTATGTACATCGTATGTACTTCCACAATACTCACGCCCCGACTATCGGGTGCCCCATACATCACATAGGCAGGGGCGAACTCAATAGGCTGAGGTTTACGGTGCCACGCACAGTAATAATCAAGCAGCTCTTCGGCCTCCCAGTCGGGAAAGATGTGCTTTAGTTCTAAGTGGGTGAGCTGAGCTGAGAGCTGCGACTCTTTCCCTGTAGCAGGGTGACATATCTCAAGCGTAATTGAATGCTTGGGCAGCTTGAGGGTCGTCTCAAGGATAGGACACCCTTTGTTTAGCACAATCTTACTCATCACAGCACTTCCACAGGGTGCGCATTGGTGTTGGGTATCATCGACGTCAGCGAGTCAACCCAGACCTTACGCTGGTGGCCACTCGGTAGCGAATCGTCGCGCCAGCGTAGCAACCAGTTAGGGTACCCATCATTGGCGTTGGCATATTCAATCATCTGAACACCTTCAAGCTGTTCGTTATCAAAGTACGTCTGTAGGAACTTCGTCAGCATGTACGGTGAAAAGTCGATGTTCATTTGACGGGTATCACCAGTTACAGCGCGCATCGCTTTGTTATAAGCGTCACTGTTCTGACTGTGCAGGTCAATGAGCACAGCCTCGCCCGTTATAAGGTCACCTGTGTGAAAGACTTCAACGGCTTCATAGTGGTAGCGGTTCTGACACTTGTAATGGGTTACAGGTTGACCCGTTACGGCATTGGTGCGTAACGTGATAGGTTCGTTGTCACGGGTGTGTTGACCTGCCAGCGCCGTTGCTAGCAGACCCCAGCCCTCAGACGATAACGGGTTACTCATGGCTAGTGGCTCCACTGTCGGTGTAGCTTGCATGACACTTAACGCACGTGAACGTTTTATCGGGCACGTCAGGGTACTCTGTCACACGGGTGTCGTTATGTGGGCAGGCCATTTGTTGGTACAGCAGGTGAAGCTGCGTACTGGCCAGCGCACGGAACTTCAATGTTGTTTCTAGGTAAGTTTGATCATGTGCATGAATGCGTAGCCTCCACTCGTCGATAGCGTGCTTCGTCTTCTCTGCGCAGCGCTTATACATTTCAGGGTCATGGATTGGTAGTGGCGTTGGCAGTTTAGCGTGAGAAGCTGTACGGCGCGTATACATACGCTCCACAAGATGGTTCGTATCTTCGCCATGTGTAGAGATAAACGGCAGAATATCCATTAACAAGTGGTAGGCTTTATACGGGGTTTCAGCATCTAGGTACTCAGGCGGTTCTGTATCGGCACTACTGATATTGTTACTTAGTTCGTTATTGACGTGCTCTATTAATGAAGCTAGCTCATGGCTTGACGTATCGAGTGAATCAAAGAGGTCTAGCTGGTTCTTACGAAGCTGCTTGTTCTCCTTGGTAAGTTCCTCACGCTCATCCAATACACCCACCAGCATATTGTCTAACTGGTCAATGAGACCCGCTAGTGTATCACTCGGCTCAAAAGGTACTGCATCAGGCTTGTCAGCGTAGGCACGGTTATAGAGGCTCTGTACAAGCGTCAGCACGTGTTCATGGTCAGTTTTCGGTGTCTCAGTTTTATCGGTCATTGTCTCAGTGTCTCAGTGTCTCAGTGTCTCAGTGTCTCAGTGTCTAACTAAAGGTTCTTGTGCTTGCCTTCAAGCAGGTCAGCTGTGAAGTCCATCCCATGGTGACGGAACATAGCAGCGTTCCGAGCAAGGTTCCGTTTCTTGATCTCATTGCGAACCGACTCTGCCGTTCGGTTACGATTCTTGTAGCGAAGGAACGGTAGTGCCACCAGCAAAGCAGGCCAAAAGCAAACCAGTACTGTCGCATAGCGGGTCGTCGTCCACATAGGGATGGGGTAGAGTCGGTAGTCCTCGTGCTTAACGAACAAACTTACCAATGACGCCAGCGCCACATAGAACTCAACACCCATCAAGACATTCATCAGCATGTCACTACTCAATACTTGGTATAGCGTCATTGGTCTTCCCCGTTGCGTTTACCTTTGACATATTCCTCTGCCAGTACCACGACCATAAGTGGCCAGAAGAAAAAGAGCAGGGCGTACGTCAGCCGCTTGTTAACATCGGCCATTGTCGGAAAGTACTGCTCGATGCGCGTGTACATGAGATACAGCACCGCACCGATAACAAAGTACAGCTCAACTTTAAGAGCCAGCTCAAAGTTCATTAGGGTTCCTATGTGTTGATTTAAGTAGGCGCAGGGCATAGAACGTACTGCGGCCTGTGTACTTTGCAGACCGTTTTTCATAACGCGCGTTCTCACGAAAGTGCCTACGGCGCAGTATACTGTATAAACGTACAGTCTCCCACAAATCGAAGTCTAACGCGCACTTTTGCGTATGAGGTAACCCGACCTCAACACTCACTGTGTGACCAATCAGACTCACTGTCAGGTGCTCGCGTCGCATGACAAGACGGTTCGGTGTGAAATCCACGTGCCAGAAGGCCGACACGGTTACGTCATCTAGCAGCTCTTTAGCTAACAGGTTCACGACGTCGAACTTTTCAAAATCAAAGCTCCCCTGTTCGTAGTACGTGTAATCCAACTCGTCAGGGCGTAACGTAATACGCTCTTTGTATAACGATACGTTATCCGACCCTTGGTAGAGTGCAGGGTACTGCTCGGCGTAGTCCGCGTGCGTATGCGGTACCAGTTCTTGTAAATGGCCAGCACCCGTTAGCAAGAAACGCGACAGCTGGTGGACAAGGTGGTCACGCGCCAGTGCCAGCATGTCAGTTAAATCCAGTTCCTTACCTGCGGCGTCGTAGCGTGGCAGTGCAATACCGTTAATAACCGAGGCATACGGTATCGCTTTCTCGAAGGTCGGGAACACTGCCCAGACACGCTCGTTGTGTTTGTGCGCGGGATCAACATCACGTGACATCTTTAGTAAGACTGGGAACGTCCAATGGTCAGCCACACTAGCGATAGTCACCTGTAACGGGATATAAGGGGCGCTGTACATTACTTATACCCTCCGTTCGCACCGATAATGTCTGATGGCACGCCCATAGACGCAAGAACTTGCTGCTTTCTCTTCTCAAGACTAGCTAACGTACCGTCTTCCATACGAGCCTCATTCGTATCAAGGGGTTTTGGCCAGCTCATGAATAACTCAGCAGGCTGCTCACCTCGGAGCAAGACACCCATGGCATTACTGCAACGCGTGATGGGTGGCATATCGAGAGCCACAGCACAGCGAACGCCGTCTACCTTACGTTGCTGAAAGTAGGTACCGCGCTTTTGCCATGGTTCTAGGTCGTTCCAATTAACGTTGTGCTCAGTAAAGAGCGCGTGTTGAATCGCTTTGTTAGACAGCAACACCAAGCGGCTGTGCTTATAGTAGGACTGACCCAGTAACTGAACGCTGTTCTTAGTTGCATCCTGTTCGCGCCATACAATACAGTTATAGGCTTCTACTTCATTGGGGAAGGCAACCGCACGCGCATCAAAGTGGGGGAAGTCCACCAGCTTATCTGGCCAGTATTGCTGAACTTGTGTCATGAAGAAGGCTGAGGCCATACCAGCGAGTAATGACTCAATCTTCTGCTTACGCCCACCGAAGAGGTGATCTGACTTATAGTTCGTGTTCAAAAAGACAAGGCTGATTTCGTCAGACTGGGTGTAGCCAATGGTTGCGTTAGTCCGCTCCACTAAGAAGGCTGTGAGAGCACACATCGCCTCATGGAACTGTGTATCAAAGGGACGGTTCATGTCTTTCGTAAACGTCGAAAAGCTACGCCCATCCAAACGGACGACAATCGGCATCAGGCTCGGGATCCGATGAGGCGTAGACAGCTCGTACATCTTCATTCGGGTTGCTAACTCATTCGTGTCCATCAGTGACGACCTCCTACCTTAGCCGCAGGTACATCCCAGCAGTCTGTCGCAACAGCGCTGGTGGTTGAGACAACAACACACTCTTTGCCTGCCTTGGGTTGAATAATCTTGTGCTGAATACTAAACGTTGATGTCCAGCGCGACATATAACGGCTTGCTGCGCTCACACCACCGATAACTAGGACAACGCATAGGATGCCTAGGGCTATTTTACTCTTGTTTGTCATGTCTCTTTCCCGTCTCAATTAAAGGCTTACACTAAGCCTTGTTCAATTAGTTGTCGTGCCTTGGTGGCCTTGCGTGACGCTTCCAGTTCGAACAAGTCGTACGAACACAGGTTATAATACTTATGCAGCTTGGCCGCCATTTCGATAGTCAGGGCACCGCCGTCACACAGGCGCTTAGTCGTGGAGCTATTCACGCCTAATACGGCAGCAGCCTGCGTTGGGTTAGACCCTAATGACTCAAGGTACTTCTTTAGGAATACACCTGCACCCAGTGACGTTTGTAGGTCTTCACATGCAGGTTCATCGGTAAGCTCTATCATGCTACGCATATCCTCAACAACACCCATCAGAGTTCTTCCCTCTGCTTGGCACGCTCTAAGGCACGTTGCAGCTTATGGCGCTTGTACTGCTCTTCAATGTAAAACAGCTGACTTGCCTTAATGTTGAAATGCTCTTCAAGCATCACCGCCAGCTTTACCGACATTGAGTTCGATGACTTTAGGCGGTAAAGGATCATGACTGAGACACCCATACGCTCGGCTGCCTGCTCAATTGTGAGTCCTTGATCAGCAAAGAATTTGAACAGCACCTCACTGGGTGACGCTGGTGGCCTGTCAGCTTTTCTCTTGGCTTTCTTGATTTGTGCCTGAGAGGGGCTATCAGCGACGCCGTCACTTAGAATAGCGGCCAGCTGCCTTAGCGTGTCCTCATTGAAGCGCTGAGCGTCTTTCGCGAGTTTAGCGTCCATCGCGTCAGCTGCATCACGTAAACAGCGTGACAGGCCATCAACGCTACGCTCATGCTGAAACGTCGTCATGACTCTGTTGTTAATACGCAGCTCGTACTGGTTATCCCCCACCAGCGGGGCGGACTCATCCGATACGTTGACGATTGAGATCATTAGCACGTCACTCCCACAAGCTGTGTATAGACACTGTCAGCAGGCAGCTCGGCAGGGACATCTTTGTTGAATGGGTCGGGTGTCTCTAATTTCTTGAGCAGGTGTTCGGGCTTCACCTTAGCAGCGCCACCTTCAAGAGGTACCATTACAGGGGCAAGCGATGCCTGTCTAAAGTATTGATAGCGGTAGTAGAGTACGTTGTTCAAGCACACGACGCTGTAGTCTCGGTTAGATACAATGCGTGGACGTAGCTGTATGTCAGCCTCGCTCAGGGTCTTGCCTGTTTGGCTATCCACGTAGACAACCTTCGGTTTATCAGAGAAGCAGCCCGTAAGGCCAATGGTGCAGGCAGCTGCTAAAAGTAATTTCTTCATCAATCAAGGTCTCAGTTCAATTAGTATTCTTGGTAGACAGCACGGCCGTACTGGTTCTCATGTACGCACGTCAGCCATTCATCGAGGTCAGCACCATCGCGGTCGGGTACATAGGGCGGCGGGCTGTAGCGACTAAACGCGTCGTACAAATCCTTACGGTGTTGCACGTCGATACGCAAAACAAGATGGCGGTTGGTTTTAACGCTCTCAAAGGTGATTGTCTTTAAGACTGTGTTTAGGCGCACACGTAGGTTGCCCCGTACATACAGCGTATAGCAGGCATCGTTGCTAGGCTCACAGCGCCACTCGTTATTGCTAAGCTGCTCGCGTATCGTGCGCAGTGCATCAACGACACGTTCTTCGGTCGTGTCCATCGGTGGGTAGTACTCAGTTAGGCTTGGTATATCTTCCATTAGCGTATCACCATTGCACACGCAGGAACGCCTAACACGCTACATGGGTAGCATCGTTTCATAGTCGGTTTGTCTCATATCTCATAAACAGCTCTACAGCAAGGTCTAAGTACCTTGTGTGTCAGCGGTTTGTCTCAAATTAGTCACGGGTATTCTACCTGAACTGTTGTACATTGGAAGGTCAATGGTGCAGAAAGTTTGCAAAAAGTGCATTGCAGGCGACGCAACAGGACTGCGGTGTGGAAAAGTCACAAGGTAAGGGCTATACTGGGTAACGCGAAAAGTCGATATGACTAAGAAAAAGAGGGCAGCGGCTACTACCCTCTGTGGTGTTTATCGGTTAGTGTTGATCACCTCCTAGTGTGCATTGGCAATGTTTCTTCGGCTTTTCGCACTCCTTACACAGCTTGTTATCAGCTCGTTTGAAGTAAAAAGCCACCAGCTTATCGACAACTGCAATAACAGTGCCTACAGCGCCCCAAAGATTCCAGCCATTCTCAGCTAGGAACATAACAAGTGAATCAAACATAGTTGAATCCTTTTGCTATGGGTTTTCACTGTCACGGTTAGCGTTTGTTCGACTCTAAAAGCAGGTGGAACGCTAAAAATTGTGTTGCTTCCGCGAGCAGGTACTTACCCGTTTTCAAAGTCTCGAACTACAGCTTGAGAGGGCTGCCACCTCCTGCCTAAACAGTAAAACCATTATACCACAACCATTGTACAACGAAAGCTTTTTGCAGATTAAATTCGTTGCAGGACAGGGGTTTACACGCACCATTGGGCACTTTGGGTCTGCGGCTTTCTCGATTTTTTGCCTAGTTAGTGTTCAACTAATTTATAAAAAATTTAGCCGTATGCGTCCCGAATGATGTTGCAAAATAAAGATAGTGCGATTATGATGGGCTTGTGTTGCTTCCGCGAGCGGGGGCAAGAGAAGACGTGAGAAACCTTCTCTGCATTGATAAGAGGCTGACCGAAAGGTTGGCCTTTTTCGTTTAGGTCACTCGTCATTAGTTGCAAAAAGATATTTCTGTAGACTAGTATAGGGGTGTTGGGCATCTAGGTGCATAAGTATGAGCTGATTACTTATACTTATACTTAAACAACAGGTCTGCTCCGTGAGCGCAGACTGTACTTTATTTGAATGGGTTGGCCACGGGTCAGCCCATTTTCATTTAAGCAGGCCGAAAAGGGTAGCAGCCCGTAAGCAACTACCACTTCCCACTCCCGTTTCTTATTGTTTATTGTTTATTGTTGTCTGTTTCACAGACGCTGCCGTCATGTCGCATTCCTCCACACACTCGACACGTTTCGTTATCCTTCACGTGCGGTGCGGGTATAAACCACAGTACGAGCGCGACTACTAATGTTACTAAAAGCTCTAACACTGTAAGTCCCTCCTTTGTCACAACAGTGGATCCCTCGGTAAAGCCACCCGCGCAATCTAGCTGGTGGAACGACTTTAGTTCATGCCTTGGTACCGCCTGTCTTTACGTTAAGCGATTGCACAGTAACGCCTATGTAAAGTACGCGTTATCCTTGCTTACTTTAGGTGTACCACAGCAAAAAGCAGAGTCAAGCAGCTGAAACGCTATAACCCACTGTGATGAAAGGGTTTTCTATATAATAGTATCAGGGACTCGGTGGAAAACTACCGTAAATACAGGGATTTTATTCTAACCAATTAATCCTCGAAAAAGATTTAATTAATTGCGAAAAAGATGGTCTCAAGCTACTATGGCGGTGTACTAGCCCGATGGGCATTGAACCGATACTTTGAGACATAAACGATGACCGAACTCCAACTTGCGTATGGAGAAGGTGACATCCAAGAACTGGGTCACCTGATCTTAGAGAACAAACTATACATTGACGAAAAATCACTGAACTATGTGATGGCCAGCCGTGCCGACCGCCCGAAAGAAGACTACCGACGTTACTTACACTATGTAACCCTGACACTGGATAACCGCATCATTGGTTTGTGTATGCTGGTGGAGCAAATCGTCGGGCACGTCCATGAAGATGACTTACACTACTACAGTGATGCGTTCTACTCAGCCTACGTGCTACCAGAGCACCGTAAACAGGGCTACGCTGAAATGATGACCGAAGAGCTGGGCGAACGCCTAGAGTGTTACTTTGAAGAGCGTAGCGAGCGTTACAACCGCTACAGTGTGATGGCTGACCCGAACGGTGCACCGATTGCCCGCAAGTACTTCACAGCTCCCGTGGTGTGTGGTGGCTTCCCAACCAGTAAAGGTATTCGACGCGTTGCAGCTCGCCTGCACAACAAACCATTTGACGAAGACTGCCAGTTAGACCCTGAGTTTGCCCACACCGTCGACTCATACGACGTCCTAGCCGCTCAATACGCCTAAGCCGACCATTGAGACCCAGAAACAAAAAGACCGCCTTAAAAGCGGTCTCTGTTCGTTCTAGCAAGTGCTAGGCGCTGGTGGCCAAGACGACGTACGTAATGTACGCGAAGATAAGCGCCATTAGCACAGCAAGTCCTATATTGATGATGTATGTGTTACGAAGGTAACGGCGGTTGACTGCATGTGGTAAATACCCTGTCGCGACGTGCCTGTGGGCTAGTCGGAAATCTTTAGACAGTGGCCACACAACGATGACCCCATACAACGCAAGGGCAGCCACTATAGTCAGTACAGTACTCATGCTAATCCTCTCTTTCTTTTGTGAAGCGCTGCTCTTCTTGAGACCAGCCTAGGTCGTGGTGACCCACATGGTTAATCATACGGGTCAACCCATCACAATCTTCAAACGGTGCCAGTTTAGCCACCAGCTCAGGGGATGTCTGAATGTTACTGTGATCAGGTGCGTACATTGCGCCGCGCTCAAGCTCCATCTTCTCCAAATACGCATCAAACTCAGCTTCCGTCATCTTAATACGTGGGAAGTAGACGTAACGGGTATCATCCATGTCTAAGTGGTTACGTTCAACAAGGTCGAAGGTTGGGTCAAGCAGCGTGCCGTCAGCCGTTTCAAGCCATGCGTGTGCAATATAGATGTTCTTTGCTAAGTTACCTGAGCAGATATAGCCCAGTACGTAGCGTAGTTCACGGTCAGGGTTATTAAGCATGACCTTTGCTACGTTTGTGTAGCACATCTTTGCTTCGAAGGTTGTGTAGTCGAACAGCTCTTCCCAGCCGCTACCTTCAATTGGCGTGGCGGTCATCTGTTCTAGTTCAGCATAATTAGCTGGTGGGAGTGCTACATGGCTCATTGTGTGCGCTTATCGGTCTTAGTAAGTAATGAATTGCATACTAGCAGCGTTGTACAACGATTTCAACAGCTATTAGATGTAATAGTCTGCGGGACAGGGTAATAGTCCCGCAAAGGGCTGGTGGAAGGTGGTTAGAGTAATTATCTGGATTAAGTGTCTAGTCCCGCTGGGTTAGGCATATCACCCATGATGGACTCTAATGAACTCATGAAGTGAGCGCTCGTGTCTCTTTCGTAATAAGCGCGGATCACAGTGTCGAGACTATTACGGTACTTAACAAGCTTGTTATTCACAACAAGGAACGCACAGTACTGGCCAAGACGTTTAATCGAATGTGGGTGTGGGTCGAAGTAACCTTTGGCCGTCAGCTTCTTGATACGCTCCGCCAGTGGTTTAACGTAAGCAGCATCGGTATAGCACTGAATAGAGACAGGCTCTTTTTTGAACACAGACTGTATTGTGAAGTACGTGAAGCGTGCATGAGACTCACGGGTCACGCGTAGGTCATCCGTGTCACAAAGCACCACGGTGTGTTCAGTATGAGACCTTTCTATAATAGGGTTACAAAGTGCGCGCGTACTCAACAGTCTTCTCCGTTCTTAAAAGTGTGACAGAACCGAACTTATCTTCGGTCGAGTCAACTAAGCCCAGCGCTATTAGCTTCTGGGCAGGCTTATAGTTATTAGCACAGCGGAACTGTCCATCAGTGAAAACCACGATAAGGCATGACTTCTGTGCTGGGGTTAATTGTGGTCGCTTCATAGTTCATCTACCGTTTTAATGAAAGTGGGTGGCAGCTTAACCGCCTTTATTTCAAGTTCCGCGATAAGGCAGTCAAGCACATAATCTGCGCCATCCACCAGCGACTTAGACGTCAGGCTCACTAAGAGCTTACCCACGTCGCTCATCAAGTACATACCTTCTGATTGAGCAGGCAGCGAGTCAAGCAGGTTCGTTAGCGTGTCGATGTCGGTATTCCCATAGGCCATACTTGTGAAGGCATGCTTACGCTGAGTAATGTTATAGAGCGTTTCAAGATAGTCTGACTTCGTCACAACCTTTGGAGCTGAGCTGTCGGTTTGTGTATCTAGTTGTGCTTCGCCAAAGATAGCAGCATCTAATGCGTTTTCAGCTTCGTTGTGTTCATGATATACGTCAAGCATGTGGCCAAGATCATAACGGCACTTAATAATGTTATTGCCCACGCGCACCACGGATGCGACGCGACTCATTAAGTCCATCAGCGACGCGACAGACTTGCCTCTGTACAGGGCTGAGAAGACCTCGGCCTTTACGTGTTTAGCATACAGTGGCTTCTCGATGAAGTACTGCGCCGTGATGGTCTTCGGGTGGTACTCCGTCACGGTGACGGACTTATAGTGTTTAAGCGACCTGACGTCAATGACAGGTTGCTTTACTAGGGTCGTTTTATCGGTCATGTAATAGCCCTTAGTTGTCTTTACGGCAAGGAAGCCTACGAGTACATCAGGCGGTAGGCTTCTATTCTAATGGGCTAAGAGTATACACCGTTGTACAATTCGGGCAAGCCCAAATTGTAGCTAAACGGCTGGGGTGCAGGTTTTAAGCGAGGTCGTCTGGCCAGTCACCCTTATAGGCAGCCGTCAGTAAGCGGTCTAGGCTTGATACCTTAGACTGCTTTATATCTAACTCAGCGAAAACTTGTTTAAGCAGCCATAGTTTGCGTTGGGCATTCACGTCGTCAGCGTAGTACTCGTCTGAAAGCTCTTCGATTGTGGCCTTAATCCCTTCTAGCTGGGCAGCTAAGCCGTGCTGTAGTGCCAAGGCTAGGTAGCCTGCGTCAGCACGCTGGCTCGTTGCAGCATGATTAAAATTAGGGATTACGTCACTAAGCTGACGGGCATACGTCTTGGCAGCGTCTTCGCTTAACGTGTGCTGGTGGGTTTCAAGGATCTTACTTGCGCGTGATGTCATTGTATCTCAGTCTCTATAGTAGTGTTTAGGGTCAGTTGATTGTACAACTGACCACAATAGAGTACAAGGCCACGGCGGGTGTTAGCTAGACTGGCTATCCTTCTTCGCAAAATAAGCTTCGGCCATATCGAGAACCTTTTGAAGGGCTTCACGGTGTGACAAACGCTCAGGCTCAGTGAGCAGCTGGTGGGCTGCATAGCGGAACGGTGAGAGTGCTTCTAGTGCATTGACGTACCAGACCTGATTTGTCTCTAAGCGCTCAACATCTTTTTTAAGTGCGGTGTTCTCGTCCAGTAGCTGCTTCACCTCATCAAGTGTATAGGTTTCCTTGTACGGCTCGATGTGTACCAGCTCAGGCTCTTCGTTAAGGTCAACGACCTCGGCCAGTGCTTTGAGCTGTAGCAAGATTTGGTGGTAGCTCCCGACGACACATGAATACGTACACTTCACAGTGCTCCCTGCTTTGTAGGCATAGTCACAATAAAGCGCTGCGCGTTCCACAGGGAAGCTTCCAAGGCGCGCGAAGGTCGGTGCTATTTGCTCATCCCAGACAGCGTCAGTGATAAAGTACGTGGTACCCTGATACGTGGCGCTCTTATAGGGCAGCGACTGGTCGTTTGGCAGGGCAGGCTCGCCAATCAACGCCATCAGTTCATTGACGGTAGCCGCTGGCCAAAGACGGTTAAGCCACAGCGCACCGTCTTCAAGGATAACAGAGGACTGCGCATCCAGTGTCTTTTCATGCGCAGCAGGGTCTGACTGGGGTAGGTGTCCACGGCTCGCAAAGAGATAGTGGTAGTTACCTTCGGTCAAGTAATACGTTCGGTTCTTCGCAGGGTGGTTTACCTTTACCATGCGTATAGTGTCGGTCTTCTGTGTCATGATGACAATGTCCTTTCGGTTAGTTCTCAGTGCGCCATTACCCGTGTGCTTATCGCTGTAAAATGGCCACCTGTTTCAATTATTCGCGTAAGATAAGGCCGTCTCAGAGACGACCACCAGCCTTTGGCTTATAGCCCTTGTCACTCAGTATTATCTTAGTAGCATAGGGTGCCGTGACTATCAGGTAGCTTCTATCCTTTATCACAGTGTACAACTCCCATTGACCTACGGGGGCTGATTCCATTTCCAGTGCCGTGTGGGTGTATTCCACTTGGTCAAGGGGGACACCCTGTCTGAGCGCCATAAGCTTTATGGTTTCGTCGCGACGCTTCTCCATTTCGGCGGTATCTGTGGCAGCAACAGCAGTAGGGTACACGTTCTCGACGACGACAAGGCTACGCTTGCCCTCATTGACAGATAGACGCTTACTCAGGCGTTCAAGAGCGCTAACCACGGTGGATTGATGTTCTTCTACGATAGACGACAGCTCCCTAAGATAGGTATCAGTGTCAGGCTTTACACGCTTATGCGTAATGACTGTACCACAAGGGTGCTTCTGGCTACGTGTAGGTTCTTGTGCATACGCGATAGCACTCACACCTGCGGTCATATTGTCATTGTAGGCTGCGTCGCATTGCAGAGGGTCAAATGACAACTCGACGCGATCTACTTCGCATGTGCAATTAGTCGTGTCGTACTCGGTAACGAGTCCGTAGTCGGTGTTGTTGCCCTGTGCATCAGTATGCTCAATCAAGTTTAGCTCGTCGTAGGCAATATCGAGGGCAAGACCTCTGAGCTGCCCTTTGTTACTCGGCACAGGATAACGCCCATGCCCGTCGAGGCTGTACACACTAAGAACAGAATCTGCCTCGTACAAGAAAGGGCTGGTACCCTCTCTGATTTCATAGTACCACTCTCGCTTAGCAGCACCTTCCTCGCTTTCGGGGTCAGTCGGCCAGTCACTGTAGATTTCACAAAGGTTATGCCACAAGGCAACGTCATCCTCATCATGGGTGTCGAACTCGTCAGGGCTGATGTAGTGGCCGAACAGCTCAAGCGGTGTCGTGTGTTGCTGCACCCAGAGTACATCATCATACGTAAGAGGCTGTGAGTTCTCACACAGTATGTAGTAAAGACCTGTGTAGCGTTCACTCTTGCGCGCAGGGTCAAAGCCCACTTTGATGTGCTCGGCTTCCTTAAATTCCTTACGCCCACGAGAAAGCCTTTTTGGTCTATAGAAAAACTCATCTACCGAAGGCCACCAGCTTAGCTGGGTTTCACTATCACAAAGGTCACATACATACCTACCATTACCCTTATTTGAAGTAGGGTCGGTACCATCATGATAACTACAGTGATTTCTACAAGTCATCTTGCGTCTCATTTATACGTTAATTTAAGTTCATCGGGCGGCCTCACATCTTTTTAAAAGACCAGCCCCCTGTTTCAGGGTGCGAAGGGTATCACCTGTACTAGTGATAACTCAAGCTATATTGTGTGAACCAGTGAGACGCAGGTCATTAGCAACGGATTGAGGCGTTTTATTCACTCTTATTTATCGGTGTTATTCACTCGGATTTCTGTGGATAAGTCCTATTCACTCGACTGCATAAATAGGCTGGGGACAGAAGTCTGCACCATTGAAGTGTTGTACAATGATTGATGTGGAGGTGGGTCAGTATTGTCGACAGCAAAAAGCGCTGCGCCCCAGTTATCCACAGGTGAATAGCTATTCACTAAGTCTTGTACAACGATTTGAATAAATATGCAGGGCTATTTTAGGGGTGAATACGGCATGAATAATTATGCAAAGCACCTGCACCGCAGTGGTTTAGGCGCTCGCTGGTGGGAGACTCTTACCTATGACTGTGGTATGGAAGTGTTCGCTTCATTTACAAAAAGTAGGAACCGCTACAGCCCTTTAAATACGGGCGCAGTGAATGAAGTAAATGTGTATTTACTCCAATTACGTTGTACAATTAATAGCAAGACATCCGACGCAATTAACCGCCAAATAACAAGGGGACAGGTAATGTCTATCTTCGGTAAGGTCATTCTGGACGAGCTGACGCGGAACAGCCCTGAGAAACTGATGTACGTACATCATAACAAAACCTGCACATGGTATAAGCGTTGTACATGCGCGCTTGACCAGTACATGGGAAAAGAGCCTGACCCCAAGGTCACCCAGCACACGCCTGCGGTCACCGCTAAGCCACACCTAATCGTTGTACTAGCCTCAGCCCTGTGGTGGTCAGCTTTTGTATACGGACTGGCACGCTAGTTCACAGAGCCAATGGTGCAGGCATGTCCAAACGGTGCTAGACTGGGAGAACTACACGAGACAGGTAATCCTTATGAGCTTTCTAGTATCGGCGCTTGGACTTTTTAGTCTAATCGTAGGCAGCATCGGCCTTATTATGGCCATGTACAACGAATCAATCACGAGCTTTCTCTTTGCCCTCTTCGGCGTACTGGCAGGTGTCTATGTCCTAATGAAGGTTGACTGACACATCAACACCAATGGTGTGTGACCACGCAGTGCAGTCGTCATTTATGCAGTCGTCTTTTGGAAAGAAGGCAGCCCAGTAGTGCACTGCCTTTAGATAAGGTCTATCTTTAGGGAAGGGTGGTATTACGCGTTGTCGATTTTGATGTCGTGAAGACGCTCAAGTTCATCGGTTGTCCAACGTGCAGCTTCGCCTACACTCAAGCCCATGTTCACACCCTGTAGCATAAAGAAGGCGTTAGTGAAGTAATCGCTAGTGGCACCGTGACTCTTTAGCACCTTTTCAAGGTTCTTCGTATAGTGGTCAATCAACTTTTGCTGGCTGCTACCTGTTTCTAGTAACTGCTCAGCCGTAAGGCCGTGGTCTTCTAAAAGTTGATGTGCGCTTAATGTACTCATAGTCTTGCTCTCTCTAGGTCTCATAACAAAAGTCAGATTGCATTGTACAACACTCGACCCACTAAAGGAACACAGTTCGCGGAGCCTCACCCGTGCAGTCGTCTTTTATGCAGTCGTCTTTTTGAGGACACCCCTGCGCCTTTTCCTTATCTTCCTTTTCTTTCTCTTTTACCAGCGACGTTGGCAGGGCAGTACGGGGTTGATCAGGGTCATGCGCGTCTAAACTAGATCTAGCTGTAAACCACTCGGGTGCAGTCGTTTTCTGTAGACACTATAACCAAATCATTGTACAATGATTTTTATTGAATAGTAGTAAAAGAGACACTGATAACATGGCCACCATGACTGATGACCAAATCCTCGCGTTGACGAAAGACCCACTTTGCTTTGTATGCTTTGAACCAAACTGCACCCACAGGTCATGTCACAAGAAGTTACGCAAGCTTGACCTAAATCTACAAGTGTTACTTAACCGCGCCGAGGGTACAGGTGACATGTCAGACGTACGTAACATTTGCGGTGAGACAGGTTTCATCAGTACCGTGCATAAGGCACACAGACGCCATATCTTTGCAACATGGCAGCATTACAGTGGTAGTTTTCTAAATCCTGTCCCATCAACGGGGGAGGGCTTGTATGAGGGTAAGCAGCGGGAACTACGCGCCGACTGTATACGTCACATACGCGAGTACCTGTCACCGATATACAATTAACCAAGCAGACGTGACCCAGTCCACCAGCCCCGCCAGCCAGACGCGGGGCACACAGACTTAATCAGAACAGACATAGTAGCACTCCCACACAAACTCTTGTACAATACTAGCAACTCCTAATTACTTTTTGATTTGAGACTTGCTATGACCCAGAACCCAACTGTACAAGCACTTCGTACACTTTCAGAAGGCGCTTACTTCTTACCGAACTCAGTACGTGAAGTATTGACCGACCGTAACAAATCGCCAATCGCCTTGCTGCAACCATGGAAGACAAAGAAGACCCCAACGTGGTTTGTCTTTGAATGCCCGAAGGAAGAAGCCGAGCACATTAAAGACACAATGGGTCTAGACGTTACACATATCTTTGTATCAACACGCTTCACGATGAATGACGTACGTGACTCACTGTTTAATTACTACGTTGGTACGTGTGATACGGATAACGGCAAGTGGCGCTGGATTGACCCATCAGCAGATCCAGAGAAGAAGCCTAAGCTTTCATCCCGTGCCCAAGGTATCATGCTTAATCATTGGAATACGCCAGAAGAGCGCTTACGTTGTAGCTGGTGGTCTTAATAGACTGCCCTACAACACGATAAGAAGCCGTCCACGTGACGGCTTTTTTGTGACTGACTGGCCGTATGTGAACTATTTATGAAACTCGACGGAAACATTGACCGAGCGTATGGTTTGTAGGCACAGAAACTTTTATAATTACCGCAGGGATTGAGACAGGGTCATTGACCCGAACGAAACACGATACTAAGACACCCAACTAAGGAAACACTAAATGGAAACCTTTGGCCTATTACATCTATTGGCTGGTACCTCTGCATTACTTCTACTTGAACTTATCCGAATCGAAATCAACAAGTGTAAACGGGACTAAACCGAACAGGTCAAAGGCATGCTTGTACTGCAACAGCATGCCTTAATCGTCGGCGTCTTCACCCCACACAAACACCTCATCGTCGTCACCGTCGCTGGTGGCCATCGCGTCAGACTTCGTAGCAACACGCTTCTTACGCGTCGTTTGCTGCTCGACTACTGCAATCGGGTCAATCGTCACGACGTTGCACAGCTTGTTCAGATCTTCTAAGCAGCCGATCTCACGAAGAATGATGATCAGTTTATCCAAGCCGATTGTATTGCCTTTCAAGAAACGGGCATAGGTACTGCTACTGACACCTGCCGCAACAAGGTCACGCACCTGTATGTCGTTTTGGACACGTAGTGTATCAACCCGCTCGGCGAGATCTGCAATGATTTGTTTGTTCGTTAAAAGAGTCAGGTTCATGGCCTTCGCTCCATTTAATTAGTCTAGGACGTTATATAGCATATATGACACATAAGAACAATTAAGAAGCGTTAATTATCATATATGATATTTAAGAAAAGGAACGCAGAGCGCCCCTTAGTGGAAGAACTAAAGGGTATTAAGTGTCATATTTGACATTTTACTGTTTAAAAATTAAGTTAAGTATCAAATATGATATTTAATGAAATAGGTTGCATCACAGTTGTTTTCGTTGAATAATACTACTGTACATAGATACAGTATAAGGATCAAGTATGTCGAGCAATAAAATTGTTCACAGTGCAACGGTTCGCTTATGGGGCACACGCATAGGCGCACTGGCATGGGATGAGCGCAACGACGTGGCCGTATTTCGATACGACCCACGCTTTCAAAAAAGTGGTATACAGGTAGCACCGCTTATTATGCCACTAAGGGATGAACCCTACGTCTTCGATAACATTTCAAAGCGTACGTTCAGTGGGCTTAACGGAATGGTCATAGACAGCCTTCCTGATACCTACGGTAACAAAATCATTAACCAGTGGTTGGCCAAGAACGGTCGCAAGCCCGACTCGTTGAACCCTGTAGAGAAACTATGCTACATCGGTCAGCGTGGTATGGGTGCACTTGAGTTCGACCCGTCATCACGTGCACTGGAAACAAGTGAAGCGTTCGACGTGGCCGACCTTGCCCAGTTCGCGAATGACATCGTTAATGAGCGTGAAGCGTTCCAGACAACACTGGCCGCAGATCAGCATGATAACCTAAGTGATGCTATTCGTGTTGGTACGTCAGGGGCTGGTGGCGCACGAGCAAAGGCATTGATTGCATGGCACAAAGAGCGTAACGAAGTTCGCTCAGGCCAAGTAAAAGCACCCGAGGGTTTTGGCTACTATCTTATTAAGTTCGATGGAATATCTAATAATAAAGACCGAGACGGCGTCGACCCGAATGATATGACGGTGGTTGAATACATCTATTCGCTACTGTGCGCAGAGGCGGGGATCAACATGGCGCATTGTGAGCTACTGGATGATGGCAGCGCCCGCCACTTTGTTACCGAGCGCTTCGACCGTGATGAGCGTGGCAATAAGGTACATTTCGTTAGCTGGTGCGGGCTGGCGCATATCGACCGTGATGATGTCGCCGCGTATAGCTACGAACAATTGATTATGTCGATGCGAGAATTAAGACTACCGCAAGTTGATATTGAGCAACAGTTTCGACGCACGGTGTTCAATCACTTTGCAGTTAACTTTGACGACCACTCTAAGAACTTCGGCTTTTTGATGAACAAACGTGGCCAGTGGTCTTTATCACCTGCTTACGATATGACATTCTCATACGACCCTAGCGGGCGCTGGACGAAGAGCCACCAGCTGACGCTGAATGGTAAGAGTGCTGGTCATACGCTGGATGATATACACGCGTTTGCCCAGTACTGTAATGTGCCTAAGCGCCGCGCCGAGACCATCATCGACGAGGTACGTAATGCAGTCGCTAAATTCGGCGACTTGGCCAAAGAGCACAAACTAGACCCTGTCTTGGCCGACCATATCATCACCTGTCACAAACAGTTCGAACCTAAGTAGGGCTGTTCACCTCTTTTGCCCCGTCTGACCTCGGGGCAGGCTCACCCCATCCAAGTAGAAACCAGCGGCTTTGTACATCGCCTTGTACATTACAGAGTACAACTTGCAGTAACCCAAGTAGCACAGCCTAATGGTGCTGACCTGTCTGTCCTCGGGTCAGACCCAAAAGATAACCTCTAAGGTTAATTTTAATTGACGGTACCCGTGTGCCTTGCTAAGATAACCTCAAAGGTTAACAGCAATAATCAACTAAATAAGGGCGACACACTTGGCAGTAATCCACTTTATTTCGAAAGACCTAGAAGCTGCGTTCTTTGAACAGCAGCCTGACTCGTACCGTTTGATAGACGCGCCGTATCTTGTACAGGTAAAGGCATACGACATCCTTAATGATCTTGATGCCATTCAAGAGATTGAGGAACTGCAAGACCTTCCTTCATACAATCACGATGCGTCTGATCCTGACCGCTATTGTGCGGTGATCACAATCAACGGCGCTGAGCCACTTGCTGCAATTACCTTTGTTTGCGTACTCGGCTCTGTACTGGCAAAGTCCGACATCAAGACTGACTTTGAGATAGAGCCTGACCGCCTGTACAAAATCGAAGTGCAACTGCACAAAAACGAGCCATAGGAGGTTCACAATGACTAACTCTACATTTCCTGACTTCGTTAAGCTGGCACCTCGTTTGCCGCTTGACGGCCTAGAGGTTAAGAAGCGCCCAGACGGTGGGTTCCGTAAACACCCGTCTGATTTCTTTAAACGCCATTGCCTAACGCGTGTAGGCAATATGACGAATAAAGCCGTGGCCGAGCACCTAGGCGTCACGCCGAAGCACCTGTCTAACTTCCTTAATGAGAAGGTGAATATCGAGCCTGCGTTCGCTGTGCGTCTCGCTAAAGCAACAGGGATAGGTATGGGCACGTGGTTAGAACTTCAAAGGCAGTACAACGCGTACAAGTTTGCTGACTTCGAGTGCGACGTTAAGCCACTGTATGCCTTTGGTCACTAGTCTTTAATTAGCACAGACAAGCCAAACACAACATGCCAAGTAGAAAGGCTGCCTTCGGGTGGCCTTTTTGTTTTAATTTTTTTTGCGACCTCAGCCTGCTTAGTTGCTCAGACCCTAATGGTGCAGACGCCTGCGGTGCAGTCGTTTTTGTGAAATTAATGCTTGCAATCGTTGTACAACGATTTATACTAGGTCTCATCAACTCATTACTTAAACAGGTTTACACAATGCGCTATTTTATTCATGATCCAAAATCAGGCCGATGGTTTGTAGACGAGCGTGGTTTTCATACGTATGACCACAACCAAGCAACGCGCTTTACATGCTACGAAACAGCATCACGCGCGGCAAGATCAGTGGGTGGTTACGTAGAGACGCTGTAAGCGCCTACGTGACTCAGAACAATTTTCAAAACATTAAAGGGACAGGGCAATGGCAGCAACAATTTTCGCAGCGGTAGACGAAGGCTATGACGTAACACGCATTGACGGTTACAAAGGCATTGTTGATTACGCAAAAGGTTACACAACGGCTAACGGTAGCGAAGTAACGCTTAGCGTGGCAAAGCAAGAGATTAAAGACAAGGGCTGCATCCGCCTTTACAATTACGACGCTGACGACTTAGAAGAAGCTAAGCAAGAAGGCAGTGTACGTGGTGCCGATTGGACTTACCGTATTATTAAGCTTTAATGATGAGTGTATCAATCGAAGTATCTAACCCAACGTGCATCGACGGTGAATCACTTAAAGAATGGCTTATTAACTTCCTGAGTGATACCTTCGAGGCTGATACCCTTGTTCTTCAACCTGACACGCCTTGGGATTGCACTGGCCAGTCAGCGGCTTTTGCAGCCGTTGACGTCGACGTGACACTCAGCAAAGCACAACTGCTCGCGCGTAGCCTACCAAGTGGTAACTATACAGGCTTTCACATCCATGACGTTGTTGCCGCTGCGTGCCATGCAGGGGCGCTGACAGAAACCTACTACCACGTGTATCACAGCTACTAGCCCTTGGTGGCTGGCACCTGACCTGACCTTACCTGACCCGCGCCCTAGTTGTAAAAGACTGGGGCGCAGTCGTTTTTGGGCAATTAACTGTTGCAATCATTGTACAACGATGTATATAATGACGCTATTAATTGATACGGAGTAGCCCTCATGGCAGAAGTGAACAAAAACGGCTTAGGCAAAACGCAGCTAGACATGCTGAACTCTCTTTACAGACATCATGGCTGGTATGCAGGCTGTGGTTGGCTTTGGAATACCAAAAGCGGTACCGTGCGTATACTAGAAGCACTTTTAAAGCGTGGCTTAGTGGCCAATGTAGCTAACAGTAGTAGCACAGGCAAATATATCCTGACCGATGCAGGTATCGAGGTCTTATGTGAGGACTCGTACTTATTCAAGGCACGCTATGAAGCTTCGCTGGCCAAGTCTAAGTCAAAAGCGGGTGCCGTCATCTTCCGACCACATCGCCCAAACCTAGAAGGCTCACTTGAGCTGGCTGTTGAAGTATCAAGCAAAGAAGCGCTGGTGGACGCTATCAAAAAGCGTTACTCGTTTCTGACAGTACCCGTTACGGTTGAGTCACTAGAGTTCAAGGAATACGGCTACGATGAGCGTATTAATTGGGACACACAAGTGGTAACACTTAAAGACTACGGCGTGCTAGGCTTCACTAGCAAACCTTTTTCGGAGTAATGACCATGAGCCTGTTCTCTTACTTTAAGCACAAAATCAGTCATCAAGTCTTCGCTAAGTCGCAGGTAACCTTTGCTGTGTATGCAGACGACGTGGAGTATATCGTGGCACGCAGTACGCGCGACATTACGTCTAAGAAAGCCCTGAAAGAAGCGATTAACGCCCATCTTTTTGACTATGGCTATAACTTCGAAGATGACCTGATCTCAGATTACCCTGTCGAGGTTGCTGCCGCGAAAGAGAACGCCCGTGTTACCGTACAGAAGTTCATGCCTGAGCTTTACATGGGAGGTAAGTCATGAACACAACGCCGTGGGCAGACGCCTGTAAGAAATACCCAGCACTCGCCGTGCTGGTGGCTCGACGTAACCAGCTTGCCGCCTTAGACCGTGACCTCACGGATGCTGAGACCGATGAGCTGTCACGCATCAACAACAAAATAACAGACTGGCAAGACCGCTTAGGTCTTCTCTAAGGACTAACAAATGCTACCGCCAAAAAGACGAAACCTTAATCGAGACCGCGTTTACGCGACAAACCCATGGCTAACCCGCCTGCTTGCTGAGCTGGGACTGGAAGTCGACTTAGAAAGTAGTGCGGATCAGCGCGCACTTCGCCGCTTCATCATGGGTGAGAACACGCAGATGCTAGATGCTTCGAAGCGTCGGAGGGTTGCACAGCAGCTTGAATTTACTATTCCACCTGTCTCAGGTAACAGCCTTATGTCGCTGACGCTCGACATCGAGAAAGAAATGAACGATGTCCTTTACGAGAAAGGGATTGCACTGGACTCAGTCACTGACTACGAGTTCTACACAGGTGAAGATGGTTTAGGTGTTACCGTAAGCTATTCACGTGAGCAGACTGACGAAGAGTTCGCACAAACACAGCGCTTTGTCTATGTATCGAATGAATTGTCTAAGCTTCGCGCTGTTATCTATGACCGTGTTAACGCGGCTATCGCTGAACACGGCAGCATCCCAGAAGAGTAAGTGCCTTCGGGTACTTGCCTAAAAAAGTAAGTAAAAGTAATTGACGGTCTTTGCCGTGGGCGGTAAGCTGACGGCGAGACTTAGGCGTACGTAGTGCCTTGCACTGCACATATTTAGAGAAATGAACAATGACAAAGTTATCACCGCCTCAACGCCGTCTGCTAAAGCAGATAGTGGAAGAGACCCTGCACCTTGAAGGCGACCAATTAAGTCAACCAAAGGCAGCAATGGCATTGGCCGATTTTGGTGGCTGTGACCGTGTGGCCATTGAGTCACTGGCCAAGAAGCAGATGGTTGTCATCACCCAGCACGAAGACGGTGCCATGGTTGAAGCAACGAACTTCGGTTTTACAGCAACCTTTGTACAAAACGGGATGGCCAAGATAAACAACGGGACTGTCAGACTTGAGACCCGCTACGGTGCCCTGAGTCAATAACGAATTAAGTTAAAGTATAGAGCTGGTATACCATTATTTCCGCTTTATATTCTCCGCCCAAAGGCTGCCATTGGCGGCCTTTTCTTTTTGTATAACCGTAGTCACTAACCAGCGAGGTACTGTATGGGTGACCCCAAGAATATCAGTAAGGTAGCCCGTGCCATCTTGGCAGTGGCCAAGCCTGATCAGCTGACACCGTACGACCAGCGCTTTCTAAAGGATATGACCCGTAGTCGCATGCAAGCCATCACCCTGCGCCAGAATAATTATCTACGGGCATTGGCCAAACTGGTCGGCTATGAGGTGAGTGTGTACATGCCGTTGTCACGTCGACAGGTCAATGGTGAGAAGGCGTCGCTGCTTCCTTACTGGGCTGGGGTACACCGTTAAAACTGGACTGGTAACTGGACTGATAGTAGATGACGCCTATTCAGCTGCGATGCAGTCGATTTAATTAAAAAAGTATTGTACAACGATTTTCATGCTGATATAGTGGGTTCCAGATAACCGATACACAAAAGGAATACAGCATGTCATCACAGAATAAACCAGCACACGCGCTTCGTAAGGCATCGACCAAGACGGTCGAGCAGGGTACGTTCTATTGTGAGGACTCACACAAGACAGGGTTTCAGCTTGGCCTTGTGTTCATGTGTTTCTTCTTGTCGCTCGAAGATATTATTACGCGTTGGTTTCCTGAGACCGTCGTTGGCCTTGATAAGCTAGACGCCGTTATGCCATGGCTTATGGGCGTTGCCCTGCTAGGGATGCTTGTACGAAGCTACCCTTACCTAATGAACGGTAAGGGTGCTGACGGTCAGCTGTATGACGACGTTGATCCTGAAAGCGACAAGCCACGCGTTGAAATCTATCTAGGTAAAAACTAACCCCGAATTACAATTAAAAGGATGCAATTATGAGCACCGAAAAAACGATAAGCGGTAACATCAAGTTTAGTGAGAGTGGCCTGCGTGAAGAGAACTACTTCATTCAGTGTCCTAGCATGCTGGTGGGCTTAGACACACAGTTCGTCACACCCGATGACCTGCGGGTGCTTGCTGACCACCTTGAAGCGCTACGCGCTGAGAAAGCAAAAAAGGACTAACCCTCTATGCCAGCGCAACAACCGACACAGCAGCCAAAGGTCATCCTACACGTTGACCATGACAACGGCACTGTCGTCCCTGACAAGCAGGTGGAGTCACTGGCCAAGGACATCCTTGAGCGCAGTCTAACCAGTAACGAGACCATTGAGCAAAGTGTGGGTGCTGACCTCATGGTAACCGCGTTTCGTCACGGCGTGAAAACGATGGGCTTGCCCGCAGGCCATGTGGCCTTAGTGTACAAAGACGGTAAGACTGTCAACATAGACCAAGATGGTATGAGTGACTATCTACACCCAGATTCACTTATCCTTAATAAACTACTAATTGAATTATTCTAAGGAACCTGTGCGATGTTATTAGTAGACCAATCAAATAAACTGTCACGCGTGTACAGCAGCCGTGACAACACATTAATGAGCCTGTGGGTTGTCGACGGTGACCGCCGCATGCTTATGCTGTCGTTTGAAAGTGAAATGATGCCGTCAGGTTATGTCTTGCTCACTGATCAAGAGATAAAGTACTTCGCCGAAAGCCTGTCACGCTTCTTTGTCGACGGTAAGTTTGAGTACACAACACCGCACGAACGCTCACAAGGGCTGCCAGAGGTGACCATGGCAACAACCAACTGGGGCGAGCCATACGATGAAGGCTTAGTCTTTGCGTTCCATAAGCACCCAGATGACTTAGAGCACCTAGGCTTTGCGCTGGTGGCACGTGATGTGAAAGACCTGCACAACTGGTTACAGGGCTGCCTAGCAGGGGAGGCTGATCATGTCGGGTAACACAAACAAAGTAAACGTAGATGACCGCGTAAGCATTATTGTTTTTTCAGTGCCAACGGCAGACCACCTGAAAGCTTACCAAAAGCGTATACGCGTACTGCACAAAGCGGTCGTTGATAAGGCAGGGGATAAGACCTTCAACGTCGATGGCCACCGCTTTAACCAAGGCACGTTGGGTACGGTGGTGAACGTAGGCAACGCCTACACCTCACGTCGTATTGTGGTGCCAGAAGGTGGTAACTTCAACGCAGCGATTGACACGGCCAAGCAGTATATTCATGAGTCTACAGTGCGCCTTGTAGCGTCGCTAGAGAAGCAGCTGGCCGCTGCCAAGCGACTCGAAAGTACCCTCTTAAAAGACATTGAGGTAAAAGAACTTGACTGGGACTAGCCCTCGCGTAAGGCACTTTAAGCATATTGTCATTACCATGCTGGTCACGGCGCTGGCCACCAGCTTTCTGATAAGGCTGGTCATGGGCGAGGCTATACTGTTGTCCTGCGCTGAGCGTGGGCATACAGGCAGCATGTTTATTCGTGGCAAAATAGAGTGTCAGCCCGTACCATCGGACTGACACTCATCAAATACAAACGGAGTTCGTATGAATAGCAAAGACACAATCGCGCAGTTCCTTGAGACTGCGCACGAAAGTACAAGCGCCATCAACACAAGGCTGACCGAGCTGGCCAGACAAAAGCACCACGACCGCTGTATTGTGAGTGATGTTGTGTACACGTCTGTCGGCGTGTCGTTTGAGGTGCTTGACGATGGGCTTCAAAATGGCAGACCGCTCTTTGTTGAGAGCATGCGTCTGAGTAACGATGAGGTTACTGCATTGTTTGAGTAGCGCCTTGCCTGCACAGTGCAGTCGAATTTAGCCACACAGAAGAGGTCACCCACGCGGTGGCCTTTTTGTTTGTACCTGTGGCTGTGCTTGACTAGGATAGGGGTTTATTGGTGCAGACCCCTGCGGTGCAGTCGATTTTAACAAATAAACACTTGCAAACGTTGTACAACGAAATATAATAGGCGTCACTAACCGATAAGGAACCGAAACAATGGACGCTTTATTTCCAAGTAAGGTGCTGGTAAAAGACCTGCATGATTACCCAGTCAATACGAACCATGCGTATTGCTTCACCCCTGAGCTTTTCAAAAATGGCTTGCTGGGGCTTCATCCGATTGAGCGTACGTTCACACGTGAGAACAAGCAGTTTTGGCGTGAAGTGGTTAAGGCCAATGTTAAGCATATCCGTGCTTACCGAAAGAACATCGCCTTTACGTGGGAGCACGTTGAAGAGGGTAAACCGTCACCTCATCAGGAAGAGTACCTAGACCACCTTAACCACGAGATTGAGCAGTGTACACAGGCACTACGTATTGCAGCTTACAACCGCCTAACGACGCAGGGCATGCAAGCACAACGTGACCCGCATGCACTAGCACTACTTGAGTACTTACGTAAGCTTCGCGAGTGGGAATGCGAGCCTACCGATAACCTGTACCGTCGTAACGTCGTTGAAGATGCCCTGTGCGAGTTCCACAAATTCTACTGGTACCACGACGAGGTGAAAGGTCACCAAGGCAAGTACAACGAAAAGTACCTCAAAGAGCTGGTGGCCATTATCAATACCATGACCGACTACCGTGACATCTTCAACATGGCAATCAGTTTTAGCCGCATGGCAGACCGCCTTAATGCACTAAACGCAGGGGCACCACAGCAAGCACCGACGTTCTCGATGGAACGTGATTTTTACATTCATGACAAGAAGCGAGCATAACATGAACCCAGTAAACCAACTGACCGAATTACGCCAAGTCATTGACACACTGACCAGTCACGAGACCGCTATCAAACGTAAGAGCGAAGGCCGCGACTTAGGCTTGACCCCTGATAAGGTCTGTTTATTGTTCCTGCACCTCTTAGACAAGGCCAAAGAGCTTGGTCTTAATCAGCAAGGTATGCTGGCGCTGATGTACATGCACGGTAAAGAGCGCGTGAGCCTGAATGAGTTAGTAGCTGCGGGTCTTTTACCAAAGGGGCGTGCTTTTAGCTCTATGTTCCGTCACAGTTCAGTCGACGGCAACGACCTCGTTGCAAAAGTGAACTCAGGATCACAAGAAATCGGTAAGTATTTTATGCTCAGCCGCAAAGGCAAGTTTCTGGCAGGCCAACTGGCCATGGTCATCGACCCTGACCGTGCGCCGCGTAAGAAGCGCACTAAGTAACCCATAACCCAATTATTAAACAACCCTAAGAAACAACGGCGCAGGTGGGCACCGAGAGACACTGCCTGCGCACATGATTATTAAATGAGACACGGAGCTAATCATGAGCTTATCAAAACAAACGCTTGCTTCACTACAAGATGCTATTAAAAAATTTAACCGTCGTGGCTGGGCGATTATTGGTCTTCGCGACTTCACCGCCGACGAAATCAAACAAGCGCTGGCGTTCTTTCATGAGAACCATATTAATGCCCAGCACGTAACGTATAACGTGCACAAGAACATCCGTGAGCGCCTGCCTCACAACGGTGTGCTTAAAATCCAACGAGTATAGGGCACTGTTATGGCTGACTCACAAGCAAACGACACCGTCATCCTAGTAGCACACTACCGCTTAGACGAGCGAAAGAACCAAGGCCGCATCCGCCATGGGGCGCAGTACCCTGTCACTGAGCGCGATAGCCTCATGAAAGAAGCACTGGACGCAGGTTTCGATGTCCAATACATGCAGTCGAATCGCAGCGACAACCGCTATGTGATGTATGTAAGCAACAATGGCTTTAACCAGCGCTAGCTCTCCACCGCTTTCACTATGAACGGAAACAGTAAAGGTCACCCATGGTGGCCTTTTTTATTTCTGGCAACCAGATACCTGTCACCGCCTAACACTGCTTAATGGTACACCCAGTCCACACAGACAGCGTGTATAGCCAATGGTGCAGACTGGGACTATACTCTGTGTAAGTAAGGGTTTAGGATTTGCTATAATGCACTGGGGCGCAGTCGTTTTTGTAAAAATAAGTGTTGACTTCATTGTACAACGCTTTAAGATGGGTACCCATAAGCTTTCGGCTGTCTCGAAAGTAAGTCTTGCAAGGCAAGAGGAATTGAACTGTGAAACCAATTGATATTAGTCAGTCCCAAGTAGAAGGGCTGTTACAACAAGCCATTCAACAAGCACTCGTGGATATTTGTTCAGAGGCTGTTATTCATATTCGTACAGCACATGAGTTCTTACACACTGAGGGTGAAGAAGTGATCGCATCTACAGTGAGTGAGTCATTCAATCAGTACGATGGCATCTATCGCCCGCAGCTTGAGAACATGGTCAGCAACGCTATCCTACGTGCCATCACACTGTTCTGTCAGCGTCAGTCGCTTGATAGTAACTTCATCATGACGTATCTGCATACGAGCGTAACGACGGTCGTTCAGCAGGTGATTGACGAGACCTTGAAGCGCTATGCAAATAATGCGGCCGACCGTGCTGCGAACACGAGCAGTGAAGACATCAAAGCAGCCTTCTATGAGCGTGTCAACGCAATTGAGGGTGACCGCCAAGTACTTGCCCAAGAAATGGATGCGTACTTTTTACCCAAGGCAAAAGAAATGCTCGCTGATGGCAACATCAAAGCACTGAGTGATTTACTCAACTTCATGCCAGCCTGTACAACACGCATGAAACTGGCGGGGCTATATGCACAGTACCAGCACGAGAAAGACGACCACGACGGGAACGACCCGTCATGCAATGCCATGTAATAGCGTGGCTAAGTATTAACTAAACCGAAAAAACACGTCGCAGCCCAACCACATCATACGCAAAAATCCACGGGCTGCGGCGTCTTCCTTCTAACTTACGAGTGCCTTCCCGTTGCTCCTAACTGCGGGCTAGGCACTCTCTTTCTATCAGACCCGCTTTATACCAGACACGCTTTCTGTCAGATAGACTGCACCGCAGTCGATTATCGCTCACTTTTTCAACGCAACCCATTGCAATCATTGTACAACGATGTATACTGACCTCATTAACCGATTAATTGGCCGCCTATGGCAGCCCCGAAGGAATGACCGATATGCTAAGCGCATCGTTAGACCACCCAGACCACACACTAACTAATCATGTCTTTACCGATAAGAAGACAGGTTCCCGTGCGTTACTGCTTCCCCTGACCGATGAGTTCGACTATACCGAGTTCCGCCTAAAAACAGATACGCTCTTCGAAGGTGCTACCTTTTTGAACTACTTGCTTGATGAGCGCGATGCACTGGCTGTTTCCAACATTCTCCATGACAACAGCTACCACGATGTGAGCGAAGTAGAAGCCTATAAGGTGGCAAGCAAAGCCGCCATTAAGGGTCGCTACGGTAACTCAGGCAGCTACACAGGACTACTGATCTACCGCCAGCGTAACAACCGTGCGTGCATCTGCACAGCAGTGCTTGATGTCCCACGCGGTATTCAAGATGGTCTCGCTGAAAGCATCTATAACTATGCCGACCACGCGAATACACAGGGCTACCTACGTCCAAGTGAAGAGCGCCGTCTTAATACCTCTAAAGCACTGGCCACAAATCAGCTCGCCCTCATCAAAGCGCTGTTCGACACAGCTGAGAGTGACATCAAGGACTTATTTGTCTCACGCCGTCGGTACCTGCTAAGTCAGATCAATGCGCTTGAGGCGGTAAAGGCTTCAAGCTATGAGTAAGTATCGTTGGGAGGACTATACACCCGAGCTGGTGGAGCCACGGCTGACCGAAGCCCACTGGTTTGAGGAAGGGGGCGCATCCGTCATCTTTGTGAAGCTAACGCCGTATTACCCGTTCGCGCTAATGCAGAAGAGTGTCCTAAGTGTGACGAACGCGTTTATGGACTTAGCAGACCAACTGCAATATGCGTGTGTCTACGAGGTCGATAAAAAGCGGATTGAAGCCCTTTGCGATGAGACGCTACTGTCTACGGCAACACCGTTAACGTATTACTTCATTCCCTTTTCAGACGCCGTCGGCCTGACAAAGGCGCGTGGCTACTTCAATGGGGACGCTAGTCAGGCTTACCTTGCTGTATGTCGTGAGACTGACCGTTATGCTAAACAACCAAGAGCCTGTCTCGCCATGCCCATCTATATACCCACCAGCACAACGCCTGATCAACTTACTTTGGTTACGACAAACATCGGGAGTATGGTAAACCTTGATACGCTCAAGGATCAGACGAAGCGTTACCTCAACAACCTGTGCATTATGGGTGAGGGCACCCAACGGATAATACAGCGCATGATGCGAAATGGGGCACTCGATGGTCAACACTTTCGCGCGGAGGCCGAGGCCAACAAGCCCTTCCTAACCCCCGACATTCTTGACGAAATAGAAGACTTCTACACGTCGACGAAGGTCTCGCTTATTGAGCATCAGTTTCAGCTGGTTAAGCAGCTACGTCGTGCAGCGGATGCCATTGCCCATGAAGCAGGGTCGTGACAATACGACGGTTGTCCTGTATCGTATCGCCCGCTGAGACGCAGACACCTTAAATGATAATTAAAAAGTGACATACGCTGAGGTATGTGTACAAACCAAATGAGGTCAACCCATGAGTAGAGCACTCGATAACTTTGAAATTTTAGCGACGGAATGTGAAACGCCGCACAGTCGAAAGAAAGGGAAGCTTATCCCGCGTATGCTGGTACGTATAACTGACTATGGTAAATCACGGTCGGCGACTTCCTTTCTTGCCACTGATGATACTGAGCGTGGGCTGACCCCTGCGTTTTACATGAAGCACATTGCCCATGAGAACGACTTTGCAACTGCGATGTTCCGTATGTCTCACGAGTGCTCAATGTGGTCGATTAACTTTAGAGAACTCGTCACCCCTGACATGATGGATGACGACTACGAAGGGTCGGACTTGCAGATAAATGCGAACTTCCCGTGCTACCTGACAGGCAGTGGCGACCTAAGTGCCTTGTGTAGCCTTGTAACGTTCCCTGACGGTGATTACGGTGATTTTGTGAGTGATTACATTAGTGACACTACTAAACGCCTTGAGACGTTCGCAGCGCCCTTCATTCCGATTGCTATGCAACGTGCGCAAATGGCGTGGATGGTCGCCAAGGCACAGCTGAGTGTCATTGATAACTTACTTAAACAAGACCGCTATGCGTCACAGGGTGAGCAACTGCGTACGCGACGTAAGCAGCTACTAGACCACGTCGGTGTCATCAATGAGCTGCGCAGTCGTTTAGGTGATAAGCTACGTAAGGCGGCAGAATGAGCCGAATACTGGCACGTCCACGCATCGTGGATAATGAAATCTTTGAAGGGGGTAACGACCTGCAAGTTATCCTCGTACAACGGTCGGGCTTTGTGTCCCGTATGAGTGAACTGGGCGCGACACCCCGTGAGGTGCAGCGCTGTGCCAATCATAAGGCGGATGCTGATACTGTGTACCTCACAATAGGGCGTCAGCTTGATCTCACACGCCGTGGGATGAACGATGCTGCGCCGTTCTTTCCGAATGACCCAACCATCACGGAACTCTTTGCAAAGCGTCATGAGGCCAGTGCAGTGACCTTACGTAAGCACGACAGGAACGTGGCACTATGCACGGCCATCATGCTCCCGACGAAACGTGAACCCGACCAGCTCATGAAGGACATCAAGATTTACGAGAACCTGAAAGACACGGTGGCCACGCTGGACAGTGAAGAGCATCACGACTACTTCAAGTTTGCGAGCCTTATCGGGGAGGGGAACCTGCGCTTAATTGACCAGTTGATCAGCCAGTCACCCAGACCGAGACTGCGCACGTTCTTGGCTAAGCGCCGTCGTCAGCTGGTGGGTCACCTTGAGGATTGGTACACGCTGGCTGAGCACTTTGGTATCACGGAGGTGCGTCCTTAGTCGATACCTAAAAACTGGCATAGGTCGGCACTGGCAGCTGTGACCCAATGGTGCATAAGCGCGCAGTCGCCTTTTCACGTGACAGCCTGCGCCGCAATTAATTAGGATAAATGCTTGCAATCATTGTACAACGATTTATACTGAGCACACTAACCGATTAAACATGAGACGAGTAACATGACTACCGTAACCGATAAGACGCTTAATAAATCAAGCACTGAACAAGATGCACTGACACACATCTGGTACCACAACGGCCGTAAGCGTGTGTACGACGTACCCGCTGAAAAGCGTTGGGAGTTGCAGTGGGAGAAAGTGGCTATTGTTGAGGAAACAAGTCGAAGCTATGTACTCAGCAACGGTGTTAAAGTGCCGAAGAACGCAGCTAAGCGTGACCCAATGGAATTTGCGTTAACCGACGCCGAGCATCAAGAAGCTGTGTGGAACCACGACAATCACTTACGTGTTACCAGTGGTTTGCAGGCGATGGCGCGTAACAACCCGCAATTAACGCGTGAGTTAGCAGACATCCTTGCTAAATATAAATAATGACCGCCGTACAGCTGGCCAAACACGACGGATCACCGAACCTCATGCTTAATAGCTAGACACACTCGCTAAACTCATCTACTATATCTTCCTAAATAGCTGCGCCGCAGCTATTTTTATTTAGAAAACGTATTGACATCATTGTACAACGATATATACTGACGTCATACGCTTTTGGGATTGACCCGAGAGCATACCTTTAACTTGTGGATGCAAGACGATGAATAAACTGACTAGCCTGATCCGAGATAAGATCAACTTTAAGAAGCATGGCAATGGCTACTGCTTAACCCTGTACCAAGTAACTATCTTTGGTAACCAAATCAACGTGGTATCAGACCACACCGACGCGATGCTACGTGTCCGTATTAATGACAAGAAGCGCATTAACCTCGATAACGTAATGCGTCGTAAGTTACGCATCGTCGGCTCATACCGTGCCATTCGCGAGAACCTAAAACTACGCCTGCGCTACTTCAACAAGCCTGTTTACGTCTACTACTGGTCACGTGACTGTGACTGCGTCGAAGGCGACTCAATGGAAGTGTATAAGTCATTACGCGAAGCCAACAAGGCTATCGAGCACTTCTACCACTGGGCTGAGGGCGCATGTACGCATGAGTTAGTAAGCAAAGAAGACTACGACAACTTCGAGAGCACCCAGCGCGACCGCGTGATGGAAGCTTTTGAAGACGGCCGCAACTACTCGGTGTGACCCGAGTAGTGCCTGACGAGGGAGTCAATTATGAGCTTACCACTAACCAAGCGCTTTGAATTTAAAGGCCAAGGTAACACGCCTTACCGTGTAGACCTTGTGCCAATGACGAACGTCATGCCACTTAGCGAAATCTCATCACGTAAGATGCCACTGCTTGAGAATGTGTGTTTCGGTGATGACATCTATAACGACATCATTTCACATTCGAATGACTCAAACATTCAAGTGTCTGTGCACCCTGTTACGTGTCAGTACTATGCTATCTATCACGTGTCATCAAACGAAGCCTACGTTATCCGCGCTGATAAGGTCTCACTGCGTGAAGACGAGCCAGTCGTGATGAAACGTGCTGACATCGAAGACCCTACGGCTGCTCAGTCTGAGCGCTCGCTTGCAATACTGCGTACCAGTTACATTCAAGGCCGAGACCAGTTCGTGAATGACGTCGAAGATGAAAGAGCCTTACTGGCCTCTGTGAAAGGCGACAAAGATCAAGAAGCCCTCGCTCGCACACGGCTGAAAAAAGCCGAAGATAACCTACGTCGTTTGAACGTAGACATTGAAGCCTTTGAACAGGAACATGGCGAACTATGCTAGCAACATCAATGAACCCAGTCGAGTTACTGAAACTGGAATACTTCGAGCTACAGAAGCTCGCTAATTTAAGTAATAGCCAAGTGGCGTCGCTGTTCCTCGTGAATGCAGCGACTGTCCGTGGCTGGCGCTCAACCAGTGATAACAAGGTTGCACCGAAGTCGGTTAAAGCCACGCTTGTAAATATTATCACAGGGGCACTGGCAGTGAACCCACAGCGCTTATTAACAGAAGGTGGTACAGCGCCAACTATCCGCTCCCTGATTGATGCTCGCTACCATGCTGGCGTTAGTGAGCAGCACAAAGATGCGTGTGACCAATACGCAGAGCATCAACTGTCAGGTGGAGGCTTCTTTGAGTCACTAACACAAGGTCAGTACAAAGATGCCTACGAGCGTGCTCATACACTGGTTAAGCCTCACTTTGATGCACACATGCACTACACGCATCAGTTCCAAGCGCTGCTACCGAAGGACGACCCATTGTATCGTCCGCTCGGTAAGACGCTGTATACGCTCTACCACGATAGTCTGTATGCGGAGAACGCGACTGACTTTGTATGCACAGGTGAGAAAGCCGATGTACTTGAGGCTGTCCGTCTTCATTGCACTGATCACTGTGCGGGCTACTACACGTCAATCATTGACGTTACGCTTTGCGAATTTGATAGCCGAAACAACCGCCGCATCGAGGTGCTATACATTGACCCATGCAATGACGAAGAGACTACAAACTTTTACTTGGTGCCTCAGAAAGTCATTATGGTATAGGAGTAAGATGATGAAGAATAAGAACAAAAACAAGACTATGCGCCATCCATTAGCGAGCCGTTATCATATACTGGCGGCTAAACTATCAGCGGACATCGACCGCATGGTTGCTAAGAATCCAGATGCTGCTCCCTACATTGATAAGGGTCGTACCCGTGATGTACCCGTTATCCTCGTTAAAAATACATCGTCTGTGCCTACGGTTGAACCAGATACCATAGAGTCTTGCTCGGCGCTACCGCCCTTCGAGCAATTTACAGTTGAGTTCCCTAATACGGACAATGACAAGCAGCGTATGTACTACATGTGCCACGTGGCTGACCGTACAATGAGTGTTAGTATTGCGGTTGTCTACGAAGACGACGAAGTGGTCGTCCTTCCTATGATGATCACCCTTGAGGCAACAGACGATTGGCGTTGGATCCGAAGCGAAAAGAACACCGACCCCGATAAGGCCGAAATACTAAGCTCCGTCAACCCAGACAGCATTCGAGACTGGTTGATTTCATTACTACTGACGATTTCAACAAACAATGTGACACTCAAGCATAACGCACCTGCCTATACAGCGCGTGACCGTATTAATGCTCAACGTAACAAAAAGGCAGCACGCCCTGTTGCTTTCTACACGGTACAGCTTGACCGACCAGCACGTTCGCGTGATGGCGCTGCCACGCGAGCAGTGCAGCACAAGCGTCCTGTTACGCATCTAAGAAGAGCGCACATACGACGGTTGGCATCGGGAGAAACCACGTTTGTCTCGTCTAGTATTATTAATGCCTCAGAAGGTGACCGTGCAACTCAGCTTTGGACTTTTTAAGGAGCCGCTAATGATTATTCGTATTACCGACAAGTGTAGCATGGGCTGTAGCCACTGCATGATTGATAGCTTACCGTCGAGCGGTAGCATGGACTTTGGTACGTTCATGAAGAGCGTGAACTTTGCAGTGCGTAACGGCGTCCGTGTCATCATAATCAGCGGTGGTGAGCCGACAGACCACCAAGCGTATAACGACATGATGAACTACTTGCTATTGAACTTCCAAGGCAGCGTGTCAGTGTGTACTCATGGCGAGTGGGTGAAAGACCCTGAGCTGGTGGCCAAGTACATGACGCCGTACCCTAAAGTCAACTTCCAGATCGTGAACGACCCACTGTACTACCCACGTAGCCTTGATAAAGACGGGCTGGCGCGTACACTGGCAGCGCATCCTAATGCGAAGTTCTTTGATTATATCTCGGCTCCAATTTACCCGCAGGGTCGAGCACGTACACGCTTGAAGGTGTCTGAGAAGACAACCACCAGCAAAGGTACACGCTGTTTCAACTTACGCAGCATCGCAAACCATCCGCAGTTTAATACTATCGGGGCGGCTATCCGTCAGCTTGAGAGCATGGGTAAGTTCTGTCAGCCATCAGTGAACATCAATGGTTCGATTTCAATGGGTGAGTCTAACGAGTGTCCGACGGAAGTGTCTGTCGTTGATACGGATGAGACCATTTACCAGTCTGTTAAGTGCAGCCAGTGTAATGACTGCAACATGCTTGATACGGTATCACCTGCACACAAAGCAGCAATAGGGTATTACGGTGGATAAGAACGATATACACCCACAACTACAGCGCCAGTATAAGCGTGTCGGTGAGTTTGTTAGCTTAGGGGCGCTAAAGCTCATCTTCGATGAAGCCGCCGAAATACTGGTTAAGACATGCCCACAGCTTGAGGTTAGCTGTACGATAGACGACGGTGACCATGTTTGCTTGGCGGTTGCCGATAAGCGCAGTCAAATCTGCATTAGACAGTTTCACTTTGTGCCGTATGCGACCGTGTATCGAGACCATGGCCGCAACACAGAGATAAAGACCCCGACGGCGGCATACCTTGTTAGCCTCGTTAAAACGTATTTTAACCGAGAGGGCGATAGTCACCCTAAACGCGTTGACGATGTCTTTGATCCCGCTATTATTGAGCTGGCCAAGACGCACCCAATCATCAGTGCCTTACTCACCGAGTACAGCCTCGGTGCGCTAACTGTTGAGCAGACACTCACTAAAATGATTCAGTGCCAAGCTAACATGATTGAACATCGGCAGGCTGAGCTTGTGCGTAGTCACCAGCTCCGTACGCGGCCTGATAGTATTATCCTAGAATCAAAAGCACAGTGCCTGCATCCTGAGATTGCAGCACAATTAAAAAACGATGAGGAACCTTTAGTATGAACACGTTTATGATGACCGTCTATCCATCACTGATGATGATAGTTGCCATTGGTATTGGGGTCACAGCTGGTAAGTTCATGGCATTCAGTAAGCTCCCGCAGTACGACCATAACTGGTATGCCGCCTCGAACATACTGCTAACAATGGTTGCACTTCTGTTTGGTCACATGGCTATCAAGCCTGAAATGTCAGCGTTACCTGTCACGGTAGCGACGCTTCTCTATGTGGTGGTCTCAGCAAAGAGCCGTCGTGTGACACGTGAACGAGTGGGGCAGTCATAATGGTCATGCTCCAAGCAACCCTACAGATCATGCTTCTGTTTATGGCTGTGACATTAGGCTATCTAGCAGGTGCCCTCGCGGCGCATCGACACCACTCATTCAACCAACACCCATGGCTTATGCGTTCAGTCCACATGCTAAAAATTGCGGCTGTATTAACAGGCTACGCAGCGCTTGATCCTTTTGACGAGTGGATGTGGGGAGCACTGTCCTGCCTGTGTTTCGCTGTCCTTATTACGAAGAGTAATCGCGAAACTAAAAAGCTTATTGAGGCGCAGAAGGCAGACTTTGATAAGCATGTGGCTGCGTTTAATGAAGAGCTTATTAAGCAGTCTCACGATGATGCTGAGCGCCGTTAATCCTCTCAAGGCGGGGACATCCTACCGCATTAAAGAAGGGATAGGGTACCCGACGCCGTGGTCACCGCTGCGTACGCGTGTGGTGCAGGTGCTGAACGTTGTACATCACAGTGCGCTAAGTGCAATGTATTGCGTGAGCTATACTGAGTATGACAATGACCATCCACGTCATCGCGTGCATGGGGCAATCAATCAGGGTATTGGCGAGCACGATAGCTACCGTGTGGTGGCCTTCGAAGAATTAATCCCCGTTCGAGTGCTTAACTAGCGTTAAGTGCCCAACACAGTAAAAGAATAAGAGGTAACCAGTATGGGATGGTATTGTCATCCAGACACAATGGCCATGGCCGCAGCACGGGCTGCCGCTAAGCACGCAGTAGGTGATAAGGCTGACGAAGACTCACTTGAGTTCAAGAAAGCGTACAGAGACGTCTACGCACGTAATGCGCAGTCATCAGGTTTTGATAACGGCTTAGCCGAGTACCTACAAGAGCTTGATGATGAGATCCAGTTCTTCGAGCAAGGTGGTACCCGTGAAGGGTATACTGCGTTCTTGGAAGAGCAAAACCACGTGAAACGTCAGCGTTTCTTTATCAACAGTATGAACGACTCGAAGCGTGAACCCCAAGCCCGCTGGCAGGCACTGAAAGACCTATGCCCTAACCCTGACGACGTTATCGCTATCCAAGAAGCCTACGACTTGATTGAGGCCATTGATAAAGATGTGGTGTGGTCAGTGTCTGAGCCTCAGTGGTGGCTTGATATGAGCAACTACCAGCGTGTACTGGGTAAGCGTCTACAGGCACAGGGCAACACAAATGCGTAGCGCTGAGGAAAACATTGCATTGGGTTGGTCGTGTGCCGACGAACTAGCCCAGCTTGAGGTGCAAACACTTGCTTTATTTACGGCTGACCGCATCGACGTGCAGTTGAACTCGCCGCGTGACTGTTGGGAGCTGGTCAAGTCAGCCTGCCCAAACCCTGATAACGTTGCGAATATCCAAGAGACCTTCGACACGATCACAGTGATTAACTCAGCCACCCATGCGGATGCGACCGCGAGTGAATGGTGGGCAGACATGATCGGGTACCAAGACGTACTGGCCAGCCGACTGCGAGCATCGAATGACTAAGCCTGAATGTCGCAAAGATCTGGACTACATCACCCAGCAGGGTGAACCACTGACGGCCACTCAGATCATCGACTCTGAAACGGAAGATGACATTGTGGCCATCACCTCAGACGACCGCCTTGTGCTTATCACGAACTGTTACCGCCTTTCAGTCGGTGCGGCAGGCACAGGCGAGGGCACTCGCGTGAGTGAGTCAGTCGAGTTCACAGAGCTTCTGCCACCACAGGCAGGCTTGTACCGCACCATTAAGGAAGGCGCTGCTTACATCCATGCAGAGGTGACACGTCGAATGGAAAAAGGGAAGGCATACAAGCAGTGGTCGCAGATAGCGTGGACAACGCTGGCGATAATGAGCGAAAACCCCGACGAGTTGGCCGAGGTTTTGGAAGACGGACTAGAGGATTACCTCAGTACTATTTAAGCTGACCCATCATGGTGAAGCGTGCTTCATTCGCACGAAGTAAGTGCTTCACCGCTATGTATAATAAACCCAGCACAATGAGCCGTGTAGGCTCTTCACTGAACCCACCACCAAACGCGGCATTTAGCACCAGCAGTACCACGATAATCGTCACGAGGTAATCATCCAAGAAGCCACGCAGTGTGAGGTTCTGGAATAACTTGCGCGGTGACTTATCAGTAAGCTTCGTCGCAACAACCCCAATGGCCACTAGCACGCCTGAGATTAACAGAGCGCCTTGCTGGGAGTTACCAGCATAACTTTGTCCTAGTTCTAGGGCTACGATGCTCAGAATGGCACAGGCGAGGCATACGCCCATGTGTAAGAAGTATTTCAGTATCATTTTGTTTTAACCATTAAAAAAGGCTCTAAGTGAGAGCCTATGTGGGTTTGCATTGCCTGTAAAGCTACAGCGGGACATACACGCCGTCGTTCTCGTCTATCTTGTCATCGTTAATAACAAGGACAGCATACTTAGGGTCGTTGAAGGCGTAATGTTGGAATGCCTCAATGAGTGCCTTGGTACGGTCACTGCTTAGACAATGACCTGAGCTGCTATAAGCAGTGAGTCCACTGTACGTGTCGTCGTGGTCTTCCATGAAGGTGACATCATCGGTGCCCGCCTTCATTGCATCAATCACGCCCAAAGCGTCTTCATCACAGAAGGTCACAAGCTTAATGCAGGTCGAGCTAGGCATCGGCGGTCTCCTTCGCGATAATGGCATTAATAATCGTTGCTGGGTCGTCAGACTCAGCCCAAATGTCCTCAAGCTCACGCTCTTTAACACGGGTACGCTTGAGTTGTAGCAGCTCTAGTCCTGCTTGCATAAAGATAAATTTCTTTTTCTGGTCTTCGGCAATGCGCTGTTCAAGCTCGTCGCGCAGTGCTTCGTCGAGCTGCTTGTCCATACGAAGCTGAAAGTTGTTGCGCTCGGTGCGAAGCTTAATCTCGCATTCTTCGTTTGCGTACGCCTGAATGAGTGGGATAAGTGATTCAAACTGGGCAAGTTTCGCCTGTACGTAGGCTTCGCGCTCACTTTCCACCAGCACAACACGCGCAGTAGTGGTCGCCTTTGGTACGCCGCCAATATCGACGGTCTCATTGCCTAACTCATCGGTTGACGGAATAGCTGACGGACGCTTGTCCTTACAGAAGACAGCACATTTGCTTGGGTTAGTCGATACGACATAACCCCATTGAGTTCCCCAAGATACAGCCATATTAATTGCCTTGTTCTAAGTAGTTATCGAACGCTTCACGTTCAGTCTTAATATACTCGCGCTGTAATTCAATAGCGCGTCTAATTTGTTGCTCATCCCGTAGGACACCTTGCTCAGTGCACAGGTAAGCCATTGCATCGTTGATATGCTCGCGGATCTTAGGCAAGTAATCCATTGGGTGGTCACGCATAATGGTACGTAGTTCACGGTGCAGGTTCGGGTTGATTTCCTGCGTAGCCAGTGCCCAGCTTGCGGCAATCTGACACCATGCAGTCTCAAGGCGTTTAAGCGCCTCGACGTAGCGCTCGGTAACATCTTCACTCGACGTGTCGATACGGTTGAAGTCTTCTTGGGCTGCATCGTACTTATCAAGATACGGCTTGCACATGGTGATCATGCGAAAGTCAGCGCTGATCACGCGGGTGGCGTCACACTCGATGCCGCTAAATGACATCCACTTTGCGTGCTCGGGTTGCGTTAAGGTCATGGTGTCTCTCCGTGTCTATCGAGCGCGTAGGCTCTCGGCTGTCTTTTTCGCGTCAGCTTCTAGGCTGCGCTGAAACTCAATGGCCTTATTGACCTGCTCTTCATCAATCAAGTTGCCTTGTTCATCGCATAGGTAGTCCATGGCCTGTTGGATGTGCTTGCGGATGTGGTCAACGTGAAACAAAGGGTTAGCCTCACTAATGCGCTTGATGTCAGCGCGCAGGCTTGGGTTGATTGCTTGTGTGGCCGTCGCCCAGCCTATCACAACCAGTTCCCATGCTTTTTCGATGGCCTCTAAGCCCTCAAGTAAGCGCTCGGCAGCATCTGCGCTATCGAAGTCAATCTCACTGAATGCTTTATCTACCTCGTCGTACTTATCAAGGTACGGCTTACACTGAACGATCATGCGATAGTCCGAGCTGATGCAGCGGTTCGCAGGGCAGATAATACCTGCAAATGCGGTCATGACGTTACGGTTATTAATTCCTGAGTACATAGTCTTCGCCTTCTTAGTATTTAATTTCTTCTTCACAGATTTTTAGGAACTCAACGCAAAAACCATCTTTCGCGATATGAAGGTCACGTGAGCTGTTTACGTACTTAGCATAGTAGCCCGCATTTTGCATGTCGTCGGTGTTGTGTGCGCGGTGTGATTCCGCCAGTACAGCGCGTACTTGTTCCATCGTGTTGTATACATCATTACGAAGAACACGGAACGAACCGTCAGGGTCTTTAATCGAGTGCTGGATAATGAAGACCTTCTTTGGCTCTTTTGGTTTTGTAGCCTCTTGAAGTAGCTTTACCAGCGCGTGTTCAACATCATCGTACTCGATGTCGCAGTGCTCAGCCAGCACAACGTTTTGTGCAACCCATTGGCGAGCAAGTGTTGTTAAGTCCTGTGACATGTTCCATTCCTTCACTGTAATCGGTTAGTAATTCTGTTCGGTTAGTGAGACGTACTATAACGGCAAAACCCCTGCGGCGCAAGAAGTATTGTACAACGATTTTACCAAACGGCAGGCTACGCACCATTGGGTAAGCTGGCACTGGGGCGGGGCAGGTAGAAATAAATTTAGAGTCTGTCTGTATGTAGACCGTCTGTGAGCGCACCCAACAAAAAAGGGAGCCGACGTAGCGACTCCCTTTGGCAGATTAAACGTTGTTATTCTAGTTCGAGTTCTAGTTCACAGCCGAGTCTACGAGCGAAGCTGCTTGTGTCCCACCTAGCACAGCATGTAAACGTTCGAGTGAATTAGCATGGTCGATTAAACGCTCGCGTAGCTGTTTGTAGCCACGAGGGGTGACGTATGCGCCGTACAGCCCATCGTCGGCACGATGGATGCGCTCGACTAACCCTTTCTCTTTAAGGGGCTGTAGTGTGTCTTGGGAAGCGACACGGTCGCCGCCAAAAACATCTAATAAAAGCACAAGCTGGTTTGCGGTTAATTCGGTCATGGGTGTTCTTCCTTTATCGGATCATCAGTTAGAGTGTGTTAGTTAAACGCGTGTGGTTTTCACGCAGTGATTTATACATCGTCCTGATGTGGTCTAGCTCTTGGTCTAGCTCAGCCTTCATACTGGCAAGGTGTTCAGTGTCGGCGTCTCCTGCATCAAGGCGCATACGGTAATGTACGTGCTGTGTGCTATGGTCTTGTAGTCTTTCGATTAAGCGTACAAGCGCCTTGTAATACGTTGTTGTGCGCTGCTCGATACCGTCATCGTAGTTGATGATCATATCAAGCTTATCGCACATCATTAGGTTGGCTACTGCACTGTCATTCTGTGGGCGGCTTAGACGGCTGCGGCCTAAAGCAAGGCCAACGAGATTAAGCACGGCGTTGGCTGATTGCATGCGGTGAAACATCAGGGAGTCCATACGGTGGTCTCCTTTAGTTGGTCAAAGGCAAGGCGTAGCGTATCAAACGCCTCAGCAAGGCAGTCGCGGTCTTGGTCGAGTTCAAGCTCCATACGGAAAGGGTCGAACTCAGTCTCTTCACCACGGTCGTGTGCTTTCATCGCGTCGTTGGCTTCAATTTGAAAGTTGAAGAAAGCAACAAGGCGGTTATTCAGCTCAGTCAGAGCTGCATGCAAGGTAACATCGTGCTCGCCTTTGCTGTCTTCGTACGTGACCTTCATATCAAGGTGCTTAATGTGGCCAATGGCCTCAACTACTTTTAGGCCAGTTATGTGACCGTAGTTCTCTTGGGCGAATGCGACTTCTAGGCGTTCTAACGCATAGTCAGCAAAAGCCAGCTGTTCTTTTACAGTGTGCTGCATAGCAATATCCTTCTAAGTCTCTTTTCGTTGTACACGCCTCAGTATCGTTGAGTATCGGTGTACGTCTTTATCAAATCTCTGTTGATGGGTGGACTATACGCCCTAAACCGCTGCGGCGCAACAGCATTGTACAACGATCTGCAAAAATACTACTTTTGTTGGAATTAATTGCAAACAGCTGGTGGTCAGTGATTAACACAGACTAAGCCTTAGTGATGAGATAATGCGTGTTCTTGGGATAATGGGTTACATACGTAGTACAACGGTCATACATTTACGTAACACAGGTGTCTTATTCGGTGGTGAGTACTAGTCAGTACGCCATACGCAGGCAACAAAATACGCAGGCAACAAAAAAGGGAGTCTGTCGTCACACAGGTCTCCCTTTGGCAAGTAATGGGATTTGGTTCGGGGTCTCGGCCTACTCAAGCGGGTCGAGTTCTACCTTAATTATTTCTACCTTAACAAGCATGTCACGCAGCCAGTCGTACTGACCGTCATCGTCATCCTCGACCGTTAGTTCATTCTGGTTAGCATCTTTCATTACAAGAGAAGCATACCCATGATCATCAACGGGCAGACGGTCATAAACGTACTCAAGCGCCGTTTCCATCACAGACATGCCGCCGCAACTGCCCCCGACCGAAACTTCTTCTGTGACGGTGTACTCCCACTGTTGAAAGGTTAGTTGTACCGTCTGGGTCGCCGTGCGCCCGCTTAACATAAGGTTAGGATCATACGTTGAGAGTGCCATTAGTAGACGCCCTCGGCGATGCGGGGTTCCCACGCTTTACTAATAAGGTCAACCACGATAGCAGGGTCAATGAGATTATTGCGATGGTCACGCCATGCCATTTGGCCGCCTTTCTCACACGACAAGTGTAGCTCGCGTTGCCTTGGGTAGCCTGTTAGTAACAGAAACAAGAATGTACGGGTAACGCGCTCACCCTCACTCAGTAGGCTAAAGGTAGTTTCCATGTCGGCCTTAATGGCTTTGGCTTTTGTTTCACCGACACGGGCATGATGCTCTTCAAACGAGGTGATACGCTCTGAGACGGCCTGAGCGGCCTTTTCAGCCAGACGCTTAGCCTCGGCCTCACGTGCACGACGTTCAGCTTGTGCTGCTTCTTTAAGCTCGGCCAGTCGCGCAGGTTCCGTCAGCTGCTTCGCGAGACGTATTGCTAAGAAGCGTGCGCGGAAGATAACGCACTGCGTTGCCTCATAGTCACGTAACTCGCCGCCCATATCAAGGAAGAAGCTGTGCTCGTCGTGATTCGTGATATTCAGTCTGTGCTCACCCTTCGTAAGGTCACTGATACACAGCTCAGTGACAAGCCCCAGACCTTCGATTTTAAAGCGAAAGATGTAGTGACTCTTCGCGTCGCCGCCTACATGCAGGGACAAGCCATCATCGAGGTCAAGCGGTGTGTCAGGGTAGTTTTGGAAGTCAAAGCCTACTGCATCCATGTAAGCCACCAGCTCATTCGGATTAAGCAGGATCTCAGACGGTTCATAATTAGTCATAGTTGTCCCTAGTGTCTCAGTTCGATTTAATTTAGTTCAATTGAGTGCATTAAATCACGAAAAGTACTGGGGCGCAATAGGTTGTACAACGATTATTTAGGGTAGGGCTGGTGGTATTGAAAAGGAAGTGCTAATGGAAAAGAAAAGGCCAGCTCACAAATACTGACCTTTTCTGGTGGAGCATTCAGTTATGTAGTTATAGCGGTTAGTGGGTCATATCGGTCTCTAGGTCTAGACCGATCACCATGCAAAAGAGCGGTAGACGCCATAGAAGGTCTGCTATGACCAGTAACCAGAACTCAGGATGTGCCTCGCTATTACTGTAAAGCATGCCGTCGACATAGACTTCGCCTTTTACTAAAACATGCGCAGGCGGTTGGTCAGGAAGCTCTCGGTTGCTGTCAACGAGAGACAACGCATCTTTTGTATCGTAAGCGATTAGCCTAATAAGAATGTGCTGTTCAGACTTATTGCCACCAAGCTCTATCGAGGCGTGGTACTGCTTCGCTCCGCGTGGTAGTACGGAGTCGTGGTCGTGTAGCTTCCATGCAGTCATTGAGTCGAGGTCGTATAGATTCCGTCCAGTCTCCATAGCTTCTTTACGAACGCGCGCCATCGCTTCAAAAAACGTAGTACCCTCACATCGCATAGCCCTTTTATTACGTAGTTCAGCTAAGGTCTGTTTTAGTGTAGCTACAAAGCTCTTTACGGTAGGGTCATCAGACGTGCTAAGGTTTGTAACAAAGAAGCTCTTTAGGGTATTACAGATCCAGTCTCTCGCATCGTTATACGCGTCGCCCTCACCTAGGTTGTATTTAGCGGCAACCTGCGTCAGCCTAAGTGTGTCGCCTTCTTTTCGGTCACCCGCCGCTGACGGTACCGTATATAGCTTATAAGCGAGAAGGTTGTGCATGGCCGTCATGCGCTCAAACAGATCGCGATTCTTACGCTCATAGTGCGCCTCTTCAAGGCGACGGTCGTACACAGGGGGTTCCTCAAATACTTGCTCGGGTAAGGTCTCATCCTCTTTTGGCAGCAAGTGTGCTATCTGACTATGGTTACGTCCATAGAGTGCATTAGCAAGGTAGTTCTCGGCACGTCGGCGGTCGAGTAGGGGCTTACCCTCAAACTGCGGGGATGTCTTACTAAGTAGGGCAAGTAGTTCGTTGTGCTCACCGTTGTCGTTGGCTCTTATAAGCTGGTGGGCTAGCATCTGAATAAGGTCGGTTGTTGTTGCAATGTCACGCAGGCGCGCGACAGCACTATTAAATTGCTTTTTAGGCAGCATGGTACTGTTCCTTAAAAATAAGGTTACGGTCTTTTCTATGACTTGGGCTGTTTCTCTCCTTAGAGCCTGACAACCGTAACGTTTGTTTTTAAGGTCGAAAGCTAAAAGGTTTTGACTATCTAAAGTCAACGTATCAGTGGCCATACACCGAAGTGTGAGAGAGGCAGTGTCGATACATTTTCAATCAGCTTATGCTAAAAACGGGTGGGGTGCAAGCGGTTAGGACGGTTATTTAAACTAAAAAGGCCAGCACATGGCTGACCCTTTTCGTCGTGTGGCTCTCTATCGCCGACAGTGCTTACGCCTTGATGCGTTGTAGCGCCGCTGTGATTTCAGAGTCCATTGACGTTAGTGCATTAGCTGCACCTGCGGCATACTTATTGATGTCGTCTAAGTTATGGATAGCCGACTCGCCTGCAAGCTCCGCTTCGTCTAAGCCCAGTGCTAGGTCATCCACGATTTCAACAAGGTTACCTGATAGCTCTTGAAGGGCTGTTAGTGCCTCTTTAAGGTCTTTGCCGTCTTTCTCAAGCATGTTTTGAAGCATGTGAGTCCATAGCTCTTGGTCTTTCTTGCCTAGCACCTTGTTTAGGTTCTTAATGGCTTCTAGCGCGTCTTGGTTACGCTCTGCTAGTTCAGTGCGGCCTAATAGTGCGCTTGCGCGTGATGTTACTTGTGTCATAGTCTCAATTCCAAATTGTAGGTTGTGTTATGGGTTACAGTGAAGCGCGAACCATGCAGTCTTTTGCTTCAAGTAGTTTACGCAAACCTGCGGACTTCTCTGCACCATTAGGCAGTGTCTTGTCCATGTGCTCAGCTAACTCGCCAAACGGCTTGCTGACTGCTTGTAGGTGCTCAGGTAGGTGTGCATAAGCAAAGTATTTCATTATCGCATTAGGTGATGTCATCGTCTCAGTTCCTCGTTGGTAGGATTAACCACAGGGTCAATCAAAGTAATTGATGTCTATACCAAGCTCGGCCATGGATTCTATTGGGCGGTCAAACTTCGCCTTGGCAGCAGCAAAGAAGGTGTCTTCATTGCCATAGGCTTCGGCTTCATGAGGCATACGCTTATAGGCTTTGTGGTACGCAGGGGTGTCGGGGTGAGTCAGTCCTGCTTGGCTGCCTTCGGGTAATACAACAACGTCACCTTTCCATACAATCTGGCCGTCTGTATTGACTGAAAGGTCACCGCGTACCACTTGGGCTAAGTGCGTGATTTCGTGTGCCAGTGTTGACACCATAAAGCGGAAGCTAAAGGCCGTGTTAAGCTTGATCTCAAAGTTGTCTGTCTGATTGGGACTGAGGTTTAGGTAGCCTTTCTGGTTCGAAGGCATCTTCTCGAAGCTGATTTTAAGCTTGGTACGTGAAGGGACGTTTAGCTCAGCAAGAAAGTAGTTGGCTACTTCATCAAGCATGGGTAGGAAGGTGGCATGGTTCTTCTTACCGCGACCCCAAGTTAACTTTTCTAGGATAGCATTTGCGCGTGGTAGCTGGTGGCTCATTACATCTTTCTCAAAACAATCGTTGTACAAAGATGTAAAGATACCACACTCTTTTGGGGTTGAGAACTAGCTGTTGTACTTCTGACGCCGACGGGCAACACCGTAACGGGCAAAGGCACTGGCCACCGTCTGCTCAGCGAACTGAGGGAGAGTCTTGGCCTTTGAGCGCATTGCCTTGTTACGCAGTCCGTCAGGCTTAATGATGTTGTACGCTTCAATCAGTTCCTTTAGGGTAGGGCGTGACCCCAATACTTTTTGATAAATCGCACCGAATGTTTCCATACGCTTCTCACAGAAGAACTCGCTGCCCTTCACAACGTGGAAAAGTCGGCCACGGGCTTGCTCTTCAACGTTACTGTTTGCCACAAGAACACACCCTGCGGCGTTTAACAGGGCTTCACGCGTGTGCTGTTGCTCAAGCTCCGTGATGATTTCCTCTGTCTCAGGTATGTGAAAGATGCTCGCATTCTGGGTAGATGACTGTAAGACAATCACCTGATTGATGAGGGCTTCTAAATCGGCGACGTTAACCTGTAGTGTCATGGTCGGTACCTTCTTTAAATGTGTTCGGTAAGTCTAGTGACTCACGCAGTAGGGCTAGCTTTTCAGTCAGCGTGTAGATGAGGTTCGTTGCTCTTACACCCATCATGTTGACTTCGCGGATCTCACCGTCGTCGAGTGCATCAACCATGACTTGGTTGGCTGCCCCTGTTAGCGTACGAAGCGCCTGTACGTTCGTCGTCAGTTCTTCAATCGTTGCCAGCTTCTGGCGGGGTGTCATTAATTCGATTTGCTCTTTGCATTGACCGCTGACGGTTGTTAGTCGGTCACTCATGGCCTAGTCCTTCTTCTGGGTGTTACTCGCATTACAGTTCTTAACGGGGCACGGGAGGCTGTCAGACTCAATCGGCACATAGTGAGTGTGCAGTATGTTTGACTTACCCGCTGTCTCAAGAAACCTCACGTTGTCCTGACGGCTCAAGACGTCACTCACTTTCCCAACGGGTATACCCTGTTCGACGTCCACCAGCTCACCCCATGGGAACTCAGTATCAGTCTCAGGCTTCTTGAGCGCATCCTTTAACTCGGCATCGCTCATTGACTCGTGCCCATCAGGGTAGGCTAAGTCAGGGTTATTACGTAACCAGCCGTCACCGACTGTCACACCGCCAATGCTTCCGCGTCTGTGTGTCATGGTATTCTCACTCTTAAATAGTTATTCGGTTCTTACGCTGCCTGCGCGGCTAGGCGTTGACGTGCCTGCTCAGCAAGCAGTATCTCTGTATGCTCGTTGTAGGCTTGGTTAAACTTACGCTCATCCTTTAAGAAGCCCTTTTTAAGCTCAGACTCAAGGCGTTTCTGCCGCACCAGACTGGCACGCTTTAAGGCTTTAAAGCGGCGCTCAGGTAATTTAACAAGCCATGCGTACCACGCCTTACACTCGTTCTCAGGGGGTACGGACTTCGGCATGCCCTTATAATTCCGTTTACTCATTAGGAACCTCTCTGTCTCTTTTCTAATCGGTTATGTTGCAGCACTTTACGCGAGTAAGCACTACCTGTCAATCATTGTACAACGATTTATAAATACACCACACTATCACCCCATAGACTCACACTGCACAAGCACCATTAACAGCTCCGTAACGTCCCGTTACACAATCCTTAACTGACCCGAGGGCAGGCACCCCTGACCCTAATACGGAGAACACCACGAGAAACCGCAAAGATTTGTACAATCGCCGAAAATAGGGTATAAATACCTGTGTCACAGCGTATTTAGTCAATAACACTGACACATGCAGTCTAATACGTTGTAGACAAACACACTAACCAAAACACGATGGCCATGCCGTCACTAACGAGGATTTTCTATATGGGAAAGCTTGGGACTAACAACCTACCCGAGAACGTTTTAACGTCAGTTCAACTACCTGTACCGCACGACCCAAACCGATTCATTACAATCAGCTTTGAACGTGTCACACCTGAAATTGCACAGCGCTGGCTAGACTGCAATCACGACGACCAGCGTAACCTAGACGTTAACCTAGTTGCCCAATACTCTCGCATGATGAAAGAAAATAACTGGCAGTACGATAACGGAGAAAGCGTTAAGTTCGGTATGAGTGGTAGCTTTATGGATGGTCAGCACCGCCTACGCAGTGTCATCGCATCAGGGGAAGCACAGATACTGATGGTCATGCGTGAGCTTGATGACTCAGCACTCCTAACAATGGATATGGGTAAGCGTCGTACACTGGCGGATCTGTTTGTTATCAATAAGCTTGAAATGCCACAGGGTCTGACTGAGTCACGCTTAGCGACCATCGCCGTCGGTCTTTTCTACCTGCGCCGTTATGCACTAACGAAGAACTCAAACACAAACTCACAACGTATCGACTCTTTTAGTCAATCGCGTAGCATACGCCCAACGCCATTAGAGCTGTATAAGTTCATCAAAGCAAACCCTGAAATCATTGAGCGCCTTTCAAAACTCGATAAGTACAAGCTTGCCACTATCTCAAAAGCCTTTAACATCAGCGGCGTTATCTTAGGGTGGTTCGTTGCAGACTTGATGGATGAGAACCACGCGCACAGTATCATGATGACATTCCAAGAATTGATGCCTCAGACAGAGAAAGGTCGTCAGTGTCCAAGCTACCGCTTAGTGACCGCACTACAAAAGATGCGTACGGACAATAAAGAGCCTCACCGCTTCGAGTCTCCTTGGATGTATGTCTGGGCTGTCGATAGTATGATCCGCGATGTGAAAAAGCCTTTCTTTAACTGGTCAAACGAATTGATGCCAGCTCAAGGCCACGAACGCTCTAAAGAAGTATACGAGTACTTCGCCGCAATGCGCGACGAGTAACTAAACCGATATAGAAGGATAGACCGATATGAACTCTGATTTAATTGGCCAAGTAGCACAATACGGTATGCCTGCTCTTTACGGGCTGGTGGCCGTAGGGTGTGCCTATGCGACGGTCTTTATGCTAAGGCGCGCAAATCTCTATTACAACAAGAATATCTGGTACCGTCTATCTATCCTGATACAAGGTGCTCTAGTGATAGCGGCAACCGCCGCTGCTATCACAGGGGTGTACTGGTTGGTCACACCGCTCGCCGTCCTATTTATCGGCACCTCGCTTATGGCGGGACAGGCCGCGAATAAAATCATAGTCAACGACCACCTTAAAAAGCATTGTACAACGATTGACATAACCTAACATTCCCTGTAAAGTGCTGCGTAACAATTGATTACGATGATACCAAGCCGAGGATATGATGGCATACGCAGCACTGACACAAGACAAACTTAACGACCTTCTTGAACGCACGTCTGAAATTTTTGTAGTAAACAAACCTGCCTACGTATGGCGCGTTAATTCTCTCGGTATGGGAGAGCATCACGGTTATATCCCATGTTGGTACATCGTTGACCGCGACGGTAACGTCCTAGACGGTGGCTACCAGTCAGGGAACAACTGCCGCTCAGGTAAGGCTAACTATGCCCGTAAGAAAGATGCGATGGCTGTGGCCATGGGACTCAAGTGGGGTTATGCAAACCTCGACAAGCTAACAGCCGCCAATGAACACGCTTCGATTGTAAAGGGCTGGGAAGCTGACTGTCCTCTCAAGAAAACCTATGGCTTGGCTGATGAAGACCCTTATGACCTTTACGAGTGTGGTGTAACTGACGCCTACCGTGTATCAATCGGCCGTACTGACTCACATCGAAAAGTGCCTGCGATTACAGACGGTCGTAAGTACAAAGTGAAGTAGCATGCCTGTCGTAACTAACCGTGCCATTGAGCACGAGCTACAGGCACTGCTTGACGACACCCGTTTAATGTATGCCAATTCACACTATGGTCATACACCCGAAGACGTACAGATAGCCCTTAGTAAACGTAAGAAAGAGATCCGCGCCAGCCTCAAGCATGAATGGCTGGCGGCCAACCCTGAGAAGTCCTCTCGCGACTTCGATGTCTGGCTAAACACCGAATCAAATAACAGCCCTATGCTTAAAGACGCGTAGAGCACCCATTACACATAAACCAACGGAAGACCCAGAATGAAAGACATGGTTTTAGTTAATAAAGAAAACCTGCGCAGCGTACTTGCCCTGTTCTCGAATGGCCAGTCACTGCGTGAACAGATCACAATTGCGAATCTTGACGCGCAGACCCACAGTGCTAACAGCTGCATCACTCAGCTTGTTAATAGCCTTGTGGCTGTCGAGACAACCCCTAAGCCTCAGTACGACGTCGGTATCAGCACGTTCACTGGTTTCTACAAGCTACCTGAGCTAAAACAAAACCAGCTCTACATGTGTCACGTGAAGGGGTGTGACGACATTCAACCAACCTTCATTGAAGAAAACAACAAGGTGGTTTACGACGGCTGTGCGGAAGACCCGAACACCAAGGTGCTTGCCCGCGAGTATTCAATGGCACAAGTCTGCAACCATTGCCACGGTGAACTGCGCATCTATGACGAGAGTGTCGGTGATGTCGTCAGTGGCACGTACCAGCACTTTGCAGCCGTACCACCAGCCACTGCAACAGAGTGACTTTCATTTGTAAAATGAACCACTTTCGGTATACTGGCGGCGCTTTAAACGGTAGGTAGAGCGTCACGTATTAAAGCAACTGAGACACTGACTATGCGTACTCTTAAACGAACTGTACTGGACAAGAACTTTGTCATTAATCGCCAATGGCACATGACCGATAAACTGGGTCGTGGTCACGCCATCAGGCTCCTGCGAAAGCATGGGTGTACCCTGCGTAAAGATAACACCGTGTTATCCGCCCGTGGAGAGACCCTAGTGACCTTAACGGACGGGACAGTACAAGCGCTCGCCTATCACCCTAAACGTGGGTTAGCTTACGTTACACGCCCATTCACGCGTGGACGCCGAAAGCACCCGCATACACACTAACAAGAGAGGTGGCCAACCATGTCACAGAGTACCTATCCAAAACACGTCTGCGCCTACTGCGGTCAAACATGTTCATCTAATGGCCTCGGTAAGAACGCGCATTACATGAAACATGTACGTGAGGGCATTTGTACAAAGGTCAGCCAACTCCAAAGCGAAACGGGACAGGGCTACTACCCACCGACACAGCTTTGGCGTGATTTGAATGAGGATTACGACGCCTTTCTCAAGACGAAGCGTGCCACCTAGGGCGCTTCCCACAGACTATTGATTATTGGAGGTGCCCTTTATGGAACTTATCTGGATCAGTATGGCCTTTGTACTGGGTCTACTGGCTACACGTGTCGGCTTACCCAGCCTGATTGGTTATCTTGCCGCAGGCTTTGCGGTCTTCATTCTGACTGACCACCTTGGGCTTAAAGATAACGGCAAGGAAACCCTTGACCAACTTGCCCACGTCGGGGTACTTCTTTTGCTTTTTACGGTGGGTCTAAAGCTCAAGCCTAAGAAAGTTTTAAAGGCCGATGTGGCGGGTACCAGTATTTTACACTTTGGTATCTCTGCGCTGGTGGCAGCCCCTGTCATCCACTTTGGGTTCGACATTGCGTGGCATACTGCCTTTATGTTGTCGATAGCGCTGACCTTCTCGTCAACCGTACTGGCAGCACAGGTGCTCGGCAGTAAGTCAGAGTTAAAGGCTATTCATGGTCAGCTCGCCATCGGCATACTTATTGTACAAGACCTGATTGCTATTACGTTCATGTTGGTCGCTGGTGGTGAAATCCCGTCGGTGTGGTCAGCTGCGCTACTACTGCTATTCTTTGCCCGTCCTGTGGTTAATAAGATCCTAGACGTCAGTGGTCACGATGAAATGTTACTACTGGCAGGCTTATTCCTTGCGCTTGTGGTAGGTGGCTACGGCTTCTACTCGGTGGGGATTGGTCATGGTGAACTGGGTGCCCTTATTATGGGTGTCCTTGCAGCATCCCACCCGAAGGCAGGTGAGCTAGGCGGTAAGATGTGGGGCTTAAAAGAAATGTTCCTGATTGCCTTCTTCCTAACCATCGGCATGAAGGGCTTACCGACGGCGAATGACTGGGTCTTTGCGTTAACGATGGCGGTACTACTGCCGATTAAGGCGGCCTTATTCTTTGGCTTACTGGTGGCCTTTAAACTGACATCACGTACTGCATTCTTAACAGGGGTAACCTTGACGAACTACTCTGAGTTCGGCTTAATTGCAGCAGCAACCGTGATGCCTGACTATAGCGTAACACTGGCATTGGCCGTGGCCTTATCATTCTTAGTGTCAGCGCCGCTTAACCGTTTCGCACACCCACTGTTCGATAAATTCGAGCGCCGATTGAATAAGTACCAGCGCGATGTCCGTCACCCTGACGAAGAGCCAATCTCACTGGGTGATGCAAAAGTGCTGGTCATGGGTCTGGGTAAAGTTGGCCGTGCTGCTTACCGTTCGACTGCCGCAACGGGTGTCGCTGTTATCGGTATCGACTCGAACCCTGACAAAGTCCAAGAGCTTGTCGATAACCTTGGCTTTAATGCTGTTTACGGGGATGCTGAGCACGGTAATGTATGGGCAGACCTCGACACGTCAAACCTTGATGTCTGTATCTTAGCCATGGATTGTCATGAAGCGTGTATGATCTCAGCACGTAAACTGCGTGAAGGTGGCTATGATGGGCTTATTGTTGCCAACGCGATGCACAGTGACTATGTTGAAGGTATCGAGGCCGCAGGTGCCGATAAGACATACCTGACGCTCTCTGAGGCGGGGGCTGCGCTGGCATCCCATGCGGTACAGGGCGTTGAGCTTGCTAAAACACCAGTTTGCCATTAGGCAGGCTGGTGCCTTAATTAACTAACCGATAAAGGAAATAACCATGCTATTTCATATAGGCATTAAACCACCCGCACAGGGCGAGACGGACTACACCTTCGTGGTACCTGTCTTTGACCGCATCAATGAACCCTGCACGGCAACGTGGCCAACGAAAGAGGGTCTAGAAGATGAGGCCGTATTCACCCTACTTGCCAAGGCAGCCAAGATGCTTCGCGAGGGTGGTCAACTGACTGACCTAGAAGATGACTACGACGCCGTGCAAGACCATCATAAGGCATACCCAGAGTGTACGAACTGGTTGTCGCTCGATATTGATATGGACACAGCTATCTCCAATTCTAAACTGACGCAGGACTACGCAGACCAAGGCTACACGATGATTAAAGAAGCATGGGACAGTCTTGTTGCCGATTCAGGGAAGCCCGTGCACATGTTCGTGGCCACCGACAAGCGCGCTACGCAGTTCCTTGCTGAGTTCGAAATGAACCGCCGTCTGCTTCTCGCCATTGGCCTAGAAGTTAAACCCCTTGTAGAGGGTGTGACGGTCAACCTTAGCCCATCAACGGAGTCGGTACACTAATGCGATGTTTTAACAGTGGCTGCACACAGAATGCAGACCCCGACGTCTCACTCAGTGCGCGTGTTATCAGTGAAGACGGTGACTTTGTATGTGGTGCTGCATGTGAGCAGGCCGTTAAGGAAAAGCGCGCAGACTTCCTCAACAACGTGCTACCCGACGAGGCTAAAGTACAAGCGTGGTTAACCAAATGACAGCCGAGCACAGAAAACGAACCCTTGAACTGTGCCGCACCATTTCGGAGGCGGTAGACAGTGACGAGCAAGGTGACGGGTGTGACATCAGTGCAGGTCTGTTTGGCCTTGCGTTATCGAACGTGATCCGAGACCTTGCACAGGCACAGCTCGAAGGTGAAAAGTATAAGCAGCTCCTAAGCGAGTTCGATGCCTTTAGCCAGACAAATATTGATTACATGGGCAGTCCTTTTGAACAACGTGTGGCCGACGCACTGGCCGAAAATGAAGTAGTGGAAGAACAGTAAAATGAGTAACAATGCAGTAAAGACCGACGCGCTAATGCGTCAGCTAAATCAACTGGCTGGCGTCTATTGCCAGCCTCTAGCAAGACACACAACGAAGCTAGAACACAAGCGCCGTGCCAACGAGTACGCAGTCACCATCAACATAGATGCCGAGCAGATTGGCGGGGGTGGTGATGTCCGTCACCTTATGGAATGTACAGATGAGTTAAAGCTTGTCCCGATGCTTGTTTTTGTAGACCCAAGTGAGTTGAAAGATGGCAAAATCACCCAAGCATAACAACGTATTCTTGGTGCTGCTCGGTGCAGCGATTGGCTTACTGGCAAGCTCGGTGATCATCATGGGGTTAGGTGAGCTGACCAAACTAGGTAGTTAACAAAAAAGGGAGCGCAAGGCTCCCTTTCTTATGCACGGCCGTTAGGCTTATGCGTCAAAGTAAACTGACACACCTGCATTATCTTTGATGATTGACTTAAAGCCACACTTATCAAGTTTCTTGATGTCATCACCTGATAGACGTAAGCTCGCATTCATTGCCACAGAGAAGCCAATACGCGTCTCCTTGTCGTAGCTATTCACGTACACTTCGCGCTTATTGCCATCGAACAGGTCATGCGCGGTAACGACAGCGTCAAGCTGCTTCTTAGTCAGTAGCTCAGAGATACTGGCTTCGGTGTCAGTTACCAGCTTAAATTTAAGCGCTTTGTGTTTAAGCTCTTCGTCGTACGCTTCGTTGAACTTATCACCATTGATGGTGTTTGCTACAAGCTTGCCGTCGGTCATTGTTTGGCTTAGCGCGAACTCTTTTGAGAAGTAGCTATCCATCAGGAAGTGACCCTTGTCTAAGCCTTCATCTTCAACATAGCCCGCTGCCGTAAATACGATACGGTTGCCACGGTAACCCGTTAGCTCTTGGCCATGGTTACGAAGCTCAACTTTATCAGCGCGCTCCATGTCACGTAGTAATTTTTTTGGAAGTGGGCGGCCGTCATCATCCAGTACTTTGTTGATGTCAAAGTCGTAAGAGATAATAGATACGCGCTCAAGGATTTGGGTTGCTCTGCTCATGGTCAGTGTCTCGATTAGTAGTAAAAGAAATCATTGTACAACGAGTGCAGTCGTTTTTCTAGGTGAGGGTGTGAAAGGGAGCCTATACTCCCTTTAGTGTGTCTTTTGTCTTGGCCATTAAACCAAAACATGCAGTCGTCTTTTGGATGCAGTCGTCTTTTTGACCCCCGTACCCTCATTATTACTTAGCTTTGTTTTTTACCTTTCGTTTGTCTATTCGTCTTGAGCAAAGTGGACGTAGGGATAGATAGCGCGCACTTTTTGCTGGGACTTTTCATCAGGCACGAACACGGTGACCTTAATGCCTTTGGCACACACGGCCGTTTCAATCATACGCGATACGATAGCCCAATCACCACCAGCACGGCCGCAGCCAATTAACGGGAAGCCTACGTGCAAGCGCCCATTCAAGTTATCAAGCAGGTCAGTTGCCATCGTATCGAGTGCCTGCTCAAGGTAGGCATAATCACGGATAACATCATCAGCCGTTCGTTTGGAGCTGCGGTCTAGCTGGCCATACAGGTTAAAGAAGGTGACAGGGCGGTTCTGGTTGACCCACATCAGGCAGCGCGAGAAGGTGCCCATTTTCTTCTCAGGGCTAAAGACTGCACTGTACTTTTCGTCAGCCTCTTTGATTTGCGGGTATTCAGCAGCAAGCACTGGGGCAAGGCCACTGGTCATACTGCACTGAGCGTTTGATTGCTGGGCGGCTGCATCGAGGTCACCGCTTTTGATGGCGCGAACAAAGCAGCCCGCAGAATAGTTAATGGCTGTCATCGGTCTCAGCTCCTATTATCGTTTAGTGTTAGTCGGTTAGTTGACGCCAGTGTATCAGAAAACCACTGCGGCACAAGAGCTTTGTACAACGATTAGCAGATATGCAGTCGTCTTTTCGAGGGGTGGGGTCAGTCTACAGGTGCAGTCGTCTTTTGAGTGCAGTCGTCTTTTTCACCACCCCCTATAGAATATGAGTGCAGTCGTCTTTTTGCAGTCGTTTTATTTCAGGGTTACAGGTGTCAGTAATGCAGTCGTTTTATTGAAGCGTGTTATGCAGTCGTCTTTTGAGCGGGGTACAGGGCAGATGGGGTGCAGTCGTCTTTTGAGTGCAGTCGTCTTTTTCACACCACCTGCCAAATAAGGGGCTAGCTTTTACTCGATGTAGGCTTTGTCTCCGTGTACCGAAAATACATCATCACGGATAGCCTCTTCATCAATGTCATTGATAGTGCGAACCAATGCAGGCAGTAGGGCTGAGTCAGGGGCATTCGCAAGGACATCGAGTTGGTACCATCGGTTCGTCGACACAGAGTATGCCGTCAGTGCACCTGTCGAAAGCTCGATATTGATTCGGATGTCTTTGTTGGTGCCTGTCAGCGCGAAGGTGTAGCGTTGGACAAGGGTGTTTTTAAGATACGCCATGAGGGGCATACCCCCTGAGAAGGCCAACCGTGTCATCGCACTCTCATCAACAGACAGTTCATCCGCATGGGGTACCTCAGATATGGTGACACGTGACGTATCAACGATGCAGTCAAGCGCCACTGCAATGCTATTGATGTGACCCACCGCTGTTTGCACGTCGTACAGGATTTTCGTTTGGTACGGGACATAGACCGCATCTTTAGTGAAGTCATCAAGGTAGTGTGTGCCGCTCTTCTTAAAGTGTAAGCCGCGCTTATTCTCGTACAGTTTCACGCTATTGATATTGCCCGTGTAGTGGTCGAGTACATCCACATACAGGTCAAGCCCGCCTTGTTGGTTCGGGTGCTGCTTCTTCTCGTAGGGCTTTGTTATCAGTGCAAAGCTGCCATTACTCTTACATCGTTGGAAGCGTGTCATTACCGATTGGTCTTGCCCATTGGCCATATCCACGCCGATATAGTGGCTTTGTGTTATTGCATTCATCATTATCATCGTCTCGTTATGCAGTCGTTTTCTAAAGAGACTGGAACTCGCGCAGGGCGTCCAATCTACCTTCAAAGTAATTCATTTGGTACAGGGCTTCTTCACGGGTCTTGCCTCGATCTGCCAGTGCTTGTGGGTCATTCGCGATGTCTTCCCACAGGCTACGCTTTACGTCGGCATCGTAAATCATGCTTTCCAAGGTCTTCATGCTGCGTCCCCAGTACCCGCAGGGTTAGCGTGGTCTTGGTCGAGTGCATCATCAAAGTGTGCCAGCGCCATCATAAGAAAGTTGCGTACAACGTTCGGTGCCGTGTCAGCATCGAGTTTAAGGCTGAGTACCGTCGGAGCCTGCATAGAGACCAGATAGCGTAGTGAGTAGCAACGGGTAGCCACGCTGTATCGCACCTCAAGCGTTCTATTGTGTTTATTGGTACGTTTCAGAGGGGTGATGTGGTAAATGAGCGTTAGGGGCTGTTTAGGGGCTGTGAATAGGTCATGTAGTGCCTGAGCATCGTCAGCAGATTCGTCAGCACTGATTGGTAACGTGATGCCCGCAATGTCGAAGCCATCGCCAACCGTGTAGAACTCCGACAAGAGGGTCATGACATCGTCTTCTACCTCAGCCAGATTAATCACTTTAGAGTGCGTAGGTTCCGTATAGGCCACAACACTGTCGAACTCTTTGAGATAGTGCAGTCGTCCTTTTTGGAAGCAGATACCACAGCCATTCCCTTTGAGTTTCACCTTACTGATTTTATGTTCGAGTAAGCACAGGACATCCATACGTAGTTCGCCGTGTTCATCCTGATACGGGTCTTTCACTATAGCCAGCGTGCCATTACTTCTTACTAGACGTGAGGGCGCTTGCTTCATCGGAACGAGTCTATCGCTATTTGGGAGTGGCGGCAGCTCATTAGCAATCGTAAGTTTCATACAATAACCTATATGTTATTCATTGTCGTTTTGACGTTATCTATGTCTCGGTATAACTAACGCACAGCACCTAGTACATTACACAGCGCATTAGTCAGGCGGGCACTTTAGCAACGACCCATAGCCGTGTCAATGACCTACTCGACAGCTAACCCCCTGCGGCATCGCACATTACATCGCAATCATTGTACAACGCACTGCCCACATAGAACATGCAGTCGTCTTTTGTGCAGTCGTTTTTTGAGATTTACGAATATCCTAGGGGTGCAGTCGTTTTCTTGCAGTCGTTTTTATTTTCCCCCATAGACAACTTGCCCACCTTCCGTTATTCTTCGCCCGTTGATACTACGACAGTACACCGACACTTTGATACGCGCATTGCTACCATATAGTAACAATCGCTTAAAAGTTTACTATATAGGCGCATTACAGCTGTTTGTTACCATATAGGCACAGTGCGCATAGACGAGGATTCAGCATGCCCTTATATGATGGGAGCGTACTTGCCGCCGCCCGTAAAAAGAAGTCGCTTACCCAAGAGCAGGTAGCCGAGATACTTGGTATTGGTAGACGCCAGATTTCCCAGATGGAGAACGGTACCTTTGAGGGTGGTATTAAGTACCTAGAGAAGTACCTGCGAACTTTGAACCTTCGTATAGACCTTGCACCGACAAACCCACATGTAGCGCATACTAACAACATAAACGAGACCGACGACCTAGCGCAGTACTTTACGTCAGATAAGATGAAAGCCCTGAACGAAGAGATTGATGCGCTCTTTAAGAATAACGAGGAACCCGACCATGACTAACCCCTATGGTAATAACAAGAAGTCTGCCATGAGCCATGAAGAGCTGATCGACACAATACGCCTATTCCAACAGACTGAGCCTAGGCAGAAGAAGCCAATCGGATTGCCCGAGCCAAGAACCCGCCTCGGTAAGCTTATTAAAAAGCTGTACGGCTGTCTCGGTGGCTATATAATCATACTGGCTGTACTGCATGTGCTCCTATGGCAGCTCGTCCCGTTCACGCAGGGTGCCTCATTCATCGTCACAGGGTTAATACTCGCCATCCTCTACCGATACAGTAACCTCATGAATCATCCGATATGGAGACTCATCGAAGCGCCATGGTATACAGGCCGCGACCCGAAGGCAGGGGCACTCATCGGTATTGTGCTCCCTATGGCCATCCTCATGCTGATAGGGGAAGGGGCGATGTTCTGTGTCTGGTATGCCGTCATGCCGTAACTCAATGGAAAAAGAATGGGAGCCTGCTGCTCCCATTCTTTTTTGACGCAGGCTGGGGGCAGGTGGCTGGCCTCGATCACGCTAGGTCGATCACGTTAGGTCGATCACGTAATGTGGAAAAATTGGGAGCAGCAGGCTCCCAATTTTGTATGCGAGTTTTCGACAGGCGGGGTTGCGACTGTCCTGTGCGGGCGCACCAATAAACCTGCGGTGCCAAACCGTTAAACTCTGTTTAATAGGGTCGAAAAAAATTTTTTCGGCATTATTAAGCGCTGCATTCGCTAATAATGTAAGAAGATAAGCATGCAAGTAGGTGTACATCAAAGAGGGTAAGATACAAAGAAGTGATGAAGTGATGATGGGTAATGACCATAAGGGAGCACTCACGTGCGCGAGGCCAATCGCCCATGGCCAATAAGCAAAAAGGACAGAAGACCAATAACCTAAGCTATCAGTGCGACTGTCCTGTGCGGGGCGCTATAAACTATTAAGCTGGTTATAGACGTCGCCCTCGCGGATCCCGAGCTTTTCGCACACGAGCCGTAGCATGGCATTATTCTCGCGGGTCTTTCGTAGCAGCTCATTTTGGTAAATGTCTGGGTGGCCACTAGCAGGGAGTGAATCACGTACGTGTAGCAGGTCTTCCCGTAGCGTATGATATGAACTTACAAGCAGTTCGTCGTACTCAGCTAAAAACGGTAACGAGGTGCTTGCTACCAGTCTCTTGAAGCGCTTAATTACATGGGCGTAATCAACAAGGTTCTGCGCACTCGCCTTTGCTATGTCAAGTATGTGCCGATACTCGTCGTTTGGATCATAGACAATTTTCAATAGCGCGACACGCATTAGGTTCTCATAAACGTCTGTGATGACTTTGTTCCCAAGCGGGTAGATGTCACCTAGTTCGTCTAGTGTCGGCTCTATAAATGTACTCACCCACGCATGCACGCAAACATAAGCCCTAAGCAGTCGTCTGATGAAATCCAACTCGATCAACATGCGGTATTTTTCGTTGATGAGCGGTAGGTTTTCTTCTATTGGCTCAACATCCGCAAGATAAAGATGGCCATCAGGTTTTATCGTGATGTCTATGCCAACTGATGACACGACGTCGAGCACCTTACGCGCCAGCGTGTACCCATCCTTCATAAGATCATCGCACACATACCAATCCTTTGATTCATTATGTACGAGCGTGGCTGTGTAATTAATCACGGCGCACCACAAGGTGGCAGTCTCTTCGCTACCTGTCATGAGCTTTATGTGAGGGAAGCCAGTGGAGTCTATCTCGTTAGGGTCGAGATCTACAAGTGCTACGATGCGACGCTGCATTTCGTCGGACATTTTCTCGCCTTGCTTCCACTTTGTGATTTGGGCAGGGGAGACATCTAGCTTCGCTGCTAATTCTTTTTGGTTACATTTTAAAAGCTTTAAAGCCAGTTCAATGTATTCTCGACTGTCGGCCATAGGGGCTACTCGTAATCTTTGTTTCAATTGCGTGTATTTTGATTGCAATTAACTAAATTGTCAACGAGATTTAGTTAATTTATTGATTTAGGTCATTGTACAATGAAAAAGGGAGCACGAGGCTCCCTTGGGTTTGAGTTAATTAACGTTGCATATAACTGTGCCCAGTATTCTTTATCGCGAGCGTGGTGTGTTAACGCGGTTCTCGCTCGACGTCTGCATACGACGTGTCCGAGCGGCCTCAACATTGATGTTGGTCAGTGCTCGATTGCCGATTGCGACGAAGACCTCTTCTTCGCTCATCAGGCCGAAGATATGCAGGAAGCTGTCGACTGAGTTCGCCACGCGGAGCCAGCGAAAACTGCTTGGTTTTGTTTCGCCACCACTAAAACTATCGTAGCGCTGGAAGAAGCCTGACTCGGTCGCCACGTAGATTCGGTCATCGTCTTCGAAAAGCTCGTCGTCTTTGCGTGCGTAACGGTAGTCAGACCCACCAGCTTTGATTATATGGCCTTCTAAGAAGGCTGCGAATACCTTTAGTGCCCCATCAGCTAAAGACCCCTTAGCGGGCAGCTCAGTGTGTTTTGTGATGTCTTTCGTTTTCATGATTACTTCCCGTACCAACAGTAGGCTGGTTTTGCAGCGCAAATCACAAACTGTTCGCCTGCCACCTTGCCCCAGTTTTCAAGATAGACCTGCCAGCCTAATCGGTTATGGCCATCATGGTCGATATTGCCACACCAGTCTGATAGCTCGATGTTTTTCGCGTCGGGTGAGTTGACCCAATCCCATATCATGGTGGCACACTGCTCAGGTGTGTGGGGCACAATGAAGCTATTGTAGCCTTCTCGGTTCTCAGGCGCGTGCTCAAACAAAATTAAGCCATGTTCGTTAGTTACGCGCCAGCCCACGGCTTTTACATCTTTGTTGTACTCACTTTTAAATGCCAGTGCCAACGCCAATGTAAGCTGCTCTTTCGTGCGGCCATTCACGTTCAATAATCGGTTGTCCATCAGGTCAGTCTCTTAATATCTGTATTTCGTATCGGTGTATCGTTCGATTTAGGCCGTCATTCTGTCTCGAAATGACCTGCACTGCAAGCTTTTTAAGTATTAAATACAGAAACTAAGCAGTGCAAACGTCATAGCGTTGTACAACACCCTCGCGTTGCTACCTATTGCAAATCCTTGTACAATTAATCAGTGATTTGTGTCTGAGCCAATAACCCAATGTTTAACTACATGTTTAACGACGGAGGTTGCCGCAATGGCACTCGAACCAAATACCCCCAAATTAACGCTCGAACACATGAGCCTCGGGTCGCAAGAACGACTAGAAGCAGGCATACGCGAAGGTATTACGCGTAATATGGTTGAAGGGTACCAAAACTATTCAATCTGCTTGTTCACGGGTCGTAGACCCTCAGCCGAAGAAGTTGAGAACGGTATCTACTTCTTTAATGGTAGTCGCCCATCCGACCACGTTTGCGGGCTTTTTAATATCAAGGCAACTGACTATGTTGAGCTGGCGACAGAAAGCCCCTTTGCGCTTGAAGGGCGTGCACCTAATGGCTTAGATGTTATGGCCAACAAGTTTAGACCTGTTAACCCTGATGACTTTGTTGATACAGATGGTTATGCCGTACGCCATCATAAGTTTAAAAGGAATGAAATCTTTGCAGCTGTTAGCTACGGTGCTGAACCCTCAGACGAAATACAGCAGCTGGGTAATGGTGCGGCTCCGACATGGGCGCTGATGTACCCATGGGGTCACCAAACGTCATACACGACCTTTATATCGCATGACGCAACAGGGTTTGTGCCCAAAGAGTTCACGCGCCGTGATGGTAAGTCTATTAAGCTGTCAGCGATGGCCGTACGGCCAGAAAGTAACTATTTCCTGACGGTCGGTGATATTCACGAAGAGCCAACAGCAAACTTAGTTTTGCATAAAGGGGCTGAGTCAGGCCAAACCGAAGCTCCCCGAAAGATTCGGATCCATCGCTTAAAGTACGTGATGCCCAAAACGAAAACTGCGCCTATTATGCTACAAGGAGCTTAATCCATGTTCTATGATTTACATGCGTACCACGTTGACCACACAAGAAGCTACAAAGCACTTGCGACAACCTTTTTATCGCCGAGCCAACTACTTTTAGGCGTACGCGCCGATGGGACTATCGTAGTGCGTCGCGATTACGAGAATGATAGGCCGCTAGAGGGTTCCTTTAATGAGCTGTATGCCAAGGCAAAAACCTTTGAACAACGCATGGAGTTTCGCCCGCTTTGGAAGTGTTTCACAAGCGCCTTCAATGCGGCTGTCCACTACGTACCGAAATCCAACCAAGACCATACATCCCTCGATAATCAGTCCCATGATGTCGTCGCATGGCACTTCATTGGTATCGACAGTGCTAATACAGCCGAGACAAGCTCAGAAGCGGCCACAGGAAAGTTTGCACTCGGTCGTGTACTCGACGAGACCACACTAGGAATTGACGGTCGTATGTGGCTAAAGTGGTCTTGCGACCCAATGACCGTGACGCCAACTACTGTGCTTAACTTCGGCTTTGCCGATGAGTCGAGCGAGTACTATAGCACAGCTACGTCGGGCGTCCTTATTGACGTCACGAACCGCGATGTCGACTGGGCGTCACCCTACGTCAAGTATGGTAGTTCTCGGCGGTATGACCCGAGCATGACCCTTCCCGTCGTTCGACTGACCAAGGGGCAGGCTGATGTTGACCTTATGCAGCAGCGGTCTAACTTTGCGTCTGACTACGCATCGGGCTTAGCTGACCAATTGCTTGAGACGTTGTATGGCGTTGACACGCCGAAAGAAACAGCGCCTTATGCGGCAGTACCTACACCGACCGAAGCACTGTGGGAAAGTACGGACGCTATCAGCGAGTTCGATTCGGTTGTTGAAGGTCGTTACGAAGATTTCCCGAAGTTACTTGTCGCGGGTCATGCCGACGGCGGTTATTCGAGTGCAATCGTACCGAGCATGAGTAAGACATCGAAAACGTTCACGTTCCCCGCTGACCCAACAAAAGGGGTTAAGCTGTCCGTCAGGCTACGTAACCGCTCAAGAAATGCCGTGACGCGCCGAGGCTATAGTTTCGCGTTTCAATGTCATCGCGATGACATGCCGACAGTTGCGCCCGAAGAAAAGCCATCTATTTTTTCAATGCACGACTATATCCTCAACCTCGACTCAGGCTTTGTAGGTGGGTATAACCCACAACAAACGTTTGCTGTGTCAGGTAAAGCAGACTCTTACGAGACGGATGGTCTAGAGGGCTTTAAGGCCGCAGGCTTTTCTAACGAGCTATACGAAGCCTACATAATGGGTGACGGCCACGCATACCTCTACGTGAATGGTACATTCATGGGACGCTACCTAAACACACCTGACACCATCGAGCGTGGTGCCACGTACACGTTTAGTATGTTTAGTTACTACGCCAATATTACAATTGACGAACTAAAGGTAGAAGCCTTCGACATCCCAGCTGATTATGTACAGCCTACCGAAGAACCTGACGTTTATGCCTTTGCTGCGTGGAGTGGTTATTCATCGTATGGCTCTACACCTAACTTGAAGCCTTTTATGTTTGACGGTGACCTTACGTATACGGGTAAGGGAAAGTACCTTCACCTACATGCTCATGATACTTACTATGTAGACTTCTCGGTGACGGCACCGCTACAGTTACGCGCATTCAGTGACTATGCTGAGTCTATCTTTGACCTTGTAAACGTAGAGACTGGCGAAGCGACCGAAGTTGTGATCGGTAAGGACGAGTGGGGCACGATTGGTGACAACATCCCTGCGGGGCGCTGGCGTCTTCGAGGTAAGGCAGGGTACACAATCCTGACACAGTTCGAGGTCAATCCGCCTGTTGTGCCACCTGAGCCTGAGCCTGAGCCTGAGCCTGAGCCTGAGCCAGCCACTTAAAAAGACCTTAATCCTTTCTTTTAACGAGGGCAGCATTGCCCTCTTGGAGACTCTAAAATGCAATTTTCAAAAGCCTATCGCACAAGCTTATTGACCTACTTAAAAAATGTGTTTGAGCGCTCAGACGACATAGCGACACAAACGACCTACTTCTTTACGGGAGCAGCCCCAACACTTGCACAGCTAACAAGTGTACTCGATGCTGAATGGACAAATCCTACGGGGTCGCCGTTGGCACCAACGGATGAACTATCAAGCTATAATGGCCAGCTCGTGGGCTACTGCCCTGATTTTCTAAAGTCAATGTCATGGTCGAACCATGACCAAACAATTACGTTAACGAGTGACCTGAATGATGACATTGACGGCGTCACTTCAAATTACACAGCGCCCGTCGCACTCTTTGGTGAACCACAACAGGCTACCGTTGTACAAGGGTTTGACCACACGACGTTGGGTGACCAGACGGTGACATGGGCTTTAACGCTGTGGTCAGGTACAGCCGATTCCTCGCGTGCAATCTATGTGATGCACACTATCGGGACAATCTTTGACAGTAATGCCGAAATTGTGGTGCACGACGCGACACTGACCACGGCCGACCCTGAGCTGCCTGTTCTAAACGTTTATAGCCCTGTACTTTAAAGGAGTCTCGTTATGGCCGTTTACAGCCCAGAATTAATGCGACGCGTCGGCAACCAGTTTGCCTATGATCGTTCATACCAGCAAGGTTACTTGGGAACAGGATTGATGGCTGGTACAAAGAGTGACATAGACCTTATTTCGACAAAGCCACTGATACATCATGAAGACCTGCGCAATGGCAAGCCCGTAAAACTTACGGAATTGTCGTACATTAATTTTCACATTATCCCCATGGAAGAAGTGCGGGAAGCCTTTGACCCATTTGCTGACCAAAGCCACATCGACCCACTCACTGATATTATCAAACGAGAGGGTGCAAACTTGTCAATTGACCTAATGGGGTGGATTACAACCTCAACAGTGCATGCGCTGTTCACTAGCTCAACGTATAAGTTAGGTTCATGGGAAATGTTTTCCTACCGTAGGCAGCATCCAAACTCGACGTCCATCATCTACGAGATACATCCGATTTTGAGGGTGTGCATCGCAGCGCGTTATAAGAGCGATCCCGATGTACCCGAAAGCTGGGTGGGGTCACCAAATCCCGATATACGCTTTGTCGTCGATCCTGCTAACGTGGCGAGCATGCTTGAGTTCACTGATATGAACTTTGATGCAACGGCGCTCTTTTGTGAGAGCCAACGTTATCCAGCCGACGGGGATGTCTACCGAGGCCAATTCAAACAAGTCAGTTATAGCACAACCTAAAGAGCGAGATTCCTATGTCACTTAATGCAGCCCCTATTGGGGCTTCACAAGACTTTTTAACGAGTCTAAACCCTAAAGCGTCTCTTCGCACGTGGCTTAAAGAGGCATTAGCTAATGATGACTTAGCGTTGTTCTTTATGTACACAGACCCACCATCAGAAACTGAGTGTAAGTATGGCGTACAGCTTATTGACCCTAAAGCATTACCACTGCCTGTAAATGCCTATCACTCATGGAGGGGTGGCCGCTTTTCCCCGTGGTACAGTGGTACTGAGTACATGGGATTTAACGACGCGGCAACACTGCTTAGTGCTGAATGGTTAGAAGACTTCGAGAAAATTAATCAACTGAACGGTGCGTCCCTTGAACACGATGGCAGCTCGACGATGTGTCTCGTGCCATCGGCTGACGTCAAGATGCACAAGACAGGTGTGCGCTACAGCAACAGTTACACACGCTGCGGAACCTATTACTCGAACGCGAATAAACGAGGTGCCTTTAAGTGGGCGGTTCTTGCTCGTAAAAGTGCATTTAACCCGCGACTGCGCAGCTGGTTTGGTGACGGCGAACAACCGCACAGTAAAGGGACGAACTACCCCGCTGACTACCTTCTCTTTGACTTTCGTGGTGGCATCCCACTAACCGTGGGCACCTACGGGTCGGAGGCTGACGTCTGGCTGGGTGAGCACCTTGACCATTTTCGGTCATTCCCAAGAGGTGGTGCATACGTCTATCCAAGTTCGGTCGAAATAGGCCGCGTACATATACCAAAAGTAGGATCGTAGTATGTCAAATGTGGCCGAGCTAATTGGGGTATCACAGGACTTCGTAACGAGTCTAAGCCCTAACACGTCTCTTCGAAAGTGGCTTAAAGATGCCTTGGCTGATGACGACTTGGCACTGTTCTTCATGTACTCCGAGCCGCCATCAGAAACAGAGTGTAAGTACGGTGTTCAGCTTATTGACCCTGCTTCTCTTCCGATTGCGCCCAATGCTTATTCGGAACGAAAAAATACGGGCACATGGTCGCGCTACTATTACGGTACTGAGTTCATGGGGTTTACCGACGCAGCAACACTGCTTAGTGCTGAGTGGTTAGAAGACTTCGAGAAAATTAGTCAGCTGAACGGTGTGTCTAGTGGCCATGATGGCAGCTCGACGCTGTGCCTCGTACCTGCCTCTGACGTCAAGATGCACAAGACAAGTATACGCTATGACAGCCCGTTCACGTGCTGTGGTACCGACGACGCTAACGCATGGGTCGTTGCACCTTACAAGTGGGCAGTACTGGCTCGTAAAAGTGCATTTAACCCACGACTGCGCAGTTGGTTTGGTGACGGCGAGGTCACAGGGTTGTATTCAGCATCCTACCCCGCTGACTACCTTCTCTTTGACTTTCGTGGTGGCATCCCACTGACGGTAGGCACCTACGGGTCGGAGGCCGATATATGGCTAGGAGAACAATGGGTCATTCTTGACCCCTATAGGGGTAAGACTTTCATGTACCCAAGCTCGGTCGAAATCGGCCGTATCAATATACCAAAATTAGGATCTTAAACACATGAGTGAATCTAAGTACATTCAACACTATACGCTAGAGGCGAATAAAGAATCTCAGCGCATCGTACGTGAGGCGTCGCAAGCAAAGACCCTGACACTGAATACCAATATCTCTTACTTAGCAGGTAAGGGCGATGGCAACCTAGGTTTTAACAATAACACCGAGATAACGAGCACTCTTGGTTATGGGCGCTTGCTGGCCTATGATGCAGCTGGCCAACTTCTCATGACACCGCGTGTCTCTGTCTCAATACAAAATGGCCATGTTGGCCGCGACAGCGACCCTGCGGTAACACCGCACACTCTGCGCTACTTTGGGCGTTTGCGAGGGCTTGGCGCTGGTAAATTCAGCCAACCCTATCTTGATATGAACGTTGGTAGTGCCAGTGGTGCTGGTGGCTTTGTCTTATCAGCCCCTAAGCTGACGCTGGTTATAGATGTGATCCCTGACCCTGCGGGTGTGCTCGATAGCGGTGAGGTTATCTATCATTCGACACTGGTTGGCTCAGGTGAAGTCGACAAAGTTTATGTATTGATTGACGAAGACCCACTACAACAGCGCTTGCCTAATGCACCTGACCCGCAGCTGCTTGCAACCGCAACACCTGAGCAAATAAAGGAAGGCGATGCCTCGCTTGATGTGCGTTGGCTACAACTTCCTGTAGGCACGTTGGGTGACGATGTTGTACAATTATCAGAGTCCAATCTGCAAAATGAAAGCCGATTGATTATACAGGACGCAATACGCGTTGTGATGCCTGTTATGACCCCCGAGAGTGAGACTGAGTTGATGAACGCTATGACGGCGCTCGCTACTGAACGTGGCTACAACATCGTTAACCACAGCTAGTAGTTTGTGACCCGACATAATTGCGGTAGGTGCCACTTGGTGCCTACTAATCACTTTTAGAAAAACTTACAAGGTTATATCATGGCAGACACTTACGACATGAATACACTCTTACCAGCCGAAGCGCTTCAAATGATTGCGCAGCGCTGGGGTTCACCTGCATTTTATGCGCCGACCAACCAAAAAACTAACGGAAATGCCTCTCGTGGTTGGCACATCCACTTATTTACAGGCCGCATGCCGTCACCCGAGGAATTTTACTACGGTATGTATTTTGACAACCGTGGCGACACACTAACAAGTGACCTTGCTCCGCTCCCTTTAGATGAACGCCGTATTGGTTACTTTCGTCTGACCACGAGTGGTGACGACGATTCGTACTCTTATGCCGTAGGGGTGTCAGCACTCGCAAATGGCGCAGAGATGCACGAGGGTGCTGTGTCGGCTACGAGTGAAACCTTCCCACCCGTGCCACGCAACCCAAATAGTGACTTGTCGTGGATGCTCGATTGGTCATTCAGCGCCAGTAAGGCTGCGTGGTTATATAAGAGTTCAAAGTTCTCCAACCTACAGGCTTACAGCGCCGCTGGCCAGCTCGTAGAGGACAGACCCACATGGTTCGCTATCACGGGGTCACCAAGCGCCATACACGCATCAGACCATGTCATTGACCACCCGACACAAAACAATGAGTATCAAGCCACATTAGCTATTATGCGCCCCGAGGCTTATGTAGACCGCCAGCCAATTGTGATCGGGACAGTCGGTGGTGTGGGTTCGGGTGCCGACTTAGAGCTATCAAAGGGGCACGACCAAATCACTGATCAGGTGGCACCCGTATCACTGCGCATCAAATGTAATATCGTTTAAGGAGACCTTGTCATGGCTGTATATATTCACCCACTTATTAGTTACATGTCAGAAAAGCAAACGCAAGACACTCAGCTTGCCTTCTTGCAAACCGACCCTGCAAACGAGCCAACGCGCTACTTGGAAAACAAGCCTGCAATGCTTGTGGTTACCGATGAGGCGAATAATATTCTTCTGTCCCTTGTGGGTATGACAAAATGGGATCTGGCCTACATGGATAACGATGAGTTTGCTATCCAAAGCCGCTACTTCCGTCACGACGCTGGTAACATAGAATCATACCACACAGACCTCGATGCACTGCGCAACTTGTGCCCGACTGTCCCAGCCTTCCGTTTTACACCCGCTGAGCAGTTTACGGCGGACATCCGAAACACGGGAACCGCCACAAAAGCGTATCTTATTGTTGATACACATGCTACGCGGTCGACAGCCGATATAAGCACGTGGGAGGTTGAGCTTTGGGATGGTACTGCGCCATTTGATGTGGCAGCCCTTCCAGAGGAAATTAAGCATCTTCAATTAGGTATTGGTGATACTACGACGAACCAGCCCGTACGCTTAACCTCAACAGCTGTTGACAAGAGTGAATCTGTTGTACAACTGGCTGATGGCTACATCAACATGTTTTTTATGAACATGTACCACGACTGGTCAACCATGCGAGACGCGATGGAAGCTCGCCTAGCCGCCATGCCAAGCTTTGGTAAGTCTTTGCAAGAGATTGCTGACAAAGAAGCCATCGCTTTTGCTTAACCCTTAGTTAAAAGGGGCAGCTTATGCCCCTTTATTTCCCTATATCAACTAGGAGTACGAACACATGCTTTGGTATGTACCAACCGAGTTTGGACTTAATACAGCCTTTAGGACGGTTGAGACGAAGGTACTTGTCTTTGATGAAGACCCCGACGTGGTGCTTAATACGCTGCTCGTGAGACCCGCCGACGGCCAGCCCGTATGGCAAGCGTCGCCTGATGCTTTAGACGTCTCTCGCATCAATGAGCTGACGTATGTAGGTCATATCGCAAATCTATTGATGCCTGCTAAGGTCTCGAATGGACACTGGGGTTTCACTCAATCGGCAAGACGGAACACCGAGAAGTTGGGGCATGTCTACTATGTCAGCGACCTAAGTGGTTCCATTCTTTCGATGCAGATAAATGGTAAGACAGGAGTGGCCGACCAGCTAGCACACAAGAACCGAGGAACACTGCTTTGGATCAGCGAAGCCGAAGGTGACGTTGAGGGTTCTCTTCATCACGTCTGGACAATGGCACCCGTTAAGAACTTTATGCAAGGTACGTTAGAAGCAAACTACGACGGCTCGCAGCCTGCATTTATTGACTTTAAGCTTGATGACGAACGCTACGGCAGTGTCGCACAGCCCATGGCAATTACGCCCAGAAACTATGGCTTTACGACAGGGCTATGTAACACGACATTACCCGATGCCTTGGTCAAAGTTGCATCGGATTTCCCAATTACAACATAATGAGGACTACGATATGATAATAGGAAAACAGCCCCTATCAGGTGCCTACATGCTGCCCTCAATTGGACGCAGGCGCTATAGTCCAAAGTACAACTCAGCGCAAGCGGCCGCCCGTAAGGACGTGGCCAGCGTAGCAGGTCAACCCGTTGATTTCACACAAGTTGATGCGAGTAAGCACGTCGTTGCCTATCTGATTGCGGGTCAACCGCTTCCCGTAAGAACCTACAGCCTGTCTACCGATGCAGACCTTGACGAGACGCTAGCAAATATCGGCTGTACAAGGCTTACGCAAGCCTATCGGGGAATGCTACAAGACCCTCAATTTAACCAATCGGCGAAATCATGCTCGGTCAGCTTTGGTAGCTTTGAGCTGATGGTTGATAATGGTGTGGCAGGCTGGACACACAGCGACCGCATGCTCGCGCTCTCGGATTATACACCCGAAGAGGGTGAGGTCTTTATGCTAATGCTTGTACAAGACACGTTTTCCGATTTGATGGATCACAACACGGTCTTTATCGCGCCTTACTCAGACGCAACACGCATTATTAAAAACTCAGAGTTAATGCTGGATGGTAGCTTTGATGTGAGCTACGACGGCATAACCACCTTTTTAGAAGAGCTTAGAACCAAGGCTTACAAGGGGGCTAACTAATGCACGTAGTAATTAAACGACGCGGCATGTCGCTTCGTGCTGTGTGGGATGGTGTTGCTAAACCCACAGCAAAGCAAGCGAGTCACTGGGTGCGCTTTACGCCCGAACAGCCGCGCATTAACGACCAATTTATAGTCGAACCAAGCATCACCGTTTTGACAGATGACCTCGCTGAAAAGAAACAGACTATCAGCACAGTCGTGTCTAATGTGGAAAACGTAAAGCTCTCTTCACCATTGGTGGGAACGTATGATTTGAGTGCCTACGATTTTGGCACAGATGCCAGTATGACACGTACGTCATACAGCGCTCACTTCATTGCAGCGCTTTTGGGTGAAACCTCGTTACCAGCCCCAAACTCAACGTCTGCGGCTAATTGGTCGTCAAGCTCACTAAGGTTAACCCCAAATGAGGCAAATACCACATTAAGTGCTATTGATACAGCTGGTTTCAAACCTGTTGGACTACGCCTTAATTATAATGCGGCTAACAAAGACGATGCGACCCTACTGACAGTCGGGTATCACTACACTCGTATGCAGCTTGACCATCACATGGCCAGTATCACGCCGAACGCGTTGACTCCGTCAAACGAGTACAATGATGACGTCTACCTGTTAAAGGCGACGCTGCCTGACCACGCATTGCTTGAAAAGGATGACCTAAGTCAGTACAGGTCGGTCGCTGAAACGGATGACAGTGTCATGACCGTCAACCTTGATCCGAGTAGTGTGGTACCCGACTTCTTCGTTGCGGCGCGTGCTAAACCAACCATGTTTTATACAGGTGATCAAGCCACAGCAGGTGATGGCCACAGCCGTCGAGTGGGTATGCCAACGTTACGCTTGAAGCAAGAGCATAGGCGTCTTTCCGTCACGTCGATAGACCAAGACTATATTTTCCAATTCTAACTTAGGGGCGTTTCTTTATGTACTTTAATAATGTTAACTTGCTGTTACAGACACACGTTGCTGCCTCTGACTTCGCGCGTAATAAACACATCGTTTTCTTTCGTGGTGACCGACCTCAGCTTAATCAGGGAAGCCCAGTGGAAGAGCTGAGTAATCTGCTATCGGGTCGTGCTGACGACTGGGTGGCAACGTTCAAGACGAGCCGTGTATTAACCTCAAATACGGGTAATACGCTGTCCCAGATGGCAGACACAACAAGCGACCCGTTGCATGTTGCAAGTGCCTTCATCCGCTATGTCGACCACGATAACATGGAATGGTCGATCACAACGAACCTAAAGCTAGGGAAACTAGTGAGCACTATTAATTCCCCTATAGCCGAAGAGGACTACACACCTACATGGTTTGTTGTCACGGGTACCGCCGCAACAGGTACTGGTATAATCGACGGCGTAAGTGATGACGTCACCCAGATAGATCTAGTGGGGCAGGTTGCTCATTTAACGGGTGACCAGACAACAGGGATGGTCACCCTAAAACGCGCGCTAGCACTGGGTGAATTACCCAAGTCTCGCGACTTCTCAATGCTTACACTGCCAATTTAAGGAGACACTATGAGTGACGAACTACGCTGGGTAAACCCGCGTTTTGCCTCAGAGGCTGGCGCTATGGCCGCAACGGCTCATGGCCATTTTCCCGTTTTGTTCTTCTCAACGGACTCACCCGAAGACGTCTTAGCGCGGCTGGAAAATAAGACCTACACGCGTTCGGATTACATAAACATGTTCTCAGGTAACCAGACACTATCACCTAACAGAGGGACATTTTTGGATAGGCTTTCTGTCAGTGAGAGTGGCAACTTAGCCCTAGTTATCTCAGCCGATAAAAATGAGGCGCTTTATGCCGCGATAGACAAAAGGCAGGCCAGTGACGAGGGCACCCTACGTACATTTGCCGTAGTTATCTCGGACTTAGATACCTACATGGGGTTAGAAGAAAAGGGTCAAGCATCGTCTTACCCAAGGAAGGTGCCATACACCTATATAGTGGGCACAGTCGGTACCTACCAAAGCGGTGCTGACATCGAGTTTGAAGCCCTTGACCAATGGAAGCTAGGCCGCCCGTTGTACATCGAAAACAATCAACTTGAAATTCCATTTCGCGTCTTACGCTAATGGATAAGGAAAAATTGAGACTATGGCTACGTTTAATACCGCCACGGCGCTACTTAACAAGCGTTGTGACTACATCGAAGGAAAGCTAAGCCTTCACTCTGAACTAATCGGCAAAGCCCCCGCAGGAAAGCAGTACAAACACTTCGTACTGCAAGGATTAGTGCATGCTGGATTCTACTCACCTGTTCATCGTGGGCTACAGACACCCGCTGGGACAGCCCAATCGGCAGGCGTAAGCACCATTTCAGATATGCACCTAAGTGAGCTGGCTGTATTCGAGACCGAAGAGAAGCTTGTAGACCAACCCGTTAAACTACAGACGCTGCGCGATTTTGGTTTGGATTTAAGTAACTACCCAAGCAATGACGGCCTTGGTCAGACAATGCGCCTAAGTGCATTGTACGCCCCGATCATGAATGCCTACGATAGTACCTACGGCATGACGCCGAATTACACCCTAGACGAGCACATGACGTCACACTACAAGGGTCGTGAACTTATACCTGTCGATGCAGAAGCAAGCTGGGATGTCCAAGCAGAAAACCTGCTTTATCAAGCCCGTAGTTTCCCTATAAAAGACCTGCTCGGTGCCCAGCATATAATTGCTGACGATGGTAAGGCGGGTGCTTTCTCGCTACGTCGAGCGGGATTCCCTGTGCCACAGTTCCAAGGTGACCCAGAAGGTAAGAATGTTAGTCCTCACTCAGTCTACCATTCACCTGCCGATGCTATTCGCCCTCTTGATGACATGGCGTGGCCTATCGTTGTGCGTCACTGCCCGTCAATTATCCTTGTCACCATTGAGTGCCCTGATAACCTAGACGAGTTGATAGCAGGCGAGGGAACTGACGATGTAGCACTAACTTACTACTTTAAGCACATCATGGTGCCTCACTGGGTGGGTTTGGCTAATATCTTCGACCATAAAAATAACGGTGAAGGGGAAGAAGGTAAACCACTTTCGCAATCGCGCCTTTACGACCCCTCGATGGTATCGCACTTCGCTGATGTGTTGACTAGTGCGTCAATCGGGGACATTGATAACGACAATGGTAATGCCCACGGTGACCTAATCATCTTCACACCGTCAGACGACAGTCTTGCTAGCACTGAACCACTTGCATTAGGTGATGCGAGGAGTTTTATGCAGAACAAGCAGTATACTTACCATCAAAGCCTTGAGGGCAAGGTGGCAGCAGCTGCCTATAACGCCAGTGCGCGGTATGGCGGCGCGACTCAGTGGACAGTATTTACAGATAACCCCACCCAATGGATGCAAAAAAGTGGGGGTTCTATTCACAGCCGATTTGTGACTAAGGAGCAGTTCACTGTACGCGGATTGACCATCGCCAACGGTGGTCCATCACGTAAGTACGGAAGAACTGTCAGCCTCTACACAAAGCCAGCCGACCATCCTAACGGCGCTTCACTTGATGGTAACTGGGAGTTGCACGAGAGTATCAGCTTCTCACCAACAACAGCCGCTGTGGATGTATTCTTTAGCAAGGCAGCCCCCTCTACAAATATTTTTTATGTAGAGTTCACGGATTCAGACGAGGGCGGTTACACCTCTATGCAGCACGTTGCGTTTATCACTGCTAGTGACACGCCAGAAGATGCTGTTTAATCTTGTTGCACGGGGCGGCCTAAGTGCAGCCTCGTACTACTTAACTAAGGAAAATTGAGACTATGACTACGTTTAATACTGCCACTGCGCTACTTAACAAGCGTTGTGACTACATCGAAGAAAGACTAAGTCACCACTCCGAGCTGGTGGGTAAAGCCCCCGAGGGTAAGCAATACAAGCATTTTGTTTTACAGGGCTTGATGAGTCTTGCTTACTACGCCCCCACGACCACTTCGCTCGACACACTAAATGATAATGCTAGACATACCAGTGTCTGCACCATTTCAGATATGCACCTAAGTGAGTTAGCTGTCTTCGAGACCGAAGATAAATTAGTAGACCAGCCCGTTAACCTACAGGATTTAAGAACCTATGGTTTTAATCTAAGTGATTATCCTAGCCTTGGTGTGATGGGTACTAACTTCCGTAGTAGCAGCCTCTTTAATGTGATTTCGGAAGCCTACCGTTTGACCTACGGCTTGCCGTATGGCCATAGCTCGACCAACGTCTATACTGCACACTACAAAGGACGTGAGCTTATTCCTGTCGATGAAGAAGCAAGCTGGGATGCCCAAGCAGAAAACCTGCTCTATCAAGCCCGTAGCTTCCCCATCAAAGACCTACTAGGCACTCAGCACATTATCTCAGCTGATGGGAAGGCTGGGGCACTCTCACTCCGACGCGTAGGCTTCCCTGTAGCGCAGTTCCAAGCCAATACCTATGGACACGATGTTGTTCCTGCTACAATACCCACGAGCACCGACATGAACCCCATAAGGTTCGACGATTTGAGTAGTATGACGGTTACCCGTCATTGCCCATCAGTTGTGCTTGTCACCATTGAGTGCCCAGATGATGTTGATAGCCTTATCAACAGCAGCGAATCAGGTGACGTTAACCTCACCTATTATTTTAAACACATAGCTGTGCCACACTGGGTAGGTCACTCAAATGGCTTTAAACAATCAATGCTCGAAGATGCTACAGAAGGTCAGCCCTTCGAGTCTTCGCACTTATATGACCCTGCGATGGTTACTCACTTTTCTGACCACCTTACCAGTGCCTTTATCCATGGGCGTAGAGACGACCCAGCACAGAATTACGGTGACCTAGTCATCTATACGCCGTCAGATAGCAGTCTTGCCAGTACGGAACCTCTCGCACTAGGTGACGCACGGAGCTTTAAACAAGACGATAAACCTTTCATCCTCGCGGCCGAGACTAATGCGACGGCCTTCTACGAGGGGGCTACCGCGATGACGATGTTTACCAATAACACTGGTCAGTGGGCGCAAGTAAAGGCTTCATATTCTAATTTAAGCTTTAAGACAGCTGAGAAGGTTACAGTTAAAGGGTTGCGTATTGCTAACGGTGGACCAGCTCATAAATGGGGGCGCAGGGTTACACTCTACACAAAGTCTCCCGATGACCCTAGTGGTCTTACAGATAGTAGTCCATGGGTTTACCATGAGGTAGTCGGCTACGCTGCTCAGCAGGATATATTAGAGGTAATGTTCAGTTCACCTGCACCGCGTACAAACCTCTTTAGGGTAGTGTTCCAAGGCTCAAGTGAATCGCGGTACCACTCATTGCAGTACGTTGGGTTAATAACGGATGATGCTACCTAATCTAACGAAAAGAGGTCTTTAAGACCTCTTTTCGTCGTACTTTAAGCCACGTCTTTCAAGTCCTCGTAGGCTTCCTCATCCATGATTCTCGTCATGGCCACCGCCACATCACTGCGTAAGCTCTCGTCGACATCCATAACACGAATACCGTCAACTGCCGCAAGGATGTCATACATCAGTAGCGCTGTTCGCTGAGGCGTCGGTACGTTCATGTCAGGCGCATAACTGATAAGGGTAGCCACTAGCTGCTCTTCACTCGTGTACGTCAGTTGGTCAGCATAGTCCCTGTACGCGAACTTTGCGACTAACTTAATTACCTCTTCTACTGACAAGTGTGCCGTGCCGTCAAGTAGTGCGCGTGTGCCTGCAACCACCTTATTAGCCGCTTTCTTTGGTTTAAACTCTTCAATCTTAACGGGCTTCTTCGGCTTTTGGGTACGTACCATAAAGGCTTGGCCAGACTCTTCAATAACACGCGCTAGACCCTTTTGAACAATCCCGATTTTTTGCTGGTGGGTCACTTCTGTTAGTATGCGTTCACATACGTTATACAAGCTGTCAGACTTCAAGTTATCCCAGTTATCGAAAAACCATGCAGCTGCTAATGGGTTGCCCACGCTCGTCTTGTTGTAGGCTTTCAGCGCTGTGTTGATATGCGTACGGGCTAGGCGTCTTTCTTCGGCCAAAATCTCACGGTGTTCTTTGATATTTTCTAGTGGAATACCGCGCGCTGTGCGGTCGTCTTGTGCCACCTTAAAGCGCGCAATCATGTCAGCTGCATATTCATTACCACGGAAGGTCGCTCGCGGCTCAGCGTCGTCGTAAACCGTAAACTCGTAGCCTATACCTGCATAGGTCTTCTCATAGTAGTCCACGATCTCAAAGGCTGTAGGGTAGTCTAGATATGCACGTTCTAAAACACTGTCGGCTTTCTCATAGCAATGTACACAGTTACCTAGCCAGCGCGGTATTTTTAGATCCCATTCGTACTGGCTCCAAAAATCAAGGACTTGTTTTTCAACGGTTGGTACCCAGTGAGCCATTGGGTAAACAAGGTTGCGCTCTTCGGGCTTATTTGCACAGCGGCGTTCTTCGTCAAAACGGATGCCGATTGCCGTGATAAATGTCGTCTTCTCATCATGGCCGATTGACTTCATATAACTATTGATAGCGTTACGCTTCATTTCACGTGTGCAGTTAACTTTGCTAATCGTAGGTACGCCATAACGACGCACGTGCGCAGTATAAGGGTGGTTCTCGTCTTTGTACTGGTCAAGACGGTAGGCAGTGTCGTAGTTAACGATACGGTGCTGTGTCGCCGTACGCTCGCCAAAGACAGGCACGCCCTCAACCCATACGATTTTGATACCGAAGTACTTCTCAGTATCTCGAACAAAGCGAAGGGTATCATCGTGCTCAAGTCCTGTATTCGCAAATACAAAGATGTACTCAAGCTCACTTTCATTGATGCCCATTCGGCGAGCTACGTCTTCACGGTTATCTAAGAAGTAGCGGATCATGTAGTGTGACGTACGGCCACCCGATACGGATAGCAACACCGTTTTAATCTTGCCATCGAATTTAGCTAGGTCTAGTGCGCGTGCCATGTACTATACCTCTGCCAGCTTTGCTTGTTTGGCCAGTAGTACAGCACGACGGTTATCAAGGTTGTCTAGTTCTTTACGGATAGCCTCGCTAGTAGCCTTTACGGCATTAGCTTTTGTTTTGTAGATACCCGTACGATTTGGCGTACCATCAGGCTCTATGAAGAACTCAGTGAAGTATGCGCTGTGATGGCTCTTGGCATGGTGACCTGCATTTTCAGTTGCTAACTCGGTCGTCACTTTTGTCCAACCGTCTAGATCTTCAATCATGCTATCGGTTTTGGCCACAACCAAGGTAAGCACCACATGTTGGTCAGTCACGGCGTAGATCGTATCGTTCAATTTCATAATAGGCTCAAATAAATCTCAATGTCTCAATGTCAGCCACTATAGCACCGACCAAATCATTGTACAACGATTTTATTCGAAAATATCTACGCCGCAGGTTATTTCAGCAGGTTTAGGTTACACTAAGATGTCGTAGACGTAGCCCTTAACATCTTTAACTCTGCGGCGTTTAAGCTTGCCGCCACTCGCACCCAACTCGCAGGTTACACGTATTTTCTTTACTAGGTCATCACGCCCAAGCCCATGCCAGCTTCGCGGTAGCTCATCAATAAGTGATGTAACAAACCGCACGCTTGCATTCGGTTGGATAGTCTCAACGCCGTTGTTTTTGAAGGCTTCGATCAAGTACTGTGTTACGTTTCTTACGGTCATTTTAAGTTTCCTTCTAATAGTTCTAATTGGTTTTAAGAGGCTGAGAAAAGCATAGGTAATACGTCATTGACGTAGACCTCAATCAAAGGTTCACAGGCTGTGCGTATACCAAGCTCACGCTTTATGTCATAGACTAGGGTAGATGCCTGTGGGTATCTGGTGAATGCTGTGCAAGATTCAATGACGGCCATAGCTTGGCGCTCAAAGTCAGCGTTAGGCTTACCGTTTGGGAAGAATCGGTGCATATCTTCCTGACGACCAGTCACAAAAGAGACTAGTTCTTCATGGATAATGATGTTCCCTTTCTTAAAGTCGGTTGCGCTTATTTTCACAAACTCTTCGAAGCTCGGCGCTTCCCATTCTGCGTTCTCAGCCTTCGCAGTCAGTTGTGCATAATTCTCTGCTAGACGCTTCTCACGCTTTTCTACTAACTTCTGCGTATACGGGTTATTCTTCACAGGCTTAGCAGCTTCTATCTTTTCGCGTGCGTTCATGAGCGCGAGGTATAGCTGTGCGTAGGCAGGGTCGTACTGTCTTACGTGTTCAAGTGCCTCACGGCTTCCTCTCGGTAGACCGCCCGCCCAGATAAGGTCAAACTGGTTAGAGATAAGCTCTTCTATGGCGGCCACCCAAACTGGGTGTATCTCTTCTACGTTAGGCATCGTGGAGATCGCAGCCGAGTCAGGCATAAAGTTAGTATAAGCCCGTGTTGGGCTGAGGTCTGCACCTAGCTCAGCTTGGAAACGTCGCGTACAGTAGACGTCGATATTGTCAGAAATCCACTCAGTGATCATATTACGAAATGTAATACTCGCGTTGCTGTCCTTGAAGCGTGCAAGGAGCTTGAATGCCCCATCGAGTTCTTCATGTTCTTCTGGTTCGATGCGCGTCGTTGTGCCATCAGCATCGTCGAATGGAGACTCTAGTACATAAAGACCATCTGCATCCTTAACCCACTCGTAACAGTTACCTGTCGTAAGTAGCACGTGGCTGAGTACATGGGCACGTGATGGGTTCGTAGAAAAGTGTGTCAAAATTGCGCTTTTTACGATCTTATCAACAATGTTTAATTCAGGCGTACTTGTGTCCATATCGGGATCTCAAATTAGTTAGTGCTTTCAATAGGGCTGACTATAGCATCACTCACATCGTTGTACAACACTTTTTGAATGAAAAGCGTTGCGGCGCAGCTACTTTCATTTAAAACATAAATAAAACTTGACGGTTGTACAACGATTCTATAAATTTGTGCCAAGTCGGTTGCCCCGCAGCCTTTTACAGACAATACCAACTAAAGGGAACAGCCTCATGGCAAAGCTAAAAGTATTCTATGGAAGCAAAGACGGCGTGAATAATTTCATGGTGGCAGCAACAAGCAAGCCTAAAGCCATGGCCGCAATGCGCATTCCAAAACGATTATTCGACAAGTACTTCTCTGTACGCGATGACCGCTTTGAAGAGAATGAAATTGCCTTGGCGAAGCCTGATACTGTATTTAAACAGAAAATGTCAGTTGAGTATGGCGTAACGCACCCTTGGGTTGAAGAAAAATAAGAATTTTAAAATAAGAGAGACTACTGATGAATAACAATCGTTTTCGCGTGCTGCTAAAGCTAGCAACACGCCTAGAAGTAATGTGCCCTGACCGCGTTGTTTCAGTGCTGCAAGATGAACTAGAGCTATATGAGAAGGGTACAACGCCGCCTCACCTTAGTGACGCTGACCTATACGACGTTGATGTGCACAGCAATGACGGTCAAGGTGAGATCTATCTAATTGCCGAAGTTGACTCACACCTTGACCAAGAAGACTTCCTGCGCGAGGTTGAGTTCGACTTCCATGAAGAATATGTTATTAGCTGCAAGGTTGAGAGTTGTACACTAATTCGTAAATAGGTCTTGATCATTGTACAATGATAGCTTATAGTATCGTCATAAACCGCTGCCATGCAGCGGAATAGAACCGATACACTGATAAGTTGAGACCGACTATGCAAGCTTATATTGACCTATATCTCGCGAGCCTTACCTCAGACGCTTCAAAGGGCGCTGTAGTAAAGAACTTACGCGCTGCGCTAAAGCGCACACCTCACGCAGCAAAGGCTGACAATAATGAGTCTGTCCTTAGTTTCGAGTGGCACGCGTTGACCATCCAAGAATACTCAGACCTGAGAACTGCACTAGTCGAAGAGGGTAAGTCTACAAGCTATATAAACACTGTTCTAACTATCGTTCGAAAAACACTTAACTGGGCACTTATCTCAGACAAGCTTACCGAGACAGCCTACGAAAAGATTAAGCATGCCATCAAATCCGTTAAGAGTAATGCAAAGAAGCAGGCTAAATCGAACGCTAGCAACGATGAGGTCGATTTAACGTGGTTAGAAGGGCAACTAGACAATCTTAGCAACTTAACGTCTGAGCGCGACTTAGGGGCGCTTCCTGCGGCTACTGTTAATCAAGTTATCGGTAGTATTGGCACCCTTAAAAACATCAGCGTGAGAAACCGCGCGATTTTCATGTGCATGTCACATGCTGGCCTACGCCGCGAAGAAGTGGCCAACCTGCGCCTACAAGACATCCGTTTTTCTAAGAGTGGTCATAAAGAGTCGTTTATCAGTGTATTGGGTAAGGGAGCGAAGCTTCGTGACGTTCCTATGAATAGCGAGCTACATAAAGCCCTAATGGACTGGGCACGGGTCGTGCTTACAACGAACAATAAAAAGCGGTCAGCCCCTTTATTCCGCAAGGTAAACATCGTCGATAAAGTTTTAGACAATGGACTATCAACGACTGGGGTCTACAACGTTATCCGTAAAGCTGGCGAGGCCGACAATGTAACGGGGCTGCACCCGCATGCTCTTCGTCATTACTTTGCGACTAGATTACTTCTTAATGGCCGTGACATTTTTGAGGTGGCTAAGCTACTTGGCCATTCCAATGTTGATACGACGCGCCGCTATGACGACCGTGGGTTCAAAGACTTACAATCCGCCGTAGAGTTTGTATAATGCGCTGGTACGCAGTAGCTTATCTAGATTTATACGGCCTTTGTGCCTAACAAGCTAACAAGCCAAAAGGAAATAGATACCATGAATGATAGTGCAATTACGCCTATGAACACAAAGCCCGTGATTATCGACAGCGTTGGAATCTATCTGATGCGTAACGGTAAGCGTGCACAGATCGATACGGTAGAGCCTCATGGGGACAAGAATGTGACCCGCTTCAACTGCAAAGGCTGTGTCGAGCGCGTATTTAGGGGCAAAGTCTCATTTCGGGGCTATCGTATTTGGCACGAATCGGGCTTGGCCTCTGTCTTTGAAAGCGAGTGGGACATCCTAGAAAAGCTAAGTGATGAGTCTACGCATGATGGCACTGCTAAAACCGAATTAAAATGCAAAGAAACTACGAGAGGCAAAGAATAAATGACAGGCGTGGCCAACAATGACAAGCTACCGAGCACCGCTAAGACTGACATCGTATTCGATTGTTACGCATGGCGTGATAAAGATGGACTAGTGACACTCTTCCAATTCTGGCCGAGCGGTATATGGGACGAAAATAAGCGAACTTTGCTTGAAGCCCTTGAGGCATACCCGCCTAATGAGTACAACTGGATTAAGGCGAAAGATGATGATTAGTCTAGGTCTTCCCATCCCTCATGGGGTGTTACTTGAGGCCGTGAACCGTCATACGGATCAGCCTTTTACTAAGTATGACTTTTCGGGCGCGATAGCGAAGACTCAGAGCTTCCTAAGCGCTGCAACACAGCACGGTTTCCATGGCCAAACCCATGTAGAGCCTTCATGTAAAGCCATTTCAGAACAGAATCTTACTAACTCAGCTTTCGAGACACGACGCAGACTATCGAGCTTAGATGACATTGAGCTGCTAAAACAGGGTGGGCAACACTTGGAAGAAAGGTACCGCGCGCCTAGTCGTCCGCGTAGCACAGTACAGCTAGAAAGTATGACCGTGGGCAGTCACGTAAAACGCTGCGGTTGTGGTGTCGCGATCCTATACGGTAACAAACACATAAACTGCCCATTGGGCGAGGACTAATATGACAAGCATTAACACAGCCTCGGGCTTAATCTTAAATTGGGCGCAAACAGAGACGAAGGCTGACCTTCCCAGCTATTCAGCAGATATACCCGTATTAGGTATGAAGGCACGAGTCTTCTATGTCTCAGGCAAAGGCGATTGTTCTTGGCAGGCCACTATTGGGACGGAGCACATAGGTTCTTTCGCTGATGCAGAAGCTGCAAAGGAACGGGTTGTCTCTTTTTGCTGTGAAGACACTGTAGCTCTTTTAAAGCAATCATTAGACATCCTAAACCAAATGAAAGCCCATGGCCTTACCTTTGGGTCAGTCGATGAGCCAACCGTAGATAGCGTGCCTTATACAACGCTAGTTGGTGGCTGGCGCTGTTGCGATTTCTGCGGGGCGACACAAGATGCGCTTTCAGACCAGTGTATTGTTCACCATGATGGCTGTTGCGTGCCTAAAGGCCAAGAAGCCATAGACGCTGAGCTAAAGGTCATAAACCACCTGTCCAACCCGACTGACGAGGCCGACTATTATCGTGACTGTCTCGACCAAATGGTTTCTACGCTGTCAGAGGCGACAGGTGTCGACCCAGAGCATTACGACCGCGATACGTCGGAAAGCGAATGCTATGCAGCCTGCTATACTGATGCGGCTCGTGCCCTCAGTAAGCATCAGATCCGCTTTAATACAGAGACGGGGGAGTTTACGCAAAAACGTGGTGATATTGATGAGCTAAAAGAAGCCTTGGCCTTCTACGATAAGGTGCAATCGGGTAGCTCAGCTGATGCAGTTCCTGTAGGCACCGACCATTATGATTGGCTTGTCACCGCTGCAAAGAAAGTTGTGGCCAACAGCTGAATGTACGAAGCCAGCCGTGCGCTGGCTCTCAAGCAGCTAGTAGCCTAATCCTAGCTCTTGGTCTAGACTACTAAGCTGACCTAATGCGTCAAGGCGGCCGTCTGCATTCTTTTTCTTATAAGCCAAGACGTCTTCGATAGACACCTTGCGACGATTCCCTTTTCTAGTGTGGGGTAGTGCATCCGCATCAAGAAGTTTAATGAACGTTGGCCGAGACATACCCAAAAGGTCGGCAGCTTCCTGTGTAGTCAACTCAGCCCCAACCTGACCCAGCGCGACGGCGTCGCCTTTTGCCATGATAGCGAGGGCATCCGAAAAAAGTTCTAAGGCCACCGTCGGGAGACAAAGCTCATGGGCATTGCCGCCTGCATCGTAAATACGAACCCTGTAATCTTGCTCGCCTGTGGAAAGTACCTCACCAAGCTGCTTGCGTGCAAAGGCAGCAAGCTGTTGATCTTCTGCACCATTTAGTCTTTTACAATCCACCATATCAATTAACCGTCTACTCTATAAATGTAGGGCGGAATAATAGTTGAAATAGCAGCGAAGTCAATAATCGAAATATTCGAAGCAGCACCATTAGTTCGTTGGGTCAGTTTAAGACAAACACTGATCAAAGTACTGTATATTAGGTGCCAAAATGCTTGCGCCATAGGCCGTTTCGTACTATTGTTGTACAATATTTACGAGGGTTTAGCGAATTTAGGTGGAAGATTGTGCAATGATTGAAGTTCAAGTCTCAAAATCTGTGCTTAAATACTTGATGGATTATGACGTCGCCATGGAAAGAGGCCAGATGGTAACAGCTTCAAAAGGCGGCTATGTGTGCATCAACTCCGAGCTTGTCGAGGCTATCATTACGCAGTACTGCGGTGACGACCTCACGATTTTAAATGTCTCTGACATAAAGAACATTCTAAAAATGTGCTCTACCCACGTTATTGAGGCCAATAAGCTAAAGCGTAAGCATGAGGTCTTTTTTGAGGGTCGCTTTGTGAGAGACTACCGCATACCGCCAACCCCACAGCAACGTACAGCCCTAAAGCGTCGGTTCGACACCCTTACGAGGTTTCTCATCACCTCTGAAAAACGTGCCGTTATTATGGTTTTTGAGCGCATGCCTAGTTCAAACCTATGTAGTGCCATTTTACTCTGTGACGGCATTATAGAAGACAAATGCCTCATCGGTATGAATGGCGGGATTCACTAGGCAAAATGGCCTAGTACCTTGTCCAAGTCCGATGCGAGCAACCCCTTATAGGGGCACGTGCTGACTAAGCGTTCGTATTGCTCAGGCAAGAATGCCTTAACCCCTTGATCATCTAAGATTGCATAGTTGCGCTTCCTTTGGGTGTCATCTAGGTATGCCTTGATCTCATGACCCCGTTTACTCGTTTCGCTTATCTCGTCCATGAGGGGTGTGCATCCTATGATGCAGTCGTTGGCAAGCTCCGCACCACATAACCTAAACAGCTCGGTAAAGTGCTCGGATTCCCAGCCCTCACGCCAAGTAGAGGTCACGACAACCTTGATATTGTTAGCCGTCACGAAAGCACAAAGTTGCTGTACCAAGTACCAGTCTAACAGTGTTAGTTCGAGCTGAGTTCTCGCATCGTGAATGCCCATGCGTTCGATAGCCGCACGCTTGTACGGCGAAGCCTTAGTGTGAAGCCCGCGTAGAACGCCGTCAATGTCTAGAAAAAGCAAGCTCACAGTGCTTTCAGAAGTACCGTTATTCATTGCCCTTCCCCATGGCATCCTCAACACTCAGAACAGCATTGTACACAAGTTCATAGTCATCGCATGGGATAAGCCTTGCACCTGTACTTATGTCATTGCCATTAATTAGGACAGGCTCTAAAGCTCGTGGGTAGCCCTTCGGGTGCATGTAGACATAATCGTTTAAGCATACAAAGCTCATGTTCTTCGTGATGTCTTTAAGGCTAAGTGTGCTTGTTGTCGCTATTGTCGAGCCATTTGTAGCCACAGGCTCTTCTCTATCAATTGGCATGATAATGTTGTACAAAAGCGGTATTACCACGATAAAGATTAGCAGTAAGAAGACCCAGCGGTTGTTGGATGCTGTGAGGTAAGCCCGTTCAGTTCTCATAGTGATGTCTCCACGTTAGTGTCAGTTGTCAGCGTCTCAGTTATGCGGCTCACACCATTGGGGTGCAGCCTTTTATGGCCGACGTAAATTACCAGAGTGTCCCTTGCGGCACAACCATTCATTGAATCTAATGAATTAGCTTCACTTTTTTGAAAATCATTGTACAACGATGTTGCGTTTCACATTCAACCTGCTATAGTAGCACTATCAAACGTAAACGCTTGCAATGCAGCCGTTTACAATGAATACTTAAACGAACCGAAGAGAAGGAAACGACAATGTACTCATGTTATTACTTAACTACTGGCGCAAAAGGCTCACGCTATTCGTTACGCCATCAGTTTGAAGAAACTGTCGTTTTAACGAACAACTTCGGTGAGAAGTCTGAGAAGATACTTTTACGCGATGTATATGTACGTGCATTATCAACATGCCATGTACGCGCCGTTGAGATAGTCACCAAGCTGGGTCATTTGATCTCAGAGCCTAAGCACACCCTTACGGAGAATGAGCGTCGACGCCTTGAGAACGAAGCAAAGCGCATTAAAGCTTACAACGAAACACGCGTGCAACGCGTAGAAGCTCGTAGCGCCGAGCAAAACTCTTATCTAGCGAAAGGGCTATACCCTTTCGGTAAGGATAAGGGCGCGCCTATCAAGGAGTGTGTTGCTAAGAATGACCAAGGCTGGTTCGAGTTTTGGCTTAAAAAGGGCAAAGAAGAGCCTCAGTCAACAGCTGGCCAACTCGCAGAGTACCTACGCGAACATTTCCCTGAGAAATTAAAGGTTGCTCAGCTTAACAAAGATGGTAACGGTGAGTTTTTCGGTGAAGAGGGTGATAAGCTTCGTCGCATTACAGCTACGGTGGCCGACAAATATGGCTTTAACGGCCACTTCGGTTGGACGAACGTCATCCTGTTTGTCACGCGCTCGGGTGAGCTTCTTAAATATATGGGCAGCTCAGACCTTGGTGGTGAGCTTGCGAAGGGTAACCAAGTTACACTTGATTTTGTAATCAAAAAACACGACGAATACAAAGGGATCCGCCAAACGGTCATCAAAAACGTAAAAGTTAAGGCCGCACCTTAACTAAAAGTTTTTCAGCTCAAAACGCTTGCAGCGTAGTAACTTATGTGACATAGTTCGCGTCGATTTATTTTATAAACGAATTTTGGCTTAGAAGATAACAAGTCAAAACTAACCGATACTATGATACACAGGAGAGTTCCATGAGCTTTAATGCCATGCGTGACGCTGTTAATGCGCAGTTAGCGTATATGACCGAAAACAGCACTGAGCTATACACCGTCGAGTTAAATAAAGACGAGTTGTACAACGAATATCTTTCAAGCTTCCCTAAAGGCACCAACCCTCTTTATCGCGAACGTACTGAACACGATTGCGCTTGCTGCCGCAACTTCATCCGAAATATTGGTAATGTTATTGCTATCATTGATGGCAAACTAGTTACAGTGTGGGATATTGAGCTTAGTGACTTCCGTCAGGCCGTAGCTGACGCACTTTCCCTTTTCGTACGCCAACATAGCGACTCTATCCAGAATGTGTATCGTCACTGGGAAACCCGCGTGGGCACTTCTCACAACTTTGAGCCTATGGCCAATGGTGAACAGAAGAAGTGGGAACACTTCTATTTTGACCTACCTAACAAGTTTGTAAATGCCGAGGCTGGCTCATACCTTTCAGACACCCGTGCTAACAAAATGGTACTAGAGCGCTCCGTACGTGAGGTAGACCTTTATTCGTGTGAGTTAGTAAGTGACCTAATTGCACAGGGATCCTTGTATCGCGGTGAAGAGTTCAAGCATATCGTTGACACGCTCGTTAAGGTTAAAACTGAGTTCGCTCGCATAGAAAAACTAGATGACCCACTAAAAGAACAACTGTTTTTCTGGGAAAAGTCTGTAGAACTTGGTAACAGTGGCCGTTTTCGCAACACTTCTATGGGGACGCTCTTATCAGACCTTTCCGAAGGCAGCGACCTAGAAGATGCCGTAAAATCTTATGAAGCGAAGGTTGCGCCTGAGAACTATAAGCGCCCAACTGCCCTTATCACACAAAAGCAGATCGATGAAGCGAATGAGACCATCATACAGCTTGGCTTCGAAGACTCGCTTTACCGCCGCCCAGCTCGGTTAGAAGACATCACAGTGAATAACGTGCTCTTCGCCGACCGTGATGCTCAAAAGAAAATGAAGGGTAATGCGCTTGACCTTCTCGCGCCTACAAAGGCCAACAATAAGCAAAAGTTCGATAAGGTCGAAGAGATTAGCATTGAGGACTTCGTAGCAGATGTGCTACCAAAGGCCACTAGTCTTGAAGTCATGATGGAAAACCGACATGTGCCGAATCTGGTCAGCCTTGTTGCGCCTGTGTACCCTGATGCGCCTAATATGTTGAAGTGGCCTAACAACTTCTCTTGGAGCTATAATGGCGAGTTGGCCGACGCTTCTATTACCCAGTTGGTTAAGGCCGCAGGCGGTAATGTCAACGCGGACGTGCGTAGTTCTCTAGCATGGTTCAATGGCGACGACTTAGACCTTAGCATGGAAGAGCCTGACGGTAATGTGATCGACTTTACTTCCAAGAAAAGCTATCGCACAGGTGGGTTCCTTGATATTGATATGAACGCGACGGGTGTCGACTCACGCACACCCGTTGAAAACATTGCCTATGCCGACCGTTCACGTATGCAAGAGGGTCGCCATCGCGTACGGGTGAAGAACTTCCGTCAACGTGAACGTATTGATTTTGGCTTTGTTTTAGAATTTGAGTACTTCGGGAATACCATTAAGTTTGAACACAAAGACGCACTACAAAACGGCCGCAGTATCATAGTGCTTGAGTTCGACTACTCGCACAGTGAGGGCGTCAAGATCATCAGCTCAATCAAAGGGTCAGAGGCTTCACGCCAAGAGTGGGGTGTTAACACACATCAATGGTCAAAAGTATCAATGGTAATGAACTCACCGAACCACTGGGACGGTGAAGAGACTGGTAATAAGCACTTCTTCTTCATGCTAGAGGGCTGCCAGTCACCTGACAAGATCCGTGGATTCTACAACGAAAACTTAGCACCTGAACTGAACAAACACCGCAAGGTATTTGAAGCACTCGGTTCTAAGTTGAAGGCCGACCCTACAGATGACCAGCTAAGCGGTCTTGGTTTTTCATCAACGCAGCGCAACGCGTTACTAGTTAAAGTTAGCGGTTCATTTAACCGCGTAGTTAAAGTTACATTCTAAGAAGGATAAGTACCATGCAATTAACATCAGACAAATTAGCAAAGATGTCCCTAGAAGAAAAAATTGTTGCGGGTCTTCGCATCAAGTTACGCTTTGTATCTCAAAATGTAGGCGGGCGCTTCTCAATCGAAGACCTTTACGAAATGCCTCTTACATTCCGCCGTAAAGATAAGAATGACGAGGCTTACCTTGATGAGATCGCAATTAAGCTAGACCGCGAAATCAAAGAAGCAGGTGAACTAAGTTTTGTTAAGCGCAATAAAGTCAACGTGAAGACTCAGCTTGCATTCGATATTGTTAAGGGCATTATCGAGTCGCGTATTGCAGAAGATGACGCTGCAAGAGCAGAGGCTGAACTACGCGCGAAAGAAAAGGAACTAATGGCACAGCTAGACCGCATCGAGCAGCGAGAGCTAGAGAATAAGTCTGCCGATGAGGTTCGTGCAGAGCTTGACGCGCTGCGCAAGACTCAAGCTTAGCGACGTCTATAAAAAAGAATGGGACTAACTGGGTTAATGGCTTTCGAGCTGGCCATGAACTGGGTTAGTCACTAGGCTACACAACCACTGGGACGCGGTGTTAGGTATTGCCCGTCGGCAAGAACCAGTGACTGTGTAGCTGCCCCACTGTCGGGAGACAGTTTGTTTTCATGAAACTCTATATAGAACGACCAAAACCGCCGATCATCTTGGCGGTTTTTTTCTTTGTACAATGAAGTCTGGGCATACCAAGAACCCAATGGTGCATACTTTCAAAATCCCTTACAATACAGCGACTTTCACTCAAAAAAGTGTTGTACAACTAGCAGTGGCTGCGCTATATTGGCCTCAGAAAGTGATACCACAATTTATCGAAAGGAAGACCGACATGTCACAATCACCTACACATGCACATGCTGTAATGGATGCCATTGAATTAGGCTATACCTTTAAGCTACCTGCTCACCCATCATTTGCTGATAAGCTGCTAAGTGGCTCTATTGGCTGTGACCAAAGCACGGTAACACTCGATGCACCACATCGTCCTGTGCGACTGTACCGTATTGCCAATAAGACAACGAGTGTGAACGTATTCGAGTTTCTTGATGGCTCACAGCTGTTCATGAGTGAAGACCTTAAAGTCTATGCGGCAGGTGAGGTAGGCAGTCTTGATCATATTGGTAAGGCTGAGGCTGCGCTCCAAGAGTCTAAGGATGAACTTCACGAGTTCAACATGGCGGTTACACGTGGCGACCACAAAGCCTGTAACGTTATCAAAGAGCGCTACCAAATGGTCGGTGGGTCAAACGCGGACACCTTCACCGAAATTAAATGGCGTATTAATAAGCGCGAAGATGACCTACGTCACGCAAAAGAAAATACGAGCACTAAGTCTATCGAAGAGTTGGCGCAGGCGCTGTTTATCGTAGCCCGCAAGGTACGAAGTCAATACACTGATGTCCAGCTAAGTAACAATAAGGGCTTACGTCGTACGATCACGCAAAAGACGCTCGCAGCCTGTAAGCAACGAGACCCTTATGTAACCAACGAACAATGGAAGCAGGCTGCTGCTTACCTTAACAACCAACAACGAGTAAATAATGAGTAATAAAAAGACGCTGCGATACGAAGACGTGTTGCAGCTCCATGACGATAGCTATGACCCAGCGGACAACCGTACGTATCGGTGCCCACCCTTGTGCTCGTCACCTACCCAAGAGATAAAAGCACACCTCGCCTTATCTGGCTACGGAACAGGGTCATCTAGCTACACAACAACCATGGGTAACTTTTTCGGGCATAGCAGTGTTCAGTTCGATGACAAAGTTGACGGCATGGTTCTGCATTTTCCGAAGGCATCAGACTTTACACAGCTAAAGCTAATTAAGCACGCGAAGTTGTCCAGTCTTTACCCCTCGTGGATTATTGAGCGCTACGGTTACACTGACAATGTTCAGACGTACCACAAGGTGCCTATCTTCTATGATACGAACGTGCATGAGTTTTTAGCGCCCTTAGATAGTGAGTTTTTTACAGAGTTCTCTCCGCAGGCACTTAAAATGACGAAGCTGCCTAACTTTAGAGTGATGAGTGACAAAGACGGGCGCGCTCACGGATTCTTCACGGCAGACACCTACAAAGAGCTTACTGACGTCGTACTAAAGGGCAGCACTGGCGTAGACAGTCCATTCACTGTGACCAAGCACGTCTACCGTCGTCATTTCTTAAACGCGGCGAACGGCGAACGTGTGATCTGCGTCGGCATCAAGCATCGGGAAGGTAATGCCGACGGTTATAAGCTTTTGACAGGGGTTAGCTCAGCTTCTAGCCGTGATGTATTCCAACGATTGGTAAGGTACCAAACAGCTAGCTTTGAGTTGTATCAGGGTGCCCTGATCGAAGATACAGTCTATCTCATGGAAGACGATGGGACACTCCACCCAAATGCAATGGCACTAGATATAAAGACGCGCAAACAGCGGGCTGCCGCTAATCCTAAAAGCAGCACATGTATTACCGATAAGGAATATACGTATTATACGATCCCGTACAGTGCTGACGATTGGAACTTGCTGGTTTCTATCCATGAACGACTGCACAATCTAATGACCGACTTAGAGGGGTTCTTTGCCTCGGGGGCACGCCCGAATGAAAGACACGATAGACCGCTGTCTGAACTTAAAGCAGCACCTGCATTCTTAGGGTTACATCATGACGGTAATTAGTTCAGCACCACTCTATCAGGTGGTGCGCCAGTTTGTCCCTCACTGCACGCTTGGCACCAGCGAATGCAACTGGGTAAAAGCTTTAGCACTCTACTTGGAAAGGTTTCCTGAGTTCGACCCTGTACACCCAGTGGCCGACAGCATCGAAATGACAGCCGACGGTTTCTATATCACTGTTAAAGCTAAGGCTGTTAGTGACTTATCCGATGTAGTCAAAAAACTTGCTTGGCTTGAGTCTATTGTTAAGAACCCAGATGCTCCGAAGAACTGGACTCATGTTACGGGTGAGGGTGCCTATGTTCGCTATTCGAAGCACAGTGAATATGGACACCAGTACTTTCTATACAAGACCAGCTACAGCGGCTGGGACACGCAGTTCGCTAGCTCTATTCCTGACTTACGCGCTCGCGAGGATCTAGAGTTACTTCTAAACCTTCTAGCGCCGCTCAATGACTGGCCGAACCAAGGTAAAAATTAATCTACGTTACGTAACCAAGCCCTTTAGTCGAATTAAAAACGATTAAAGGGTTTTAATTAAAATAAAAGCCCCAATGTCTTACGTGAATACCTAAAGAAACACTATCCAAAGCTATCAAAAATATGAGGTGTCTATGGCACAAACAGCCCATAAAGAAGTAACAGACCGTAACGAAGTGATCGCCAATGCTCACGCCTTTGGCATACGCGACCAAGAAACCGCTGAACTTGTACAGGACGCGCTGAACGCGCCAAACAATGCTAAACCTACATTAACCGAAGATGACGTCACTGAGCTTTCGAGAGAAAACTATGCGACCATAGAAGAATTAGAGGCCGAGCAACCTGACCAAGACGACACGTTTGCCGTTCTAGATAACCAAGAGCGTATTAACGTTCAGCATTCTATTGTTGCTCAACTAAACTTAGACAACAAAACAAATTTTAGTGATGATATTGAGCAAGACGTGGCGGATGCTCTAGAGAAGTTTAAAAAGCTTAATAAACATTCGTAAGGATCTTCTCTTTAAAAAGCCCGCTAGTTGCGGGCTTTTTCATTTAAGGACTCTAGTGCCTCGCCAAGTAGGTAACCATGGCAAAGAGGTATTGTCGGCTCGGCAAGGCATTCCGTGAAGGTTCGTTGCTCCGCCACGTGGTCGATAGCCTTAAAGTCGCGCATCAAAATACGCTTACCTTGTAGATACTCCGAAGTTAACCAATCCCACGCATCAGTGTTCATCGCGAGTTCCATGTACCATGGCTTAAACAGCTGCTCTCGTGCTTCACGTGCATTCAGCTTCTTACCTTTATGGTACCAGTACAGATGCTTTGCGCCACGCCCCATAGGCGCATGCACAGGGTGGTCTCTCTCAAGCCCTGCCTCGCGCCAAGAGTACCAAGCAGGCGTTGGGTCGCCATTTAAGTCTGTATGCTCAGAATAAACCTTAGAAAATTGCCACGCGTTTTCAACACAGTGCGCCCAAAGACCTGACTCGACGTAGACGTCCCCTAATAAGAATGGTGAGAATTGACGACCTAGCTTGTCCTTACTGTGACTCGTGACGTCGACATCAATATCAAACTTAAACGCTTTCGGGCACTGTGCGTGGGCGGGCAGCACCAATAGCTGCTCGTAAACAATGTGCCTTTTCTTGTTAAATAACCCCATTATTACTCCGCTAAAAAAGCCCGCAGGACGCAGGCTTTAGTTCATGTACAGCCAGTTAAGCTGGCACCTCCAAGAATGAAAAGGTATTGAAGTGCTTTCGGCCATGACGGCTAAGCCATGCGATAATCGCGATTGTCTCGCATAGCTCTTCGACCGTGTAAGACAACTCATAGCTAAACTCCACACTATGCGACATCTTGAAGCTCTCAAGCTCTACGCCAAACAAAGCCGTAACATCCGCCAGCTCACTTGCAAACGCTGAGGGGTCTCCCGAACTATCTAGCAGTACTCGGATTTTAGTTCTTACCTTTAGAGTTCCATCGTCGATATAATCGAACCTCGCATACGGAAAGAGTGCATCTAAATCTATCATTGTTTCTGTTCCTGTTTTCGTTTCTTTTCGGCATCTTCTCGTGCATCGTACTCAGCGTATGAGAAGTGGATCCCCCAACGGTTAATCCCCCAGTACCAAACTTTTGTAGCGGGTAGTTTATACGGGTTAGGCTTTATAGTGTCTGGACTGTCTGAGCCTATTGCTGACATAAAGGTCTCAAGCTCGGCCTCTTCAAGCTTGTGGTAAAGCTGTATGGCAGCGTGCATAAGCCGAGAGGGTGGCTGCTTATCACTTAATCTCATTTTTGGTCACGCACGTGCTTAGCCTGTTTGTGTAGTGCGTAGGCCATGACCGCATTGATAAAAGGGTCACTCTCACGCTCTTTTTCAGGTATAGGGCGAATAAGAAGCGGCTTAATCTCGTGCTTTTGATGGTCACCGCCATATTGCTCATCTAAATGGCGAATAAAGCGTCCTGTCGGGAAGTCACCTTCATACGTTACATACTCACAAATATCTACGTAGCCCGACACGTACGCTTGAAAAGGTGTGCCATCATTCGGGGCGTTATAGGCATCTTGCCAGCCGAGGTCGCGTAGGCGCGCATGAGCTTCTACGACAGCTGCAACACAGCTTTCTTGGTCAGGTAGCTTAATGCGTCGATTACGCGCATCATAAGCAACTTGGTTAAATATCTCTGAGTTTTTATGACGTGGCGCTTTCCAGATTTCGTCAAAACGTAGCAGTGACCTTAGCGGGTTCCAAAAAGATCTAAACAAGCCCGCAACTAATATGACCATGACATGGCAGATTAAGACAAAAGCGTTTGCAAACGACGCCATTAAAAAGACGAAGGGTGTGGCTAGTACGCACAGCGTACGGCGTAAGTAATCATTCTTGATAAAGCCTATGTAGATTGGACGCCAGTACTTAGCGCCATCGGAACCCGTTGCGTATTTGATCATATTATTTCCTCAGTATCGGTTAGTTAATTTGGTGGGCGTGTGCCGCCGCTTTATTCAGCACATCACGGACGGCCTCATAGATAGCCTTTAAGTGTCCCTCGAACTCTGTGTTGATGTGCTCAGGTGCCTCGAACTGGTTTACGAATGTGCTGAATGTCAGCCCCTCACCGTTCTCTAAAGACCATTCATGCCATAGGGCAGTGATTCGTACCACTTCACCATAGAAGCGCTCACGCTTCTGTACACGAGCTTCCTCAGCGCGTCTTTTTAGAATTAGTGCTTCTTCATCGGGTGTTAGTCTCATGCGATGGCCACCACTTTACCGTTACGGTACTCAAATGGCGCTCTCTCAAGCATGTGCTCTAAATCGGTGTGCATTGCTTTAGCCGTACCATGCAGTATACCTTCACGTACAAGCTTTAAGTCTAACTGGTGGATCACATCTAGCAGCTTATCGTACTCTTGAGCTGTTTGAGGTGTTTTAAAGCGCATAAAGCCCTTGGGGCTTTTAACCCAGTAAATGCCACGCAAGTATCGCGATAGGAAGCTAGTTACCCATATACCAGATGCTTTGTACAACCATTTCATCATTGAGTAAAGGCCGATAGCAAAGATGGTAATGAGCATCACAAGCGTCGCAGTTTCCGACGTCATGTAATCAGTCATTGTCAGTGTCTCATCATTGTTCAATTGCGCCGCAGTGTATCACGGCAAAAAGCCTAAGAGAAGATCAATTAGGCTTCCAGCTATTTCGTATGAACTGACGAAATTCTGCGTCCGACAAGTTGTCGTTATCCACGTTCAGAAGTATAAGCTTTAAGGCATGTTCTTCTTCACGGGTCTGTACTAAATCGTTAAGCTTTGAGGCTGACGTGCTAAGGGTCGCCACAAGGCTAGGGCTTAGTGCATCAGCGTGGGCGCTCACAAATTCGCTTAATCTACGCGATAAAGCTCGCACTTCGTCTCTTTGTGAGTCGTTGATTGTTGGCAGTTTACCTGCTGATGAACTCACTGCTTGTCTCCAAGTTCCAGTTCTGACTTAGTGCCAAGGTACTCTACACTGTCTTCGTCAATGATGATGTTACCGCGAAGCGGGCGCAGACTAACTTTGCCCTCTTTCTTGCTTCGCGCAGTAATAACCATAAGCTGACCCGCAGGGAAGTACTCACCAGCCTTATTGACCATCGAACTTTTTAAAGCAACTACACCCTGTAAGCAGTCCTTATTTTTGTCGGGCATCTTAGCCATTAGTCACCTATTTTGTCGGTTAAACGCTTATGCAGTGTTGCTTTTAATTCTGGGTGCAACTGGCCTACGCGTTCAAGTACGCGCTCCATTTGAGGCAATGCACTATCCTGATACTTACGAAGCATCGTATCACGCGTTTCCTTATACAGCTCATCACGTTCGCTAACTTCACGGTCAAGAAGAGTCTCAATCTTTTCTACCGCTGCTAAGATGGCCTCGCGCGTTGCTTTCGCTTGTGATTTACTCGCTAGTAGGCTACCTAGCTCGTCAACCAAGGCCGCCAACTGTCTTGAGCTGTCAGGTAGGTCGGGCACGTCAACTTTAACCACATCGTGCGCCTGATCCGTCTCGGTATCTTTAGAGAAATGTACGCTACGTTGCCCATAGTAAGACAGCGTAGCATTGACCCAATCACCTGCAAGTGACCCGCGCACGAGTTCCATGACTTGAAAGTCGGTCATACTGAACTGCATCAAATCTAGCGCTTTTTGCGTCTCTACTTCGCCAAAGCTGCGCACTCTCTCAGCTGAGAATTGGAGTGAAAGCGTGTAGTAGTGCTGAACACTACGAGCGTCACCGAAGAGTGTCATGCCTCGCGTTGATGGACGTGTCATTGAAAGGCTGCCCTTACCTAGCTCACAGTTTCGGTACGTCTCTAAGATGTGCTTATTCTCGTAGCGATTTGCGAGGTGCAGTATATCCTTTTGATCCTCACCTCTACGGTAGGCATTAGCCTTGTCACTCGGCTCATAGTGTGGGGCGTAGCGCCTGATTAATATCGCCACATCACCCAGCTTGAGAACATCACGAATACGCGTACGGAAGACTTTTTCTGGCGTAGACTCAATTGTCTGCATGCTTGACTTATCGACGAGTCTTAACGGCTCGGCGACCTTCGTTATATGTGACGTGATTGAAGACAACACCTCCATTTTTAGATGATGAACGTCCTTCTCGGCCTGCTCTGAGTCGATCTCGATACAGAAGTCAAGGTCACTTCTAGCATAACGGTCAAGTTGCCACTGTGCCTCAGCGAGTTCTTCTTTTTCCGTCTTATTAAGTTTAACACCTGTATCTTGTAGGCGTTCCGCTTCGCGCTTGGCGGTGGCGATAGCTTGGCGTGCTAGGTCAATGGTCTCATAGAAATGGCCACCGTACTGCTCAGCATGTGAATACGTTGCAGTTGGCGTAGCAACTGGCACGCCGTCAAGAGACGTGATCTGTGTTGGCTCAACTTTACAGCTCTGTACATTGAAAATCAGGTCACTTATACCGCGCTCGGTGATAAGCGTCGTGAAGAGGATGTCATTTTCGTTTGGCACCCACTTACCCGCATCATTTAGCATAGCTGAGCATGCCGCAAGCTCAAGTGCATTATCAGACTTCACATTCTGACCATAAAGCTTTTGAGGTTCAAAGCTAACGGGTTTTAGTCTCAGGAAAGCAAAACCTGCATTAGGGCGGCTAATGCGCTTTGAGATCTCGGCACTGACCTCATCTAGGTCGTGGATGTGTTGGCGTATAAGCGCCAAGTCTAGATCCGATTTATCTACGGCATCTAGTTTTAATGCGTTTTTAAGTATTTGAGCAGTTGATAAGTTCATCGGTCAAGTCTCATTTTTATTAATTGGTTAGTTGGGTCAGACTATAGCAGTCAAAAAATCATTGTACAACACTTTTTGATAAAAATTATCAATGTAAAGTGCTGCGGGGTAACGCTTTTCAAGTTTTAAGACTCACAAGGCCGCGAGTTCGCTGCACTAGCGGCTAAGTCTTAAATAAGTGCTCGCAGCTCTTACGCTTCTAGGCTGGCTATCTCTAGTATGTCTGCGACCTTTAATTTGGTTTCGTCATCTAAGCGTGACCAGTCACGGATAGCCTTATCAGCCTCATTGACGCGGTAGGCATCGTTCATCGCAGCATGACTTGGATAAAGCGTATAGCCGCCATTTGCGCCATCAAATACGTTACTGAGGTGGAACGAATGAAGTTTAAGCTTTTCAGTGTAGTGGCTTTTTGTATTGGAGTTAAATATCTCAAACTCTGCATTTACCCGTGCAGCCTTTATAACTTTAAGCTCTACAGCTTGACTAAACGGGCAGCTACCACGCTTAACGCGGTTGCCCGTAGGTACCGCTAAAAATACGGTGCCTACACCGTGCTCAGCTACAATATGTTTTGGCTTTTTATCCATGGGTATTTCCTAGTTAGTCTCTATTACCACGTGGTCGTTAAGCTTGACACTCTACGCAGCCTATGTAGTTGCACAGCTCGCTCAGGGTCTCTTTCTTTAACCACGTTTGTGTTTATCGGTCAGTTCGAGGGTAATATAACAGCTATCAATTTATTGTACAACGATTTAATTGATAAAAACTTCTGCGCTGCAACTGAATACGAGCTGAATAGTTATTGCTTTGTAAGCAATCACTTAGCACTCTAGTATGCCTTTTCCTACGCTAAAGACCTACATCACGTGAGATATATCTCACGCCATATTGGGTAATCACGCCATTGCCAATACTTTCAATGACATGAATAATGCCCACCCGTTAGCGGCCAATGGTGTGCCGTGTAGTAAGATCAGAGGAAGACACCATGGGTTTAGATATTTTAAAGCAGTGCCTATCATCAGAGACGCGTCGTGCTATTTTCTTGAACGATAAGCTAAAAGGTGGTCATCAGTTAGAACGATACCGTAACGGTATGTGGCGTTTAGCCACGGTTGTTGATGAAGTTGATATGATGTTAAATCCTGACGACTACAGAATTAGGCTTTATAGTGTAAAAGGGGAGAAGGCCGAAAAGACCATGTTCGATAGGGTAACAAAACCTGAACTTAGGGTCGCTGAACCTGCACAATCAGACGATATGACCAATGTCAGCAGGCTCGTTTCGCACCTTAGAGGTACTTTAAAATCTGCAACCAAGGCACCGATTAGGCAGTAATTCACTAGCTGGTCGGTGCTTTCTATAGAGGCGCAGTGGGCAGCTTGCACCTAGGTATGCCTCAGTTCGTTGGCGTACGCATTATCCCAGTAATCCCATTGCGTAGAATTGATCCACTGTACGTACCCATTCTTTTAGCGTTAGCGTCTTATGCGTAGTCTTTGAATTAAAGCCCAATGATAAAGACACTTTAGTTGCATCGCCCTCATTAAGGAACATAGACAAGCCAACCTTTACGCTAACAGCTCGATAGTTTAGCGTGATGCTTTGATAGCCCTTTTCCTCGCGAACCTCGGCCTTTTCGCCTGTTAAGTCCAGCGCCATATTCTCTGCGATGCTTGTATTTACGTCCATGAAACGCTGGGCGCGTGCTTCGCGTTCGGCATCCTTTGAAAGACTTTCCACTAGGTCATCAATACGTTTTTTGAGTGTTGATACTTTACCTAGTGGGCGGAATGGGTTCTCACGCGTACCATGGCTGTATTGCGACGTTGATACAAGGATGCGAACCTTAGTTGGGTCAATGCTGTAAAGAGGTGTCTCAGCCTCGATTTGTAGCCACACCTCTGCATTAGGGTGTTTAAAGTCCGCGTAACGAACATCGCCGTCCTTTTTAGTGACAATAGCTTTACGTAGTTGTGAAAATACTTCATCTACCGAATCCACTGCCGAACGTGCGCACTCCATGCCCATGTCTTTCATTAGCTGAGTGAAATCGTCAAAGTGCTTTAGTTGTGTCTCAAGTTGTTTGTTAACGTACATATCGGTCTCTTTAGTATCGGTAAGAAATATTCTATGTACGTAATGTAGCACAGCCAAAATCGTTGTACAATGATTTTTTAATGTAAAGTGCTGCGGTGCAGTGCTTTTAGCTAGTGCCATACTATCCGAGCACGTTCTTCCGCTAGTCTATGGGCTTCTACTGCCTCTATTTTAACCTTAGCCTCACACTCGCCTTCAAGTAGAGGGAAGGTGATTTCTTTACCCCCATCACCGACAAACGTGTTCTTGGCTAGCTGTTCTTCCTCGCAAGCCTTAATGGCTTCCTCGTATTTTACGAAGTTACACGAGAGTGCCCCCGTGAGTGTGTCTCTTATGCACTCAATACCATCGTCATTGAGAAACACCTCAGTACGTGGTGGAGCTTTTGACAACCTATCAGGCGCTAGTGTTGTTATATCAGGCTGACTTGCGGGTTCTCCCGCACTCTGGGTTAAGTAGTGCCCTAGAAACATCCCCAGCGAAAAAATGGCAATCCCACCGAGCACCCCAAGTTCTTTTTGTCTTACTGTCGTCATTTTTTTATTACCCCTTTAGGTTAGTCGCGTTGAATGAAGCTAGCAGGTCAACATGCTGCTTCCATTGTGATAAGGTCAGTACATAATTACGGTGGTCATGGTGGCGTCCAATACGCTCAAGCACTGTAGTCTTGTCTAATCCCTTTGAAACAAAGTCATGCAGGTCAATGCGTATCGCGTGAAGCTTATAGTTAATGCCGATGTCACAGCAACCCTTCGACCCTTGGAGTTTAGCCTCGCCCCCAAATAGGCCGTCAAGCTTTGAAAGCGCGTCGCTTATGTTCATGTCATAAAAACGGTCTTTACTGCTCATATCACGTGCGTGCTCGATTGCAGCCTTAGTTACTGTATTAATGTTTCTACGAAGAGTTTCTGGCTTTGCATACGGCTTATACGGGAAGTCTTTACATGACCAATTAAAACTGTCAGGACGGATCAATACTGTCAGCTTATGTGTGTCGTTATAATAGTCTAGGCGGTCAGGCGCAGCCACGCTAAAACGTACGTGAAGTTCAGACTTTGGATCCTTAAATGTAAATTCACGGCCTTTCTTAGTACGCGTTTCAATGTTACGTCGCGTAGCATCATGATAATCAGTCTCATCATACTCTGGTTGGCTCGTAATATTCTCGAAGCCCAGCTCGCCCATCAATGCGAAAAACGCATCATAAGAGGTTAAAAGGCGAGCTGTTTCTTTGGCCTTGCGGTCTGCTACGGTATCAATGGCTGACATAGTCACGTCCTTAATCAAAACGGTGTATCGGTTAGTTGCGTGTACTTTATCAGGTTAAAAATCATTGTACAATGATTTTTTTTAATGAAATATGCTGCGGCACAGGTGATTAGTCCAAATCTACTAGCCCTTACGCTTGAAAACAGGGATGTCTACCTGAGCATCCTTTATGACACGCAACCGATTTGCAATTAAATTCAGTTGGCCTCTGGGTAAGTTAGTTATACAACGGCATCCGCCATTGGTGACCATACCCCCTGTTGGGGCTTTGATCACACAGTTCCCGTCGAGGCATGGGTCTATGCCCCTGAATAGGAAATCTGCCACCGTCATCTTTTGTGTTTCTTGCATTCGTCTAAGTCTCATTTAGGTCAATTGGTGCGCACATCATAGCGCGCACCTGCTTTGCGTAGCAACTAAGACTGACCTGTATCTTCGAAATATGAATAACGGCTATTATCAGCGAACTCAGACTGGTACAGAGAATCCTCAATAAACATGTAGCTAAGCGCTATAGGGTCGCTGCCTATAGCATCATATATAACTATATGACGTTTATCCTCAAAGTCGGGGTCAACATCCTCCATCAATAGAATAATGTTTGATGAGGGTTGGCCGTAAGGCGATGGGGTACCTTTAAGCTCGTAGCCGTCTCGACGTGCTAGGTCACCTCTCCCGCAATACATCGTTGCAGGGTGCTCTAGTAATCGCATCAGCTCTTCCCTAGGCATAACCCGCAATTGTGCGTCGCTGTCTGTACAATAAACCACACTATGACCGTCACTCTTAAAAAATATATGGTAGCGCTCTTCGGTAGTACCATTTATCAATGAAAATAACCTGTGCCTTAGTGCATAGTCATAGTCGACCTCGCGCTGACTTAGCGTTAGGTCTTGGCCATCGTATAAGTAGACTAGATCTCGGATTAAATAGGCTTGTGTTTTTGAGTTATCAGCGACGATGTGACCTAGGGCATCACCTTCACGTAAAACGACCTCTATGTAATGAGAACGGTCGTTATCAGCGCTTCCTGCGGTGATACAACTAAGTTGAACAACTTCGGTGTCCGTCCACTGTAAGTCGACGGTGTAGCTATCTTTTGCAGCTACGGGGCTAAGAACATATAAGTTATTTTTATAAACGTATATAGCTTCTGACTCGTCATTGTACGAGGCCGACAGGCGGCCATTGTAGTCTATGACCACAACGGGTTGCTGTAGTAATAGGGTAGGGATCAACGACGAATTATCGAGGCTGCCATTGAATTGTTTAAAGGCAGCCTTGTAATTGCTAAATCCACAGAGTACAGAAGCTATGTCACGGTACTGGCCAAGCTTAGACGAGCGGTAGCCCGCCCGTTCTTGCATGAGGTAGCGTAATGAGTTCGCGATAGCGTTCAGCTCTCGAAGGCTCTCGGCCTTTACTAGTTGCTGCTTGCGCAGGAACTGTAAGTCTTTCGGGTACTCCGAATTGCTAACCTTAGCCAATGATGCAGTGACATTGACTCTATCATGTAGCTGGATTTTCTCTGCTTGCTGGTCACTCGGCAGCGCATCAAATCTACGCTCACCCATGACATCGAATAGCACTTTTAGTGGATGCTTTTCCATGTGTTTGTTTAAACTCCTGCACATCAACACAGCGCGCGTCGAGCGTACTGATTAAAATTCGTTCTACGTGATTGTATGTTTCGTGCAAGCGATTACTGTCGTACGTCAATTGTACAATATCGAGAAAGTCTCTAGTTATGATGCCCTCAATGAAAAAGTCGACGGCTTGTTCAAGCCCAGCGTTCCCTTCTTCTATAATGCTACTGTGTTGTGGCGACACTGGTTGTACAATGTCCCCAATACGGTGTACATCACGATGAAGAGTTACTAAGCAGTTGTAAGCTGTAACTAATTCGGGTTTTGCGTTAAGACGCTCATCTACTATTGTTTGTAATACATTCTCTTCTAAAAATACACTTGTTGAAGCCTGTCTATTCGACATCGAAACCTCTATATCTTCACGCGGATATAGACTTCGCTAGCGTTCCAAAAGTCACCCGCGTTAAATACAGGGTTTTAAGAATTTGGTCTAGTCACATTAAAGCGTCATAGTTTGGCAGTACCGCTGTGTGGGTACCTGCTAGCAGCGAGGACTTATAAAAGCCCTTGGGCACACATGGGTTTCAAGGGAATCCCCCGTGTTACGCAGCATATTACACGTCGCGACAAACCCGCGTCAAGTTCTTAATTTCCAAAACTTTCTATTTTGGAAAGCTAAAGTGTTTGGCAATTTTCAGGGGTCACGCTATAGTTGTCATATCAGCTCATTGAGAGCTACACGAATTTACTTTTTTTAAGGTTGAAAGACATGGCTAACGTAGCGTTATATTTTTGGTGTTATTTATTTAGATAGTTCCCCGAGAAACTAGGCTCGGGGGCGGTAGCTTCTGGGCAGGTCGGAACAGACCATGTGACGTTAGTCAAAAAAGCCCAGCTGATTTATCACTGGGCTTTTTTAATGCCCTACGCATAGTAGGAACACCAAAATGCAACCTAATCTAAAAGACCTCAGAAAAGAGCTAAAAGTAAAGCAAGAGGTCATTGCCGCTCAAATGCGGGTTAGCGATTCAAGTGTCAGCAAACTTGAAGGCAAGGAAATTAAACAGTTGTCTGTGACTAAACTGGCAGCTTACGTCGAGGCACTTGGTGGGCATGTGGAGCTATCCCTTGTACTACCGAACGGTGAACGCCTCAACGTAGAGTAGTACAAAGATTTTTTGGATGAGTAACACGTAATTGGTAGCGTCGCGGGCTGTAACCCCGTTGCCCTTTAGGGTTTTGTAAGTTCGAGTCTTACCTCATCCACCACTTTTAGTGTGGACACTTAGCTCAGTTGGTTAGAGCATCGGGTTGAAGTTCCGAGTGTCGGCAGTTCGAATCTGGCCAGTGTCCACCAAACATTATTGGATAGTTAGAGCGTAATTGGTAGCGTCGCGGGCTGTAACCCCGCTCCCTTAAAGGGCTTCTTGGTTCGAGTCCAAGGCTATCCACCAAACAATACGGGTATGGCGAAACTGGTAAACGCAGCAGGTTTAAATTCTGTCGGTATGTCCTTGCGAGTTCGATCCTCGCTACCCGTACCACTTTTCATTGCAGGGGCTTAGCTCAATTGGGAGAGCAGCGGTTTCCAACTCCGAAGGTTGTAGGTTCAAGTCCTATAGCCCCTGCCAACTTAATTCATTGTACAACGCACACTTGTCTGAGTGGTTAGGTGGCTGCCTGCAAAGCAGCATGAGCGCGGTTCGATTCCGCGAGTGTGCTCCAATTCTCATTAGTTTGGGCTGATCCCAGCCCTTTTTCTTTAAGCCACTGGCGGGCTTCGTCTACGGTCTCAGTAACGACTACTGGGATCCCAGCGTCTTTATAGACCCCCAAGTAAAAGCCTTTCATCATGGACTTACCCTCGATACCTTTGCGCATAACATAAGCAACGGCCTTTGAGGACTGGCCACGGGAAACCAATTCTTTATGATGACGTGTGGCCTCAGCAAAAAACTCAGGCAGCGCTAAACATGTGTCTATGAACTCTACGATCACGTAGCGTTTGGGGCACAATAAATCACGATAGCGCTGTTGTATGTCGACTAAGGCTAGCATTGTTTCTTTATTGAAAGCGCCGAAGCATTTGACATGGATTAGGTCATTATTGGTACCGTGAACCTCTACAGAAATCCTACCATGGGGTGGAAAGGGCTGAGGGCGCGCAGAATCCGTATTTACTCGATAATTCATAATTATCTCGGTTCTCTTAGTGTTGCAGTGGAATAGGGCAGTCGCGCCTTTGACGTAATTATACAGCTAGGTCGGGGATTTTAGCAACAAGTTGCAAAGCCAATGGTGCGTTGGTAGGATGAGTACATAAACGAGACTGAGAAATAACATGATGAACCTGAGCTATTTAGAAGGTCATACAGTTCCACCCTATGTACTGGCACGCTTCAAGAAAGAGGCTGAAACTAAGTTCAGTGTTGAGCTGACCGAACAAGACGTCGAAATGTGCGGCCAAGCCCTGATCGACTACTTCATTGTCAGCCTTGAATCGCAAAAGCCATGCGGCATGCCATCAAAGTTGGTTGATGAGCTATGGCATGCGTACCTCTTATTCTCGAAAGACTATCGCGAGTTGTTTAACGTAGTAGGCCGCTTTGTTGATCACGTACCTGAGATAGAAGCGCAGTTCAAGACTTCCACAGGTACCCAAACTGAGCCGATGGAAGTCATGACGCTTCGCACCTTTTACCTTTGCGCGCAACGTGAAGAAATACCCTGCGGTTCCGACGAGCTACCACTACTTTTCGCTATGGATTCATTACTGCCTGACGAGTTGCTAGTCGATACTAGCGACATGTGGGAGCAGCTTAAATTGCACAAAGTGCTAAACTAAGAGGGTTCACTCTATGAAGACTTTAAAGACACACCTTAAAAACCATCGAAGTGCCTACAAGGGTACGCTAAATATGTCACGCCGACGCCGTGGTGGCTCAAGTGGCGGTGGTGGCAGTAGCTGTAGTTCTTGTAGCTCTTGCAGTAGTTCGTGTTAAGAAAAAGGGGAGTCATACTATGCGTCAATTAAGTAAATGTACAAGGCACAAGCGCTTTACCTACAAAGCAGCTCTAAACATGTCAAACAAACGTAAGCGTCGCGGCGGCTCAGGTGGTGGCGGTGGCAGCTGTAGCTCGTGCAGTTCATGCAGCTCATGTAGTTCATGCAGCTCAAGCTCTTGTAGCAGCTCGTGCTAAACTGCTGACCAAAAGTTAATACTTTAGGCTACCAATGGGTAGCCTTTTTTATAGGAACGTCTTATGAAAGATAATGCCGTGATGGTTTCCGCAGCGTACGATACTGTTGCAGCTGTGCTAGATGACTATTACAAGAGAGGCGCTGATATTAAGTCAGCAAAAGATATTAGACCGCTTATGGAGGCTTTGAGAGACGTTGCAGGCTTGGTGCTGCCATCTTTCAGTGCAACACCTCTTGTGCAGGCAAGTCCAGCCGCAAAAGAAGTACTTGCACTTATCCTAAGCTCAGTCGATGAGGCTAGGCTCTCAGATTTAGCGCTTGTGACAGTGCTACGTACAACTTGTGCTTATTCCGACTTGACCGAATGGACTGAGTTACGTGACCGAGCGCATGCCATACTTTTAAAGCGTGACCAGTCCGCCGATGAAATACTCAGGGGGCTTTACTGAGCGCTTAAAGCTTCTTGATGAGCGCGAGCCTCGAATGCACGATAGCGTTGTAGTGACTGACGCTTACCACGCTTAGCGGCTAGTTGCTGCCTTCTGTTGCGACGTTGGCTTATTCCGAGCATGCGCTGACGTCGGCTGTTCAAACGCTTTGAGATTGTTGTCATAGATGCCTTCTTTTAGTTAGGGCATAACATGATGCCCTTTGCGTTGATTAATGACGAACCGTACTGTCCGACGAATGTACTAAGCTTAGTTTTGGTTTTTCTTCTTTCAGAGCCGTTTGTACCATAGCCTCGGCTTCATCATCGGTCATAGGTACTGATAAGAAGCTCAGGTATAAACCCGAAATAGTCGATACTGCAATTCGCTGTATATTACTATCAGTTAGACTAGCCATCAGTTCACGGCGCAAGTCGTCTGCTGTATGGATCTTCACCTGATCGTTATTGCGCAGGTAGCCCATCATAACCTCAAGGGCATGAGCAGCTGCATTACCTAGTAGTTGGTCTGAGAAGTCAACCATTTGTTGTACTGGGTTTGTACTTTCAGGGAAGGCCAAGTCGGCACTACTTCCTAACCAATGAGTGACCGTGAAAGCAAAATTAGGTGAGTTGTGCTCAGCGATAACATTTTTAAAGCTTGCATCGAAGAACAGGGCTGCGCCCGTCCACTTTTCGCGGTCGGCCAGTAGCTGAGGGTGTAACTCGTAGTGTGCGTCACTCAGGTATGGTATCAGCGCTTGGACTACATCAAGCGTCTTAAAGGCTAGCTTAGTGCCGCCCCAGCGTGATGAGGTTAAACAGAAGCTAACAGCCTCATTAAGGTCAACGTCAAACGAATGTGGATCTCGTGTTATGTCGCCCTTTACATTTGTAAGCTCCACAGTAATGTCTGCGATTTCTCGGCCAGCAAAAGCAAAAGTCAATTGAGGTACTTGATTCTCAGCGCTATCGAGATATGTGACATACTCTTCAAGGCTTTGAAAGCCCACCATGTGTGCATGTTGTCTGGCCATAGCTTCTACATCAAGACTGCTATCACCAGCTAATAAAGCATAATGCTCGAAAAGCTCACACGAACTTCCAAAGTTATCAATTTGCATGGGTACTCCAATTATTTTTTCTACACCTGCGTTCTTCGCGCGGGCTTAGTCATCAATTTGAACGAGAGTATAAACCAATTAAGCCTTTTTTGCTGCCGCTTTTTCGTCGTCTTCGATTTCTTTTAGCAGCTGCACTGTAAAGCGGTATTCGTCATCAATTGCACGGTGCTGACCTTGTAAGAACTCGGCTTGGTAGGCCGCGTCAACGGCAGCAAACATTAGTACCTCAAGTTCACCACGCTTTTCGTCAAGCTCGACCACATCACAGCATAACTCGGTTTTGTCGTCTGACAAGATGACGTGTACAAAGCCTTCGGTTGGCAACTGCGTAAAGATTCGAGCAGGCTTCCATATAAAGTTGGTATTTTTAGCTTGGGTCATTATCGGGTCTCATTTGTATCGGTTAGTGAGCCTACTATAACAACAAAGCACATCATTGTACAACGATATTTAATGTAAAGCCTTACGGTGCAGCACTTTTGAAAAGATATGCAGGTCAGCCTGCACAGCATACCTATTGCTAAGGCAACCTCATTGGTGCATAGTCGCTAGGAAACCAAGATACACAGATATTAAGTACTACCAGACGAGGGTGACTAATGGCCATAGAGACCGAAGAAAAATTTGTAATGGATGTAAACATATTCAATGAAAAGTACCGCGAGCACTGCAAAGAGCGTCACACATTAAGCCAAGCCTACATCAATGAGCAGTCTGACTGGGATGTCCTGCTTGGGTTAGACAAGAACGGTCAGGGCTTTGTACTCGTTAAGAGTCGTATAAATACATCAAGTACTGCCTTCCCAATTGACCCCAAAGATGTCAAAGAAATGATGGCCTGTGACGGCGTTGATTTGGTCTGTCAGGAACAAGCACTTTTCAAAGTAGACTCATCCTCGTGGGCACTTCGCATTCGTATTATCGACGAAGCTGAGGCAATCTTCTGCTTTAAAGAACGCATAGCAGGCGCGAGCCGAAGAGAATACGAAACATCAATACCAATCACGTCCGCTGAGGCCATATACGAGACGCTTACAGCACGGATTAGTAAAGTCCGTCACTTGTTTGAGTACTCGGGCTACCTGTGGGAAATTGATATTTTCTTAGACAAAAATGAAGGCTTATGCCTTGCTGAAATCGAGACGGAAGACACTGACTTCCCATTAATTGACGGCCTTACCAAAAAGGTGACACAAGACCGCCGTTATTACAATGCGGAGCTAGTCGAGAATCCGTTTAACAACTGGGGCTGCGCCGACTGCAACTAAGGTTACTTGATAAACTGCACTGCTAGTGTCTTGAGCGCTAGCGGTTCTTTCAGGTCGTGCATTACCGCGCGTGCACTCGCGTGGCCAATAACCTCGAATAGATAGCGATCTGGCGTGTGCTCAATAAGCACATCGAATCGGGATCCCAACTTAGACTCAAGAGTTTTAGTGATGATCTCCGTTACGAAAGAGCCATAGTAACGTCCCTTAAAAAGACTCTCACGCTTAGCACGCGCGCGGGCAGCACGATCCTTCGAATTGAGCTTAACATTCATAAATACAAATACGGCTTTCGCAGCATTTACAGCACCATTGCGGTAAAGGAACTGGTTTATTTTCTTCGCATTACAGGTGAAGTAGTTCCAAGCTCGGTAGATGTCATCTGGTAACATGGTTGCTTTGTATGTCGTACGACCACCTGAACGACGGTAGCTGCGGGAGTTCGTTATCTCACGACCGCTGGCATTTAGCTCCCGTGGCCTATCAATAATGATGCGGGCTTTATGCTGCTCAAAGACACTGACCATGCGGTAGAGCAATGGCCAGCTAACAGGGGTACTTAAATAATCGTTAGATTGAGTATCGGACATTAGAATTATGCAGCCTTTTGTTTACGCATTTCAGCAATTTGTAGCCTAGCTTTAATGAAAGCTACACGGGCACGCACGGGAGCTTTTGCAGCACGAGCAGCCTTAACACGGCGTTTCATTTCCTCACGGGCAAGCTCTTTCTTTAGGGCTTGTTCAGCTAGGAACTCGGCTAGTGTTATTGCATCACCTTCGTCATTCTTAATAGGCGCTGGTTGGATTCTAAAACGGGCTAACAATTCATCGGTCGTAAGGGTGGTCATCACATAGTCTCAATCGGTTTTTCTTAGTACGCATTGAGTATAGCAATAACAATATCGTTGTACAACGATTATTTTCTATAAGTGGTTGCAGTGCAGCTGTTTAGGTGAGTTTATTGTACAAGTGGGCGCGATTTGCTGTACAGCGCACGTAAAAAAGGGCGCTTTCACGCCCTTATTAAACTAATAGTGATACCCAGTAGATTCTAGCGCTATGGGTTCAAATTTGAGTAAACTTCCGATGCCATCTTGTTACCAAAGAGAATAGACGCCACACGTTGCGAGCCTTTCTTTTTGAAAACCCAGATCGGGTCACCTCGAAGAGTTGTGTCGAGCTTGCTTGAAGGCTTGTTACTTGCAATACCTGACCCGATAGTTCCCATGTACTCAGCGCCGTCCAGTTCTCTCTTAATAATGCTCATTAAAGGCTCTACTAGTCTATAGCGTCCACCAGTACGTCCACCGAAGTCATCAAACTTAGGCGCTTTCAAGTCGCCTAGTTCAACAACCAGCGTACCACCGACCTTTAAGCTTTCCCAAGCCTTAACAAGCGTCGTTTTCAGGAAGTTATCTAGAAACTCGTCGACAGTTGGGTAGCGTATATAAGCCTGCGTATCGTCTTTAGAATAACGCTCATTGTTATATGGAGGCGGTGCAAACATGATCATGTCAACAGGGTCTATGATCTCGTATGCGAAATCTTCGGCAGCTTCCTTATAGATATTCACGTTCTTTCGAGTTTGACGGCAGAATTTATCAAGCTTTCTACTTGCCTCTACGATACGTTGATCAGGGTCGATTCCATGGTATTCCGTTGGATGCTCAGCAGCCTCAAAACCGAGCAAGCGCGAACCCCAGCCCACACTCAAATCAAGTACAGAATCAGGCTTGAAGTAATCAAGCAGTGCCTTAGCTACAAACGGGCGGTCTGGTGTCGGTATGTACTGACGTACGCCCATGAACTTTCGTAACGTATCACGCGAGACCATATCGGCCTCATCATCGATCAGTCGGTGAAATATTGAGCGAAGCGCCTTTCTGTCCTTCCAGCTTTCAGCTGGTGAATCAGCGAAACTTCCACGGCATGTCCAACGGATGTCCTGATAAAAGTAATCACCTGTGAAGTTGCCAACGTTATTAGCAAGAACCGTCAGCATACCTAAAGGCTGCTTATACGTAAAGCGTGAGTCCGTACGTGCACCTGCCATAAACGGCGCTGAGTCTGCGCGCTTTAGCTCCAAAAAGCTTTCCCATGCTGCATCACGTGAAACTTCACGTGTAGGTAATGACATCTTATGGTCAATGACGATACCTTCAAGAAGACGGATTAAACGCGAGCGTTCATCGCTGTTGTTATATCGCTTTTTGAGGTCAGCCCAGTCCTCTTTGCCAATCCAGATATTGTTGTCGGCTGTCACGTAGCGCTTAGGGTCTAGTAGTTCAAAGTTCTCGCGACGCTCACTCGTATGACGCTCAGCTTCTTTTAATTTTAAAGCACGAGCTTCGGCGGGTGACAATTTAGACTGTTTACGTTTTGTTTCGGCGGCACGGTCTGCAATGTCCACGACAGAGCCACCCTTGCTAAGTGATAGGGTGCCCGAAAGCTTACTTGTTGATTTTCCATCACTAGTTACTTGTGAGTAGTCTCTACGTTTTCTTCGACGTGATTTACTTGCACTTTCATTAGTAGGTTGAGTTGTATCACTCATACCAAGAGCGTTTGAAAAATCTCTTTTCTGTCGTCTGGTCATTCTCAGATCCTCTGCCACCATGAGTGACAAACTAGTTAACAATTAGAAGTTTTCTAATCCCACAAAGATACCGCTAGTATATCTCCAAAACCCTTGTGGCGCAATAGATTACAAATTCGTTGTACAATATAACGGGGAGAGTTTTATCTGTAAAGTATTTTTTAATCTAATTGATTAGAAAATAGGTCTATCTGAAAACGACATTCCATAATCTCAATCTAATCAGGTGGCTCTAGAATATTGAAAACTTTATAAGCATACTCACCACGATCCAATCGAATAAATGATCCAAGATCTAAAAATCCAAACCCATCGCCTACGGCGTTATAGGAGAGGGGAGACCGAATGAGACTGGAATTTTCTGCCAATAATTTTAAGTCGGCCAGTGTTACCTGAACCTTTTGCATCACGGCTTGCAGGGCATTAGGTAGGTGCCTGTAGAACGTAGCGCGTGTAAGTCTAGACGCCTTAAAAACAGACGCCCTAAGCTTCTTTGATAGCTTTATTTGTGTTGGCGTTACCTTGTGCTTTTCGACATAGGCATGAATGTCTTCTACGAGCCTGTCAAAAGACCGCTGGCTCTTCTTTCGGGCACTTGTTCGCCCAGACCGAACTTGACGACGGCCTACTTCTTTTTCGCCCAGTTTGGCCTGTTTCTTACTGTAGCTAAAATCAAGCGGAAGTCCTAACTCTGTACCAAGTATGTGCACCAAGCGTGACATGCCATAGTAGTAGACGTTTGACGCCGCCGTACTTAGATAGCCTTTTAGCTCATTATCTGTTAGGCCAATGTATTTCTTGTTAAGCTGCTCTACGTATTTCCACGCATCACTCGCCCCCATCACACGATTAGCCATATTGTAGATATGGAAAGCCGTTAAGTCGCGTTGTCCCTTTAGGTCTGGTCGCGTCATAGCTAAAAAGTCAGCCCACTGGCGTAACAGCCCTTTCATCCAGTACTGTTGGCCACCACTGTCAAAGCCTTGAGCTACACCTGCGACCTTTTCTTTTGAGGGTTCTACCGCATTTCGGACAACAAGAGGTTGCAGGCTTATGTTTTTCTGTGGCCTCGGGTCACGCGGAACAGTCACCACGTAGTCATCACTACAAGGGTATTTCCATTTAAAGCCCAGATGGCTCACTAAAGCTTGTGGCGCTATCTTTTTACCACCGCGATAATATTCGACTTCGCGCCATGTCTTATGATGCAGAGAACTCGGTAGCCGCATGTTACCCGAGGGGTTATGCGATGCTGCAAAGTCGACTGACCAACCACTGTAGCCAAGCTCTTTTCTCTTTTCTTCGAATCGTGCGGATATGCAACGGCTGATCTCTCGCCACCTTTCTAAGAGCTTTTCTCTGTGTTTTACTGAGCGCGTCATTTGAGGCTCATCATACATCCAATAGAGGTGAACTCCCCCTGACCCCGTCGTAACGATACTGGTAGCAGCTGGTAAGTCTGCGCGCCACAAGACCTCTGTGACTTCTTGTAATACTTTATTTGCCTCGGACTCTGTTAGAGCTTTATGCCCATTGGTGTCGATCTCAAGCCAGTGTGACGTAAATCCGTTTAAATGGCGCTGATTACGCCAGCGATAAAATAAGTTTGGTGTGAAGTAAACGCCATTCGTCTTAGAGTTAAACTCACCTGAGTTTACATCTAGCATATAGCTTGACCGCGTGACAGTTTCACGCCGAGGGTCATAGGTAGGGTTTCCACAAGCTTGATGGTCAGTCAGCTCTTGCCTTGTTGCGCACGCACGACAAAACCATCGGAGGGCTGGCTCATGACCGATCCCCCAATCGTCGTCGAATGCCGTAGGTGGCATTTTGTGATAAAGATGTGCGCCTGCTTGTAAGGTCAAGTCTACCGTTCCCTTTAGTATTACAGAGCCTTTCTGGCTCTTTATAATGCTAAAAATAAACGGTTTAAAAACGGCTGCAAGCCTTAATTTACGCGGGTTTCAGAGGTTTTTACTCTGTTGGCACTTTGTGTTCTACTTTTGGTTTTAGTTGTTAATGTGGTTGACGAAACAGGCTTAAACTTAGTTGACGTACCACTTGTTATTCCACTTTTAACACCACGCCTAGAGGCCGCATTCCATCGTCTATTTAGATACCTAATGCTCATTATTACGACTAGTTTTGAAACTTAACTAGGCCGTTTAAGATCAACTCTTTTGCGAATTGGGATTGACGTTTCAACTAAATTCCCGTAAAAAATAATTTATAGAGTTAGTCCCACTTCAAATACTTTAATTGCTGCTATTTCAGAGCACTACGACCTCAGTGAATAGCTAGGTTGATCGCACCTGCTGACAAGCCTTCATTGAATACAAAACAACCGACATAATCTGCAAATGAAAAGTGCGTGCACTCTGTGACCTCGGGTCAGGCAGGATCTGATCGGATCATTCTGGGTAGTAATGATCGTGACCTTGGGTCAAGATCAGACCTGTAGATTCTTGTTAAATTTATGTTGTACAAGTCTGCACCACACTAAAGTGTTAGCCCTCGTTGAACTACGAGCACCACGCTCAGCTTTGGGGTTTTACTTTTTGTTGTACAACGCTTGATGCTACAATGATAATAACTGAGACGAGACCGACTGGGCTGTAGTGCCCGTCAGTGCTATAACGTGGAGTAACACTATGTCAGCCAATCAATATGGCTTCGAACTTTACAGCGTTGATTTAGACCAACGCGGTGACGGCGTTTTTGCCCGTTCAAGACCGATCACTGTACAACTAACTAAAGGTGAGCCGATCCTTAATCCAAAAGGTGTCCTTCTAGAGCAAGCCTCTTTAACACTTGAACGTAAACAAGCTAAAGTCGTTGTACTAACAAGTGGTAAGAATGAAAAAGGTGAGCCAATGCTTGACCACATTGGCTACGTGGGCAGCTATGGTGAGCCTTGCTTTACTGATGTACAACCCACTAGCTTGTACGCACTATCAGACATTTTTAAACAGGTATCAGTGATTAAGGTTGCCTTTGATAATTCAGGGGCAGGTGAGTATATAGAAGATGTCGACCTACATAGTGCCATATTCATTGTTAATCGTAAGGGCGAGCTTAAACCCTTTGAACAGAATAGCGCCGTTCTTTGGCCGCAAGACCTTCTTGATGCGATGCACGCCCATAATGAGTACCAGCAACTTGTTAATGGTGAAGAGCTTCCAAACGTTGTTACACTGAACTCAATTTACTACCGCCGACGAAATCCACAAAACCCAGAAGATGGGTACCACTACGAGTGCTTCGCAGTCTGCCTATCGCGTGATAAGCGCTCATGGCTAAGCCGAGCTAAGGGCATTATACGTGAAGCATTAGAGACCGAGCGCGAAGTCATAAGCGACCAGCTAACTCGCTTAGACAGCGCTTTATCAAAGCTAAATGGGTAGCGATATGACCGACCACAAGCACTACCACATTAAGGAACTCAACAAGCTTTTCACAATAGTTAAAGGGTTCCCAAAACTCCATGAGCTAATCGAGTGGCTACGTACTGACGCAACCATCTATTTCTTGTTCCCTGTGGGCTATAAACAGGAATCAACCCAGCTTGATTTACATAAGGCCGTAAAAGATGTACTGGTCAAAGTCGAGGACGAGACAGGGATAAGCTATCGGGATGCTTATCGTCGGGTCAATACAATCGTACTGTCTCAGGAAGAGCTAGGAACGGAACTAGAAAACTTTGAGTTTGAGAAAGCGTGTGATGTAACCGTTAAAGGGATCACACCAAAGCAGCCGTCAGGTGGGATAAAGCGCAAGATACCTGACTTTGTCTGATTTCGTTGTGGGCTTAGTTAGCACCTAAGCCGAACGTTTGAATACTGAAATTATTGGAGACCCCATGGGATTAATATTAGTCTTAATTATCGCATCATTCGCGATAGCAAGTAGCGCCGCTTACTTCTCGGTGATCGGTTTAGCTGCAATGTTCTCGGCGGCATACTGGCCAGTTGTTGTTATGGGTTCGTCGCTCGAACTCGGAAAGCTGGTTGCCGCAAGTTTTGTCTATCGTACTTGGAAGACAACAGGCATACTCATGAAGACGTACCTGATAAGTGCCATCTTTGTACTCATGCTGATCACCAGCCTTGGGATCTTTGGTTTTTTATCTCAAGGGTACGGCGAGTCCACACAAAAGTTACAAGAGGTGACGTACACCATTGAGGTTAAGCAAAAGGAAGTCATGCAGGTTGACGAGCGTTTAGAGCAGATCAATAAGACGATTGCTGACGTACCACCGCAGTACATCACAAAAAGAATGGAGCTTAAAGCTGACTATGCCGCCGAAGTGTCAGACCTTGAGCAGAAAAGGCGCGACCTGCAAGCAACTATGAACGCGTTGCAAAAGCAAAAAATGGAAGCGGACGCCCATGTAGGTCCAATTATTTATGTTGCTGAAATGTTTGGGGTAGGGGTGCAAGACGCAGTTAAATTCTTCATCTTCGCATTAATCATTGTGTTCGACCCAATGGCCGTAATACTAACACTTGCGACAAACCATGCTATCCAGCAATACCAAATACGACGAAAAACGAGCCTAAAAGAGTCTAGAGAGCACGAGCTAGCTTTAGAGCATGAAAGGTCGCTAACTACTGAAAAAGAGGCTGACAGCGCCCCTCAAAGCCCAGAACAGCAATTTGACGACGTGAATGACAGTGGTGGTATGGCAGCAACCAAGGACAGCGCTGAAAGCCTGAGCGCTAGTAGCGAAGAGACAAGCAAAGACCCCGTGGCGGTGCCTACTGCAATTGTCCAGCAAGCTAGTACTCGTACGCCATCTATAAGCGATATGAATGCAGTCCTTAATAAAACACCCTCAAGACGAGATTCGATAGAAGGTCGTAAGCAAAAAGCCGACGACGCCCGAAATGATAAGCGTATGATGTCCTTGGGTAAGACGGAAGTTCCAATGAAGCTTATTGAATCCTTGGGTAAGCCCGACCAAGACCTTTTATATGGCGTGTCAAAAGGCGTTTCTAAGGCGACACTCGCCGCTCAACTTGGGATGAGCGAGCTAAACTTTAGAAAGCGTTGTACGTACCTAGCAACACTGCTGAACAACAAAGGTTACAGTGTAAATCTAGTACTTTAGTGCAAACCTTAACAAAAAGGCTGACATTTTGTCAGCCTTTTTATTGGTATGTCTTCACGCGGCAGCCGCTGCGGGTGTCAGAAAGTATGCGTAGGATCTGCCATCGTTCATCTGATACGGGACAGTATCTGCACGTGATTTTAAAATCTTCGCTAATTGAGCAGTAAGCTTGTACTTGCATGGCTTAACTACGACCCAATTGTCGATGTCTATGTATAAACTACGGTCAACGTCATTTAAAACAAAAGTAACCGATTGCGCTTCACGCTCAGAGGCCGCTTTTAAAACGCTATAGAGAAGTCGGTCTACTTGAGCTTTAGGCGTTTGCCCATAAACTAAAACTGCCAGAGGGATTAGGGTAGTCACTAGGGCAAGTGACACTAAACCCAACGAAAAAGACGCACTGTACCCTAAGTTAACTAAAAAGCTAGTGACATCAAGAGCGACTAAGCTCACCGTCAAGATACTAAAGAAAATGACGCGTCTCATCCCTGTGTTCAATATTTCAAACATTATATTTTCTATTTCCAAATACTAAAATTCATTGCGTATGCAAACACATATCCTGTGCTACTCCCTGTGCTGCAACTGTTTTCAAAATATCAAACCGATTGGCCGTTGTATAGTTAATTATTAGTTTTAATTTTAAGTTTAATCAAAAGGTATTAGACGACCTAATACCTTATTACTCCTTTTGTACGTCTTTTGTACGACGCCAATAACCGCAGTAGACATAGTCGTGGATCCCCTGATGCCGTGGCATGTCAACGTCTAGTCTTTGGCCATCATAATGAGTGAAGAACTCATTACAAGCTGTGCAACCACCGCTGCCTTCTCCGATAAAAATAATTGGACGGTCGCTGCCCCATGCGTCACAAACATCTACGATGAACGTTTCGTTATAAGGTGGCCACGATACAATTAGGATCTCAGCGTGTGGAAACGCATGAACAGCCTCTAACGCATCCAAATTTGTTATTGCCTCAACGGTGCCGTCGCCTTTAGCGAGCTGATGGACATGTTTCCAGCTTTGGTCGTCTGTAGATGACATTGAAACACCGTGACCCCTCAGCGCCTTGGTAAGCCACCCGCTGCCTGCCATAATTTCCAGCGCGTGCCTCTTACCAATGTGGTCTGCCAGTACTTTCGTCCATTCCTTATCAACAATCGCCCACATACCATAACTGTTCAGTATGCCTTTAAGCGTGAAAGATAAGTGGAACTGGATAGGGTCAATCCTATCCATTATATAGTGAGTCTTTAAAGGGTACTTATCAGGCACTTCACCTGCGTCGAGTGCGTAGACAAACTCACGGACTCGTTCAATAAGGGGCGCACTTTCCGTATCAGGGGCGCTGATCGACCCCATGATACGAGAATGGTCTAGGGCAAACTCTACAGCCTCATTCAACTGGTCAATTGCCGTTGGCTCTTTTGGTACTACCACGAATTGATTTCCTTACCAAAAGTATTAGGTTCTTTCGCCTCGGCTACACCGTTCACGTAGTCCTCAGCTGCAAGTAGGTAAGGTGCCCATTTTAAGTAGTCATGTCGTGTACGCGGGTCTTTGAAGAACTGTTTGTAGTCTCCCTTCTTGTAGGCGCTCACGTTCAGTAGCTTATCGAATGAAACCGTAAATGTGCGGCGTAAAAAGCGGTTCATATCTGAGTCATCGTATTGATAGGCGTCGGTGCGCTCTTTTAACCATGAGAACACAGCTTTACGGGCTTTTGGTTGGATTCTTTCAGCTTTCGCTACATGACCCATGCCCACTTCAAGGTGTGAAGGACGCCAGTAGTTAGTTGACCCTATATGGTCTCTGTAATAACTACGGTCACGCCTCTCGTTCTCTTTTTCGCACTCGTTAGCAAACCACACTTCTTCTTGACCTACGAAGACTGACTCATGACTGATTTCTAAGTTACACCTTGCACGATAAGCTTCAAAACTAGGTGCTTCCCCAAACGTTAACACATGCTCAGCATCGTAAATAAGCTTTATAGTAGCTTCAAAGTCACGAGGGTCATGTAACTTAACAGGCGGGTGTGGATGCAGCACCTCACTACGGTCGAGTAATCCTTGTATGATCAATACAATGCGGTTGTACTTTTCTATGCGGTCATCAACGTGCTTTTTCACACTGTCAAAGTAGAGGTGGTCTTCATTAACAAGCTGATAGTCATTCACGTCCCTATGGCGGCTACATAGATTGCCGTAGGGGTTGCCCCACGAGTACGGGCGCGTCTCATTACCTTCAATCTTACGCCATTCCTCTTCTGGGTTATCGGCTTCCCACTGTTTATAAAGAGCCTCTGCTTTATCAGATTCAGCCTTCATGGCTTCCCATTCGCGTACGGGAATTAAGCTATCAACGCGGTCAATGAACATCTTAACCATTTGCGGTTCATTAAATGTGACGTCCCCCGACGGGAATAACATGTCATCGAACTCAAGATCTGTGCCTAGTCTATATACGCGCTCGCCGTTTCTAATGTAAAGAAACGTCAGCTTGTCAGCTGCCATACGCCTTGTATTTATGTAAGCTGAGAGAAAATCACCGTCGCTGTCGTATACTTTCTGCTTACGACGCACCTGAAAGGCGACTATACAACGCTCGAAGGGTAAGCAACGTTCAAGGTTATCAGACTCTGTCAGCCACTCGTCAAAAGCCTCTATGTTCTCAAACGACATACCACCCGCCTTGTAATTCATCAGGCATTCTTCATCCATGAACAGCTTACGCTGCATTACATGAAGCTTTGTGTCTGCTGGGGCTGGGTCGCCGTCTTGTACCTTTACAGTGTCCTCATTAAGACCTGCATAAAGCGACACGTTGAAAATGCGGCCTTCTATCTGGTCAAACGACGCTTTGAGTACTCCCAGCTGTGCTTCTAATGCTAAAGACTCAGCGGACAACCACTTTGAGACTTTGGAGCTTAAACCTTTTACTTCTTCAAACAGCGCAGGCAAGGTCTCTTCCTTGGCCTTAATTAACTCTGTCTTATAAAGGTCAACGTTTGTAGCTGCATCGACTACTCGTAGAGCTGTTCCTGACGATGAAGACCCAATAGCAGGCGTTGCTGATAGCCCCAACCTTGCTGTTAGTTGTTGTATCTCAGCCATAGTCTGACCTGAGAGCTGCTGATACCGACCGATAATACCTGATATGACCGACGCAGGGTCGTCACAAAGCTGGCACTGCTCAGGTACATCCTTCAACAAAATTCGTACGTAGCTTCGGCCGTTATCTTCGCGGGGCTGGCTCAGCTCAACGAAGTTACTACCAATTTCAGTGACACAGCACAGGTCTAAGTACCCCTCGGGTGCTGGCTCACGCTCAACGTAGACATTTTCTTTCTCATAGCGGCTCTTTTCGCCCTTAACCCAATACCACTGTCCTAGCGCTATCTCGGGGGCATTGCCTTCTATTTCGACGTGATCATGTGTATCTGTGACTATCACGCTCGTATCAGTTTTAGGGTTGTTCATAATTCTATCCATCGGTTAGTTAAGCGTTTGTATAAACGTCTCGTGTAACACGATAACAGAATATTACTGCAATGCAAGCGTTTTGATTAAAAATCGTTGGGCAACGCTTCACCGAAGCAAAGCGTTGTAGGTAGGCTTATTCGAGGTCTTCGGCGTCGCCGTCTAGTGCTGGCTCCTGATGAGCGACTGACTTGTCTTTTCGTAACGCTTTCTCAGAACTCTTAATATCAGAAAGGATGCGTTGGAGCTTGTCACGGCCTTGCGTAATCGCATGGTACATGTCGTCGTTATCGACTTTCACCGACGCTGTCTTCCCATGGTAAACAGTGTGCATTTCCACGACGCTGTCTTTGCCATTGTCCAGTGTTAACGTCACGTCTACCGACATGATCTCAGGGAAGTGTGAGCTAATCTTTTGCAATTTGCTTACAACGTGACTGTGTAAGTTCTCGGTGACCTCAATATGATGGCCAGCTACAGTAATTTGCATACAGTACCTCTTGTATTTGAGTAGTTACGCACCGAATATCATAGCGGTGCTATCTTTAACTTACGCCAATTTAACTTCCTTTGGAAGGGAATTTTTATGGAGACGTATGGCCGTAATCGGCAAACTTGTTGCGCTGCAACTTCTATAAGGCAACGTAAAAAAGACCCGCCACAACCATTAAGGTGAGAGTCATCTTTAAGGCGTAAGTAGGCGTCTTCCGAAAGTCGGTGCTACGTCGATTTAGATTGTTGGTCATGGTGTCATTCCTTGGTTAGTTTGTTAAAGCCAAATAGGCACAATCGAAGCTAGGCACCAATAGGTGACTGGCATTTGGGAAGCGCTGCTTGGCCATGTTGTGGACATCACGGTTATCCTCTAAGAAAACCGAGTTGTCAGTGATTAAAGGGGCAAGGTTGTCTAGCCACTCCGCCTTTATGTCCACGGCTGAGCGGTGGTCGTCAACGGGTCGCATAAGTAGTTGGTAGCCATAACCCTCAAAATACTGAGCTAGAAAGCGTTCAGTTTTATCACGCGCTGTCTCCGTACGGCTTGTCGCGAAGATAAGTGCTCTAGCAGGGTTCATCTGCATGTAAAGATGTATCAGGTCTATTACGGCAGTCACAGGCGCATCTAGGTCACACGTATTATTAAAGGCGTGCCAATGGTGCGTCTGCGTCTTTTCTCGCGGTATAAGGTGTTGGCGATGCCTGTTGTCGGCAACAGTCCCATCTAGGTCTACTATCAAAGCCACTTTTCTAGTCTCGTATTAGGTTGCGCCGTAGCCTTTCTTTCGCTACGCATATTGTACAACGGTCTTGATTTAGTACGAAAGATCCTATAAGGTCTGCCCAGTAGCGTCAAGGTCTAATTATACCTGTGCCGCAGTAATTGATACGAAGAGAACTACATGAAGACAATACAAGCAATATGTGCGTTGCTAGATATTGACAACGAACACCCTAAAGCTAAATCAACAGCCTTAAAGCGCTTAGAACAACTCAGCATACATGGTGACAAGTGTCCTCGCTGTAACGGTGAAGGGGCGACTTTTCGCGGAAAACAAACAGGGATCCAGTGTTATCCATGTAAGGGGCAGGGGTACGTTGGCTTCTCTCTTTCGAGATCTGCCCTAAAGCAGCTAAAAGCAGCCCATGCCGAAGGCAAACTTGACGACTTCCACGAACTGTGGGCAATTCAAGCCGATATAAAATCAAAACTAAAGGCTTTTGACGATACTATGAAGGCGTCTGGTATACAGAAAGCTTATAGCGCGTACTGGGCTGAACGCGAACAGGGTGGATCATGGAACCGCGACATGCAGGCGATTCACAAGCAAATGGAGCTAGTGCGTGCCCAGTTGTTTCAGAGCCTTGACGTAGAAGAACTTCTCGGGCACTCCGTAAGAACACGCCGACGTCTAGCAGAATTTTTTAATAAGCAATACAAGATAGCTGATCAAGCACTCGACTCCCTCGTCTGTGAAATGGAAATGTACCAAGCTTGGCACTCAAAGCCCGACTACAAAAGTATGTGCATGGCACTTGTGCGTAGCGGTACACAATCCATCGGCTTAGCCTAATTTAAAGCGTTAAAAAGCCGCTATAAACACGGCTTTTACACACCTCTATCCACCGTTTGTTTGACATCCTCCCCTCCCTTTGCGGCTACGCCGTCGCAGGAAGAGGATTCCCATTACTAGGTGTAAACTGATCACTCGGTTTACTGGTTCCTGTTGCTGACTGGCCAATGCCAATTCACTTCACAGGCGCTACGGGCATGACCTGCCCTGATAACTAATTCGCGCTGGCCTCTAAGGCCATGCCGCGATGTAAGACGTTGATAGCGCCGACGACGTCGGCATTCTCGCTGAAACCACACTCAACACAAATGAACTCAGCTTGTGTCAATCGGTTCTCTTTGGCTTTGTGACGACAAGCAGGGCACGTCTGGCTCGTGTGGTGCGGTGGTACCGCATGAAACACGTTGCCAAGCCATTCAGACTTGTATTCAAGCTGTCGGCGAATTTCACCCCAACCCTGATCGAGTATAGAGCGGTTTAGTCCTGCCTTTTGCCTCACGTTTTTACCGTGGTTTTCAGCGTCACCTTTTGCACTGCGTGACATATTAGAAACTTTCAAATCCTCAACGACTATCATTGCGTGGTTTTTGCTGATCTCGGTCGTGGCTTTTTGTTGAAAGTCTCTGCGTGCGTTCGCAGCTTTCTGGTGAAGCTTAGCTATCTTTAACTTTTGCTTCTTCCAGTTGTTTGAGCCTTTTTCTTGGCGGGCGAACTTCCGTTGCGACTTGGCCAGCTTGCCCATAATACCTTTGAAGCTGTGGACGCCACTGTAAACAGTGCCGTCACTTAGGGTCATGTTTTTAGCAATACCCATATCAATGCCTACGGCTGTCTCAGCCGTAGGCATTGGTTTAGATACTTCGAGTTCACAAAGAATTGAAATGTGCCATTGACCACACGCGTTAAGCGAAACGGTACAACTCTTCGGTGTGCCTTCGATTGGTTGTGAGTTACGGAACTTAACTAAGCCAAGCTTATTCGGCAACTTGACGCGACTGTCGTGCAATGCGCAGTATTTGTTAAAGTTCACAAAGCGCATTGTTGAGTGATGGGCTGTAGAGCGCTGCCTAAAGCGCGGGAAGCTCCCTGCGCCTTTCAACCATTTCTCTAGTGCTTTATGTAAATCACGTTGGCGTTGGTCTAAATTATCGCGATAGGCTTCTGAGAGCCATTCGCGATGTTCTAGTTTTTTCCAAGCGGTAACCAGTTTGTTCATGGCCGAATGATGCGGTAACTTACTAAACAGCGCTTTACGCGCTTTGTAATCCAAGCTGTTTAGATGTTTGTACAATGCCTTTCGGTCGGTGATACCTAGGTCTTTCTTTATGATGTTAAGCAAATAATCAAGCGTGTCGTTATAAACTACACGACCACAGCCCGCCATCTTGTAAAACAAGATTTCTTGGGCGTCGGTCGGAGCCAATAAGTAACGAAACGCTTTAAGTATTTTCACAAGAGTAATTCCTAGTTAGATTAAGTTCAATTTACCAACAAAGATTGTACAAAGCAATGGCTTATTTTCGTTGAAAATGCCTACGCACCATTGACTTAGCGTCAGTCCTAGGAAAATAATTTTCAATTATTTTGCGCATTCAACCCACACCTAATCTCGGTGTGGGCACCCTGCGCTAAGAAAGGTGGATAACTCCAAAAATTTTAAGGTCTCTAGTAATTTGGGTTGTATAGGTTCTTAGTTACAGCAAGACCCGCAGGCTTGACCAAGTGGTTAAGTACATCACGGGAATAGACACCACGGAACTTACCCTCTTCTAAGGCGTTCAGGAAACGTTGTAGGGCTAATACCTTATTTTTATCTTCCTGTGCCATGTCTTTAGTATAGCGCTCAACTGAAAGTAGAGAATTAAGCTTCGTTACATCGTCTTCCCACCCGATAGGGTAGATGCCAAAATCGCGTGCTACAGCGGCAACAAGATTAAGATCCAACGTTGGGACAATGCGACCTACAGCTAGTGCGTAGGACTCTGCGAGCGCAAAGACAGAGGCAGCTTTGTCGCCCATACCCTCAATCTCCGCAATGGCCACTTGAGACTCAGCATCGACCTCAGTCGCGTCGGCCTCTGTTAGTGCCCCTTTTAATAATGCCGAGGGCATATCAAGGTCTGGATAGTGCTCGTTATAGGTTTGTACAACGCTTTCCATTTGTTCTAAAGCGAAGACCCAAGATTGGCCTTTCTCGTCGTAGTAGCCTAAACCAGACTCAACAAGCGCATTAACAAGGTCATGGCTGTATGGTGACTTTACTGAGAGAGTCGACGTTTTAGTGTCAAATATGGCCTCTATGTTATTAGTTTCGACTAGTGCCATGGCCTCATGGACTTGAGTCTTGGAATTTCTCATTGCATACCTTCTTATACTCAAAACTATACCTAATATACTGCATTGCAGCTGATTAGGTCGTTAAATATTTGTTGCGCGTTTCGTTTTGTACAACAATCATAAAGTGAAAGACTATCACGAATCCGCTGTGAAGTCAGATGGTACAAGCATTGTACAATGTTGTACACAATTTATGCGTACGTGCGGTTTTTTCAATAAAATTACAATTTTAGGGTTTACATAAGTTACATGTGACCGTAATATCCTGCCCCGCAGTCGCTTGAGCTGTCACACTCGATAGCGCGAAGAAGCCTGCCAGCGGTTAGACCGCTGCAATTGATACTAAAGATAATACGCGGTAGTACTGCTGCCACCAAATTGATACTTATGAAATAGAGAGAATACTCATGGCTCTACCTAATGAACTTCGCACACCACTTGCCGACATCCTAAAAGATGTGGTTTGGCCTAATGACCTAACATTAGACAGCGTTGTAGACGCAATCCTTTCTGTAGACATCGCTACACCTGAACTAGCAATCGCACTAACTCAAGGCATGCTTGAGTCTATCCAACGCGACACCGAGCGCTTCCAGAACGATAAGAGCATCACGCTTGACGGCATTATTGATTCAATCAAGATGGCTAATGAAGCTCACCTAGCTCAAGCTGAACAGGCTGAGCTTGACCCTAACACAATGCCAGCTGGTACTATATCGCTACCAACAGAAGCTTGGCCTTGTTTTATGGTTGGCGACGCACCTAAAGTTAAGCTACTTCACCCTGATGCTGTTGTACCTGCACGTGCACACCCAACGGATGTTGGTTTAAACCTAACGCCAATTAGCGTGTATAAGCAATTACGTAATGATACGTGGTTGTTAGGCACGGGTGTTGCTATTAAGCCACCTGTGGGATTCTACTATGACTTGGCTGGCCGCAGCTCAATCTCGAAGACTGAGTTAATGGTCGCTAACGCTTGTGGTTATATCGACGAGACCTATCGTGGTGACCTGTTAATCGCAGTAACACCTAAAGTAGGGGTAGACCTAAAGACGTTCAACCCAGAAATGCTACTAGGCAACGCTATTGCACAGCTAGTCCTTCGTCCACTTATCATCACGAAAGACCCTGTTGTTGTCGATGAGCTTGACGAGACAGTTCGTGGTGACGGCGGTTTCGGCAGCACTGATGAGCTTTTAAAACAAAAGGCCATGTCTGGTGTTGATGGAACAGATGAAAGTACTGATTCGTTACTTAGTGAAGATGGCGTAGATGGCACTGACGCTTAATAGCTAAGCGTTACACTGTGACGGGTTATGCCCGTCACTTTTATTGAACAAAGCGAGGACAAAACCTTGAACCACATAAAAACGCCATTCTACCCCGATCATGTCTATTCTAATGAATCACCAGACATGGTACCTCTGTATGAAAGTAAAGAAGCCTACACCGCAGCGCAAGACCAGCTGAACAAAGAGCTTACCGAGCAATTCCCTCTTCTTTTCGGTAGGGACAGCCGCCCGTGGGCAGTTGGTATTCGAGAAGAGCTAATTGATATATACACTGCGAAAGGCTACCCGCAAGAGCTTGTTGCTCAGACGCTCCACTTCGAAGCACGTTCGGTAAATTACCGCGTTAATTGTATGCTTGCTGGCGTCAACGCTGACCGTGTTGGTATCTGCGGAAAGCCACAAGGTAAGCTTAGTCGTAGAGATTTTATCTATAATTTAATGCAGCTATCAGGCTTAGTTCGTCGAAAAGACGCTAAACAGTCATGGTCTTACCATGAATGGGCACTACGTGAAACAGTACTTGGCCTTATCCATGGTGACTTTACACGTGAAGACCTCATCAGCGCTAAACTTAAAGTCAAATTTGTAGACCTGTGCGTCAAGTTCTCAAAGGATGAGCAAGCTATCAAAGCTCTTATCCTTCGTAATAAGCGTACGGGTGAACTGCACCCGTCTGTGTACGGTGCGCCGTACATACCTGACGAGCTTTTCAATGCGTTCAAAAAGCGTAACGATGGGCACGTCACAGCTGGGAAAAAGAAGCCTAGAAGAATCCAACTAGTCAGTCGTAGTCATACGCTATTCAGTCTTGAAGAGGGGAAGGCCAAGGCACCCGCTACTAATAAAAATAATCCTGTTAAGAAGACCAATAAAAATAATGGGAACAAAGCGGGTGCTAGACGCCGACTCGCGCCTAATACGCGTGATAGCTTCCGACCAAGGAACCTTGACAATAGTGAAGCCCCAATCAAGCCGACAAAAACCGTGGAAGTTCGCGTTAAACCAAAGAAACGTATTTTTACGCAGGGGCACGGCGCATGATCCGCAGCAACCACGTACTACGCCAGCTTTACCATAAGGCCAAAGATGGGCTTGAAGCTATCACTAACCCGATACAAGAGCTAGAACGTCAGCTAGAAGACGGCCAAACGCTTGATGGTCATGCCGCCATGAATCTTTCGAATGACCCTGAGTATTTAAAGGGTCTTGCGCAACAGGTTCTCGACCAGCTTGATAACATAGTAAGCAACTATCACGACAGAAAGCTTGTTGTTTTCTTGGATATGGATGACGTCGTCTGTACGCAGGAAAGCGAGATTGCCCATGGTGGCGCACACTATGTTGAGCCTACAGCCATCGGTTTGCTTCGCGAACTCACCAATCGTGGCAATATCTGCTTTGTGATTAGCAGTGTATGGCGGTTGGGTAATAGCTACTTGACCATGCGACGGATCCTTCAAACGTGTGGCCTTGGTAGTAACATCCTATTTAGAGACCGTAACGCAAACGAAGGTGACCCCAACATTGCGTGGAAGACGCCTGACACTAGTCGAGGTATAAGGGGACAGCATATCCAAGATTGGCTAGACCTCTATGGTGACCAGATCGAACAGTATGCCATCATCGACGATTGCTGCGACATGCTTGAGTCTCAGATGGGTAACTTCGTTCACGTTGACTCAGCAACTGGGTTTAACCGCCGTAACTTTGAAGAGGTGTTACACATCTTCGGCTTACTCAATGGTGACCTTCGTCCAGCTTTTCAGCCTAAAGGGGTCGCCGCCAATGTTAAATAAAGCCACAAACAGTACATGCAATACACCTGCAAAAACTGCTACGGAAATCCTTGACGAGCTATATAGCTTAGTTCCAGATTTGTCCAAACAGCGGAAGGTCGCTGAGGAAGCCGTACGAGCTTTATTCACCAAGTTAGGGGAAGACTTTGACGAAGGTTACTGCTTGGTGCTGCCTGTTAGCTATCAGGCAGTAGTTGAGCGCCTACATGGACTGCCTTACATAACGGAAGACCTAAAGCGTCGCGTTATGCTTGACACCCACAATATGCTACCGAATGGCCAAGCTGTAGCGGTACACCTGTCCGCATTAACTAACAGCGTGTCATGGGGTCTAGAATCACAAATAAATAGAGACTTGTACAATGGAAACTAACAACAAAGAAACTGACGGCTTTAATTACAATGGAAACTTCGAATATGGGCTTGGGTTACACCCTGATGGCCATTCAATCCTAACCTCGATGCACTTTGGTAGCGGGAATATTACACTCGGTTTGATCGAGGCTCGCGACCATCCTGCGAAGGGTATCTTGTTTCGTGAGAACAATGGGACTGTTAGTGTAGGTGACACAACGACAGGGGCAGAAATCGAAGGCTGTGACGACGCTCCTAGGGTCGTGATGCTTTTCGACAACCACAAGTCAGTTGACGTGCTCCTGCGTATGCTTTCGGCAGTAAAGCTACAGTTGATCGACAATCTAGGTGACCGCCTTATCGCTCTTAGAAAGAATGCGTGTATGACTGTGTACAAAGCTGCTTCTACGACAGGATTGACGCAAGCGCGTCTAAATAGCCTTGAGATTAAGCGTAGTACCGACATTACACTCGATGAAGCCTTTCAGCTCGGGCATGCGTACGGCGTAAGTATGCTTGCGATCCTCGAAAGCGTGACCAACCTTAGTGACCTAAGTGCACAGTTAAAAGTAAGTCCAAAGTGTGATAGTAAATACCCGATCACATGGGCACTTACCAACGTGAGTAACTGTTACCTAAGTCCATTTTACAATGATCTGGAAAAAGAGCAGGGCGCTCCGTCAGCTGCTACTCGTACATTGCTCGTAGCGGTGCCAGATTCAGAGTCGTACGCCGAATACACGCTAACTAATGAAGGTTGGGTGCACATCGGTGACCGCGACAGCACAGCCATTGATACGCTAGCAAAGGTATCGACCCTATGTGGTATCACCGCGATAGAACAGCGCCAACGATGCCGTAAGCACTGTGCTGACAAAAAAATAAAGAACACTTAACAAGAGACTAATTGAGACAATGAAAATTCGCGCAACATCATCACTAAAGTTTGTAACTGAACAAAAGAATAAGGTCGACCTGAAACCTTCGAAAGGCGAGTCACTAGATAATCTTATAGAAGTGCTATCAGACCTATCTGATAACCATAAGTGGCATGGTATTCATAGCCAAGAGAGCAGTAACCTAGAAGACTGCCAAGTCGTACTAGTTGACTCTTCTTTTGGCGTACGCGCCGCTATGGTTCATGCCTACCCGATGGGTAAGGGCTTTCAAGATATACTAACTGGCACTGACCACGGTGAAAAAAGCAAAGACGGTGAGGTCTTCAATGTGACAGGGTGGCGCTATCTACCATCAGGTAAGAAAGACTGCCCTTCTTTAGCCGTCGAAGAGGTGTCCGTAAAGAAGCACCAGCCCGAGTTCGACGAGGACTTGGCGTAGTACTCTACGATGCGAGGGTGAGCTAGCTCGCCCTTTTTTATTTAACTGGTTCTTGAGGTGACCTTTATGGTTTTTGACCCGACTACTATCTTCGTTATTGCAGCCTTAGCTGTGCTCATTTCACTGTGCCTAGCAGGTGCTGTTGGGCTTTTGTTACTAGCTAGAACACCAGCGCCGCCTCTTGGGTACTTAGCTGATGAGACCTGCAATAGGAATGACTGTAACGGTACTATCTATGATGAGGCCGAGGCTGAGGGTTATCGCTGCTACTGCATGGCGACGTCCTGTCCTCCTTGTAGTTTCTGTGAGAATCCTCACGAGGTGTGCGACACCTGTGATTGGCGCGCTGAGCATGATTGGTAGCGGTGTATGATTGTTTTTTTTTAAAGGGCTAAAAGCCCTTTTTCTTCATTAGCCAATTTTTGCTTTTTAGTTTTACGGTAACGGAGCGCCTTGCGATGTGCATAAGCGTTACCGCGCTGATTATCTACGGCCTGATGTGAGCCACTTTCTGAAAGCAAAGCGACAGGTACATCGCCTTCGACTAAACAAAAGCCTGCGCTAACTCTAAACGCGTGCTGGCCTTTACGCGTTACATGAAGCATCTTTTGGCTAGTTACAGCCTTTGGTACATCACAGTATACTGTTAAGCTATTATTTTTCATTATTGCCTTCCTCATTAATAATATGAACTGGGATCCGCTCATCGTACTCTCTTTGGCCATACACTGAGTCGCACACTCCTGTTAGGGCACTCTCAAAGCGCTGGGTAACTTTAGCGCTATAACTCTGCAAGGCTCTAGTCTGCAAGGCGTCGTCTAATTTGGAAATCCAACTCGTGTCAATATACAAACTAGGCTTTCTGTACAGCCCGCAAAAGTAGAGTTCACCCTCACGTTCAAGAGCAGGACAAGCTTCGCCCTCAACAGCCTTGGCCACGTAGGACAAGGCAAGGTCACAGGGCGTCGCTGCACAGCATCGACCGCAATGGTTACACTCACGCATTACCATCGCTAAAGCAGCTCAGCTGCTGCCTTGCGTGCACGCTTAAAATTGCGGTAGCGTACTCGAAGCGTGTTATTGTTTTCTAGTGATTCATAGTCACGGCCTGCTGCACGAAGAAAGTTCACTGAGAACCAACCCGCATCCCAGAACTTATGTGTTACTAGCAAGATTCCGATACCACCACCCGCAAGGGTAGGGTAAAGTCCTGCCAGCGCACCTGCGTCACCAAGGGCGTAGTACTTATAAACCAACATAACCGCAAGTATGATGTTAAAAGCTAGTACGGCTAGCGCTGCAATGCGACCAATCCATAGTAGACGGCAGTCTCTTTGGAATCGCTGTAGGTGCCTAATGTTCGGTGCTGAGCTTTCCATTAATCTCTCCATCGTCAGATTGTTCCTCGTTTGGTAGGTACGTGACTGTTATCATGCCCATACGACTAAGCTGTTCTTTAACATCATCGGGAGTGTCTGCTGGTAATACGTTTGAAGGTGTTAGCAACTTCCAGATTTTTAAGTGACAACCTAACGCCATTAGGCGTAGGGCAAGGTCTTGGCTTCCAATCCAGCCACCAAGTTCAATATAGCTGTGCTCTTTGCCATCAAAAAGGTCAACGCGGCTCCCGAACTCTCCCTCGCGCGCCGACTCGACAAGCTGACGCAAGCCAGCCGCTTCAACATCGCCCTTATAGTTAACGTCAAAGAACTCTATCGGTGTTGTACCTGTACCAGCCTCAACGCACGTTGTGTGCTCAGCTACGTAGGTACGTAATGTTGCTATACTCATACTATCTACATCCAGTCTCTTTATTTTCCACTGCATTGCAGCGATTTCGGTTAGTTTCGGATAGTCTGTCGCATGTTACTAAAAAGGTCAATACCTTCCTTGAAATTTATTGTACAACGAATTTGAAAGGCACTGCTCGACAGGCACTTTGGATTGACGCAAAACATAATTAACGCTACCATGCAGCCCTAATTGATACGAGAATAGATAGACGAGAATACAATGGATCTTAGCAATATTGTTTTGCTAGACACCGAGACTACGGGTGTCTACAAAAACTCACAAGTCTGCGAGATTTCCATGGTTGACGGAAAAACAGGTCTAGTCCTGCTGGACACGCTAGTTAAGCCTAGTGTACCAATCAGTAAGGTCGCCCTTGAGACGCATGGTATCTCCGAAGAAATGGTAAAAGATGCGCCCACGTGGGGTGACATCCACCATATTGTACAACGAATTTTGACCGATACGACAGCGGTTGCCTACAACCATACTTTTGATAAACGCATGATGAAACAGTCCGCAGAAGCTTACGGTTTACGCTTAAAAGGCGTGCAGTGGGATTGTGCTATGAAGTGGCTGCATGACTACATGAAAACGCGAACTGACCCTAATCCGAAGTGGCCTAAGCTCACCGACGTGGCCGAGCAGTACGGCATCGAGTTCCAAGGTGATGCTCACCGAGCCTTAGCCGATGCGGTTATGACCCGTGAGGTCATACTTGCCGTTCGTAGGGAAGACCAATTAGCGGGTGAGTGCATTGCATAACTTTACGATGAGAAAATGAATGAACACGATAAAATACGATCTACTACGAGTCTTTGACATTAATCGAGCCTATGCCGTGCTCTTTAGCAAGTATGGACAAGATTTGGGCTACGCTGCTGATGTTTACTTAAAGAAGAGTGGTATAGGACTTGGTGGTCTTCCACCATGCGAGCGCATCCTCATTGCAAATGATGCAAAAGGGGCATTTAACGAAGTGCTCATAAACATCTTTGAGACAACACTTGAAGAAGCTGCGGAGACTGAAAAACAGCTAACGTTCGACCACTCTGTCGACTATCATCAAGAAATCACAGACCTTATTGTACGTTACGGCTTGATAGACCCACTCAGCTCTCTTGCTCTTCTGAGTGATGAGCGCCACTTCCCATTCCCAATGAGTGATGGCCATACAGTGATGTTCATGACTCAAGCTTATGCACAAGCTAACAGGTCTTATGCTAAAGACTTAAAGGTAGGCGCTGTTCTTGTAGAGGCTCTTCCCAATAACCTGCATCGTATTATTTCCGACGGGTACAATGGAACCGAGCCGAAGGCACCTAACGAATGTGAAGACGAAAGTGGTGAATCACTTCCTGATGTGATCCATGCCGAGCGCAATTTATTTAGAAAGCTAATGCGTTCTAACGAGTCGGGTGTTGGGTCAATTTTATTTGTGACGAGAAGCCCTTGTACGCTGTGTGTTGAGCTTGTCATTGATGCGGGCGTGGCGCATGTCGTTTACTGCGAAGAGCACGTAAACCCTGAGCCGATGCTTAGACTAATGAAAATGGGCATTAAGTTCTCAAAGGTTCCGAAAGACCTTATAATCAGCAACGTAGAAAGCATTGCCCAACGCCTTAAACAACCAAAGTTTAACGAGTGCCCTGACTGCGGAAAATAGGTTAGCTAGGCTCAAAACTAGAGACCCCCTCCTTTTGAGCCATCTACCTTTCAGTGAAAGGCAAACTCACAAACATATTTCCCTCTAAAACACTACCTTACAGTGCTTTTCGTTATTGCCATCTAATATGTAATAAGACATAATCGCTTAGTAATTGATACTAATGATAAATAGATAAGGTACACTTGTATGACTACTACCGAAAGCTCTCCAGTTGCGAGCAGCAAAACTTTAGAGACTATGGAAATTATTGGCCACAAGGCCGCAGAGGGGACTGCATTTCCTACCACCGCAGACGAAGTAAAGAACTACCTACGAGGTCTATCAAATAGGCACTTATGTTACACCATAAATGCTACTGACCCTAAGCAATACCTACCTCACGTAGATATTAATGGTAAGTCGCACGGCCGTGCACGGTCTGGTATTCTGAATCTGCTGAGCTATAAGAGTGACCCTGATGTGGTCACAAAACTACTGCATAAACTCGAACAAGAATGCCTCGACAGTTCCATGACTGATGACGAAGTAGAAGCAAAGTGTAAGGCTGCCCGTGATGTCTTAAAGAGTCGAATTAAAGCGCTAGACAAAAGTAGTGACCCCACCACGAAAGCGTTAAGAAAATTCGCTTCCTCGTCTATACCACACTATGAATATCTCCGATTAGTCGGGCTTTTTGATGGTACCGATAACACCTATGATTATGCCGTTGTTAACTTTTATAACTACGTGGTAGGTAATACAAAAACGGATGACCATTGTCCAATTGCAAAAGGAAGACGACGCTGTGTACGCGCACTTGTTGAACTGCTTATCAAGCATGGGCGTGAGCCATTCACACGCGCTTTAGATGTCGTTTACACACTAAAGAGTGGTGACAACCCTAAAAAGTCAAAAATCATTGATGAAAGCCTATTATCTGCGGGTGGTGCTGACCAAATACGACTTCTTTATCTTTTTGCAAACTACGTACGACTACACGAAGACAAATCAAATAAGCAAAAGGCCAACATAGCGAAAGTAGCTACGTTTGCTATGGGCGTGGTCGATTTAGATACTCTTGATAATTGCCGAAGCGAAGTTCGTAAATTTGCAGCTGACCAAAGCTCTAAAACTTTGGAACGGCTGGACGCAGACTTTAAAGAGAGACTTGGTGCTAGTCCTCAAGAGGCAGCTAACTTATGGTGGAGAACTGCGCGCAACACTGCTGCTCTAAGCCTAAAGCTTCATACGTCTGATGTACTTAACGGCCTAGAGTTAAGCTTGGCCACAAACTATACCCCTTCAACTTCAAAGGGTCTTGTTTCAAAGGCTGCCGATAGAGCTATAACTGCGAAGCGACTTGACGTCCACAAGACTAAAGCATGTACTAACTTTGAAAAACTTGCCGACGATACTTACAAGTCGTCATTAGTACACATTGAAGCCCTTGCTGCATACCACCAAGAGTATTCAAATTTAGTTATCGAGAACCAGACATTAACCCAACAGTTAAGCAAGCTAAATAGCCCAGACGTACTCACGTTTATAAAAATTTTAGATAAGCACTTTGATGAAGGTCATGAACTAGGACGTCAAAAAGGCATCAACGATGTTATTCACTCGGCGTCATCTATAGCGTCTAGCTAGGGAATAGTTCTACACCCGATGAAGCTCCGCGAGCTTCTTCTGATTTAGGCTGTGGTCATTTTTACCATAGACATTCATGACCACAGCCACGCTATCCATTAGGCTCGTAGCCGCGAGTCTATAATCACCTGTCTTATCTAGAACGTAACTCGCTACAAAATGTCGCATACCATGAGGGTTGATGCCACGCCCCACGTCGCGGTCAGGCCAGCGCGTGAATGCGGCTCGTCCCGTCCAAGTTTGTATTGATTTTGCCAATGCTGTTCTTTGGTAGGCTTCGCCTGCGCTACGATGCTTACTTGATCGCGTCTGTACAAAGACTGCATCCGTCTCTATTTTATGCTCTTTGCGGTAATTGAGAACCTGTTCGATAAGCTCGCCGATCAGAGGGTTACTAAGAACCTGATCGATTGCCTCAACTTCACGACCACGCCTGTTCTTGAGGTAACTGCGGGGCACACGTAGACGCCAACGCCCACTATCACGGAAGAGAATTGGCTCTTTGCTACGGTCTTTGTCGGAGAACTTTAAGGCGCACCAGTTAGAGACACGCAGGGGCGCTTCTAAGCTCATAAGAAGCCAAAGGCTGACTTGGGCTGGCGCAAGACGATTAATACCTGTCAGGCGCTTGCTATGCTGGCTTAAATCAGCGGACAGTTGACGAACGTCGGCAACACTTTGGTCTAGTGTGCTATCTAAGCTATCAAGAAGCCAACCAATATTCCGCTTACCTGCGTCGTCACTGTCATGTTGCTGCTCGGCCATTAAGTGGCGAACATCACGTAACCATGTCTTAACTTGGCTATTAATATAACTGGCGTGCTCTTGCCATATACTTAGTTGGTCGAAGTACTCGGACTCTTGCCCGTCTCCGAGAGGATAACCCGTTAATGGTGCGTGGTAGCGGCAAAGGTAGCCTTGGAACGGATCAATTAAGCCTGAAAGTAAGTTTAATGTTGTCTGCAAGGTGGCGTAGAACTCACCATCGAGGCAATCATCCACATAAGCTTCTAGGTACTCGGCCACCAGCAACATACTGAGGTCAAGCTGCTCCGCCTCAAGACCATAATTAGAGCACAACCAGCGAAAATAGCGGTCAAGCATCCGTTCAAAGTTTTGACCCGAAGCATTACTACCATCGGCATTCGTTGTCCAACGAGCACCACCTACGAGTGTTTGAGCCTCGCGTCGATTCAGTTTAAAGGACGCCAGTGATAACGCGGGTGTTCGCGCCTTAGTCTTGAAAAGCAAGAGCTTGTCGAGCTGACCCTGTAAGTGACCACCCCAAATAACCTTGGGCAGTGCCTTGACTGAATCTTTTGCGATACGGGTAGTAGCTGGTGAGGCCATAGCAACGGGGTCTATCGTTAAGTAGTTACGTGAGACATCGAAATGGTCAGCCAGCTTAAACAGTGCGTCTTGATGTGCCTTGGTTGGTTTCGTACCTTTAGTAAGCCACCGCTTTAACGACGGCAGTGGAATGCCACTAAGGCTATGCAGGTGTTCTAGCTGCGCTTTCTGAGAGCAGTGGCCAAGTTCTTTACGTGCAAGATGCCCAAGCTTTTCCCCAATGCTTAGTTGGGTCGGTAATTCATCAGATAGGCAATGGTCTTGATAGTACGCAACGAGCTTTTTAAGACGGCTTGAATACGAGGCAACCGAACTATCTGAGTAGTCGAACCTCTTCATGTACTTCCGAAGCTTTTGCTGGTGTTCTTTTAGCGTTGAGGTGCCTGCGTAGTTAAGCAGGTTTGCCAGTGCGTTATCTGTAAAAATACGTTCATGCCTTACCATGTTGAGCAGTACGCTTAGATTGCGTTCATGCTGTGTGGTTGCATGCGACAGGGACTCTACTAATTTGTTGACAGCGTCAGACACTAAAAAGCCTATTACACAGTTAGTTATAACCACATAATAGGCTTTGTCCAGCTACTTTGTAAAGTCAAAAGACACTAGGGTGCAGTGGTTTTCGCACTATGTATCAACGGCGAGAGCCTAGACCTGAGTGCTCGGGTCGCTTTTGTGAAATCGTAGTACAACGGTATGCCATAGCGCTCCGCAATGACTTCAACGTTACCCTTACGCCAGAAATCAGGGCTACATACGACCATCAAGTTCTTAGGGCGCTTTTCGGCATAAAGACCTAGCTCAAGTAACGTGATCGGTGATTGGCTTCCACCAACAAAGTGCATGAAGATAATATCGCACTTATCTAGGTGGTCGAGTTCCCATGTTACTTGCTCCTTAAAATTTTGATTGTGAATAGACTGCTCCCAACTGGCGTCCCATTCTTCACGCCTCGGGTTGTACAAGTCGACGTCATATAACCTTAGCGCCTCCACAAGTTCAGATTGCCAATCAGCACTATTGCCATTGTCGATGGTACCCGCCAAAAAGACTGACGGGTTTCCTGTTGTTGGCGTTTGTGCAGGTGGCTTAAAAAGATTAGCCGCCATGTACCACCTCGCCATTATCATCGAATTTTAATAAGCCTGCTTTTTCGAGTGCAGTAACAATATCGCGCGCTGTCTTGTCGACGGTTGCGCTCATGCGATGTAGCTTATTTTCAATAAAGACCGCCACTTGTTCACGGTTCATGGTTTGGTTTCGAAGGTGGAACTCAGTGAGCTTCGCCAGTACTGGGTTTAAAGGCAAGCCCTCACTGTTGTAATGAATGACAAGTGGTGCGTTGACAAGTGTTGTAGACTTGTTCGACAGCTGCAAACGATAGACCCCTTGGTCGACCTCCAAGAGTTGGTCGACCACGCCTGCATCGCAGCACAAAGGCAGCCCCATTACGGCCGTAACTAACGCAGCATCTTTAGCGTTTTCAGTATAGCCTTCGCCAGCTTGGCTAATTTGTTCGGGGGTGGCCTTCGCAAGGCAACGGTCTAAATAATTAATAAGTGATTCATACGCAATGGCTTCAAAGTTACCGACAGGTATCGCATCGACAACCATATAACTTTCAGAATCCTTTGCAACGAAAGCGCAAGGGAACCGAGACCTATGGTGACGTAGCTTAGTGTAAGCATTGGAATAGCCAAAGCTTTGAATGACAAAGCCTAACGCTTTTTCATCAGGGATTGCCGTAACAGCCGTAGGATTTCGGTCTCGATAGCTCAATGCCGTCTGTACTTGCTGTGGGCTTAGCCCAAGAGCACCCTCTGGCGGCGACCGACGCTCTATCGCTAAAAGCATAGCGCGTACTCTGGAAAACTTATCAGTCGAGGCTATCTGGCTATTAGGTGCATAGAAGGCTTTAAATATCTGTGACCTAGCCTCAGCCATGGCCTCTTTGGTATTGCGCAGATACAGACCTTCGTCTCTAAGATGCTCGTCGCTGACGAACAGGGGTTCACCTGCCACGTTGTAAAGGAATGTATCAGTCGTGACACCATTGTATATGTCTACTCGCGCCACATCGTTAGATTCATCCAGTTTAACTTTACTAACTTTACCTAAGCGGCACTCAAGCGGTAACTTCCAGAAAATGTAATCAGTAACGTCTGGCATTTCTACAGATAGGATAGCCTCTAAGCCTGCCACGTAGTCTTCAATCTTGCGCGGTGCAATCAGGGTAGGGGTGACAGCTTCATAAGCTAGGACAGCTTCTTCTTGTACAATGTAGTGCGTCTCGTAGCTTTCGTTATCAGTCGTAACAAATCCGCGTACGATGCCACTCATCCACGTGTTCATTGAGTCTACATACATGATGACCTCTGTGCCATCAGGTATTTGTTGTTGCTTCACAACAGACATGTTAGTGAAGTCAAACCAGCCGTTTTGCTCTTCGATTAGCCCAATCAGTGCAGTTGCCTGATTTTCCATCCCGTAAAGGGCTTCCCACCGTTGTCGGCTTTCGGCTAGCTCAGACATGCGTTGAGCTAGCGTGTGTAGGTAGTTTTTATTACTCATCATAGTCTCAATTCTTTATTTTGATTAGTTAAGGTATTTGTGCGGTTACTCAGGCGTGACCTAACGGGCACCGTCGCTTTATAATTTCGACAGGTGTAACCGTGCCCTGTGTTGACAGGGTTGAAGTACAGTGCGCTCTCATCAAGCGTGGTTCTTAGATTGGCGCAGGTAGCGCCGATAGGGCATAGGTCATTGTTACATTTAGGCATTTATCGACCCCCAGATACGACAAATTCCGTAGGCCGAAACCCACGGAATCTGTTTAGCATTAAGGACAGGCTAGGGCGCTGACCTTATATCTTAAAGTCAACGGCTGATTAGCTGTTGATTGAATCTTTAAGACCTTTTGCAGCAGAGAAACCAGCTGCATTACGCGCTGCGATTTCAACAGCTTCACCCGTTTGAGGGTTACGGCCAGTGCGTGCAGCTTTGTGCTTTTTAGAGAAGTTACCGAAACCTGCTACTTTAACTTCACCGCTACCTGTAGCTAGTTCATCAGTGATAACACCAAATACAGCGTTTACAGCTGCTTCGGCAGAAGCTTTAGTAGTTTCAGTACGGTCTGCAACAGCAGCGATCAATTCAGCTTTATTCATTTGAAATCCTCGGGCAATGCCCTAATCATTAGTCTCAATTCTCATTGTACAACCCTTTGGTCGTACGTCTCGAATAGGCAACAACCTATTTGAGCCGTACTTTCTCAGAAAACTGCACCATTGACAAGGGTTTTTAAATACGTTGTACAAACTTTATTTGTACAACGCACCAAGTGGTTAATGATTAAACAGAGTTGAGTGCTAAACGCGCGACCCTGTTAAATACTGTTTCATTTTGCTAAGAATAGAACGGCCTTCCCCATGAGCCATAACCACGTTTGATTTATCAACAAAAAATGCGCGGCGGTATGCCAGCTGTGCTGCTACAACCTCATCCGATACGCCCTTCGCTTTATACAGGGCAGTCTCATAGTCGTCGCCATACGCAAAGGCAAAGAGTGGCTTAGAATGGTCAGTTATCATTCCTTGGCCTTCGGGTGTACACGTCGGTATCGTAAAGTGCAGTACGATCCCCCTTCTTTTCCAGCGTATGTCATCAAGGCAGCTACTAAAGGTCATAAGGTCTAAACCTTTCGGCTCGTCTAGCTGTGCTATGAGCTTTTTATCTAATCGAATGTCTTCCTTTCCTAAAACAGCAGCAACATTCGCACGCCCAGTCCTTAGAAAAGCCTTCAAGGTTTCTGATGGCCTGTAGCTATCTTCAATGCCAAGGTGCGAAATACCTATGATAGAAAATCGGCTACAGCGCAACTTTTCTAGCTCTATCACGTCATTTAGTTTAGTCATACGAAGCGTCTCCCAAGTTATTCGAAAATCCATGCGGTCATGTCATGATGTCCCCAGCCGCCCAGCTTTGTCTTATGCCAGTGACGGAGAGGTTTAGGCAGCTGTGAGCGCTTGTAGTCAAACATGTCCATCAAGTCCTGAGTATTCATCGGATTAACATAGTACTCATTCTTAGGCTTACGCTTAGATTTAAAGCCCTTGTGTGTTGATGTCGCACTATCATAATGGCCAATACGAGGCATTGATATAGGGCAGTAGCGGTCACTTACCAAATCGCCATCGGCAAGACTGACAGGTTGATACTGCTCGTAGATGCCACTAATTGGCTGCCGACGGTGCAGACTCTTGAAGTGCTTACGTGGTAAGAGGAACCACGTATCGGCATAGCGCTTCCTAAAGGCCATGACTTTATCAAACCGTCGCTTGAGCGCCCCAGCAAACCATTTATTTATCTCGTCGGCATTATCCTGCCAGTCGGCTCGCATGAGTGCCCCCAATAGCTTGTTAAAGTTCTCCGTTGCTATCTTGGTGAGCGCCTTGTTCACAGCAGCCTCGTTCCCGAATACGCCTGTCGGCCTAGGATATAAGTTAATCGTGAACGGTTGTACACTCCCATACACAGGTGTAGCAGAGTTTCCGTATCGGTTTATTTCAGAGCTTTTCTCGTGGTCGTAGGTCTCAGGTATAGCTTTGCGTGCGCGTACATCAAAACCAAGAGCTTCCACGTCAGGCAGTAATACCTCATCCGAAAGACCATCAAACAAGCTTGCCATCCACTTGTAATTAGGGTGACCTTCCAGAGTTTCCAGCATTTGAGCTATTGTCGGTAGCGTAGGGTCAAACGGCTTAGTCCATACAGCAGGCAGCGTCGTGCGCACAGAATCATCACTTACAGCCTCTAAAAGCTTTAGTGACACCGAGCGGCCAGTCGGCTCAACCTGTAGGCAGCGCATGACAGCAAGCTCCATAGTCATATACGCCCACAATGCCTGTTCACCCGACAGCGAGGCTATGTTACCAAAGGCATAAGGGTACGCATCGTCCGCACAAGGTAGGTCGTCTTCATTTTTCCAAGAAGGGTAGTGTGTGGTCGGTGACACCCAATAGCTCGACTGCATACGATCCTCGTTCCGCGACTCCATATCATTCATCGAAAAAGAAAAGTTCATATTCGACAGTACAAAGCCCCTGTTAGGTGTGTTGCATACAATCATGTTAGCTGCGGCAGGTCGCCCAAATTGGCCTTGAATCTTTACACCGCAGATATGCACGCCATAGGGTAGTTTCCCTGAGATCACCTCACGCTCAAGTACATCCATTGAAGGGAACAGGTAGAGTTGATTAGAGTACCTACGCACAGGCATAGGCTCCCCTTCGTAAGCGTACAGCCAATCAATTTGCATATCGGTCGCATACAGTGCATCTACCAGCAGTTTCGCAACAATGTCTTGATTAGTCGGAACCTCAATAGATTTATCTTTCATGTAAGACGTAACCTTACTGATAAACATACTCAACTCATCACCGCACACTTCTTTCTGATGTTCGTGTAGTGCCTTGAAATGCGATAGCCACTCAGCACACGCACTGTCATAGAGTATCTTGTTGACAGGGAACCGCACGTGAGGCATTACACTGTTCATTAGAGCTGTGACATACGAACGCGCGACAAACTCACTGGGGTCAAGTTCAACAAGCTTTTGGACAACCTCTTGCGCCGAGTCTATCGGGAAGCAGTCGCGGCCATCGTAGCTGTTTATTGGCAGCTTCTTTAGGTGAGAGAAGAATGCCTCCCCTTTATCCCAGCTGTCCTCAATGCTTACAGGGGATTTCCCCGTTCCGACAGCATCAAGTACAGCTAATGTCATCGACTTACTAGACTTTAGCTTTTCTATATACAAGCCCATGGCAATCTTGGCGGGGTCAGGGACAGGCACCTTGCGGTTTAGTCGTGTCCAGTTCTTTACAGCATTCAGCTCATAGCCTGTAATGTCTGCGATAATTTGTTGAGTCGGTCTTTCGCCCTTTAGCTGGGAGTAAGCTCGTTTAAAGTCAGGTAATTCCATTGCGATGCACTCACATATCTCAAGTTTCGGTTAGTGAGCTTACTATAGTGGCTTAGAGCCACTTTTGCAACATATATTATTAGAGGGCTGCGGTTTGGGTTTCGATCCCGATCCCGATCAGGTTTGGGTTGGTTTTCCTATGTTCGAGTACGTGAGCGCAGGCTCACGTACTCGGGTGGCAATTCGCGGGCTGGTGTTTACTGTGGTTGTGGTCGGCCTAATTCGACAGCTAGGCCACGTAGCGCGTACCAAATCCAGTTAGGGAAGTTACCTGTCTTCTTCCACTTAATAACGCCTTGTGGCGTCACACCGAGGTGTTTACACACTGCATTTTGTGAAAGTTTCATAACGTTTAATGCTTTCTCAAATCTATCGGTTTTATCAGTGACACCGATTTGTGATTCGATATGCTTGTTTAACTCAGCGATAAAGCGTCTACTACGTCTTTGCTTGCGTAGCGTTCTTGAGTATTCGTATAGGCGTACGGCTGACGGTGCTGTATTGTCGTCTAGTAGGGTGTCTACTGTTTCAACCTTGGCATTTGCCACAGAATACCATTCTTGATACTCAAATTGCTTGCCGTCTAGTTCGAACGTTGCGGTAAGAAGACCTGTATCTTCATTTTCGGGGGTGGCTTCTAATTCTAGCTTGCCAAATGTAGGGTCTAATCTCAGTGTGAAATTAGAGAGTGTCAAACCATCAATATCCAATGACATTATCACTTCCTCACTGGTACTAAACTATGTTTAACGTTAACTAACAAGCAGCTTATGCTCACCGTTTAGTAGTTAACTATTACTATTATTAAACGTTGTTTAATACCTAAAAAATTTTTTTTCGATCACTGTTATTAAGAACAGTGCGCCTACTCAGCATCAAAAACAAAATCTCAGAAGGGACTCATGTCATACTCAATATGGTCATATAGTCAGAAGACGATATGCACTACATGTATACAAGTATATCGGGAACCGTCGCGCGTGTGAAGAGCAATGACCATAGGTCAATGGTCAGTAGGTCAATGGTCAGTAGGTCAATGGTCAGTAGGTCAATGGTCAGTAGGTCAATGGTCAGTAGGTCAATGGTCAGTAGGTCAATGGTCAGTAGGTCAATGGTCAGTAGGTCAATGGTCAGTA